ATCTGGTAATGCAATGGTATCTGGTAATGCAATGGTATCTGGTAATGCAATGGTATCTGGTAATGCAATGGTATCTGGTGATGCATGGGTACGTGATAATGCATGGGTACGTGGTAATGCATGGGTACGTGGTAATGCATGGGTACGTGGTAATGCATGGGTACGTGGTAATGCAGATTACACTACTATTCACGGTTTTGGCACACAATTCCGTACAACAACATTTTTTAGATGCAAAGATAAAGAAATCAGAGTTTCATGTGGATGCTTTTTCGGAACAATTTCAGAATTTAGAGAACAAGTAAAAAGAACAAGAAAAGGTAAAGTTGCAGAAGAATATTTGATGATTGCGGACCTTATGGAAAAACATTTTAAAGAAGAATAACTGAGGTAAGAAAAATGAAGTTAAATAGTATTGAGCAAAAAGTAATGGCATTAATGGTAAAAGATAATAGTCTCTATTCATGGATTTTTGAAACAGAAACTGCATTAAAAAGAGATTTAACCGCAGAAGAAAAAACACGATATATTAAAGAAACTGCCCACGAATGTATGATGTTAATGATTGGGTTAAGTTGCTCATTGGATGAAGCATATAATACGCTGATGAATTAAAAACGGAGGTAAGGTAAATGAAATGTGATGAATGTACATGCACTTATGAATCATGTTCTTGTAAATTGCCAGGTTCAAAATGTGCTTACGAAACTGATGACAAAAAAGATGATGGAGCAAGAAGAGATGAAAAAAGATAAACCAAGATGGAAAGATCTTCCGTTCTATGAACGATTTGCAAGGACTTGTAAGCGAAATGGTTCTGCGGATTGGATGGTAGAACATATTAGAGAACATGGGAAACAGAAAGAGGAGGCGAAGCGAAATGGATGTAAAGAAGAATAATAAAATTCTGGAAGAATTTGCAAAAACTCAATATTGGCAAAATATAGATTACGGCAAGCGAAACGGAAAGCGTTTCTGGATTATTGAAGCTTACGGTAATGTAATTGAAAAATTCAATGAATGGTTGCAGCATTCCGAATATCTTAAATATGTCCAGGAAGAATCTAATTGGGATGAAGTTCGGTATAATGACGATAGCGTTTGGTTCGACTTTCTCACAGATGATAATTGGGGATATTCAGACCAATATGCAAAATGCAACCATTGTAATTGTGTTATTGAGTATCTATCAACAACATCAGGTAAATCATCTGATAATTACTGGAATTGTAATGGAGAACTGTTTTGTGAAGATTGTATAAGAGAGGAACCAGATAGTTATATTGAAGATAAAATAATTAACTATGATACTGGGGTAATTTCACCTATTCCATCAGATAGGATATTCTCAGAAAAAGAATTGGAAAACTTTGGTTTTACAAAGGAAATAGATAATTTAGAAGTTAGTATGTATGGAACATACGATAATCCACATGAAATATTAAACAAATTAATTTGCGAAGACAAAGATGCAGATTACATTTGTAGTATAAGAAGCAGTAATCCGTTTGCTGTTTATTATCAGATTTGGAAACGAAAAGGTAGGTAAAGGGAAATGAAATATTATGGAAAAATTACATATGAAATTGATGAGAATCATTCGGATGTAAATTATGTTGACGGTGGTTGGCATAAAGGAAAAGTGCTTGAGTTTGAAGATACTTACGAGTTTGATGAACGATTGTATTCACCAAAAGATTACGACATGATTATCAATTATATTGAAAGGGATTTAAAACTTGTCGCAGGTGGTGGATATAACACAGATCACATTCACAACGTAAAAGTTGAAATTCGCAGAATGGCATAAAACGGAAATTTTAAGGGAGAATTTTACATGCAATATATAGTACTCGAAAGAAAAGTTTACGAGCGTTACTCTGTTGTTGATGCAGATGATCCGGAAGAAGCAAAAGAAATTTCTAGAAATAAATCATATGAGAATGATGAACCAGCCACTTATGTGGGAACCGAATATATTGCGTCAGAAATTTTAAGAGTAAGAAAGGAAAATTAAAATGAAAAAGTATAGTGTAACTTATCACGAAACATATGAAGAGAATTATGAAGTCGAAGCCAACTCGCCGGAAGAAGCAGAGGAAATTCTTCGAGAAAGAATTAGAGAGGGCAAAGAAGATGGTCCAGAACAGTGCAGTGACAGTTGGTGTGATGTAACAGAACTATAAAATCAACATTTATAGGGAGACACAAAATGGATATTAATTTTGACAAATTAGCAATTGCTATCATTGACGAATTTGAATCTGACAGAGAGTATTCTGGCCGAGATGAAATTGTTAAGGGAATGGAGTATGTACTTAATAAATATACTTCAGAACATGATCGAGAAATTATTGATCAAATGCTTATGACATTTACTGGATGGACTCTACAAACACTGCTTGAAAAGGCAGAAGAAGTATCAGATGAAGAAATTGAAGAACTATAAAATCCGCATTTTGTAAAGGGAGATAAAATATGTATAAGGTAAAATATGAAAAATATAATTACGGCTATGGTGGAACACAAGAAGTAAAAATATTTTCTTCGTTAGAGGAAATTGCAGATTGGCTATTTGGAATGGTAAAAGGGAAATATGAAGGCTCTATGTTCTTTGTTAATCCTGATGACAAAAATGATAAAGAATTGCATTTAGATAGTTCTTGTATTTCATCAAGGGATGATGAAAGATACCGTTACTGGGTTGAACAGATTGAAAAAGACGGATTAATTATTTATTCTTGTGGAACGTTCACAAACGGAGTGTGCTATTGGAATGAGGAAGTAAAACAGTGGTTAAGGGAATGTATTCAGCGAAAAGAGAATCCTCAGTTCAATTTTGGGTAAAGGAGACGAAGACTATGACGTTTGAGGAAGCAAAACAGAGATCTGATTATAACTTTGCATTAAATGGAATTGAAAACGATATTGAAGATATTCGAAATAACTATATGAAAGGGTTACATGAGAATGGTGATCCGGAAAGAGGAATTGCTATTCTTGAAATCGGTTATGTAGACATTGAGGTAAATTTAATGACATACGAACAGGTTGGAGAGCATCCTGGTGATAAACGTCCAATTATTGATTATTTTTCATGCATTAAATGTGGAGATAATGAAGATGATTGGAGATCTGATGATTATGTCGATCATGATATTAATGTAAATTGGAGGTCAGACAATTGGGCAAAGCAGCTCGAAAGAGATATGTTTGAAGCTCTTGATAAATATGTGGCAGAAAATGGTTATAGTTATGATCATGCTAATTAGAAAGGGAGATGAAAATTATGACAGTAGGTCAGTTAATTGAGGGATTAAAGCATTACGATCCAGAATCGGATGTAACTATTTTTGACAATAACAATGATGAACAATATGATGTTTCTTTTATCATTGAGGATGAAAAGGAAAATTCACAAGTAATGATAGTATATTAAAAGGAGATTAAAATGTATAGGGTAGAATGGTTAGACGCTAATGGGAATATTAAGATTGTTAAAGGTTTCAAAACGAGCGAGGAAGCATTTAAATGGATAAAAATGCGTGATTTTGACCCAGTTTTTGAGTGTCCAATGGTATTTTATGATGGAGAATAATTTAACTATTTAAAATAAAATTCGTATTTGATCGGAGGAGAAAAATGGAATATTCAAAAATTGTAAAAAAAGAATGCCCAATGTGCGGTAAAACACATTTTGTCAAATTGACAGAGGTTGAATATGATCAATATAAAAAATATATTACATACGGAAGGTTAATCCAGAATGTACTTCCAAACACAAGTCCAACAGTAAGGGAATTTTTGAAAACTGGGTATTGTCCAGAATGTCAGGAATTATTGTTTGGAAAAAGTGAGCAGAAAGAACTGTTCTTTTCTTATAATGATATTAGAGAAGATGTTGTAAAAGAGTTCTGTGAAAAGCATGAAAACATATTAAATGCTCTCATATCTGATGAGGCTGATGTTTTGACAGAAGAAGAGTGGCTATTACTAATGTATGAGTTTTAGTGAAAGGAGCAATGGAAATGGCATATTATCATAGTCCAAAAGAGTATGAAGCAAAAACAGGAAAACGTTTTTCTGATAAAGGAGCATCAATTCACAGAACTGGATCTGTAAAGGGAATGGTTAAGTTAGGATACTGGGATAAAGATGCAGACAAGGTAAGATGTGGAAGCTACATTTATCTGCAAAATAATTTTAGGTAAAAATTATAATCTACGGAGGTATTTTAATGTATAGAGTAGAGTGGATCGATGATGAAGGAAATCTTAAAATCAAAAGAGGTTTTAAAAAATCAGAACTGGCGCATCTGTGGATTGAAAAGATGCATTTAAAAATAGACAGTTTCCCAATGGTATTTTATGAGGGAGAGGGAGAAAACGATGACTAAATTAGAAAATATGGCAACTGAGGAATTTAAAAAGTTACCGAAAAAGAAACAGAAAGAAATTAACAAGGCAAAGCGTATTCCGGTTGCAAAACCAGGACATGAATTTAATAAAAGTAGTGTTCGGTGCAAACGCTGGAATACGGATGAGTGATGGAGGTACGACATGAAAGTATTTGATTTACCTGTAATGGATCGAACACGAAAAAGTTTTTATGGAAAGGCAAAAGTAATTGAACACGATAATGGAGATATATGTCTGATAAGTTATTCAACATTGGTTGCTAGAATACATAATGGAAATTTTGAAAAGTTATGGGATGGATATAGTGCTACAACAATGCGGCATATAAATTCATTCCTTTTATTTTACAATCTTCCAGGTGGTGGAAAGTTGTGGTGGAATAAATTAGAGGTGGTGGCATGACTGAAAGAGAGAGAAATCTAATTAAAAGTAACCTAAAAGCTTTCGTACATAATTTTGGAACAGTTCGTATTGAGAAAGAAAATTGTGGTAAAGGCTTTTATGTGTTTTATCCAGAGGATAGTGATTCATATATCCAGTATTGCTATAGCATTGAGTACCTGGATGGTTGGCTTTATGGATGTGTTCAAGGCAAACTAAGATTAAAATTAAATGATGAAAGAGAGCGTGAGTTGTATGGTTAAAAGATTTAGAAAACCAGATACGGTTGAAGCATACAATACTGCCGGATTCAGAGAGAGATACGCAATGGAAAATGGAAATAAAAGTACAGTGTATCTGAATGGACATAAATGTTACAAGTTTACATATTCAAAAGATGTTGATTATCAGGATGCAAATGGAGCTTTATATGATACTGTCGAGAAAAGATGGAGGACTTAATATGTTAAAAGATATTAAAGATGCAAAAGAAATTAGCTGCTATGACGCACTGACAGGAAGATATACTGGCGAAGAGGACGGTTGGCAGAAATGGAAAGATTTAGATGAAGATACAAGTTATGAAGTGTTTTGCTTATGTCGTGAATTTGTAGCAAAAACAGCTAGGGGAAATCGGAGAACAAGAATTATGAATAAAGGAAAAAATTATGTTGAGCCTTGTGGAATTCTCAGAAGACTTGCATATAACTTTAAGAGAGGTGAAATTGAGTATACTGCTGGCCAAGATTACAATGAAGAAATGAAAACATTAAGAGGAATTTTTGATTAAAGGAGGATAAAAATATGTTTAAACTTACAATTGATACAGGTAATGCAGCTTTTCACGATGAGTATAATGATGATAAGGCTTATGACAAATACTGTGAGGCAGAAGAAATTTCCAGAATTTTAAAAGAAGTCATTGATAAACTTGAGTATGGTTGTGAGTCAGGCGTTTTAATTGATATCAATGGAAATAAAGTTGGAGAATGGAGCCGGTAAAAGGAGGTACATAAAATGACAATAGAAGAAATGTGTGATTATTTGTCATCACATAGGACTTATAAAGAAGATGATGATTTATATTACGAGAAAAAAATGATGGAAAGTAAAAAAACTATTCCAATAAGTGAACTTGTAGAGCGATTCATTGAAGTTGATAAAGAATTTAGAGGAGAACCTTGGAACATTTTACAAATTCTTGCAAATATCAATATAATTGTGCCAGTAGAGGATCGATAAAAGGGAGGTTTTACGATGAGAGAGATAATTAAAAAATTCAATGTTTATCAGTATTCTGAACTATCTGATGAAGCGAAAGCAAAAGTTCGGAGTTGGTATGTTGATGATCCAGTAAGATCAGAAGAACTAACCTTTCTAATTAACCAAGATTTGGAGAATTTATTTCCAAACAGTAAACTTAAAGTTGAATGGAGCTTATCATATTGCCAGGGTGACGGAGTAAATGTCTATGGTGATTTATGCTTTATGGATTTAGTAAATATGGTACAAAATCATTTATGCGGAGATTACTACAAAGCTTTTGAGAATTTCTTTTCACCAAAGGAATTTAAAACTGCAAAGTTTTATTCTGAATATTGTGGCGATGTAAAATTACCTGTTAACAGAAGGAATTATGCATATTGCTATGTTAGTCAAATTGATCTTGAGTCCGATTTTACATATGAGATGTCACATTTTAGGAATATTAATTTAGACTTACTAGGCAAAATGGAAACTTATGTCAAGAGGGTAATTAGGAAATACTGTTTAGATTGGGAAGAAACAGGTTATAAATATTTGTACGAACCTGATGAAGAAGAAGTTGAAGAATCTTGTAACATAAACGAATGGGAGTTCCTGGAAGATGGAACATATTATGCAGCATAAATTATAAGGCAACTGGGAAGTACATAGTACCAGTTGTCTTTTTTTAGTACAAAAAAATGGAGATAAGAGAACATGATAAAAATTCTTGTAAGATTAGATTTTTTCTATGACGGTGAAGATACAATTGATCAATTTATATTGATGGTAAAAAGTGGAACATCGTTTGATGACGTAGAAGAGGAGTTATTGAAAGCTCATAAATATCTTTGCGAAGAAGATGAAACAGATTTATATGGAAAACATGGAAGAATACCACTTACATTAATTAACTATGTTTGTGAAAAAAATGGATGGAAATATTACGATTTAGAATATGATATTGACTTAAATCTTTGACTGAAAGGCGGTAAGAGAAATGGAAAAAACATTAGATATTACTCTTGATGAGTTATTAAACAAACTTGGCAAGACAAAAAAAGATTTAGTAATGGAGTTGGATGAACTTAATAAGTGGATGGAAACAACTAACTATAGACATGGTTTGACCGGAATGAAAGGGTTCGTTTCATTAGGCTATATGTTTTATAAGAAAAAAGTTTTCGAAGGTAAAGTTGATGATGTATTGAATCGTGCAGATGATTGGGGTTATGACATCAGTTGGGAAGAAGCTGAAGAAGTTGTTATATTGTTTCAAAGAATTTATGACTGTAACTTAAGTGAGAATGACCAGATTGAGAACTGTATCAAAACTGTTATACAGAAAGGAAACTGAAAAATGGCAGAAATGACTTATACGATTAACGTAACTGATAAACAGTTTAATGATTTAGAAAATTGTTTGAGTGGGAATCCTGAGTTTTTATTGTTCTCAACAAATCTATCAGATATAACATTAAAAGTTGATTTAAAGCAAGAAAAAGAGAAGAAGGATAGCGCAGAAAACATTGTAGTTCGGTGGATGAATGATATTAGAAAGAAAACAATCAGCTTTACTGATTATTCGAGTGCAACGAAAATGTTAGGAGAAATTAAGTCTTATTGTGAAGCAGTAATTGTGGCAGTAACTTCAAAATAAAATGTAGATTTGATGGAGGTAAAAAATATGCTTTTACTCTTAGGAAAGCCAGAAGCAATTAGAAAGTATATTAAAGAAATGTTGCCAGATATTGATGAGTATTCAGATGTTGTTTGCTATCCAGGTAAAGAGGCTCACTATACAGAATTTAAAATCCTTATAGAAGATCTTAAATCTGACAACCCACCTGTGATCACAACACAAAATAAAGAGTTTATTGAATATCTATTAGAATCTGATTTAGATTTCAATGTGACGACAGCATATTTAGACGAAGATGACAAAAAACTAGCTCATAGAGACGTAACAAAGGAAACAGCAAAAGAGATGGTTTATAATATGGGACTTGAACTGCGGTAGGAGGAAGAAAAATGACATTTCAAGAAGCGCATGAGGGAAAAACAGATTTAGTAACAAGAAGGAATTTGAGTTATACAGAACTTTTAGTTCGGTTAAAAAATTATTATTCCGAAATTATGGCAAGAGAAATTATTATGTACGCGATGACTATTGATTGTTGGACAGATGGTAGTGTTGCAATTATTTGTACAAGTAAAGAAGAAAATAATTGTAAATTCGTAGCTGTTGCCAATGGAAATTATATGAAAATTATTGAACCGTAATTTTAAAGTGATGGAGGTGCGTAAAATGAAGGTATTAGCATTTTGTGATATTGACAAGGGAATTTTAAAAGATGCAGCAGGTCACACTTACATAGACGATGACGATTATAGTGTAGATGATATTCTTGAAGATTTTGATAATGAATTTAACTGGCTCAATCAGTCCGGTGTAAATCTTGATGGATTTACAGAATTTGATTCTTACGAAGAAGACGAAGAATATCAGGCATACATATTTAGATATGGATCTGGATATGTGCCAAGCGGAAAAGCTACACTTAACAAAATGTTATGTGAAGAGAGATTGATGAAACGTTTGCATGAGCTGTCAGAAGAGAAATACGATGTAACTCGATATAAAATCTTGAAGAGAACAGTGTACACGGTTTGTACAAAATACGAGGAGGTGTGCTGATTATGACGACAAGAGAAAAGATTAGGCAAGTAGAGTTGTTAAATACCAGTACTCCTGAAGGTATAATTATTGATTCAGACACAATTTTGGCTGATTTGTTATCAAATGTAGATAATGAAATCTCAGGTTTCTCACAAGATATTTTTAATATTTATAAGAGAAGTAAGGATAAAGATGCTGTAAAACAAATGTTCTTTGAATTTACAGATACAGAATTTGATGATTACTTGGATAAATGTATGAAAGAAATCACGAGAGGTAATTAAAATGAGAAGAACACAACGAATGATAGTCAAACAGACAGAAGAATGGTTGGATGAACGGTGGTCAATCGCACATTTTGAAAATCCACCAAGGCAGCCGGATAGTTTAGGATTTGCGACATAGATTTAGCAAAATGTGGTTCTCTTGCTTGGGATAAGAGATGGGTGAAAATTAATTTGACTTAAAATTTTGAGGTAAATAAAGTATGAATTTTAAAATATATAATGAAAACGGAGTTGTAAAAATCACAAAAATATTAGGTCATGAAAAAGAAGAAATAACTATGTTTTCAAATCTTAAAGATGGAGAGGTTGCTACTATTGAAGTTAATACTCATATTTCTAGCAATGGAAAGAAAAACAGTATAGACAAATAAAAGAGATATTTTAAATGGAGGTAGAAATTATGGCAAAGGAATTTGTTTACACAAAAATACAGGATCTTGGAAAGATTGGTGATAAAGCTGTAGAGATTGGTCACTATACAGTAGATGGTAAAGTAATGCCGGATAAAGTTTATATGGTAAATCACTTTACAAGAAAGAATGGAACCGAGGACAGTAAGGCAACTGCAATTTGTGCTATTGGTGAAGCAAAGGAAATCGGAAAGCTGCTTATGGAAATAAAATAGCAATTTTGTTTGGAAGGAAGATTAAAGTTATGATGACGATTGATCAGATAGTTAATAGCTTAGAAAAACTATCTAAAGGAACTGATTTTTTATTTAAGATTAGTGAGAATAAAAATGAAGAAATAGAATTGCTTGTGGATGGAGATAACCCTCAATGTGAAGATTGGTGTTTTTATATTACAATCGAAACTCCTGATACAGAGGAAGATTTAGCGAAAAGTCTTAGTAAGGAATTTTGGGATTTATACAACAATTATGATGTTGAGGAAAATGTTTACATGTGGTTAGAAGCGAAAAGAAACGGAATATCTGGTGTTCCAGGAGTGATTGATCTTGTACATAATGAAGAATATAAAGAAAAAGCATTGAGGAATTTTGCCGAGAAGATGGATTTTATGTGCTAAGTGAGATAAGAGCATGAGATTTGAAAAGGTTGGTGATATTGATGCAGGTGTTATTCAGAAAAGATAAACACACAAATGAAATTATTGCGTTTCTTCCTGAGATACCAGTAAACACCGGTATGATAATGAGTTATATGCACATAGGGCAGCACGATGAGGCTGCTCTTTCTTATTACTGGGATACAGTTAAAGCATATAAGGAAGAATATAATGATCTGTATGATGAGCTATGTGAAATATACGAAGAGAAATTACGAATAAAGCAAAGGATCAATTATGATTTGTTGAGAGATTCCTGGAGGTGAAAATATGACTTTTGATGAAACAGATTTTGCAAAACGTGTCCCAAAGAAAATATTAGACCGCACAAAAGAAAATATGGAAGTATATAATATGGGTTTATATGACTCGTTTAAAGAGGCTGTGCGTGAATTTTCAAAAACAGGAACTAAATTATGGAAAGCGTGGTATTATGATGATTTTAGAGAATACATACCATGCATTTATAATTCGGAATATTTAAATTTTAAGAAATACCCACTGAAATATAAAGATAAATAAAACAAGAATTTTGTAAAAGAAAGTGAGGTGGGACTATGACAAAAGAATTTGCAAGAGAAATAGCAGATAAATTTATAAAGGAGCATAATCCGGATTTGTGGGACGGATTAGGCAACATGCCTTCAAATTTTTCAAGTGAAATAGAGGTATATAATATATTTAATAAAGAAGTATATATGACAATTCAGTTTGAAATTGATGCAGACGAGGGCGGACGTTGGGCACATATTGTAAAATTATACAGTAATAAAGACGGATGCAATGATGAATTAATTGATGGTTATTTTGTAAACGGAATTAATTTAGCGGATTCTTTAGCAGAAACAATTGTGGACCTATGTGATGATTATAAAGAGCTTTACGAATAAAGGAGTTTGTTATGTTTGAAAATTATGAAGAATATCTAAACAGGACAAATCAAGAAGATAATCGGACCGCTTGGAAATGGTGGAAAATCGAAGTATGTGGAATGAGTGAAAAAGAGGCAATAAAGGCAAGTATAACCGAATATAAATCAATAAATTTTAAATAGAATGAGGTAAAAAATATGGCATTAATTAAATCTAGTGTTTTATTTCATGTAAAAGGAGCAAAGACTGTATCCAAGCAAAAAGTTAGCTTACGTCCGGTTGAGCATCACTATGAGACTGAAGGTGAAGTAGAATATATCAAATATAGCTGTCAATTATGTGAGAGTATTGCAAAATCATACCCTAATAAGCTTATGGACGAAGACAAGCAGTTTATTCAGTTTTCATTGCCAAAAGGAATTGATCGATGTCCTTGTTGTGGTGTATATATTAACTGGAATTATAAGGAGATAAGGTAAAATGAATAATGTGAATGTAAGAATAAAATATAGAACAGGTAAGTATACACCAATTAATGAAAATGTAGAAGAAGTTGTTTCGTGTTCTGAGTCACAAGCAATTCATGATTTAGTTTCAAAATTTCTATATTTCAATCCAAACTACAAAATTGAAATTATAGAGTCTGAAATTATAAAAAATAAAACAAGATTTTCAACGGAGGTATAAAAATGTCAAAATTAAATTGGAATATAGTTCATGAATGTGATGATGAAGATGGAAATCCAACTCAGTGGTATTCAGAAATTAATCATCCAAAATACGGAAAATATTGTTGGATTAATGATATGGGTGATTATTTTGGAGTAGAAGTTGATTATGGAGGCTTTACAGAATTTACAGAACTAGTTGAATGTAAGTCGCTTATAAGTGCAAAAAGATGGGTGGCTACACAGTTAAAGAAACGATGATTTGAAAGGAGGATAATATGGTTAAGGACGCAACATTTATTTCAGTTTGGGATGGTGGTTTCGAATTACTTAGCAGCTGTAAGGTAAACACAGAAACAAGAGAAGTATTTAATATTGAACAATTTGAAGATGCAGTTGACGATGATGGAGATGAGTTAGAAAACCTCATTAGAGAATATATAATTGTGAATGGTACAGAATACTGTGTTGAAAGTGCTGATTCTAAAACAGATAAAGATTATTGGTATAAATAAATTATAATATAAAGTGAATGATTGGAGTAGAATAATATACAGAGAATACAAATTTGAAAGAGCTGCTTGAAGATTATGAATTATGGCAGATTAGATAGTCTGGAGGTGTGAGATATGAAATATTATAAAACAACAGAAAAAATATATGATTTTTGTAAGTCTTACATAGATGAGCATGGTTACGCTCCAACAATAAGAGAAATCGGAAAGGGAGTTGGGCTTAGTAGTACATCAGTCGTACATAGACATATGCAACGATTATTTAGAAATGGTAGATTTGAAACAGAACATCCTGGAGAAGCAAGGGCATTCAGAGTTATATCACAAAACAGCAAATCAACAAATAAATCAATTGATAAAGATGGATTACTAGATTATATAAAGGAAGAATTTCCAGGAGTAATTGATACACATTGGAACTGGGATGTATTAGAAAATATTATTGATTATGCAACATCCAAATATAATGGAGAAGAGTTAATAAAATTTTTAATGAATATAATTCCAGAAGTTACATATGAAGAATATCTAATGTTTATGTAGAAATAAAAGTCGTATTTGATTGGAGGTAATTATATGTTTAGTGATTTATATAAAAAATATATTAATCAGAAAACAGCATTAAAAAATAGTATTATTGGAGAAATTCAGGATGACTATGATTTGTCTGACGAAGAATGTTGCGAATTATTAGATGAATACGGAAATGAGATTCAAAGTATTAATGCGGTATATGAAGATTATAGTACTGCTGCTATAGAAACAGCATATTCATTGGGACTTGTAAGTAAAGAAAACGAAGAATATTTTAATTTTGAAAAATTAGAAGAAGACCTTTTTGTAAATGACAATTTTATTCAATTAAAATCTGGGAAAGTTGTTTATATTACACAGTGATTATTTGGAGGTTATTATGACGAGAGATGAATTGCGGAAAGAATTAAAAACTGGTGTGAAATTAGAAGATATATTTGAATTCACAGAAGGTCAGGATTGTCTAATCTATAAAGGGAAATTTCTTCCTGGCATTATTGGAGATGATATTTGTTATATTTCTGATCTTTCTTTAGTTGATATCCAAGTTAATAAGAGTATTGTCAAAAGTTATGAAATTGATAGCGTTATGGGTCGGTGTTATACAACAAACGACTTTATAAAAGAATGCAATGGGCATGAAAATATTGCAGAAGATTTATTTAATTATGTTGATTGGCAAACTCCTGATATTAATGATTTTATGGAAGGGTACGATGATAAGGAGCAGTTTTTTAAAGAATATAGATTTCCTATGGACGATTTGTTTGTAACAGAAGAAATGAAAGATTTATTATCCAGAGTTGCAGATTTAGCAGCACAGGCTTCAGATGAGGTTTATGACGATGACGATGATAATGGAACCTATGGAATTCTTTCTCTTTGCGACCAGCTATATGAGAAGATTAATAGATACTTGGAGCGTGATAGCGATGACTAAATATCAGCAAGCGAAAAATAAAATACGTGATCTGGCTGCAGATTGGCAGTCGGATTTTGGAAACAACAATTACTCCTGGTCGGAATTACTCCAATGGCAGGAGTTTTTTAGTACAAAGGCAAAACGATATGGATTGGTAAATGAATTTCGTGAGAACGGAATTATTTGAAAGGAGAAGATATAGATGAAAGAGACAATTGAGTATTTAAAAAAGGACCGGAAAGTAAATGACACTTTTATGAAAAAGCTTCAGAAAGTAGGATTTGAAATTGATTATACACGATGTGGTTATTGGAATAATGTAGAATGCGTTCGGATTGGAAGAAGCTGCATACCCTTGTATGAAACACACTTTTCTGACAATGGAAATTCAGAGTCACTGGATTACAGATATCAAAATGACGTAATTAAAGACATTTACAATGCACTTGAAAAAGAAAAGAGAAAAGCAGAAGAATCAGATAAGATGGTTGACGATTTCTTTGCAAAACTTGGATTAAAGGAGGGTTAACAATGGAAATTGCAAAAATGTGGACACTGAGTACAGCGCATATTTCAAAAGAAACAGACAAATGGTTAATAGGGCAAGTAAAAGAACCGACTGAGGGATTATGTGTGTATGAAAAAACTGGTGGATATTTTGTTTATGTGCCAGATGATTTTGATTATGAAGAAATGAATCTTCCGGAAGATATTGAAACAATAATTGCTTTTGCAATTGGATGTGGAGTAGATTGGATCTGTCTTGATTCCGATGGTCCGATTGAGAATGGATTTAAAACATATGAATGGTGAGGTAATTAAAGTATGACTGAATTGGAAAAACAAAAATGTCACAAACTTATGTGGGAAGGAATTAGGAACGGAAGAGAAGCGCAAGATGTTTTTAAGCGAACAAATATTTCTGAGGTGCAGATGCGGTTTGCAGATCAGAAACAAGGCTATGCCCAAGGAATTAACCAGGCACTTGCTTACATTGGTTATAGCCATCCAGATATGAAAATGTTATGGGATGTAATTTGAAAAAGGTGATTAAATGAGAGAAGAATGGGTTTGTACAGATTCAGATAGCAGTCAATATTGTAAGATAAATTCAGATGGAACATATAGTTTCATAGAAAAAGTATGGTTGGATACCTGTAAGGGAGATCCTGGGTATCCGGATAAATCATATACAGTAAAAACTGCTTTGGTCGATCTCGATGATTATACAGAACATGAAAAAGAATGCAACATTTCTGGATATTACGATTCTATTGAAGAATTAAAAGAAATTTATGGTGATTATTCTGACCAGATTATTGCAGAATGCATTTTTGAAGAAATGACAGATGGCAGTGCTTCAACAACAGAAATGCTGACAGAAAAAGAAGCAGATGATTATATCCAGAAATATATTTCAGAAAGATAAAATCGAGTTTTTACGGAGGTAGCAAAAATGGGAACGACAGTTGGAGATTTGCTTTCATTACAAAATGGTTCTTTTGGAACAGTAAAAATATACAATAGAAAGGAAATATTTTCAGGATCTGTTAAAAAAGCCATGGAATTATATTCTAAGTACAATGTGGTGAGCTTTGGAACAAATTGGTATGAAGATTTGTGTATATATGTAGAAGATTAATATGAAATCAACTTTTTATGGAGGCTGAAATGGACAAAAGATATTGGACAGCTGAAGAAGAGAAATATATGAATAAATATTATTTGCGACAGCCTAACAAGCGAACTGCAAAAGCTCTCAATCGAACAGTTGAATCTGTTCGGAAGAAAGCTGCTAGAATGGGAATCAATACATATTATGATGGGTATCTGAGTGCTAGAGTGCTTGGAAGATGCTTTAGTACGAATGAGAGAGCGGTAAAAAGATGGGTGGAAAAATTCAATCTTCCGGCAATCAAGGTAAAAGAGCCAAACCGTACAAGATATCAGATAGATCCAGAGCAATTTTGGAAATGGGCAGATACTCACCGAAGTATAATCAATTGGTCTGGTTATGATTTATGTTCCATTCTTCCAGAACCACGTTGGGTTGAATTTGAGCAAGCGAGATATAAAACAAAACGTCATGGGCAAAGGTTTACGGACAATGAAATTGTTAGGATAAAACATATGAAGCACCGTGGATTAAATACAAAAGAAATTGCTGCAGAGATGGGAAGAACGGAAGTAAGTATTAGACACGTATTAAAAAAAATTGCATAAGGAGTGATAAATATGACGAATTATAAACCTAAACATGGCGATATGGAACTTTGGTTAATTTGCGCCGCGATTAAGGGAGATAATGATAAAATTTTAAAAATGGCTAAAAGTGAGAAAGATGGAACATATCCGGTAAAATTTGAAGTTGGCGGAATTGAATTGGACTTTTCAGTAGTTGCAAAGAGAATTGAGGATTCTATTGATGAGCTGGTTGCATCAAAAGCACAAGAATTTCTGGATGATAAATATGAAAATTTAATTAAAGGTATAAGTGATATCCAGGAACGAATATATGATCAGAAAGAGAAGTTTTTCAAATACAAAGATGAGTGAGGTAAGTAAAATGGACCGGCTTGATAAGGTAATTGGCTATTTGAAAAGTAACACAACATCGGAAAGATCCGATGGAGATCAACTTATTCAATTGGCATGTAATTGTATTAAATATGCAGATTTCTACACAGGACGTAGTTCTAAGAACTGGACAGCAAGGGAACTATTTGATGGGGTATTAACAGAGGACCAGATAAAAGAAATTTTTGATTCGGAGGTGTGATTATGGTTGACAAGCGAAATAATAATAAAAAATATGTGATGATTGTTACAAGTGAGGATGAAAGATATAATCCAAATGCTCCACATGATGGGGTTGGTGTTCAGCTCGGATTCTTTGTAGATCATCCCTGGGAAGGCAGATTTGAATGTTGCATAGATGGAGACAATTTTAGAGAGCTAAGTGAAGAAATAGAAAAAGCTGATGTTGAAGGGCTTTTTTATCAGCTTTATGAGAACGAAGACGGAAATCGTATTGGATATGGCACAGTTGATTATGATGCTATCCAGGACGAGATTGATGAATACGAAGCTAAGAACATGGAAAACATTGAGGCTTTGTCATATAATGTCCAGTACGGAGATGAAATACTTTTAACAACACCACATTTAGGATACGCTGGCATGTGTAAATATTATTTTCAACAGCAGATACTTGATGGTATATTTGATGAAAACTGGAATATTAAACCGGGAGAGAGAAGATATGTCGCAAACAAAATTGTCATTGAACCAGTAAAATGATGGAGGTATTAAGAATTAAGAATGGAAAATTATTATAAACGTACTTTTGATGGTGCTGTTTTCACAGAAGAGAAATTAAAAATATTTTACCTACAAATACTAAATATAAAAGAAAATAATTTTCACGCATGGCTTAATGAGAATCTGGCTAAGGGAAATCTTAAAATTATTTCCATGATCGAGTATACAAGAAAATTGATTAATGATTACAATAGTATAAAATGAGCGGAGGCAGAATAATGGGAAGCTTTAGTTGGTTAAGAGCAGATAGAACTACAAAGAGAAGTAATCTCACTAAAGGAGATCGCTACAAGATACTTATTCCAAAGGAATTTGGTGGCGGATTTATCAAAGATACATACTATGATTATGGACATGTTTTTCATGGGACAGAAAATGAAGCAGATCTATATGGGATTCTGGCATATTGGAATGGTTGTGATGGTATGGATTATTCGTATGAATGTGGGCATTATCCAAAAACAATGGAAGAAATCATAAAATATGGAAATACATGTAAACAATCAAATAGATGTAAAGGAATTTGTATTGGATGCGATGATAAAGATATTGATAAATTGAAATTCCCATTAAAACTTGTTTCGGCATCCTATAACAGAGCTTATGAAGAATGTGAAGGTAGAAGTTATAGAGATCCAGAACAGGGATTTGTAAAGACTTACTGGGGTAAAGATGAATAACTCAATATACATAGAATATAACTCAATATTTCGTCCATCAAAGGAAACAATACGCAAAAATAAAAAGTTATGGGAAACTATTGAACAGAATGTTTCAATACAAAGATGTGAAAATGGATTTAATGCAGAAATTAAAAATCTAGACTTAACGTTTTTGAATGACATAAAATGAGAGTTTTAAAGAGGTGACATAATGGAAATAATCATTGTTACAGGTCAACGAAATGGAAGTTTATATCTTGCAGGAAATTATGAACATGTAAAGTATTTTCCAGAACAGAGCACATTACATCCTTACAAACTATCTGAAAAAATTTTGAAATTATGTGATACGTATTTTAAAGCAAATGAAGATTTGATTATAACCACATACTCTGAAATTGTATTAGATTCTGTTAGGTTATGGGGAGCAAGAACTGGACACTGTGATATTTTGAAATGTATTAACTGCATGGATAATGGAGAAATCCGCACATCTGGATTTAATGAATACGGAGAGATGGATGTTTGGGAGAACGGAATATTTGACATTAAAAAAGTTATCCTAAAAGAATTGTTTAATATTAAAAAATGGAAAATGAATAGTTGAAAAATTGCTTTCAAGGTGAAGAATGGAGATGATTAAATGAAGATTACAAAGGAAATGGTAATGAACCTAAATATTGAATTAGCTATTAAAGGTTGTCCATTTAGATATAAATTTGTTGATGATATGATTATAAGTTCAATGGAAATTACACTTCCAAGTATGAATTGCGTTGATAGTTTTATTGTCAACCCAACAAAAGAATTTTTCGATTGGTTAAAATTATGGTTCAAAGAGAAATATAAAATAGAGCTTAATTGCAATAATACAGGAAGTGTTATGTGGAGTAATAATTTTAGCGAGGATTAATACATGGATGACATAGATATTATCATAGAAGTTGATGGATGGACTATTAAGGCAAACACAGATATGATTGAAGAAGATGTGATTCGGCAGCGAATGGGATTGAAACCTAAAAACGAGTAGATAAGCGATCAGATTAATTTCTGGTCGCTTTTGTAAAAGTTGGATTTTACAAGAGAAATTTACTGACAATATGAGATAAATGTGGTATGATTTAAGAAATTAATTGTACGTGAAATAAGTGAAATGGAGGAAAGAAAATGTCACATTATGGAAATGATGATCGGTTTGATCATATCTTTTTTTACGATTCTGATGATTTCTTGAGTAGTAATAAGAAAATATTAGCATCTCAACTAGAACAATTTGCTGAAATGTTTGAAAAAGGTAAAAAAAGAGAGTTTGGGTACTCAAAGTTTAGGCTTATTTATGGCTGCACAACAGACGACTATGAGATGGACATTTTAAAACATGAATGTTTAGAATTCAATAAAGGTGTTATGACAAATGAAGAAAAAGAGTTTTTTAAGGAACTTTTATTTGTAAAAAATGCACAACCATACATAGATGCAGGTTATCTTGTATACGATGGAAAAAAGACTAAGCCACCTATACATGCATATGCTCCAGCAACAACAGATGATTACTGGTTTCCAACGGAAAAATGTAAAATTGACTACGAAAAATATGTAGAGGAAAAGAAGCAGAAAAAATACAATGAAGCTTTGAGGAAAGCAGCTATAGAAGCCGGTGTATTGTCAACGGATGGAACAGGAAAACCAGCGGAATTTTGTAACCCAGATTGTTATACAAATATTCCTATTTTTACAACCGATCAGATTAAAATAGGATTAGGATTACTTGTTGTATCCGGAATACTTCTTGTTACAATATTTGCACCTTTTATTGTATTAATTTGGGTTTGGTATCTTTGTGACGTTTATAAAGATTATAAACAAAGGCAATTTGCAGCAGAGCGATATTATAGAGCCACACATGGACTTCCATATAATAAAAAATAATATTTACAATAGAAACAGCTTACATAAATGTAGGCTGTTTTTGTATTTAAGAAAACCGGAGGTATAAGCGAAATGAAGAATATAAGATTATTACAGGCTGCCAGTTCAGAATGTACAAATAAAACTTTTATCATAAGAATGTGTGAATGCGTAAAGGATAGGTTACTGGAACTACAAATGCGAACAACATTTCGTCCTACAAGTGTTAACGAAGAAACGCTTTGTGAATGGGAAGAAGTTGCTGATGTAGCAAATGATATTTTGAAAAAATATAAAGAGGATGAAATTGATGATGAATTAGAAGATATGATTGTAGATATGAAAGAAAAAATATTGGATTACCATATGAACTACCAGGGAATAAGCAAATTGGTAATATAAAGCGAGGTGATATAAATGATAGGTAGAATGGAGATTGAAGTTAAATATATAAATAACATTAATCGGCTCCTAAAAAATGAGCCAGAATATATGGAATTGTTTAATGTATTTATGATTGCAGATGATAAAACGGCAAAGACAAGATTAAATTATATCAATAATGTAACAAGGTTAGTACATTATCTAAAAGACTCTGGACTTCCAACGGAAACTATAGATGATATTGGAAGATTAAATGTAGAAACTATAAGAAAGTATATTGTAGACGATGATAATCATATAATTATGAAAAATGGAAAAATTTCTGATTCTTATAAATATATTAGATATTTTTCTTTAAATTGCTTTTTTAAGTTTTTGGAAGATGGGGATCATATTAGTAAAAATCCAATGAGAAAAATTAAAACTCCAAGTAATGAGAGAATGAAGAAAAAAGTATACCTAGATGTTGATGAGGTAAAAGAGATTGAAAAAAATGTATCTTCCGGAAACACTAAAAGAAGTAGATCATATCTTTCTCAGTGGAATGAGAGAGACGAAGCTATAATTAACCTTGGATTCCATAAGGCTCTGCGTGTTTCTGCAATAATATCAATTAATATTGATGATATTAATTGGGAAGACAAGTCTTTAAGTGTTATTGAAAAGGGAAATAAACCAAGGCATGTCCATCTCAGTGATGGTACAATTAAGATACTTCAAAGTTGGGTTCAGAAGCGAAATGAGTATGTTAAAGAAAATGGAGTGAAAAGTCCTGCACTATTTATTTCAAATAAGTCTGGAAGAATTTCTCAAAAAACAGTTGGAAGGATACTAAGAGCATATGCCGGTGACATCAATAAAGAAAAAAGAATTGTTCCACATACAATGCGTAGTTCAACCGGTACAAACTATTATTTGAAAACAGGCAATGCTAGAGCGGTACAGCAATTACTTGGACAAAAGAGTTTAGCAGCAACACAGAAATATTTGGATGATACAGTTCAGCAGAGAAGAGAAATTGCTGACGCAGTAGAAGATTTATATGGAGATGATTAAATGAGTAAAAGTTTAGATGATATATTAAGAAACAAAGGAGACTTGAAGCCACGCCAGGTTGAAAAGATATTTAATGCAAATGGATGGTACATAGTTAGAACAAATAACCATAATATATATAAGAAGGAAGGCAGATCGGAGCTGGTAATAGCTCCGATTGGAAATATGAACTGGAAAACATTTCGTGATACTTGCAAGAGATGCGGTATGGCAATGTAAGGGAAATTGTGGTATGATGAAAATAGTTTAAGTTGGTAGAATCAAAGTTTTAGAGGAAGTGTTTAAATGAATTATAAACAGTACGATAGATATGTCTATACCAAAAAAGATCTTGATAAATATTTAGAAATATTTAATAAAGACATAGAACAACAGAAACATGAGATTATAGAATTTGAAAAACGTGCAAAAGATAGAATCACTCTAATTGATAATTGGGAGCAACAGAAGAATTTTATAATATTAGGAAGAACATATAAATGTGGTAAGAAAAAAGGGATACTTTTAATAAAAAGATATCCGGATCAATCACAGAGAGATGAAAAATACGAATTTGATAAAGTTGCAGATATGAGAAAGAAAATGTTAGAACTTGAAGATAAATATTCAGGTGCTGATTGGTCTAAATTTAAAAGGGAGATTGAATGAAAAAAATAGAACTATCAGATGTGCAAAAATTAGAAAATGGAACAAAAGTATATGTTGAATGCGTTGGAGATGAATGGTATTTTTCAGATAAGAAAAATTACAAAACGTGGAATGTAAAACAAGAAAATGGGCTTCATTATGAAATCGAAACTGAAGACAACACTATAAGCTTTCCATATGATTTTGACTATAATGGATATAATATGGAAATTGCCTGTTACATTGATTAAATATAAAATTTAACTTTTACAGAGGTAGAAATATGGAATCGGAATTATTAAAATTGAAAAATAATTATGAATTTTGGGATTTGTTTTTTAAATTAGATAATAACGAAGAGATTTCTTTTAATGATTTAGAATATTTGATTTGGTCGATTATAAAACTGAAGTATGAAAATTTAAATAATGATGAAAAAATTGAACTAAAAAAAAGTATTGTAGAAAACAGAATGATACATTGTATTCAAAAATTCGAGCAATATTTTAATAAAAATTATATTAACGGTCTTATAAAAGAAAGTAAATATAGAGAGTGGTTTAAGTTAGAAGGAAGCCATATTATTGATTCATATTATTTTATTGATCCTGTTAATAGATATTTGAAAAAAATATTATTTGAACAGTTATTTGAGCATACAGAAGTAAGCGATGGTGGAAATAAAGATTTTTCAGAAATAGGTATAGATGACTTTGGTACTAGATTTTGTGTTAATTATGGCGTGTCTGAAGATAAAATAAGTTTAGCACAAGATTATGTTTATGAATATATGGAAAATGTAAAAGAAAATATAAAGAAAACAAATATTGCTGGCAAATTAATTAATGCAAATGAAAATCAAAAGTATATACAAGATAGTATTTTATAACTTCTATGGAGGTAGAAAATGTATTTAAAGTCAAATAGGGCTGGTGTCGTTGTAGAACGAATTGGAAGCAAAAGACAGCACAAATATAAACTTACAGAAAAGTCAATCACAATGGTTTCTGCAGGAACATTGGTTATACCGGTACATTTTCTTAGCGACAACTTTCAATTGTATAACCAAAATTGTAATGAGTTAATACAGCCAGAAGGGAACTTTTGGATTACTGCTGAGACCATTGATCCGTATCATGTGGTAATTGATATGTTTTAAGGAGATATAAAATGATAGACGAATATGGAAGAATCAATACAAAATCTCAAGCTATAAGGGAATTTAAAACAGAGCAAATGGCTTATCTATTAAATGACATAAATATAAATCCAGAGAAATATCCAAGTAATTATGAAGATTGGCTTAAATGGCTAGATGAAGTTAGTGGAGACTCTGTGGAAAAATTATAATATAAAATGACGATTTGAAGGGAGATATAAGATGGCAAGATTAAAATGGAACATAGTTCACGAGTGTGACGATGACAACGGAAATCCAACTCAATGGGCTGCTGAAATAAATCATCCGGATTATGGAAGATTCGTTTGGATCGACGATGAAGGTGAGAAGTTTGGAGTATACAGTGGAAAGAACTGTAATACAAAATTGGCGGAATGTAAATCTCTTGCAAGTGCGAAGAGATGGGTTGCGACATATATATTTTGAACGGAGGCGACATATGAGAACATTATATGATGAATACACATCTGGCATATTAGCAGAATATGCATATTGCATTCAGTTAGGGCATGATATGCATATTGGAGACACATATCCTATTGGTAAAATTTGGAATGGCGTTGGAAACATTTCTGAAATTTTAAGAAACCGAAAAATTTCAGTAGAAGATGAGGACGGAGAAATATATACATTGTTTTTTATAATTATCAAGAAAAAATCGCAAATATTAAGAACTACGGTAGAAATTATTGATGCAGATTGATTAATAAAACAGATATTTAATCGGAGGTATTAGTTCGTGAAAGCAGAATACTTAGAACAGCTGATGACTATATACGATAAATGCATAGTTGAAAAGAACAAGTTAACCGAGAAAGATAAAGAAAATATTTTATTAGCAGTCGTTGATGGGCTTTTGCCGGCAGAAGATAAATATGAAATTTATCTTTTTAAAATGAAATGTGAAGCTCACAAAGTATTTAATGAATTTCATAAGTGGTGCATGAGTGGAAAACCTGTCAGAACATTTGAGGAATATGAAAATTTTTATAAAAATACACTAAATAATATATTTGTTTATCAAGTGTATGAAATAATATATGATGTGTTTCATCCTATTGTAATAAAAAAGAATTTTACATATTTGGATAAACATAATAATAATGTGATTTTCAATGATGAATTTATAATGGCTGCCCTTAAAAGTGAATTATATAAAAAAATGGTATTTAAAGAACAGGTAGAAACCATAGATTGGGAACGTAAATACTCACCAGATGAAAGTAAATTTAGGTTTGCAACGTTAGTGTCTTATAATGAATATGGCGACCCATTTATATATAATGAACCTGAATATCACCTGTATTCTGATAAAAAAGACAGAATACTATTTTAACAGAGCAAAGGAGATAACGCTATGGAAGAGCCACCAATAAGGCAAACAAAATATGAATATGAATATGGACTTTGCAAGCGAATGCATTATAGAGGACTATGGTTGGTTCAGTATGACGGTTATCCTGGTGAAATGAAGAAGACAAAAATGGCTTGTTCTTGTGTACAAGATGGTTGTGATAAGGATTGTGCAGTAATGGAAACGGCAGATGAAGTAATTCCAATTGATTGGGAATGGCACATGCTGGATAAACCACCGATTGGATGAGACTTGATAAAGGAGAGGAAATTATGAGTTACTATAATACAATTAGGTTGTTAAAAGGAACGGCATTCCTTACGACAAGGGAATATAAAAATTTTGAGCCTGGTGATACAATATGGGGAAATGATTCTGATGCAGAAGAGATTTCTCGATGGAATGAAGATGAGAAAGAAAAGGCTTTAGATGCATTGAAAAAATACAAATGCAGTTATCAAGAATCGAATGGAATGTATGATATTGAAGAATATGCATTAGAGTATTTTGATTCAGATGAAGATGGAGAGTTTGTTGCAGGATCTGATTATGATATTGCAGAAACAGAATGAAAATATAATGATTATACTTAGACATCACATTATGTGGTGTCTTTTTTATACTAAAAACGAAAGGAAGTGAGAAGTAGTGGACGAATACAAACAGTTTGATATTGTTTACGCTGATCTTTCTAGTAAAGGAACCATAGGATCTGAGCAGAAAGGTATACGACCTGTGATAATCATTCAAAATGATACCGGCAACATTCACAGTCCAACTGTTCTTGTAATGGCGCTTACAAAGGAACTTAAGAAAGCAAATCAGCCAACCCATTACATAATTAGGAAGAATAATGCGAATGGGTTGAAATTTGATTCGATGGTATTAGGGGAGACTATTACACAGATCTCAAAGCAGCGTATTAAACAGAAAATTGGTGTAGTAGATAATACCGCAGATAAAGATGGAATTATTGGAACATATATGGCTAATCTTACTGGAAAAAGTAGATATGGAAATCCATTATGGACCAAGATTACACAGCTTTTCTGTAAATTGGTTAAGGAGGGGCAAATATGTGCGAATTGAATAAGGTGGAGGCAATGGAACTTATAAAAGGGATTGTAGGAAGTAAAGTTTGTGCAATGTACTATAACAAGAAGAAAGGTATATCTTCAAAATCTAAGAAAATTGGCAAGAGGAGGGTGGAGAAAAATATTCAGAATGCAAAGACTATTACTTATAGCGGTTCTGAATATATCAGGAAGATAGAGCTTCATGGAATCAAAGGGAAATTCAAATTTTCTCCATGCAGCTCTATTGTTATTCTGTTCTGATCGAAAAAAATCGAACAAAAGTTCGAAAATGTTAAATTATACCTTTTTATTGGTACGATAAAGTGGTATAATCAAATACATAAAAGAACAAATGTTCTGATTTTTAATCGACATTGATCTTATAAAGAAAAATGCCCTACCAGCAGAAAGTTTGGCGACCGTCGGCTGATAGGACAGGGTTTTCTGTACCCACGGATGGATACATACATATTATGTAGCAATTCAATGGAAATGTCAATATTTTCCAATTCTAATCTCTTGCCATTCTGTAAGAGAAATTCCGTGAGTATAACTGTATATTAAATATGCTATTTGCTAAAAATGGAATTGTTATCTTTTTAAGAATAATTTCATTCTCTTTTTAGAAGCAAATGGTGTATTTAGTATACGCAAATTTTGAATGTTAAAAAGGAGAATGAATTATGGAATCAGAGAAAGAAAATAAAGAAGTTGTACCACTTACAAAGGAAATGAAAAATTACATAGTTGAGCTTTTCTATAAGGATAACAGAAAAGTTCTTAAAGGTACTTGTGAAAAAATCTTAACGAAAATTTGGAATGATGTTCCTTATAGTTACAGAGATGATTTTGAATCAGTTGCAGGAGTAACAATTTTAGAAAGTTTAGAGAAATATGATGTAAATGTAGGTGGAAATACTCCAAATAAGATAATTGGATACGTATATAACAGCCTTAAGTTTGACTTTATTAGTTACATCTACAGTCTCAATTCGTTAAAACGAGGTGGTGACGGAAATTGGGACCCTGAAAAACGTGATGAAAATGGCGAAAAAGTCAAAAAAAGCGTGAGAGTAAAAACTGTCAGTATCTATGACAAAATAGACTCTGATTCAGATATTACATATGCAGACACAATTCAATGTGAAAAAGATGTTGAAGACATTATTTTTTCGAATAAAAAAGCATCAAAATTAGAAGCATGTATTAACAAACTCAATAAAACACAAAAGAAAATAGTTTCTCTGATGATTGATGGTTATAAACCAAATGAGATTCAAGAGAGATTGCAACTTACTAACAAACAGTATTTTGATTATGTAACCGATATGAGAACTTCAGAATTTAGATTAGCATTGGAGGAAGACTAATTATGTTATGTATCAGACCAAACAAAAACGAAAAAATGGTAAGAGATCAGAAATTTCTTAAGACTCTTCTTGGTAAGTTGGATAGAGGTGAAATTAGAAGAGACTTTTGGCTGCAGAGAAAATCTACTCAGTGGAATAATCAGATTCGTGACCAGGCAATTGTAACAACTGTACAAGGTGAAGATATTGATCCAGTAAAAATCTGTGAAGAAATTCGAGAAGGCAAACCATCTCAAAAGTGGATTGTAGATGGTGGAAACAGATTTGAAACATGGAATAATTTCTATAATAATGTGTTTGCTCTTGGGAAAAATCTTGAAAATTACATTGTTCCATACGAGTCAGCAAAAAAGGATGAAAACGGAAATGTAGTTAAAGATGAAGATGGCTATCCAATTATGGAAGAGTTAGAGTTTGATCTTCGTGGAAAACGTTATAAAGATCTTCCTATGGAGCTTAAGGAAAGATTTAATAATTACAAAGTAATTTATGTAGAGCATTCAAACTGTACAGAAAGTAGAATGGGTTATCATATTCGAAGATATAACAATCAGAAGAGTATGAATAAAAATCAGAAATCCGTTACATATATGGAACAGACTGCAAAATGGACAAAAGAAATTATGAGTTCCAATCCATTCTTTAAAGAGCTTCCGTGTTATCATGGAGCTTCTGAAAAGAACAGTGATCCAGAGAGAGTAATGCTTGATACTGTAATGATTATCTTTTTTAAAGATGAATGGAAAAGTAATGCAGAGAAAAATGCTTTATATGTGGAAACAAATGGTGAAAAAGAACAGTTTAATCTTCTCGATAACTATCTTGGAAGAATGTATGCATTAGTTGAAGACAACGATGAACTTTCAAAACTTTTTGAAAAAAAAGATGCGCCAATGTGGATTGCTTTATTCGATAAATTCTCAAAACTTGAAATGGATGATTCTAAGTTTAAAGAGTTTTTAGAGGCATTTATTGGTGGGTTAAGAGAAACCAAAATTAATGGAGAATCTTTCGATGAAATTAAGGGAAATAAATCTACAAAGAACAGAAATACAATCTTTGGCAAATTAGAGTATCTTGAATCTCTTATGATGGATTTCTTCTCTATTAATAAGGAAGATATTGTTGAATCTTTTGATACTACAGACAAATTTGATGCATTTGCAACAAAATTTGAGAACACAGAGTTAATGGAAGCGCTTGGCATTCCAATGGGAAGTGATATTGATCGTATTGCTGCACAGACACTTATGACAGTATGTGGGAAGACAGATTTTTCTGATAAGGCAATTCAGGAATTTATTACTGCTGATGAATATACAGAAGATAACATTGAGGATGTAGACCTGTACCTGGATGAAGTTAATGAATGGAGTTTGGAGCTTCCAGCCGGTACTACACTTCTCAAGGCAAAATACGTTCCTGCAATGGTAGGATTTGTAAAATATACATATGATAACGATACAAATACAGATGCTCTTAATTGGTTTAAAGATTACGCTTTCCAGTGTACAAAACCAGATAATGATGTTCAGAAACTTCTCAATGATATGAAAGAAGATTTCAATTCATATTTGACATACAAAGAAAATAAGACAGCGTAAGGTAGGTGGTGATAAATATGGCTATATTTTGTAGACATCCCAAAAGTGTAATTGTCGCAAAATCGAACGTAATCCAGTTTGATCAAAGTGGTTTTCCTATGAGACTTGAGACTATGGAGTGTTTGATTTGCGGTAAGAAGTATTATGCTTGGAATTATATTAAGAAAAGTGAACTTGATGAACTGAGCACAGGAAAATCTGTGCTATGTAAGTGGGAGAATGTGGAATGATTTGAGGTGATTTTATGATTATTATATGTCTATTGATTATTATATTATGTACAACATTTACACTTATGGGAACTATAGATGATATAAGTAGTAAATTGTTATTTCCTATTTGTGTTATTGGATTTGCTATATCAATTTTAGGAACGATTATTTGTGTACCTGACATGATAATTACACATTGTAATACAAATAAAAAAATTTATACAAAACAACTTGAATATGAATCACTTGTAAAACAATGTCAGACTGTTTCAAGTAATTATGAGGACGTTTCAAAGGCAAACGTAATCCAAAAAGTATACGAATGGAACGCAGAAGTATATGATGAAAAATATTGGGGAAATAACATTTGGACCAATTGGTTTTGGAATCAAAAAGTTGTAGATTCACTTGAATATATTAATTTAGAAGACTATGGATTATAAAATAAAAGGAGAATTTTATGGCGGAGTGTTATGGATGTCCATACACAGAAAAAGTACAACGGAAATTTGGAATAACAACACACTGTAATCTGGAGCCAACATATATGGGCGTAAGTTATTTTTGCCATTAAAAACATAAGAATGAAGAAAATAGTTTATGTCCATTTATTTGCAAAGGAACCAGATTTCTTGGTGTTGATTATAGAAAATACGAAACAGATTTTTTAGAAGTGAAAGGATGATTATTTATGGGTAAATTTAAAATTGGAGATAAGGTAATTGTAACTGAACATAAGGATAATATGTCAAACCCAATTGTTTATTCCAAAGATGTTTTTAATTTAATTGGAACAATATGTGATGTACATTGTATTACCCGGTCTGATAAAAGTATATCTTATGGAGTTAAATTTAAAGAATATATTGATGGACATGACTGTGATGGAAATTGTGAATACGGTTATGGACAGAATATAAATGAAAGATACTTAAAATTATACGATGAAAAGAAAAGCGAGGATAAAATTATGCAAAAAAAAGAAATATGAAAAGAAACCTTTAGAGCAGCAGATTAAAGAGAAATACGAAAGTAAGAGAAACGTATTAAATGCAAGAATTGGATTTACAGATGGACACGAACAAACTTTAGTTCCTAAAAAAGTTTATCATGATTCAATGACTAGCACAATTGTAATTGATTTTGGAGATAGCGTTGGAAAAATTAAAGCAAAACCAATTGCAGATGATAAGTATGATCCAAGTGTAGCATTCAATATTATTGCTGCAAAGGCAATTTATAAAAGGTTCAACTTTCCGTTTGAGTCTGATATGAGTTCTTTTGAAGCAAAAATAACTGCAAAATATTTATTACATAAAAATGCCGGTATTGCACTTGATAAATACGTAAAATATCTTAAAAATATGGTGCAGACATTTTTACAGGAGGATGCAGAATTAGAAAAGGCAGAACAGATTCGTAAAAATCAGAAAGCTAAAAACAGAATTCGAAAAGAAAGACAGAAACAGAAAAGACAGAATAGAAAATGAGATTAAATTAAATATTAAATAAGAAGAGTTGAGATTAAACAAGAGCAGATTTTGATGAAAGCAGAGAAACATGCTAAGAAAGCAGGTTATATTGTAAATGGAAATGAAAAAAAAGTAAAACAATCAAAAAAATACGATCCTGATGTATGGATAAAAAAATTAAAAAATTGTAATGGTATAAAAACTGAAGCCCAAGAAAGACTTGCTTATTTATATAAAAAATTAAGCATTATAGACCAGGCGCAAAATGTAATGTTACATATAATTGAAAACAATAATCACCCAAGTGCATTTCAAGGATATGATGAAAGAATGGATATTTTAAAAATTCGAGATAAAAGGAGAGATGTGAAAAATGAACTAGAGGTTGTATTGGCTATAGTTCACAGTGATGTGTCTTCAAAGTTATGTAACCAAGTAGAAAATATGACAGAAGGGTTAATTAATCCAAAGAATATTGATAAAAAATATTCTAAAGAAGTATTAGATGAACTTATAAAGGAATTTGATAAATAGGAGTAAATTGTATGAAAGCATTCAGAGAAGGCAGACGAAATTTTAAACCTGATGAAATCGTATATGTAATTGATGATAATTTAGATTGTCAATGCGATATTAGCGATATTGGCGATATTATTCTGTATGGTAAAGTATCAAGCTATTGTGGATATGGAGAATACTATATTGATTTATATACCCCAATTGAAAGTATATTTACAGATTATCTTATTACATTTTTAGATGATGACAGTATAAGAAAAGCTTTTAGAGAAGGATTCTTAATACCACGTTCATCAATTAAAGATTGGAAAAAATTACATCCTAATATGCCTACAGGCATACATGTACATAAAGATAAAATATTTTATACAAGTAATGAAGCTTTGGATGAAATTAACAGACAAAAGAAAATAGCTGAAAAAATAAAAGAACGTCACAGCCACATGACTGAAGAAGAAATTTGTATGGAAGAAGATACTGATTATCTGAAAAGACGTGGTCTATCTAAAAGCGAAATTAAAAAATATGTTTCATTAGTAAAAACTGCAGACTATCTTCCAGAGATTTATGATCTTTTAATAAGGGTACATGGAGATGAAGTCCAATGGAAAGATGAATCTGGATGGAAAACTCTTATGGAATTGAATAGACCTAAAAAAGTAGAAGAGGTTCATACAGAAAAATATTATATAAATGTATACCATATTTGTGACGCAGATAAAAAACCTATTCTAATAGGGTATACGAATTTGTCACCGGAATCTATATTTGAGATGTATGGTGATCCTAGAGAATATGTAATGAATATTGCAAATAAGCAATGGAAAATTGAAGACGCATTGACCACTCCAATTAGATATAAAAATGAAATAACAAGAAATGAAAATGGAGAATTTGTTCCGTTATTTGTTACTCAGTATCAAATAGAAAAAGGAACATTTGAAATTGCGAATGGAAAACTTAGAAATTTTGATATAAGTATTGATTCAAAACATTCTATAAATCAATTTTGGATTTCAGTATTATCCAATACATCATTAAATGACCAAGAGATTCGTGAATGGTTTTCAAAAAAGATTAAAAATATGGTTGGTGATTTTTTTGAATTATTTCAAGAAGAAATTGAGAAGTTAGAAATAAGAAAAGATTTTTGAAAGGTTAAATAAGGTAAAATTATGTTTATTAGAACACAGGATGGAGATAAAATTATCAACCTAAATAACGTAACAAATGTTCATTTTGGAAGAATAATTGATAACGGAAAACAGAAATATATATTGTACTTTGATAATTTTTCTGTGGGTGTATTCAAAAAGCAGGAAGATGTTGAAAAAATTCTCATGATTCTTGAAAGAAAAATTGATGAAAGCTGCAGTGCACAAATTGTAGATGGCGATGGAGACGAACCACCTAAGATTATTTACTATACAGATAGAGTATTCAAGATTCCAGGCGAGGATGAAATTGCATAAAAAAGAATAGAGCAATTGTATACATAATGATATGGATCTGCTGCAGTATTGTTTCGGTAATATCTGTGGCAGCTACAAAGCAATATTGTTGTTTGACTACGATGGTAGTGCCGTTGGCATTTATATTAATGGATTATATGTTTTTTGGAGGTAGAAGATGAGATCTATAGCGTGTGCAATTATTAGCTTTGTTATTTTCTATATGGAAAATAATGTAAAAAGTACAGAAATAAAACTTAGGGCGATTTATTTAATTACATCTCATATATTTTTGATTGCTGCAATTATTTTAATGATGTTGGGAAGGTAGAAAATGATTAATTCAGTAAGTATATGTATAGTATGTGGAAAAGAGATGCCAGCATTTTATAAAGGTTGCTCGAAGACTTATGATCCGAAGTACCATAAAAATATTTATGTTTGTAGTAATGAGTGTAAAGAAAAATGGGAAGCTCAATATTTTGTAGAAAAATATAAAGGAAATAAAATTTACTGTATTGATGGTAAGTATGTCCCATATTTAAGTTGCGCATATTATTTTAATACACTAGAAGATTGTAAAAAGAGAATTGATAAACCACATATAGCTTATGTATCAAGAGAAGCATGGAGAACGTTTATAAGAGAGGAGTTTGTTAACGATTGAGAGATCCAAATAGAATTGATAAATTTTGTGATGAATTTAAAAGAATATGGAAAGACAATGTTCCAGATTGGAGATTTGGGCAGCTGATAAGTAATTTTGAATACTGGCTCAAAGGTAAGGTAATTGATATGTTCTTTCCGGAAGAAAAAGAAATGCTTAGATTATTTAAAGAATTTCTTGGCGTAAATGATACAGGAAATGAAAAAAAGATATGGGACGAAATGATGTTTTGTTCGCCACTTGATTTCAAAGATCTTGATGGAAATAAATATGACCAATGGCCAGAGGGTGTCATTTATACTCCTGGAATAAAATTAACTGGAATATTAAAAAAGAAAGCGAGAACAGATTATTGTGGAGTGACCACAAAAGATGCAAAAAAGATAATTGACAATATATCTGATAAGCGAAAACAAAATGTAAAAGTTGTTATTGGAAATAGAGCAGAAGTCTGTGATGCAATTTTATATATTATCAAATCTAATTACGGATTAATTGTATCTGTCGATGATGCTGAAGAAATTAAATTCTGTGAAGAACTTTTTGAAAAGGCAACAACTTAAAATTGGAGTTTTATTGGAATAAGTGAAAATGAAAATTGGAAGTAATGATTGTGAGGTGATGATAGATATGATTGTTGGAAATTAATGTGGGGAGGAATATATAAATGGGGAGTAATACTAATGCGGAGAAATTATAAAATTAATTTAACAGGACAAATAATTAATGGATTGTATGTAGTTGGAAGAGACTACAATAATAAAAAAATAGGAATATATTGGATGTGCATTTGTGTATGCCAAATGCACGAAAGAGTTCCGAAACAAAGGTCGATAAGACAAGATAAATTATTAGAAGGCAGAACTTTATCATGTGGATGTAAAAAATTAGAACAGAAAACAAGAGGTATACATAGCACTAACCATTTTGACTTAATATCTAACACATATGGAATCGGTTATACAGCCAAAAATGAAAAATTTATATTTGATAAAGAAGATTATGGAAAGATTATAAGTATTTCTAAAAGTTGGCATTTTAATGATGGTGGGTATTTAGAAGCAAGAGATATGAGACCTGATGCTGAAAAATATGAAAATGGAAGAAGGAAAATTGTATATATGAAAGATATTGTAATGAATAAGAGAAATGGTGAGATTGTTCGGTTTAAAGACATTAAACGAAAATTTGATATCCGTAAATCTAATCTAAAAAAGAGTGGTAAAGCAATTTAGAAGAGGTGTAATAGGGCAAATCTACATAAGGATTTACCCTATTAAATAATATAGAAAGGGGTTTAGAAGTATGGGACATTATGTTTACAAATATGTATTACATCAAGAAGTTATTTATATTGGTAAAAATAATACAGACCTTGTTTCAAGATTAAATCAGCATGGTAGAGTAGGGGACAACATTCCAAAAGAAGGTTGGGATGAAATTAACAGTGCAGAGATTTATTATTGTGAATTAGCAAATAAAATTATGTCTGATGTAGTAGAAAGTGAACTTATTAGACGATATAAGCCTAAATATAATAAAGCAAAAACATCTAATTGGAGTGGATTGGAATTCGTAGAACCAAAATGGAAAAAATATATAAATAAGGAAGACTTGGAATTTCACGCACCTCTTGAAATTGAATATTTAACTGACGAAATTGAAAAATTAAAAAATGAGAATAAAACTATATCAGAAAATGCAGAAATATATAAATCAAAAGTGGTTGAAAGCCTAAAAAATGTAATTGGTGAAATAGATAAAATGGAATATGTAATAAGAAATATTTGGAAACTTAATGAGTATGATGATAAATTTATTTCATACAATCAATTTATAAAAGAAATTGATTTATATGATTTTTATAAAGAAAATTTGTTGTTATCAGTTGTTGATAAAGAGGGAAATGAACATGTGGTTTTACCACATTTAGAGTTTGGAGAGTGGGATAAAAATACAATAATCTTAACTACAAATCTTGTCCATCGAAGTATAAAAGAGTTTAAAGATTATAGCTTTAGAATACGTTTTATTGAAAAGAATAATAATAAAAATTATTTTATCGAAGAAGCCGAAAAGGTAATTCTACATATAAAAGGAATATTAAATGGTGAGAATATAAAATATAAATATTTATTTTAAATAAAAGGAGATGATCATTATAGACTCAGAAGAGAAAAATACTCAACAGTCCATTCTGCGCAAACACTTCGAGATGCTGTATCCAGAGAAGCTTAAGGATGATGAATGGATAAGGCTGGTTGGAATAAGGAAAGACGAAACCGGCAGTCCGGAATCAACGCTGGTAAAATTCATAAAAACCTATGAAGAATATGAAGAATTCGTATTTAAGTACCGGTATACATATGATTTGTACAATCAGATTGCAACGAATAAAGGAAATGAAAATGGAAACGCAAGGTCTCAACGCTGCAGAAAGGTTCTTTATATGGATTTCGATCAGAAGGACTATCCAAATATGACGGATGCGGAGCAGTTTACGGAGTTGATCAAGAGTAAGATACCAAAGTTATTCTTGATTGCTTGCGTCAATTCTGGTCATGGATATCATTTCTATATTTCGATTAAGCAGAGCTGCAGAATTAGTGAAGTTGTGAAGCTTAATAAGGAAATCGTAAGAATCGTTGGAGCAGATCCAAAAGCTGCTTCGTCTGCACAGATTGCTAGAATCCCATGTACTTACAACCACAAACAGAATGACGGATCATACAATTATAATGATAGTACTACCTGGACCTATGTAAAATCCGTTTTCAATTCATATGAAGATGATTTGTATAAGCCTTTGGATATAAGCTATATACAGAAATTAGTTAGTGAATATTATAAGATATAAGAAAATAGAAACATATGAAATTAGTGAAAAAGTTCCGTGGGATTACACATCTGGTGCTGATAAATGTTATTTGTGTATTCAAAAAGTAATGAATGAGGGTGCAGATGAAGGGCAGCGCAACTTTTGGCATGGTCGTATTGTAAGCTTCTTGAAGAAAAACGGTTATTCTAGTGCAAAAATTTATGCAGCCTGTAAAGAGTACAATTTAAAATGCAGACCTCCAAAAACTAATAAGGTGATTGAAGAGGATACAAAACGATTTATAGAATCTGATTATAATTTACTTGGTTACTATGGAGCTTTTGAAGAAAATGATCCAAGACATATGTGGATTGTTGCCCAATGTGACGAAGGGTATTGTAAAAATCATTATGAGGAATCCAGAAGAATTAACGAATACGATCCTGGTGTAAAAATTAATAAAAAAATTCTAACTAATTCAAATTTGAGAACAATGTCAGGTAATGCCTATTTAATAATGACGATGATTGATATTTATGAGGGCTTTAATCGTAAACATGGATTTAAAGTTAAAAAACTCCATAAGCTTTTATATTCGTCTGTAAAGAAGAAATATTATATGAGTGAAAAAAGTTTACAGATGTTGTTATTAACTTTAGAAAACAAAAAATGGATTAAGCTTATAAATGATAATAGACATCCAAGGGATTTTATGAAATGTAGTATTGAAACTACAAAAAGATTAAAGGAATTTCAGCAAGGACATATAGAATTTTATTTTTCTATTGGCAGTGCACTTATAAATGGTTTTATAACACAAACTGAATATCTTGTATACATAACTCTATTAAGAAACTTATCTGATAATAAACCAGTAACTTATGAGGAAATTTCTTATGCAACTAACATTGATAAAGCAAATGTTGGAAGAGCAATAAGAAGGTTGGAGCAAGAAAGAAGTTTGATTATTGAAAAGGTTGATTCTGAATCTGGAAAAGAATGTAATAAGTACCATTTTAACGGTCCAACATTATTTAAGGAAGCAGATGCAATAAGAAATAATATTGAGAATATAAGAAGAACATCATTGGAAGTACATGATGAAGATAATAATGAAGTATATATAACTACATTTATTGCATAACACTATACCACTGGGGATTTTATTTTTATTCCCTAGTGGTCATATAATACATTCTTATACAATAGTGGTCAAATTGAGTTTTTTTGAGCCGTTGAAGCCTTATTCTATATGGGAAAGAAGCACTTAAATCACGGTGGTCAAACCGATTTCATACAAAACGCTTTTTAGCCTTATAAAATAAGGGAAAAGTGCTTTGTATGACAGTATATCATACGGTATGACATTTGAACGACATACAGGAGAAATTATGGCAGACATATTTAATTTTGTAGAACAATCAGCAAACACAAGACCTAAATATACATCATATGAAATTATTTATATGATAAAAGAGAAACAGAAACAGGGTGGATTATCACTTGAAGAGTTTTGTGTAAAATACAATTTAACCGTAGGAGAATACGAAAAACTGATCTCTTATAAAGGAATTTTTAATAAGAAATTATATTGTAAGTGTGCAGAAATTTTAGAAGTTAATGTTGATGAGTTATTAGAAGAATATATTGATGATATTTCTGCTTCTGACGATAAGACATTTCTTTTAGTAAATAAATTGTTTAATGAAATTATTATGCAGGAGAAAATAGCTAAGTAAAGAGGTAGAGATAAATGGTTTATATAGAGAGAACAGATTATAATAAAGTAATTTCCATAAAACTTATGATTCCAGGAACTTGTAATGCAAAATGTACTTTCTGTTATATGAAAGATTATAAATCTAGCGTATTGAAAAATCAGAAGGATGAATTTTTAAATAATTATTTATCATCATTAAATAAAATTATTTCTAAGATAGGAGATAAAAATCCTATCTCTTTAGATATAACAGGAAATGAGCCAACATTTGATATTAAATTTTTACAGAAAGTTTTGACACAGCTTAAAGAAGAGAGTATTAATAATAAGGTTCAAAGAGTAACAATGACAACAAATGGATTTCATTTGAAAGAAAGTATTCCTTATCTGGAAGGCGTTGTTGATTATGTAAATATTTCTGTTCATGATTACCGCCTGGATGAACGCAGAGATATAATGGGATTTAAAACATTTACAGATCAGGAATATGCAGAAATGATCGATGGTTTAAGAAAAATTGGAATTACCACGTCAGCAATTTCTGTTATCCATAAATATATTCCTAATTTTCCAAAATGGTTTGAAGAGTTTGCAGACTGGTGCAATGATTTAGGATTTATTTCTCTTAGAATCCGCTGCGATGTGTTCTGGAATCAGAAAGAGTTATTTGACTTTTATATGAAATATGGACTAAAGCAGGATGATTATACAATTATTGACCACGAAGAAACGCCTGATTCTCATTGGTGTAGACTTAGAAGATATGATAAATTTAGAGTATTTTTCTTAAAAGGAGTTTTAGATACTTCACTACTTACTAAGGGGATTGAGTATGTAATTGCCGATGATGGAATTTGTTATTGCGACTTTTATAAGAGAACAAAAATAGAAGATTGTGGATACGAAATTGGAAAAATTTATGATTTGGTAATGCCATAAGGAGAAACAGATAAATGAAAGCAGTATTAAAATATGAACGGAATTCTAGGGATACAAAAACAATTTTCTCAATATTAGCAAAGAAGAAAATTAAAATAATAAAAACATCTGATTTTGGAGAAGTAACAATTTATATAAAAAATTATGATGATTTAAATAAATTAGTTGCAGAGCTTAATTCTGAAACTACTTATGGTGTGGTTGTTAAAAAGGTAAAAGAGCATAAATTGTTAATCGAAAAAATTGCAGAATGGATGACACCATAAAACAACAGTTTTATGGGGAAATGACCCTCGTGAATCCCTTATTTTTAAAGGGATTGCGAAAATGGAATTTTGAGAAAATTCATAAAAAGGAGAAAAAATGTTACTTGCTATTATATTAACAATTATTTTTACAGTATCATTTAGGTTTTGCTTAAATGAAACAGAAATATCAGATCGAATTGTAGTATTTAGCTTTAGCTATTTTGTATTATTTATTATAGGTATTTCTATTTTTATGATTATAGGAAATTCTGTCTTTTCTGGAACTGCTAATCAAGAAATGATTACAAAAGAAGAATCTATTGTGTCGTTTATAGACAATAAGGATAACCCAGTTTACGTTAAATATTCATTTAAGTGGAATGGTGGAAGTACATATAGATATGTAGAACAGAACGGAAAATATCTTGAGTATAAAGAAATCCCAATTAGTGCAGACGTAAATATAGTAGAAGGAAATTATGAACCGGTGTTAATTACTCATAGTTATAAAGCAAATAAAAATTGTGATCTATTATTTGGTCAAACTGCAAATAAGTTTACACATGATACTTGGTATGAATTTTATATACCGGAGGGGACTTTTATTACATATTAATGGAGGATAAGAAAATGTTATATGGGCTTAAACATCGTGATTATAGAACGATTAATTATACAGAAGATTTGGATGAAGCATATAAATTTTGTGCAACGCATCCTGGATATGAGATTATAGCAGCTGAAAAGTTAAAAAAAGACATTGATTATAATGAAACTGAGTTTATTTATAGATATATTGTTTCTTTTAATTTATCAATGGATGAAAAGTCTTATGTCATGATAAAACACTTAGAGAATGAACCAGAATTTAATTATTGTAATTGTTATACTAAAAATTTTGAATTCCATGATTCAGTAGGTGCTTATAGAGAAGGACGGCGTGTCTACTTCAATATTTTTATTGGAGAAAGAAATTATAGCATTGCTTGTAAAATTGCTGAAGAATATTTAAATAAATTAATTAATATGGGCAATGGAAAAGTTACAAAAGAAAACATTGAGTTGATGAACAAAGAATTACGAATTGCTAAAAAATAAAGCATTTATATAAGGTTAGATATTTTGAAGATGTAATTCACAAATCAAAAGTATATATGAAATAAAGAAAACGATTTACAGAAATTAAAAGAAAAATATGAAAAAGAAATTGGAAGTAAATAATAGCTGAAAAGCATTATAAAAGATATATAAATTAAAAAAGGAGAAAAGATAATTATGATGAACAATTTTTTAAACGGTATGTTTGGTAAGGTAGGAACTGGTATGTGCAGACTTTCTATGAGCGGCGGTATTGCAGTAAAAACATCTAATGGCTATAAAAGCTATAATGTGAAGACTGGCAGACTTACAAATTGTGATAACTTTGCATTTGATATTGGGCAGGATTTCTTCTTTATTATTCCAACAAATAAAGTTACAGCAGGTGATATTATATTTGCAAATGGAAAACCTAAATGTGTTATTAAAGTAGAGAAGAATATGATTACGGCAATTAATTATGAAGATTCTACTGTAGAGAATATTGTTCCAGAGCGACATGTATTTATGGGAAATACATATTTTTACGGAAAGATTGTTTCTCTACTTGGAAGCAATATCACCAAGGGTAAAAATGGGATGAACAACATCTTTAAATATATGATGCTTTCTCAGATGATGGGTGGAAATGGTTCTACTGGATCGGGTAACAATATAAATTCCATGCTTCCGCTTATGATGATGGGTGGAAATATGGGTGATATGTTTGATGGAATGTTTGATTTTGATACCGTAGATAACACAGATGAAGATGATAATGTAGATGCAGAGGAGGAAGAATGATTATGGGATATGGAACATGGGATACAGATAGTTTTAGAAGTTATTCAACATCTAAAGGACTTACAACTGATAAGTTAGGATTTGTTACTTCAAGTGTTTCTAATCAGGAAATGTTTAAGGCAAGAGATTTAGATTCTGCACTTGATCCAAAAGATGTTATTAGAGAATGTTGTGATTCTGATGATCACCCAAATACATTGCCAGTGATTTTAGCCCTGGATGTAACTGGATCAATGGGACAAGCTGCCGTAGAGGTAGCCAAGAAGCTCAATGGCATTATGACAAAATTGTATGAAAATATAAAAGACGTTGAGTTTATGATTATGGGTATTGGAGATTTAAGCTGTGATTATTATCCTATTCAAGTATCTCAGTTTGAATCTGATATCCGTATCGCAGAGCAACTTGATAAAATTTACTTTGAGTTTGGCGGTGGTGGAAATATGTATGAATCTTATACAGCTGCCTGGTATTTTGGACTTCATCATACTAAGCTTGATTGCTGGAATCGTGGTAAACGAGGAATTATTATTACTATTGGCGATGAGAGAATAAACCCGTATCTTCCGATGCATGGTAGACGCTCTGGTTTAGTAGATGCCCTCGGTGATAATCTTGAAAAAGATGTGGAGACTCCAGAATTATTTGAAGAGGCATCCAAGAAGTTTGATATTTATCACATTCATGTAAAACATGGGCGTAATTATGATGAAGAAAATATTGAAAAATCCTTTAAATCAATTCTTGATGAGGAACATTTTAAAAAGGCAAATCTTGATAACATTACAGAGACCATCGTAAATATTATTGTTGGGGCAGCAGAAAAGGATGAAAGTTATATAGCACCTGTATCAGCTATTGATCAGGTAGTTACAAACGAAAATGGAGAAATTGTTTGGTAAAATAAAATAGGAGATTAAGATGATGAAAGACGTAAAGATTGTAATTGGTGCAAATGCAGGAGATGAAGGAAAAGGTTTAATGACTGATTACTTTTCACAGAAACCTAATAGTATTGTAGTGTGTTCTAATGGTGGAAGTCAAAGAGGACATACTGTAACGACACCGGATGGAATCAGACATGTCTTTCATCATTTTGGTTCCGGAACTTTGAATGGAGCCGCTTCATATTTGCCAAAAGAATTTATTGTGAATCCACTTATTTTTAATCAGGAATATGAAGAACTGATGAATAAAGGTGTAGTTCCTATTGTTTATGCTCATTCAGACTGTATGGTTTCAACACCTTACGATATGATGGCAAATCATATTGTTGAAGAAAATCGTGGAAAACAAAAGCATGGCAGTTGTGGGTTAGGAATTTTTGAAACCATTAAGAGGTATGAAAGTGACATTACCGATTTTGATAAGGTAAAAGATTATTACCTTGAGAAGTTTGAAAAAGAAGGAATTGTGTTATCTGATAGTTGGAAAAAATTATTTAACGACAAAGGAATATACGAACATTTTCTTGAAGACTTAGATTTTATGAATGACCATATTGAGATAACCAGGGATGAAAGCTTTCTAAATATATTTGATCACATTATCTTCGAGGCAGCTCAAGGGTTATTACTCGATCAGAACAATATAAAATACTTTCCACATCTTACTCCATCTAACACAGGTCTGAAAAATCCAAAAGAAATTATTGAAAGAGTAAATTGGAATGATGAATTAAATATAGAAGTATGTTATGTAACACGTACATATTTAACCAGACATGGTGCTGGTCCGTTTCCAACAGAATGCAATAAAGACGAAATTAATGCCGAAATGTATGATAAGACAAATGTTCCAAACCCTCATCAGGATACTTTGAGATATGGAAAGCTGGATTTAAATAAACTTTATCAGAGAGTTATAGCAGATGTAGGAGATTTTGAGTGTGAAAGATCTATTACTATTACGCATTGCAACGAATTTAGAATAGATGATGATAAATTTGGGAAGTTATTCTCAGGCTGGAACATTTATAAATCAGATGGTGAAACACACAATGATATTTTGAGGTATAAAGATGGACAAAGAAAAATTAAAAAGAGAATTATATAATTTAGCATCATCCGATCAGTACGCAAGATTGTTTTTATCGGTAGAAGATCCTGAACTATTTTCTTGTAGTGTGGATGATATTAAGTATGTATTAAGGCTATTAGTAGAAATATTAACACAGAATTTGTTATCATTTGATGAAAACTGCGAATTAGAAACAATAATAAATAAATTTGCTGGTTTAAATAAGAAAACAAATTCTACATATACAAATGAAATATGTTGGTAAAGGAGATAAAAATGAAAAGTAGAGGTACCGGTTGGAAAGTGGTATTAATCGCAATTGCAATTATTATTGCTGTAGCTCTCATGGCTGTCTTTGGAGTTCAGAGCTATAAAAATAGAGCTATTAATATGGAGAACAGGTGTTAACTGCAAAATCTGACATAAATATTCAGGAAAAGCGAAGAGTAGATTTACTTGGTAACCTGGTTGATTGCGTAAAGAATTATGATAAACATGAATATGATACATTAAAGGCAATCGTGGACGGTCGTTCATCTGATGACGATAAAGCTGCAGAAATCAAAACTTCTATTAAGGCAGTATCTGAGGCATATCCGGAATTAAAATCCAATGAGAATTATAAACAGCTTATGAATGAGTTGGCAACAACTGAAAATTTAATCGCAAATTATAGAGAAAATTATAATAAACAGGTAAAAATTTATAATGGTTATGTTCGTGCGTTCCCACAGAGTACGTTTCTTGATTTTCTTGGATACGAGAAACAGGATTATAAACTATTAGACTTTGGTGACGACCTTCAGGATGCACCACAGGATTTGTTTGGAGAGGATTAATTTATGAAAAAGAAACAAAAATGTGATAGGCATTTTTATGTGACACTTGGTTGTGGTAAATATTATGCAGTAATAGAAGAAAATGATTGTCATAAAATTTACATAATTTCACCTTGTATATGTGAAAAATGTAAAGATTTTGAATTTGGATCTTTGAGTCCAAGCATATTTCCTCACACACAAGAAGGCTACGAAAATTACAAAAATGCGATTCAAGTTTTTAAGAATTGTAAGTATAAACCATTTGAAGAATTTGAAAAGGAATGCCCTGAATATTATGAAAAAATTGTAGAGAAATTGAGGATTGAAAATGAAAAACATAAAGTTTCGGAACTTTACGATTACTAAAAGAGAAATTCTTGTAAGTATTGTAATCGCAGCCTTAATGATTATGTTTGGCTTTCTGATCAGCACTAAATGGTCAGAGAGTCAACAAGAATCTGATATTAAATATAATAAAGCAATTCAAATAGATAATGATACAGATCTGTTCCAATATGGAATGGACACAAATGTTGGTAATGCATTTGTTTATGGGGAGCTGAAAGCAGTAGATTCAGTTACATATCCGGAAATTGGTGGAGAATACATGTATGTTCGAAAAGTAGAAGAACATTATAATATGCATACTCGAACTGTTACGACTACTGACTCAAAAGGGAAAAAACATACAAGAACAGAAACATATTGGACCTGGGATTATGCCGGAGAAGAAGATAAAAGTTGTAAAACAATTAATTTTTGTGGAATTGATTTTGATAGCAGTAAAATTCCATTTCCTGGTAAAGACTACATTGATACATTGAGTGGCGGTTATCATATCAGATTTGAATATTACGGTGTTCCTGCAGTTAATAAAGGGACTATATTCACAAATCTTAAAGATAAAACCATAAATAATACAAAATACTATAACAATATGGATTTAGAAGAAGCTTTTAGATATGTTACAACTCATTTTCCAATGTGGTTATTTTGGGTACTATGGATTATGTTGACAGGAGCTGCCGTGTTCGGGTTTTGCTATTTGGAAAACAGATGGTTGGAGTAAAAATATGGATAAAATTAATAATTTAGAATATAGAGGATTCCATGCAAAGTTTAATCACGATTTAAAAATAGGATGTATTGTTGACATTGAGGACCTAGTAACATTTGAAGCCGAACATAGCAGTGATATTGAGTTTGAATTTCATAAAGCAGTAGATGATTACATGTCATTTTGTAAAGAAGTTGGAAAAAAGAGAATTAAAAATTGTCCTGGTATTGCTACGCAGTGTCGTGGAAAGATTGTAATGGTAGAACCACATCCGAGATTTAAGGGAGCTTGGAGATTTGAATTAAATGGTGAAACTTGGGTAAGTAGTAGTTGGGCGTTTGAAGAGGGTTATTGATGGATATTTTTAATGATAAGAATGTATATGTTTACACAGAAAATGACACAGTGTTTATTCTTCCTAAAGATCAAGATAAGCCAGTGAAAATTTGTTATGAAGATCCTAATAGACGAATTGTTGCAAACAATGATGGCTCTATAACAATTGAAGATACAGTATCGTTAGAATGGCTTGCAAATCATATTGTCGATAAGGAAGATTATGAGAAAATTGAGAATGCCTTAAAAGAAGCTATAAGCAAAACAAAGTATATTATATGTGAAGTGCGATAAAAGATATGTTTTACGAAAGTGTATATACTTATGGTTAAATTACAAAATATGGGGGTAAAAATGGGCTGTCCAGATATCAGTTATAAAATTATGTGCCAACGCTTTGATAAGTTGATTTATAGTCGAAAGGATATTGATTTGTCGGCTGATATAAAAGAGTTGGAAAACAGAATTCAAAGTAAAGAACATACGCCGGAATATTATTTTAACGCCGGAGTGATCGCCAGGGGATATCTGGATGAGATTCATAAGAACGGTGATGCAGTTAATGCTTACATTGGTGGATTAAATCAATTCTGTTGGCTAATTGGTTTAGATAATGAAGAGGATGATAATGATGAGAATAACTAAATTTCCTGACAAGTGTGATCCAAATAAAATAATGATGGATACAATTATAAAAAGAAATAGTGTATGTCCATGCTGTGGAGAGAATAGATTTTGTACAATTAAAGACGAATTAGATGCGATAAAGAAACATGAAAAATTATCCGGTGTAAGACAAATTGATGGTATACGTTTTAGAAGATTGGGATTTCAAAAGCCTTGGTATAAACATATTTTTCAAGGAGAGAAGTGGTGGAACTCATTAAGTTTTAAATGTGAAACTTGCGGAGCAGAATGGGAATCGGAAGAGTTTCCGGATATTGAATGTTGTATTGAGGAATAAGATGGATAAGATTATATATTTTGAACTAAATAATTGGATTCCTGGAATATTCTATCCAGACGATGAACCGTTTAGATTATGGATGAAAAATGATTTACAAATCAAATTTGATGATGAGACTTGGGTAAAGAAAAGCAGATTATGTGTAGTTAGAGAATTAATTGATATGTCTTCAAATTATTGTATTACTGCTACACGAGAATGGGTCGTGAATAATTGTCCAAAACTGCTTACTGATTATGCAGAGTTTATTAGATATAAAGAAGATGATGGTAAGGTATATGGACGGTTTGGGACGGAATTTAAAGAATACAGAGAAGAAAATATTGGTATATGGGATTTGGAGGAAAACTATGAGCGATAAAAATTTTTTGGTTGGAGATACTGTTTGGTTTTATATTAGAAAACACGATTTTATGTCTAAGGGAATTATAAAAGAAATATTTATTTTAGATGAAATTCCTTTTGCACTTATTAGGAATGGACATATGGAAACTAAAATGCCTATTTCGCAAATATTTCATGATGATCTTAAACTTATTGCTTGGATAGAGAAAGAAGAGAAAGCAAATGTAAAACGCATAAAAGATAATATTCATGATGCGAAAGAGCTGGTTGAACTTATGTATTCTGTAATTGAAGACTGTGAATTCATGCCAGTAGCAGATTTAAATGATAAGAAGATTGCTATTAAAGAAAGAGCAAAAGAAATTTTTGATGTAAAAATTTAAAGGACATTGATTATGGATAGTAAAAATTTTAAAGTTGGCGATAAAGTTTGGTTTTGGGATTTTGGAACAGATCAACCAGACTCAGGTATTGTTGTTAAAATTGATAAGTGCGTAAAACCGTTAACAAGCGATCTTTCTCCTTATGCTAAATTGCAAATTGATGATTCCATTTTTTATTGTGAAAGATATTTCGATCAGTTATTTTCAACTAAAGAAGAAGTTATGTCGTTTACAAGAAATAACCGTGATAAATATATAGAAGGATATAAATCTGAAATTAAAAATGTTAATGATCTTATTAAATTTATGTATAATCATCCAATTTGCAAAAATATTGGACAGTATACTGATATAGATGCTCGATTTGCAGCCAAAGAAAAAGCAAAAGAGTTATTAGGTATTGATATTAAATATTAGGATAAAAGCAAAATTTGATTGGAGTGATTTTATGGCGTTTACTGTAAATTTTCCTGTTGATACAGGAACATTTGTAATTACAGATTATAAAGATGTTGATTTAAGCAAACCAGAAACCTTACGTGGTAGAGTTGGTACTATTGCATGTTACCAAAGTATTACTAAGGAAAACGATGATAATTCGTTTATCGTTATGGTGTCAGGTTATAAAGATGCGTGGTGTCAAGAAACTTTGTTAGATTGGTTACATATTGCAACAAACGAAGAAGTTGAATTATATAAGAAAGTAATGGGTGTTAAATGAATAAGAAAATTTTAGCTGCGATTGCGGCTGGATTAATTTGTGTATTTGCAGTTGGATGTGGAACGACTTATCAAAAAGCATTAAATGAACCAACTAATAAGAATTATGGAAATGGATATTTTACAAGTATACTAGACTGGAGTAGCAGCGATGGCAGCGATGGATATTATCGTATTGTATATGCAAATGATACAAAAGTTAAATATTTTATAATTAGCGGTAATAAGCATTTTGGTATTACACCGCTTTATAACGCAGATGGAACGTTACAAGTTTATGATGGAGAATGATTAATGGAATTAAAGAGAAGAAAAATGCGTGAAGAAGTGCGCAAAGCATGGACCTGCGAAATTACGTGGTTTTTAGATCAAGTAGCTGGATTAGATGAACGGCTTCATTATATTGTAATAAACGACTTAATATTGTTTGATGACGAAGAACCTGCAACATATTATATTAGAGTTCCAGGTGGAACGGTAGGAAGCATCTTTTTGGATGATGACTATAACATTAAAGAGATTTTTATTGATCTGAATAATGTGGTAGAAAGTTATCCGGCGAACATTAATAAACAGATGAAGAAATTTATTGGTGAAAGGATGATTGAGTAAATGGAATTTAAACCAGGTAATATTGTAAAAATGATTGATACATATTGGCATGGATCGTTAAATGAATCAAGAAAAGATATTGGTAAGTTGTTTGTAATAGAATATTCTTACGGAGAAAAATATGGTAACGGAAAATGTTACGGAGGATATTCGATTCTCAGTATGGAAAATGGATCTAGTTCTTCATGGTGGGATGATAGTCAGTTAGAGTTTGTAGAAGATGGAAATATTGATCTTATAGATGAATTAAAAAGAAAGTATGAAGAGATTGCTAATCAAGCAAAAGACATTAAATGGATAAAAGAACATTTTTCAAAAAATTTACCTACAGATTCTATACTGACATTATTTCATAAAATTGGATATAATTCTGCATTTGAGCAAAATGGAGAGTTTTATTGTTTGACAATGGATTGGTTATCGTTTTATCCTGCATTTCTTTTATTATTTGGCAAAGAGTTTGACTTAATGATAAAACTTCTCGATGGAGGAAATAGGAAAGATAGAGATAAATATTTAAGAAATTTTACTGCCTTATATAATGAAATTCATGGCACAGACAAAAAGGTTGGTGAGTAAATGGAGCTGTTAAAATGTCCATTTTGTGGGGAGTGAAAAACTAAAAGTTGGTCACAAAACAAAATTTAAAGATCCGTGGAAGAAAATTGTAAGAATGAGTTTTTATGTAATGTGCAATTGCTGTCGCGCAAAAGGAAGTACAATTTCAAAAGAGATCCATTATGATGATCAAGCAGAAGAAATTAGTAAAGCAAAAGATTTGGCTATTGAGAAGTGGAATATGAGGGACGAGATATGAGATTAATAGATGCTGATGCAGAAATAGAAAGACTACAAAAATGGATAAAAATGACTGAAAAAGAAATAGTGCATTTTGATGACGAAAACGATGATTATAAAATAATAGGATATTTAATGGATCAAAGAAATATGTTTTTAGATGAGATTAGAAAACTTCAATCATATAGCACAGCTTATGATTTGGATATTTTGCTTGATGGTCTTAATGAGATTTTAAAAGATGAAATTTCGCAGCCGATTGCAGATTGTGTTTATGAGTGTGTGCAGCAAGGTTGTTGGTAATATAATAAAAACGATATTTTAAGGAGATCTTATGAAAGAAATTAGAAGTTTTTTATGTGATAAGAGACCGGATTTGTTTGACTATATTGCATCCAGGGATATTGCACAAAAAGACAATTGTGTTATATGTCTTCAATGGATTGTCCCATATTCTGGTACATATAGTGAAGTGATTTATGGTAATGAAAGTGATGAAGGCTTAGAAGCAATGGACAAGAAACACTATGTATATCCAGTGTAAGAAGGGAGAAAATAATATGCCAGTAAGCAGTGATAAATATTATAAACCTGAAGAAGCTCTACAGGATCTACAGGTACAGGAAACGATTTTAAATGTGGCAATAGACGTACAGGTGTTACTTAGAATTTTAGTTGATAAAGAAATTATCACTAGAGATGAAGTAGCAGAATATAGAGAAGAAGTTAGAAATTCACCCAAGTACAAAGTGGTAGCAGATGATATTCAAAGACAAAAAACTGGGTTTCAGGCTGCTAAAGATAATCCACAGGAATATCTGAAAGCAATACTTAAAGCTAAAATGGATGGAAAAATTAATTAAGAAAGGATAAGTTCGAGTCCCATGGGTTAAAATGCGCGCAGCTCTTACGATGGTAAGATAGGATGAGAACTTTATTATTATTTCGTGGCGCTCCTGGAGTTGGAAAGAGCACCTATATTGAAAAGAATGGTTTAAAACCATATACGTTATGTGCAGATGATATTAGGTTACTTTGCCAGAGTCCGGTATTATCTGTAAATGGTAATACAGAAATTACACAGAGCAATGATGGTACTGTTTGGAAAACATTATTTACTCTACTAGTGGTTAGAATGCAGCGTGGAGAATTCACAGTTATAGATGCAACTAATTCCAAGACTTCTGAAATGAATAAATATAAGAAATTATGTCAGGAATATAGATACAGAATTTTTCTTGTTGATTTTACAGATGTTCCAATTGAAGAATGCAAGAAAAGAAATAGTCTTCGTGCTGCAATGAAACAGGTACCTGAAGCTATTATTGATAAGATGTATAGTAGGTTTAAGACACAGAGAATTCCGTCCGGTATTACAGTAATTAAACCGGAAGAACTTGATAAAGTGTTTATGAAAAAGATTGATTTGTCCGAATATAAAGTGATTCATCACGTAGGAGATATACATGGTTGTAATACAGCTTTACAGAAATATTTGAACGCAATTAGCGGAATCAAGGACGATCACTTCTTTATATTTTGCGGAGACTATATTGATAGAGGAATTGAAAATGCGGAAGTGGTTCAGTTTCTCTTAAGCATTAAGGACAAACCAAACGTACTTTTGCTTGAGGGCAATCACGAAATTCATCTAAGGAAATATAGTGAAGATAAGAAGTCATTCTCAAAAGAATTTGAATTATTTACAAAACCTGCATTAGATAAAGCCGGTTTCAGTAAGAAAGATCTGCGGCAACTGTGTAGAAAATTTGCTCAGTGTGCCTATTATACATATCATGGAAATACATATCTTGTTACTCACGGTGGTCTGAGTACAATCCCACAAAATCTTACTTTTGTAGCAACTGATCAGATGATTCATGGAGTCGGTAGATATAACGATGTAGAGCAAGTTGCTGATACATTTTTCACCACTACCGATGATCATACTTATCAGATTTTTGGTCATAGAAATACTAAAGGATTTGATATTAATGTTAATCCAAGAGTATACGATCTTGAAGGGCAGGTTGAATTTGGCGGATATCTAAGATGTGTTGATATTGTTCCTGGTGGAAATACAACCTATAAGATCAAAAATGATGTATTCAGAGAGCCGGTAAGAGCAGCGAAAAAATTGAGTAGTAGTGTAGCTGATGTTCTTGTTGATTTACGTCATAACTCATACATTTCTGAAAAACAGTTTGGAAATATTTCTTCATTTAATTTCACACCTGCAGCTTTCTATGAAAAGAAATGGAATGAGCAGACTACAAAAGCAAGAGGATTATATATTGATACAGAAGAATGTAAAGTATTCTGTCGTGGATATGAGAAGTTTTTCAATGTCAATGAACGAGAAGAAACACAGATGGATGTATTGCAGCATACTTTGAAATTCCCAGTAGCTTGTTATGTAAAAGAAAATGGATTTCTTGGACTTGTTTCTTGGAATAAATATACGGACGATTTATTTATCACAAGTAAGTCTGATCCTGAAGGACCATTTGCAGAATATTTGAGAAGTATGATTTATGAGAAAATTCCAAAAGACAAGCTTGATGATATGAAAATTTATCTTAAAGAGCATGATGTGACTTTTGTGTTTGAATGCTGCGATATGAAAAACGATCCTCATATTATTGAATATCCAGAAAGTAAATTAGTGCTACTTGACATTATTTATAATACTTTGGATTTTGAGAAATATGATTATGAAGACATGGCTCATGTAGGTCGTGAGCTTGGATTAACTATTAAGAAACAAGCTTATGAGTTATCTACATGGCAGGAATTTTATGATTGGTATTTTGAAGTTTTAGAAGAAGATTATGAATACAGAGGTGATAAGATCGAAGGATTTGTAATCGAAGATGCTAATGGATATATGGTTAAGCTTAAACTTACATATTATAACTTCTGGAAATTTATGCGTGGTATTGCTCATGAGACTTTGAAGAAAGGTCATACAAGCAGGACATCATTGTTGACTACACCTGTAGCGAATGAGTTTTATGCATGGTGTAAAAAACAGTTCGAAAATGGCAAAGCTGATGAGTTACCAAGAGATATTGTTACTTTGAGAAAAATGTTTTATAAGGAGAAAGAGAATAATGTGGATTAGTAAGAAGAAATATGAAGAATTAATAAAAAGAATTAATACTATTGAGGAAAAAACTTCTAAGTTTACTCCTTATGTTCCAGAATGGTTCGACCACTGTCGTGATGATATAAATGATATTCAACGAGTTATGAAAAATAGTAAACTTGGAGAAATCACATTCAAATCAATCTTCGATAAAACATTGTTTATACCGTATGAAGAACACGATAAATCTAAAAGCTATACACTAATTTATAAAGATTTTAAGGAATATAAAATTACTGGGTTATATTTATTTGTACCTAAATTCGAAATTGATGAAAAAGATAATAATCTTATCCATGTAAAGGATAATATTAAGCAACTAGATGGAACAATAAAAGTAGAAGAGTATATTGTAGACCTACAAAATCAGACTTTTATCAGAACAAAATAATAGATAAATGAAGAAGTAAATTGTGTGGTATGATGCCGCAGCTGGCGAAATCACCTATATTATAGTAGTTTGGCGATAATACCAAATACTATACCTATAAAACTGAAGACTAAGCTCCAGCTGTTAAATAATTCCTTTAACATAGGCGACTCCTTTCAAACATAGCAAATTGACAAGTTACTAGCTAATATTTTACGCAGGAGCTGATCCGCCCTTAACACCTGGCGGTTTCAATAGGTGATTTTAGATTCTGCCAGTCCCTTGGGTATGTATTAGATACCCAAACACCTTAACAGGTATTGTGCCACACATTTACCATATATTTCAAGAAATTATTAGTCCAATAGAAACACTGTTTTACTGAGGAATATTATGACTGAACTAGAAAAACTGAAAAAAGAATTAAATTGGTATAAAGAAAATTATAATACAGTGTGCAAGATAGTATATAGAATTTCAGATAGTTTTATACCAGGATATTATACTGTTTCATCTTGTAATGGAACTCAATGTTGTCAAATTTTAGCAGATGAAATTATTAAGTTTGCATCAAAAAGAACTTTGCCAAAAAAATAAAAGGACTAAAGATTTTATGAGTGAATTAGAAGAAGATAATACAGAAGAATACGATGTAGACGAAGACTATGATTATGATTTTGAAGAATATCAAGATGCTTTAGACTATTGTGAAGAGTGTCGTATTTATGGCGATAATTATTATACTGACGAAGATGAAGATCTTATATTAAGATGTCCTAAATGCAACATGAATCCTGACAGATTGGATGATGATTATATTGACTAATAAGTATTTTCAATATCTTCGTCCAGGAGATAATTTATTGTATTGTCCTATTAAAAGTGAAGAGGTGGAAAATATGATTGATTTAAAAGAGAAGAATGTATTGTGTACAACAAAAGATGAGGCTGCTGCTATTTTAAAAGAGGCAGAAAAACAAGGATTTAGATGGTACGATGGGAATTTAGCGACTGCATACAATCCATTAATTGAACATGATGGACCTATTGTATTAACTTTTAAATATAATTGCATTAATTGGATTGGCGCAAGTGCTACAGATACTGCTAGAGATTTATTAGATACGGATCGAGAAATGACTGCCCATGAATTTCTTAACAAATTTTTAGATATGGCATATCATTGTTCTAACTGTGAAGAATGTAAAACTATTAAAGTGGATGGATGTGATTACAGATGGTGTGATAGTGATTTATGGACCAAAGATAATATTGATCAGGTTTATGAAATTGTAAAAACAGGGAATAAATTAAAAGAAAAACCTGAGCAAAAAGCTATAAACAATATAACCAATTACTTAGATGGTAAAGAGCAATTGAATATTAATGCACTGAAATTAGCAATTAAAGTATTAGAGGAAAAAGTAAATGAAAAACAGAACTAAATTAAATTTTATACTTGCAACTGTCACTTATGTATGTACAGTGTTAGCCTATGTAATTGAAAAAAGAAGAACTCGTGAGTTCGAAGAGTGGGATTACGAAGATGAAGAATAAAGATGCTGCAGTTATATTGTTATCATTTTTATTTATGATATTGTTTACATTCCTACCTATATTTGTAAAAGACCCTGGGCTTCAATGGGATTTTGGACTTCTGACAGGTTTGAGTTTTAGTATATTTGTTAAATACGGAGATAAGATAGATGAATAAACGACAGAAGAAAAAAGTTGAGGACAAATTATTAATTAGGCTTAGAAAATTACATCCTGGTAAAGGTGATTTTATTTTTGTTGAGTTTGATCCTGATAAAATCGATATCGATATAGTATTAAAATATTTTGATGCAATATCGAACGCATTTAATAATATTGCAAACTTTGCTATGGTACCTGATGGAATTACTATAAAGAACATGAACAGAGATCGTATATTAAAATATATTGAAAAATTAAAGGAGTTAATTGAAAATGAGTGATAAAACGGTAGTAAAAGAAAAAAGTTGGAAAGAGTTCCAGGAAAGTGGAATGTTATGGATGGCAAATACAATTTTACAGGTGTTTGGTTGGTCTATTGTTGTTGACCAGGATAAAGATGGAAATATTATTAGCGTGTGTCCTGCTAGAGTAAAATATAGAGGATTTACACACGAAACCAATATCAAGGGGTATATTAAGACTACCAATTACATGAAAGAGAATGCAGAAGAGATTCTGAAAGAGGCAATGCAGTAATACATAAAATATGTTTTTTATTGGAGAGAATAAATGAAAATTTTAACTAAAAAAGAACTGCTTGAAGCTCCAGCCGGTACTGTTTATGTGGGATATACACCTGAAATAACAGATGGAGAAATTAAGATTAAAGTTGAAAATAATTGTAATTTAGATTTGATTCCAGGTTTTGATTGGGTTAATAAAACCAATAAAGAAACTAATTGGTCAACTGATGATCTAAATATTCAAGCAGATTATGATGAAGGTAATTTATTCGCAGCGTTCAGCAAAGCCGAAGTTATGAAAATGATTAATTGTCTATCATGGGCATTAGCAGATTGTAAATCAGATTTCAATATGGATGAAGTATATTATCCAAGCGGAGTTATTGGATATGATCCAGATTGGACTCCAGATGAGGAATGATAATGAAAGAATATTATAAAGATGAATTCAAGAAATTAATGCAGGAGTATCCTGAAGGTGGAATTGTATTTACAGCAGTTGATGAAAGAAATCTTATGGTCACAGATGGTCCGTTTGGTGCAACAGAAGTAATTCCATACGAAGGAAAAGTATTCGATTTTGATTGGAATATTAATGAATACAGAGATGATGATTGGTTCACTGTGTATGATAATAATGATGTACTTCAGATGATTCAAACATTGACTAAAGGATTAAAAATTCCGTTAAAAGATGAAGGTTTTACATTTCTAAGCTGACAAATTCTTGTCAGAAAATCCACGTTTTATTTGAAAATCGAATAGAGAAAAGAGATAAGTACAATGAAAATTAAAAACATTAAAGATGTAGAAACATTTCTTAAAGTAGTAGATGAATGTAAGGGTAATGTTACTTTAACATCCGTTTACGGAGATAAGTTTAATCTCAAATCTAAATTGACACAGTACGTAGCAGTTTCCGCTCTGATCGGCAATCACGGCGAAGACCTGGAGCTGTGGTGTACCGACAAAGAAGATGAAATGAAATTTTTACAAATGCTCAAAGAAAATCCTGAAATGGTATAAGAGTATTTTAGAAATATATAAAAAATAAGGAGTAGTGAGATTTGCTGCAGCGATAAAATCATGGTTTGCTCCGTATGAAAATGTTAGAAATAAATAAAATTTATAATGAAGATTGCCTTATTGGATTAAAAAAACTTGACTCAGACATAGTTGATCTTACAGTAACAAGCCCACCATATGATGATTTGAGAAAATATAATGGATATTCATTTGATTTTGATGCAATTTCTTATGAGTTATTCCGTGTAACTAAACCAGGTGGTGTTTTGGTTTGGGTTGTTGGAGATAAGACTAAGAATGGATCTGAAACAGGGACCTCGTTTAAACAGGCGTTACAGTTTATGAAAGTTGGATTTAAGTTGCATGATACTATGATTTTTGAAAAAGCCAATCCAATTCCGCAAAATCATAATCGTTACGAGCAATGTTTTGAGTATATGTTTGTATTTAGTAAGGGTAAGCCAAGTACATTTAATCCAATAAAGGTTCCAACTAAAAATGCCGGAAAAGTGTTTAATTGGGGAGATAGAAAAACTGTTATGGATGATAATCAATGTCGTAGGGACAGGACGACAGATTTATACACAGTAAAGTCAGAAAAGATACATAATAATATATTTACGTATAGTATTGGTGGTGGAAAATCAGGGCATCCTGCTGTATTTCCAGAACAATTGGCGAAAGATCATATTTTATCATGGTCAAATTCTGGTGATTTAATTCTTGATCCGTTTATTGGAAGCGGAACTACTGCAAAAGCTGCCATTGAGCTTGATAGAAATTATATTGGATTCGAGATTAGTAAAGAATATTGTGATATTGCAGAAGAAAGATTAAGAGGGTGATTATAATAATGAATCAAATATCAGATATTAATACATATACGTCCAGAATGTCGAAATCATGTTATGATAAACTATTCTTTATGAATAAAATTTCAGATGTAAAAAATATTGTAGACTTTGGCTGCGCAGATGGAATATTGATCAGAGAAATGAATAAAGTTATGCCAGACGTAAAGTATATTGGGTATGATAATAATCCTGAGATGATTAGAATTGCGCAGACTAAATCTGCCGGTATTTCAAATATTAGTTTTACTGATACATTTCCAAGTAATGTCTATGGTAAAAGTTCTTTGCTTAATTTATCAAGCGTAATTCACGAAATATATTCCTATTGTAACGAAGATGAAATTTATGAATTCTGGAATAATGTATTCTTATCTGAATTTAAGTATATCTCGATTCGTGATTTATGTGTTTCAAAGAATGTTAATAGACGTACTGATATGGCAGATTATTTAAAATTGATTGAGAAAGCGGATAATAAACAGATAAAAGAGTTTCAATTAATATGTGGACTTCTTATGGATAATAGGAATTTTTTACATTTTCTTATGAAGTATAAGTATGTGGAAAATTGGGATAGAGAAGTAAAAGAGAATTATTTTCCAATTACTTTAGAAGAATTATTAAAGAAGATTCCTAGTGATTATGAAATTGTATATATTAACACATACTGCCTTCCATACACAAAATCTATGATAGAGAAAGATTTCGGAATCAGTATCAAGGATAACACACATGTAAAACTATTGTTGAGAAAGAGAATAAATTATGAAAAATAAATGTTTTGAAAGAAGAATAAGGAAGCTCGACAGAAACAGTAAAGAAGATAGTATTTGTTTTAATTGTTCAAATCGAAAAATTGTTAATGGAATTCTGGTTGATGAGTGTGGAATTAAATATGGAATAAGAGATTATTTTGCATATGGCTCAAAACAAGAAATTGTTGATTATTTAAAAGAATATAATTATAAGACACTAAATGATGTTTTAGAAGATCTTAATTAATATTAATAAATAAAGGAGTAGTGAATATGGTTATTAAATCAATGGATCATTTCCAGAATGTATGTAAAAACAAATTTGTAGAATGGTATAACAAAAGCAGCTATGCCAATAAAGGACCAAATGACATTCAGAAGATTGATACCGATGATGTATTTGTTGTTTGGGTGTGTAAGACTCTGCAGAACTATAAATGTATTATAGGTACTCGTGCTACAGCAGTTTTAGCAGAATATACGTACAATGGTAATGATGGAGTCTTATACGAAGGTATTTATAAGAAGATTGTGAATGCAAGTCATTTAGTAGAGTAACGATAGAATCTGGATTTTATCTTGATTAAAAGATCTGGAAAATTAGAAGTAAGTAATATCAAACAATAAAGGATGGAAAATAAAATGCAGATTACAGCGAAAAGCTATTTTAGTGGTGCAGGTGGAATGGATCTTGGAATTGAAGAAGCAGGGATCAATATTCTTGAATCATACGAAATTGATAAGAAATGTTGTGATACGTTAAGAAAAAATTTTAAGCACAAGGTCAACGAAGCTGATATTACTAAAATTACAGTTCTTGATCAGCAAGATGCAGATGTGTATATTGGAACTTTTCCATGTACAAAATATTCAACTGCTGCAGATATTAATGGTGTAAGAACCGGTGATGATTTATTTCTTCATTTCTTTAGACATATTGCATTGGCACAACCAGAAATGTATGTAATTGAGAATGTTCCTGGAATGATTAAATTTAAAGTGGTTATGGAGGCACTGACTAAGTTACCAAATTATTATGTAAGAATCGAATGTCCTGTAAACGCAAATATGTGGCTACCACAAGAACGTAAGAGATTAATTCTTATTGGTAGCAAAAAGCCATTTATCAATCTGGATTATCCGGACGAAACCCCTTTACGCCTAAAAGATATTATTCAAAAAGACAGTGAAGTAAATATTCCACAGTATGTATTAAATCGTATCAATGGTAATTATAGAGATAAACCAATTGTTTCTGATCCTGAATGTGATGATCTTGCACCAACATGTGTAGCACACTATTCAAAAGATAGAGGAACTAGATTAATTAAAGATGGTAATAGAATCCGACCATATACAGTCAGAGAGTATGCAAGACTACAGGGTTTTCCAGATTGGTTTGAATTTTGTGGAAGTGATAGTGATGCTTATAGACAGATTGGTAATGCTGTTGCCGTTCCAATGGGACGCTGGGTTGGAAGTCAGATTGTAAAATATTTTAATGGAGCGAGGTAGAAAAATGGATTTAGTTTTTATTAGTGTATATGCAGAGGCGTATTACAGCACAGCGGAATATTACGATAGTTTCTGGATAAAGAGATCTTCATATGAAAAGATTAAAGATGATATTTCGGATGAGATATATTGTGGCGAATTAGGTGGTAAACATAGTGAAACAATGGGAAGTGTTACGGTATATAAAGATACGTGCACAGAAGAAGAGTACGCTACAGAGGCGCATGAAGCAGTGCAAGATGGTTATCGCTTAGAATCGTATTTAGAAGATTTATATAGTAATGTGAACATTGATTTTAAACAGGAACAACAGGAAATTAATAAATTCTTTGAAAATATTGATGCTGACGAAAAAGTGATTTTAAGAGTGCCAAGAAGTAAGGTTAATGATTTAGTAGAATATGCTGATAATTTGAAAAAAATGCGAGGTAAATAAAATGGAAATTATACAGATAAATAATTACCATCTTTATAAAGAAGGTGGAGAAAAAGAGTATGGATGTATATGTAAAAATTGTGGAACCAAATTTATTTTTCAGGAACACGAAGGATGTGTACCAAGATGTATAGATCCAAAACCAGAGCAATGTACTATTCATTGCCCAAATTGTAAACAAATTATCAGATATAGTGAGTGTACTGAACTTAAGAGTGAAAAAGATAATTTTGCATTTCATAGAGTGTGGTGATTAGTATGAAAGAAATTTTAGGTAATAATTTGGAAAAATTTTTTAGAAGAATAGAATATCCATGTGATGGCGGAATGTTTGAAAGAACTTATAATGGTACTGATTATGAAGTTTGGGCAATGACCGATAATATATTTGATATTATTTGTGATTATTCTGAAGATGAATTTGTAAAGTTAGCTGGTAAAGACGCATGGTGGCGGTCAAGCACTGGAAGTGTTTTGGGTAAACCAACTGCTAGAGCAATTGTAAATGGAAAACGTTTAATTTGTTGGGACGATGATTATTATTTACCTGATGAATATGAGGAAGAGCCATACAAGGAATATAAATCGCTTACGGAATACTTATGCGATGGAATTGGTGCTTCGTTACCAAAAAATGTTGTTGCATGTGCTATGGATCTTGCGAAATATAATAATATGTCACTTGGAGAATTGTTTACTGAGTATGAAGGATAAAATTTATGAGCTGGTTAAAATGTAAGATAAAAGAAACATTTTATGGGAGAAAATTGGAATGAAAATAGAAGAATGTAAGAAAGTGATTTATAAATCGAAAAGTTTTTTTGGATCATTGTATATTTTAGAAGATAAAGATATTTTGTTAAATTCAATTAACATATTGATGAAAGATTCTAGCCAAAAAGTGTATAATTTTTATATAACTAAAACATCTAAAGATCAATATAAAATTTTTATTCCTGATTATAGGATTATTTGTAATGATTTTCTTATCAATTATGGTGTTTTGAGAGATATTAAAAAAATCACTTTAGAAAAAGATGAATATCCAGATATAACTAAAAAAGAAGATGGAAGCTTAGAAATTGTTTTTCAAAAAAATGTAGGTGAATAGAAATTGATAATTAAAAAGGATGTGTCAAAAACATACGAAAGATTATTTGTGCAATCATCAATATTTCTTGATAACCATATTGGTATTTTCAAAAGACCATATATAACATTGTGTGCATATAAAGATGCCATTTCAGAAGAATGGTATGGTCCATACGAAATCTATATAAATATTTATGATTATGATGACTTTGGCTTTGGCTATGGATATGTTTATAGAATGCAAAATGAAGAAGAATTTTTTAATGTATTGCATGAACTTGTAAATTTGATGAAAGATCATGAACAGGGAATTATATATTGGGATGATGTTATTAGTGATAATTTATTTCCAGAATTTAAAAGTGCTGAAAGGGTAGTGTGGTAGATATGAATTTTGGAGTAACAGGTGTTAATCAAAAAGAAGAGTTACTTAAACAATTAAAGACTATTTCAGAAGCACTTGATAAGCAAACTGAGAAGAAAGTATCAAAGATGCGTCCTGTTATAGATTTTAATGGAAATGAAATATATAAACGTGGAGAATGTCCTGTATGTGGTTTTGAATTTAGTTGCTCCAATAATATGAAATACTGCTTTTATTGTGGACAGAAACTTGATTGGGGTGAGGATACAAAATGTTAATTCCAACGGTACCGGTTAAAGAATTTAAAAAATTTGGTTTCAAAAAATGTGTAGGAGAGTATGGAAAATCAGAATGTTATTACCTTTGTGTCGCCAGAGGAACCAAAATGCTTTTCGTGAGTAATAAATATTTTGATGTAAATGCTTGGAGAGACGATGATCCGAGGATTCATAAAAAACCAAATTGCAGATACAGAGATAAAAGAACATATCTGGATATTATTTATGAATTGATTAAAGCTGGAATGTTAAAGAGTAAGTTTGATAAGGAGAGCACAAAATGTTAATTAGAAGTCAAGATAAAGCATTTTTATTAAATTTTAATAATTTAACTGCAATTTACGTGGAAAAAATTAATAAAGATTTTGCTATTGTATATAACGATTTTGAAGACGCGTATACACTTGGAAAATATTCTACAGAAGCAAAAGCCATAAAAGCGCTTGATATGATACAGAAAAGATATGTCGATTATAAAACAACACATACTGTTACAAACTGTCTTGCAACAATGTCACTTTTCATTAATGAATCAAACGATATAGATAAAATATATACGAAAGCACAAAATGTTTTAAAAGAAACTGTAGTATTCCAGATGCCAAATGATAATGAGGTAAAGGTATGAGACTGATAGATGCAGACTTATTAATCGAAGAAATGTCAAAATGGTACTGGGATAAAGAAAGGCAGAAAGCTACGGAAGAAGATATAAGTCCAATGGACTTGTTTACACATCTTGCAATTACAACTGTTCAGAAACAGCCTACAGCCTATGATGTTAATAGAATTGTTGAGCAGCTAGAAGAAACAAAGGGTATATATTCCGAACTGTCACTTATATTTAGAGATAATACTGAGATAAAAAAATACATAGGTATGGAACAGGCAATTGCATTAGCACTTGAAATCGTGAAAGGCGGTGGAGTTGAATGAGAGAAATTCTTTTCAAGGCAAAGCGGAAAGATGACGGCAAATGGATTGAGGGATATTATCAGAAAAGATATGACCTTTTAGGCAATGAAGAACATTTAATCTTCCATGCTGATAGTTATAAAGTGTGGGAATATGCGGAAATTGTTCCAGAAACCCTCTGCCAGTTCACAGGTCTGACTGGCAAAAACGGAAACAAGATTTGGGAAAATGATATTATCAAATATCATTTCGGAGAAATCTATGCTCCAATCAAATATGGATATTATCAAAATTGTTTTGATTCTCAGAAAACAGAACATGTCGGATTCTATGTAGATTGGATGGGCAGCAAATGCCTTAGAAAAGATTTAGGATATTGGATTGACATGGTATACGCTATGCCAGTTGGGAACATTTTTGATAATCCAGAATTTTTTGAACCTTAAAAATGCGATTGCAGAGTATGAAAAAGAAAATTTTGTGGAAGTAGACGAATCATGGAAAGCTCATTTTATGAGAAGATTTCAAGAGGTGAAGTAGATGGAGAGATTAACACTTGATGAAGCTATTAAACACGCAAAAGAAGTAGCAGATATGAATTATAATGACGCAGAAAAATTTGACTCAAATGATTCTGTAGAAAATTATATGAAGGCTAATTGTATAAAATGTGCAGAAGAACATGAGCAACTTGCGGAGTGGCTTGAAGAATTAAAATCTTACAAAGACTTGGAAGAACAGGGCTTGCTTGTGAGATTGCCGTGTAAGGTTGGAGATACAATGTATGATATTGTAGGAAAACCTCTTAGAATTGTAGAACACAAAGTGGATGCTTTTCATATTGATAAAAAAGGCTTTCATTTACAAATTATTAACGGAGTTTTAGAAAAGAAGCAAGAAGCAAAGGTTTATTTTTCTCGTGAAGAAGCTGAGAAGAAATTGGAGAAGATGAAGAATGAAATTTAAAGAATTTGTAAACTGGTGCAATGAAAGAGCATGTGACGGATGCTGGGGAACACTGACAGCTATGGCGTGTATTGATTCAATAGGTGAAGTTAAAAAAGTTCCGTTTTGGAAAAGAGAGAAATTTTGGAAAGAAAATTATGAGCAGCAGGTATTGGAAGAGATTATTAATCCGATAGAGAAGAAGTTAGAGGAGATGAAGAAAAATGTTAAGAATAACGCTAGATGAAGCAATTGCTTACGAAGAAGAAATAGTGGAAAGAGCACGTAGCGCTATGAATTTTGAGTCAGTTGATTCTATTGATAATGATATAAAATCAAATTGTAAAATAATAGAGATACAACATTGGCAACTCATTAAATGGCTGAAAGAACTAAAGTTATATAGAGAGGCAGAAGAAAAAGGGTTAATTAAGCTAACTTCAAATATTGATAATTTTATATACTGTCCGTATTGTGGAAGAAAATTAGAAAGAAATGAGAAAAATAATGAATAATAATACAGTAAGTAAGGTAGCAGCATGGGTTGGCACTGCAATAGCAGTATCTGTAGCGTTATATTTTACAAAAAATCCAATTTGTTTATGGGCATTTGCATTTCCAATGATTGCTATGGGAGTATAGAATAAACTTTTTATTTGGAGATAAAGTATGGAAGAATTGAAGAATGAAAAAAAACGTTTTGTTGATAAAATTTATATAATAACTGATGAAATGGATTCGTATAGTGGAAACACTGATGTCATTGGATGGTACGACTCTAATGGAAGAAAATATTACAATCCTGATGAAATTAAGGAACTATACGAAAATGGAGAGACAGAAAATGTATTTATAGATTCTAGTGGCAAACTAAATATGAGACAAACTTGGTTGGTTTTTAGAGTTGCTTTTACAGTTCAATGCGGCATTCCGTTTGGAAATTATGATAAATATCCTAATCTATTAGAATACGCTAAGAAAGTTGGAATTGTTGCTAATAATCCAAGACCAATTAAAATGCTTGCAGGTATTAAAACTGTAAATGAGTATTATGGGGAATATGGTGAAGGTCCAACAGGCACATATAAAATTACATACAAAATAAATGATGATGTTGTTTCTTCATTCAACCAGGAATATCTGACTAAGATTGCAAATGGATTTATTAATAGAATCACTCAAGATAATAGCTTAATTTCTATATGCAATAAATGCGAATATTATGAGTGGACTCATACAATATATATCTATGGGGTGTCTGAAAAAGACATGGAAAAATCAGAACTAATTAGAGAGTTCAAAGTTTTTGATATGGAATTGTTGATGTTAAAATCAAATAATTTTACAACTATTATGAATGCTTGTAAAATGGCTTGTCGTGATCAAGGGCAGTATCATTGGATAAAAGAAAAAGGTACTGAGAATGACGAGAAGAAATCTAATTATTATTGGTATGATAAAACTGGAAAGAAAGAAGAAAAATGAAGAATAAGGATAGAATCAAATATACATCAGATCATAGAAAAGCTTTTAGAAAAATTGAGAAACAGTTATTGGGATATAATACTTTTAGAAGCTTATTTCATGATTTAGATAAAATGTTCTTATATATGTTTTTTGATTACAAGAAAGTACGCTATTGGCACAGGCTCCATATGCCTCATCATAATGTTAAAGCAAAAACACATTCTGATTTTATACAAATGGTAATTGACTGGGAGTGTGCAAGATATACAAAACCAGACAAGCCATTAAATGCTAGAGAGACGTTAGCAAAATTTTATCCAGAATTAACAGATAAGGTATTGCCGGTAATTGAAGAACTTGGATTGTAAAGGAGAATATATGAGTACAAATTTAATTATCAAAGATCGAGGTACCGGAAAGAGTGCACAGTTACTTTATACAAGCGCAACAACTCAATATCCTATATTAACCAAAACAAAAGATAGGGCTGTTAATTTGCTAAAAATGGCTGAAGACTTAGACTTGTGTATTCCGGTACCGTTAACTGAGAATGACATTGAATCAATAAGATTTAAATTACCTGAAAATATCCTTGTAGACGAGGTATATGATCTAATCGGTACTGCCCTTAATTATTACCTTGGAACACATGTTGTGGCAGTAACACTAACAGATAAACTTAAGGAGAGATACGGTAAAAAATGATTATAGCAGCTGCAGTAAAGTTTTATATTGAGAAAACTGATCAAGAGGTTATTTTATGTGGATTGAGACACGATGCTCCATTTAGACAATTGGCAGCACTTGGTTTTGAACCAAAAATAGGATACAAAGAACTTGAACAAGGATTTATAACAACTGATGGAGAATTTCTGAATAGAGAACAGGCTTATTATCATGCTGTGAGTTGTAGGCAGATCAAACCTGATGATGGACCTGCTTGGCTTATTTCGGAAATGTTGTGGTAATTGTATGGACAAAAAAGTATGGCATTTAATGTCTATGTACAATGGATATGTAGATAAGTGGAGAGAGTCAGATCCTCCTAAAAGCTATAGGATAAGTTTTATAGCATTAGTTTCCATTGGTAGCAATCGTACTGAATATATTTTATATGAAGATATAAGTTATTTAGGAAAAAATTTGAATGGTTATTATATACTCCAGGATGTATTTGGAAATGAAAAAGTAGATACTGATATTATTCGGATTGTTTGTTGGGGTTATAGAATTTAGTTTTTACAGAGAAAATTTATGAATAAAAGAAAATTTACTATTAGGCAAAAAGTTCAAAAATGGTATCAAGAGTGCTTTGATAATTATAACGAAGAAGAGTTTTCTATTTTTTTTCAGCAAGGTTATGAAAAAATGTGATGAAGGATATTCGTTGAATAATGTATTCTGTTATTATCAAATTAATAAATACTATGAAGAACTTAGTAAGGAGATTTTGAATGAAGAAACAAAAGATTGATTTTATCTTGGAAGAAGATGATTATCCAGGCGAAGAAACAAGATTACTCTTCAGATTTTATCCGAGGAAATCACGCTGTTATGGTAAATATTCAAAACCACCAAAGTCTTGGGATGAAGTTTATGAAGTGGATTATGTATGGTCTATCTTTAGTCAGTATAAAGATGAAGATGAGGGACCAAATTGGATGATGAACGCAATGTATTTTGAATGTCTTGGAGATGAAAATTCAATCATTGGACTAATTGCAGAATTTTGTAATATTTTGGCTGATGGAAAAGAAGACTATATATGGGAAGATGCTGATGGAAAAACACATATAACTCCAATATTAGATCATGAGCATATTACTTTTGGAGATGGAGTAAATTGGGTTATTCATAAATATAGAAAAACAGATTATTATGAATTTTCTTTATGAGACTTTGATAATACAGGGTACAGATTTACTTTATCGACAGATAGATTAAAAAGTTTCGGAAAATATTTAAGGAAATGTTGTGATTATATGTTACGACACGCATTAACAAACGAAGAATAGAAAATTTAATGGAGTAATTATTATGTTACATTATAAAGTTGATAAATATACTATTGGCGGTACGCTTCAATATTATACTCATAAAATTTTTGAAGAGACAGGATTGCAATATAGAGAAGATGAAATTAAAGATGGAGATGTTTTTGCATTTGCTTACTTAGAAGATGAAAGGGCGACCAATTTTTTCTGTAAACCAGTAAAAGGTAGAATAGATGGTTATATGTTTTTTGAGTATAAAAAGAATGGTGAATTAAAGAAAAATGGTGTAGGTATTGGAGCCAGAATATATGCAGATACATATGAGGAAGCAGTAGAAGGCTTTAATATCCTTATTCAGAATAGAATTAAACGATTAAAAGAAGAGATTAATAGAGTAGAGAATTTTTTAATCGAATAGAAATTTAGTTTGATTGGAGAAATTTATGTTCAGTACAATTATAGCTATTATTGGTATTATGGTTTTTACCATTTTAATAATTTTTCTTATATGTTTAATGTTGCAAGAAAAAATTGAAAAAAGTATATATAAAATTCCTTTTATTACTAAAAAAGTAGAATGTTACAAAATTAATAAACGTATAAAGGATGTATTTAATAGTGCTGTTTATGACCAAAATAGAAGAATATCTATGGCAATGATGGAAGGTAAAAAACATACAACATTTATATTTGCAAACGATGAATATTATTTTAATCCATGGAATACGTATAAGAAGCAATATAGACAAATTTTGCTTGACATGGGAATGAAATATTACAAAAGATACAAAATAGATGGAGATAAAATCTCCTGGGATTAATTCTTATAGCTGCGATTCCGCAGTTAATTTCCAGAATAAATAAAATTTGAATAGAGAAGAAGGTATTGTAGATGAAATATTTCATTATTTTAATCAGTATGATTTTTTGTCATATAGTGGATGACTATTATCTTCAAGGATGGTTAGCGTCTGCGAAACAAAAATCGTGGTGGGAGAAAAATGCTCCAGATGATTTATATAAGCATGATTATATGATGGCGTTATTTATGCATAGTTTTAGTTGGACATTTATGATGATGCTTGCGCCAACCTTGTATGTAATTATATTTGGTGGACATTATTATCCGTTAGTGTTTGTGCTTAATATAATAATTCACATGATCACTGATAATATGAAAGCCAATAAGAAAGAGATTAATTTGATTCAGGATCAGTTAATTCATTTAGCACAAATTTCTGCAACATTTTTGGTTTTATTTTGGAAGTAGGTAATGAATGGATAGAGCAGAAAGACGTAAGGAAACTTTTCGAGTAATTAGGCAGAGAAAAAGGAAGTTAAAAGCATACCAACATAATTCAGATGATTCTTTATGTGATGGGAAATTAAAAAACAATAATGAGATGAATGCATTTCGTTATACAAAGAAAAAAACCAATTGGAAAAAGCGACATGCAAATTGGAGAACAAATTTTGGATATGGTGTTGGTATGGATTGGAAAAAGCATGATAAACAACAATTAGATGACATGGATCATCAAGAGGAGGAATGGAAAAATGAGCAATAAAAGAAATAGTAGCAGTTCAAGTGGAATTGGAATTCTAGGTGTTTTACAAATTGTGTTTCTGGTACTTAAGCTTACCGGATTAATCACATGGTCATGGGCAGTTGTTTTAATTCCACTGTGGATTAGTTTAGGAATTCTTGTAATTTTCTTGATATGTGTATTTGTAGTAGCATTGCATTATAAATGGAAAAAATAGAAGCTTGGTTTTATGAGTATTAATACTCTTAAAATAAAAGATGGACTGTATAACAACTACAGCCCATCAAAAAGAAGGAACATATGTTTAATTAAGATAGCATTATTTTGGGATATTAATATTGATATCTTTAGACATCATTTTTGCTATTGATTCTACTTGTTCGTCAGATAAGTTGGATTCAGTGACTTTTCGTACTAAATAGCACTTTCCGACTATAGAAGTAATATGACAGATAGCATAAATGATAGTAATTCCAAAGCTACCAGATAATAAGATCTTTATCATAAGGTCTATCCTTTCATAATCATATGTTAAACGTGCTTTAAGCACTTCCACAGGTTCTACACCAGGATATAGTGACGTGCAACGCTCCTGGTGTGGTATCCATGGAACTACTAATATCTTAATTGATAACTGTAATACAATTCTCTTGAAAAATCAATAAAGGAGTATACAAATGACGGTAAAAACTGTAAAAGAATTAATTGATGTTCTGAAAAATTATCCTCAGAACATGCGTGTTGCATCTGCGTGTCTTCCATTTGATGATTTAGAAGTTAATTTGCGTCATTATGAGAGCGATAATTATAAAGTAGAAGAATTTGATTTTATAGCAATTGATTAGTTTTAAAAAGGAGAATATATATGACAAAAGCAGAATTAATTTTCTATGAAATGACAGATAGAGAAATTTTCAGTAGAGCTAAAACAGTTTATGAGAAGTTAGGAATGAGTGAAAAAGGACTTCTCTCAGTTATGCGTCCAACGATGGGTGCTGTAACAATTCTTTCAGTGGATCTCACAAATAAGATCAGAGATGCTGTAAGTATGCAGTATGACGATTTTCTTGCAGATGACTATATTGAAAGAGCAAAGAAAATTCAGAATGAAATGAAAGAAAAGAGAGAAGAAAGTATTAAGGAGCAGAAAGTAAGTAATTCATATATTGATAAATTCAATAAAGAGGTACAGAACTCAGACAATGATTTTGAGAGAGAATGTACTAAAGAAATTATCAGACTTATAAAATTACTTCCTGATAAATCTGCCAAGAAACTCATTAAAAAATATTTTGAATAAAAAATAAGGAGAAAAAAATTATGAAGATGTATGATCCGGAAATCTGGAAAAATGAGAACAATGGATATGAGGAACTTATTGAAAACATTAAGAAAACTTTTGCATCAAAATTAAAAGACAATGTAAAAACACCATTGTCCAGAACAAGCGTATCTGACTTATTTGATACATTTCTTTACTATCTTCCAGATGCTTGCAAACAGGAATATACATGTAGAGCTTGTAAACACTTTGTAGATCGATTTGGTGGACTTGTATTTATTAAAGAAGATGGAACAACTGAGTCTGCTATTTGGAATGTTGAAAATATTCCTGGAATGTTTATTGAGCCAATTACACAGATGAAAGAGATTGTTGAATCTGCACAGGTCCAGGATGTATTTGTATCAGATTATGCGGATCTTGGAACATATGATACCAATGGATTTCATCATTTTTCTGTAAAACTTCCAAGAGTAATGATCAATACATCAAGAGTAAAAAATGCATCACAGGTATCTGCTGAGAAAGCTGAAGATTATGGAATGCTGAAAAGAGCACTTGAGAAGTATTCCATGTCACAGATTGATCAGGCACTTAATTTATTAGAATCCGGAAGTTTATATAGAGGTAGCAGCTATGTAGCAATGTGTAAATGGTTTAAGGAAACAAAAGAGAAGATTGCTTCTATCAATGATCAGCCACAGCACACCAATATGATTTGGAAATATGCTGCTACAGCTCCAAATGGATTTACTCATATTTCCGGAAGTATGTTAGGTACATTACTTGATTATATTGTAGATGGAGATGACTTTGATACAATCAAACGAAAATTTGAGACAAATATGAGTGCCGAGAATTATAGACGTTCACAGTCTGCACCTACTCAGAGAGCTGTTGAAAGTGCTGAAAAACTTATTGAAAAACTTGGTCTTGCAGATTCACTTAGAAGAAGATATGCAAAACTGGATGAGCTTCCTGAGAATGAATTTATTTGGAAGAGTAAAACTGAAAAGAAAGATGAAGTAAAGACTGGAGTATTTGCAGGAGTTCAGACTAAAGCTGTAGATAGTAATGAAACAAAATCTGTAATTCCACAGGTAACTATGACATGGGATAAATTTAGAAAAACAATTCTTCCTACCGCAGATAAATTGGAAGTAAAGGTTGATGGAACAACTCATCTTATGGGAATGGTAACAGCTGCGGTTCCGGAATCTGAAAATATTATGAACTGGGATAATCCATTTTCTTGGTATTACCAGAGTGGTATTGATTCTGTCATCCGTGAGAGACTTGAAGAAAAAGGTGCAAAATATGAAGGTTGCGAGATCAGATGCTCTCTAATCTGGAATACACGTACCGATCTGGATGTACATTGCATTTGTCCTGATGGAGTAGAAATTTATTTTGGTCATAAAAATCATGGATATGGTTCATTGGATGTTGATGCAAATGTTAATGGCGAAACAGTAACACCTGTCGAGAATATTCGTTGGGCAACTGGTACTGCTCCAGAGGGACGTTATAAATTCTTTGTCAATAACTATACAAATAGAGCAACCCAGAATCCATATAAATTAGAGCTTGAAGTAAATGGAAAAATTTATACTTATAATGGAAATCTTATAAGCGATGGTTATAGAAGAAATACAGACGTAGTATTTGAATTTGATTATAAGCATGGAGAAGATCCTAAGTTTACTGCAAATTCTAAAAAGACAGAAACTAAAGAAACTTGGGGAATCAGCAACGGATTCTCAGAAGTTGTTGCAATTATTCCGTCTCCAAACATGTGGGGAGAAAATCCATATAAACGATCTGGTGAACACACTTTCTTCTTATTGAAAGACTGTAAAGATATGACAGGCGGAGTTGGACGTGGTTTCTTTACTGAGATGCTTAAAAGTGATCTGCAGGAAATCAGAAAAACACTTGAAGCATATACCGCATCAACACCTATTGAGGGTGAAGATGAAGCAAGTGCCTGTGGTGTTGGTTACAGCAAAGACAAAGAATGGAATTTGATTATTAAAGTAACTACTGGAAACACTGTAAAAATGATTAAGGTAGATAGGTTTGATTGATATGACGATTGAAGAGATTAAGAAAAAAGTAGCTGGTCCGGACTATGATTTTCTGAGAAATAATGAACACCTTGGCTCCAACATTATTTTGTTGGGGCTAGGTGGAAGCTATAGCTATGGAACTCAAAAATCTGATGGAACGAGTGATCTGGATTTGAGAGGAATTTGCTTAAATAAAAAACATGAAATTCTCACTAATCAGAATTTTGAACAATTTATCAACGAGGATACAGATACAACTATTTATGCATTTAATAAGATTGTTTATCTTATGGCAGCTTGTAACCCTAACGTTATTGAGTTAGGAGGGCTTAAACCAGAACATTATTTATACATTCATCCAATTGGACAAGAAATATTAAATAATGCACATCTGTTTTTATCTAAAAGGGCAATTCATTCATTTGGTGGTTATGCCTCGCAACAATTAAGAAGAACAAATAGTAAGGCAGCTCGTTTAGTAGGACAAACAGAACGTGAGAAACATATTTTAAACTCTATTAATAACGCTTATTACACATTCCCAGAGAAATATTTTTCATTTCCAGAGGATTCTATCAAGCTTTATATTGATAAATCTCATCAAGAAGATTTTGATACAGAGATTTATATGGATATTAATCTGAAGCATTATCCATTACGTGACTATAAGTCTATGTGGTCCGAAATGAATAATATTGTTAAAGATTACTCGAAAATTGGTAAGCGTAATAAACATGCGGTAGAGCATGGAAAGTTGTCGAAACACATGATGCACCTGGTTCGCCTGTACTATATGTGTTTTGATATTTTGGAAAATGAGAAAATTATTACATACAGAGAAAAAGAACATGATTTGTTGATGGACATTAGAAACGGTAAATATTTGGATGAAAACAAACAGCCAATTCCAGAATTCTTTGAGATGGTGGACGAATTAGAGAAGAGACTAAAATATGATGCAGAAAATACATCACTTCCAGACAGTCCGGATTATAAGAAAATCAATGAGTTTGTTATGTCTGTAAACGAAAGAATTGTGAAAGGAGAAATTTAATTTTGTACGGTTTAAAAAGTAGTGAAGTAGAAAAGCAGAGAGAAAAGTATGGTAGCAATAAACTGCCAGAGAAAAAATTGAAAACAGGGTTTCAGTTCTTTATGGAAACATTTGAAGGTCACATAAATCAGATTCTTTTAGCAATGATGATTGTATTTACAGTTATTGCAGTGTTTGGACAGGGATCTTATTCAGAACCGATTGGTGTTGCAGTAGTATTATTGGCAATCGCATTGTTAGGAATGAACACCGGACTGAAAAGCCAGAAAAGTGCAAAAGAATTGAAAGACAGAACTTCGATTCATTATTGTAATGTAATCCGTGATGGAAAGGTTGAGCATATCAACTCAAATGATTTGGTTGTCGGTGATCTGGTTATCATTCAGTCCGGAGAAGCCATTCATGCAGATGGTTATCTGGTAGAAGGAAATGTAAAAGTTGACAACTCTGTATTGAATGGGGAATCAGATCCTTGTAAAAAAACAGCATGGGACAAAGAAGATTCACCTATCGCATTTGGTGGTCAGAGAAAAGCGGATTCAAGTGATTATACAAATTCTTACGCACTGTTTTCCGGAACAATGGTAACAGACGGAGAAGGAAAGATGATCGTAACCAATGTTGGTGTTGATACAGTAAACGGTCAGACGATTTCAACAATTGATGAAATCGAAGAGACGAAGACTTCTCTGGAAATCCAGTTAGAAGATCTTGCAGGACAAATTAGCAAATTTGGGTATATCGGAGCTTCAATCATTGTTGTAGCACTGATTATTACCAATATTATTCAGTACGGTGGTATCGCAGAATATTTTGGAATGGGTTGGATTGGTATTTTGAAGAATATTCTTACCATTGCAGTAACTGCGCTTACTATTATTGTTGCAGCAGTACCAGAAGGACTACCGCTGATTATTAACCTTATTACAGCACAAAATGCGAAGGTAATGATTAAACATAACGTGCTTGCGAAACATACAAATAAGATCCCGGAAGCAGGTAATATTCAGTTACTTTGTACCGATAAGACAGGAACGCTTACAGTTGGGAAACTTGTTCCAGTAGAGAATGTAATGGGTGATAAAAATGAAGTACCGAAAGATTCAGTAATTGAAAATATGTTTAAGTTAAACGTAGCGTTAAATAGTAGTGCTATGTATGATGAGAATAAAAATATTGTTGGTGGTAATGCTACAGAACGTGCATTGTTTACAATGATTTCAGATAGAGAGTATAAAGAATTTACGGATTCTGTAGAAGTCACAAACAGAAAAATTTTCAATAGTGCAAATAAATTCAGTGCTGTTGAAACAAGTGGAAAAGATGGCAAAGTTACATATTATAAAGGTGCACCGGAGAAATTGATTGACGCAGCAGTATCTTATGAAACTGTAGAAGGTGTTCAGCCAATCGAAAGAGATAAACTGAAAGATATTGTAAAATCATACGCCACAAAAGCAATGCGAGTAATCGCAACAGGTTACAGCAAAAAAGAATTACCAGAAGAAGGATTTCCGGATGATTTAATTCTTACTTCTTTGGTTGCCATTCGTGATGATGTTCGCCCAGAAGTACCAGAAGCGGTTTCAAAAATGCATGGAGCTGGTGTTCAGGTTATGATGGTAACTGGCGATGTCATTGATACAGCAAAAGCTATTGCAAAAGACGCTGGACTGATTACAAGCGAATCTGATATTGCAATGTCAGCTATTGACTTTGATGCATTGTCAGACGAAGAGGCAAAAGAAAAACTTCCTTATATTAAAGTTATTGCTAGAGCAACACCAAACACTAAACTTAGAATTGTACGTTTAGCTCAAGAACTTGGTTTATGTGTTGGTATGACAGGAGATGGGACTAACGATGCTCCAGCATTGAAAGCAGCAGATGTTGGATTCTCAATGGGATCTGGAACAGACGTATGTAAGGAAGCTGGCGACATTATTATCACAGATGATAACTTCGTATCTATTACAGATGCAGTTCTTTTGGGAAGAACATTTATGCATAATGTTATGAAGTTCTTGAAATTTCAGTTACCTATCAATGTTGGTCTAGTACTTCTCAGTATCTTATATCCAATTATTATTTCTGTGGAAGCAATTGCTGCAGTGCAGATTCTTGTAATTAACATTGTTATGGACTCTCTTAATTCCCTTTCCTTTGGTGGAGAACCTGCGAAAGATGAATATATGAAAGAAAAGCCTATTCCAAAAGGATCAAAACTTCTTTCAAAAGAAACTATTGGACAAATTGCAGTATCAGTTGTGGCATTTATTGGAATCTTCGGAATTACTTTATTGCCACCAGTACAGAAAATTTTCGGAAACAATGAGTCTGTTTATGCTACAGTCAGATTCGCACTGCTTATTATGATGGCAACATTTAATGGATTTAATATCAGAACGGACGGATTCAATCTGTTTAAGGGTATTAGTAAAAATAAACTTTTCATCGAAATTGCAGTTGTAATTTTTGCCTTAACATTTGTTCTGGCACAGTTTGGTGGAGATATTATGGGATGTACAGCAATGACGCTTATGCAGTGGGGTGTAACAGTTGGTCTGGCGTTTATGATTGTTCCAATTGATTTAGTACGAAAAGCTGTTATAAAAATTAAAAGAAAGTAGAAGTAGGGTATATGGATAAAGAATATAAAATTGTTGAAAATATAACTCTTATTTGTTATTCAATTAGTTTAATACTTGTATGTATAACAAAATTTGTTCCATTTATATTTTTTACCTTATTAACATACCCTATATCATTAAAAATATTAAAAAAATAAAAGGGGAAAAAACTATGGGATTTTTTGGAAAATTGTTTGGTAAGAAAGATGATGTAGAAGAGGTGGCGGTCTCAACCGCTGCTAAATCTACAGAAAAAACTGAAACACAAGCTACTTTTACAATTGATATGTCTAAAGAGCATTTAAATAATGTTCTAATTGATATGTCCAAGGGTAGCAAGATTGATATGACTAAACATACCGCTAGAGTCGCATTAGCTATGGACTATTCAGGCAGTATGGATTGGCTTTTTGATAATGGTTCTGTACAGAAAACTGTATCAAGACTTCTTCCAATCGCTCTTAGATTTGATGATAATGGCGAACTTGAGAGCTGGTTATTCTCAAATGGATGCAAACGTTTAAAGGCTGTTACAGAGAGTAATTATTCAAATTACGTAAAAAAGGTTATGAAAAAGTCTGGTATGTATATGGGTGGAACAGAATACGCACCTGTATTGGATGAAGTTGTTACATATTATAAAGACATTGAGCCAAGTGAGATTCCTGCGTTTGTAATTTTTATTACAGATGGTGACAACTCCGATCATGGAGCAACAGACAAGATTGTACGTGAGCTTTCTAAGTATAACATTTTCGTGCAGTTTATCGGAATTGGTGACGACAATTTCAGTTACCTCAAAAAACTTGACAAACTTGATGGAAGAGAGGCAGACAATACAGGTTTCACTTCTGTAGAAGATATGGATAAGATGACAGATGAAGAACTTTATACAGAGATTCTTCGTCAGTACAAAGATTGGCTGAATAATAAATAATTTCAAAAGAGGAGAATAAAACTATGGAAGTTATTAATATGAACAAAACGCCAAAAATTAATATGGCGAAAGAAAATGGTGAGAGTGTAAGTAAACTTTTTGTTGGACTTAGATGGGATAAAAATAGATTTTCTAATGAAAAGGAAGCAGATCTTGATGTTGTAGGATTCCTTACAGATGAAAATAGAAAATGTAAATTCCCAAGTGATCTTGTAAACCACCAGAATACAGATAATTATGGCACAACTTGGGATTGGTGTGAATTATCTGAGGATAATATGGACGGAGATGATTCAAAGGGAATTACATTTTCTGGTGAGCATTATGACGAGTATATGATTATTGACACTGATAAAATTCCAGCTGATAGATCAGATTTTTATATCTGCATGACAATTTATCGCGCAATACAGAGACTACAGAGATTCGATATGATTGATAATGTACAAATGCACATTTATGATTATAATGCTCCAGATAAATTTAAAGCAACATTTGATCTTTCTGAAGATGAGAAGTTTTCAAGTCTTAATGCAGTAGAATTAGGAAGATTATATAGATATAACGGTAAATTCAAATTTCAGGCACTTGGAAGAGGATATATTAATGGAGCTTCAGAACTTTTTAAAACATTTGGATTTAACATTGATGAGGGAAAAGATTTGGAACTGAAACATTACGTGGACAGATATGAAGAATTTTATTATAATCCAGAGACTGGAGAATGCTATGAAGATCCAGACGGAAAACGTAAAATTGAAGGAAAGGTATTTAGAGGATAATTATGAAAATTACATTCGGTGCAGTTTTATTAGTTATTGTCGTATTAGCAATTTTATTTTTCTTCTTGAGAACAAAAACAGGTAAAAGATTAAAGCTTAGAGCGTCCGGAACGGCTGCAGAAGTAATTAGCAAAGATGCTTCTACGCCTGAAGGTGCAAAAGCTTATTATAATGTCGCAATCGAAAAGAAAGAAGAAGATTTGGCAAAAGCTAATGTTATTTATACACAGATGCTTGGAAAAATTTCAAACTACGAGGATCAGATTCGTGGATATAAAAAAGATCTTATGAAAACTGAAATTAATATCAATTCTTGTGTTGAGAAAAACGATGACGAAGGTGCAAAAGTTTATCTTAAAGAGCAGCAGGATTTAGAAGAAAAGGTTGCGATTATTAAAGATGCTCTTACTGGATTGAAAGAAAATGCAAAGCTTCAGGAAGAAACTGTAAAGGGTATTCGGACACAGTTATCTGATCTGAAAGCAGAAAAAGATAATGCTGTTTTAACACTTGAAACAGTCCAGGTGACAAAATCACTACAGGCAACAACAGGAGTATCATATGCCGAAGAAGATAAGATGCTTGAAAAAGTGCGTGATGGTGTTAAAAAACAGAAAGAGGCAGCTGATGGTACAAAAATTGCTTATGAAAATTCCGCATCAGTGCAGAAGCAGCGTCTTGATCAGAAAATGAAAGATGAAGAAATTGAGAAAAAATTAGCTGAATTAAAAGCTAGAAAGAAATAGAAATAATAAATAGTGGAATGTTGGCTTAGAAGCAGCCATCATCTAAGGAGTAGGGCTTTAAGTCTAAAGGTATGAAAAACTTCAATCGAAGATAAACGAGTAAGAGAATAGGATGTAAAGAGTTATGATACGTCACCCCTTAACAGGTAAGGATAAGTCCCCTTTTGGCGTAATAGCACACCACTATTAATATTTTAGATGCATTTAAAAATTAAGTCGTGCAGTGGCAGAATGGATATATGCGTATAATAATGCTTTATTTACAAAATTATGCATATTATAATGGCGAATTTATGTCAATAAACAAAATTGATCAAATTTGCTTATATAGGGTTCAAATCCCTATCTGCACATTAAATCTTAAAGAAAGGAGAGTAAAAATGATAGAGGGTATTGTATTACCAGAGTCCGTAAAATCTATATTTTACGTACTTAATCGTAACGGTTACGAAGCCTATATTGTAGGTGGAGCTGTACGTAATTCCATTATAGGATTACCTGTGCATGACTGGGATATCTGCACAAACGCCTCACCGGAAGACGTATGTAAATTGTTCCGTAGCAAAGGATTTCGTGTAGTAGAAACAGGCTTACAGCATGGTACTGTAACTGTCATGGTGAATTATCGTGGATACGAGATAACTACTTATAGAATTGATGGAAAATATACTGATAGTCGCCATCCAGATTCTGTAAAATTTGTCGGAAGTATTTACGAAGATTTAGCAAGACGTGATTTTACAATGAATGCAATTGCCTACAATGACGATGATGGATTTATTGATCCGTTCAATGGACTAAAAGATATTGAGAATAAAGTTATACGATGTGTAGGCACACCTGTTGATAGATTCACAGAAGATCCGTTACGTATTATGAGAGCTGTAAGGTTTTCCGCCCAATTAGGATTCCATATTGAAAACTATACCAATATTGCAATGGTACAAACAAATGATGGTTTGTCAAAGATTTCTGCAGAAAGAATACAATCAGAGCTGTGTAAGATTCTTATTTCAGATCATCCTGAATATGTACTTGATTATTATATTGATATTTCACCGGCAATTCCTGAGTTAAGTAAGATGATGGGATGTTCTCAAAATAACATGCATCACATTTATGATGTATGGAATCACACCAGATTTGCATTAACAGCTTGTAGAATACATGAATTAGAGACCAGACTTGCTATCTTATTGCACGATATTGGTAAACCAGAATCAAAAACTGTAGATCGAGGAATTGAGCACTTCTATGGACATGCTGTTAAAAGTGCAGAGATTACTGAGTCACTACTTCGTAGACTAAAATTTTCCAACGAGATTAGGGAATCTGTAGTAGAACTTGTAGCAAGTCATGATATGACAATTGTACCAAAACCGAATAAGGCAAAAAAGTATCTAAATAAACTTGGTGAAGCACAATTTAGAAGGCTGTTAGATGTAAGATTCTGCGATATTATGGCTCACAATCCATATTATGCAAAAGAGCGTTTATGGGAAACATTTAAAGCAGAAGAAATATTGAATGAAGTTTTGGCAGAAGAGAAGTGTTTTTCTATGAAGGATTTAGCTATAAATGGGAAGGATATTATGAATCTTGGCGTACCGGAAGGACCAGAAGTTGGTAAATGGCTTAAATATGCATTAGAGGAAGTAATTAACGATAGGTTGGATAATGATAAAGAAGATATTTTGAATGATATCGAGGCTAAATTATTTGCAGAAAGAGAAGAGGGTAATGACGAGGAAATGTCCTAAATGTGGTCAATATATGAGTTCTGCAATTAAATACGATTATGGATACCCTATTGTTATACATGAGTGTTCATGTGGTTATTCTGAGTTGCAAGAGTGGATGAAATATAGCGACAAACTAAATTATGATAATGTTACAAAAACTTGTAAAGATTCAATCGGAGGTATTTAATGAGATATTATATTGCAGATAATCATTTTTTCCATTCACGAATTAATACTGCTATGGATAAACGTGGTTTCAAATCACTGGAAGTAATGCATGATTATATGATTAATCAGTGGAATTTTGTAGTAAGAAAAAATGATGAAGTAGTTATACTGGGTGATTTTTCACTTGGAAAAGGCGAAGAAACAAATAAAATACTTCGTCAGTTAAATGGGAAGAAATACTTAGTGGCTGGTGGTCATGATAAATTTCTTAAAGATAAAGATTTTGATGCTTCGTTATTCGAGTGGATTAAACCTTATGCAGAAATGCATGACGATGGAAGAAAAGTAGTTTTATGTCACTATCCAATATTCTGTTATAATGGACAGTTTCGTACTGATAAAGATGGTAAACCCATTACCTGGATGCTGCATGGACACACTCATCTTACGGAAGATCAGGAATTAGTGGAACAGTTCAAAGACATAACGAGAAGTACATTACGTAAATCAAAATATGATGATGAACAAAAAACAATTCCTGTTCAAATGATCGACTGTTTCTGTATGTTGTCTGATTATAAGCCACTTACATTGGATCAGTGGATTGGAATGGAGCAAAGCGGTGTTATCAAGGATTTGATTGATAAACGATGGTATTACGATGATAAGGGGGAAACTGAATGAGTATTTATATTCCTAAGAAAATTAAAGTAGGGTATCAAAACAGATATGATACATATACTAAGAAGCTTGCCTATGTAATCTATTATGATGAAAAAAATAAGCTTCGTAAAGAAACAAGTTGGAATAACTGGAGAGATGAAAAAATTGAACCAGATGATTTTGATAATGAACCAACTAGAGGATTTGTACTAAACAAAAAAGTAGGAGACTATTCCGGTGATTGGGGAAATCACAGACAAGCTTACTGCAGAATATATGATCCTAGAGGATTTGAGTTCGAAATCACAATTAATAATTTACTTTATATTTTAGAGAATTGTGATTGTCTAAAAGGTAAAGGACTTGATGGAGAATTTGTATATGGCTGGGATAGAAAAGATTTAATTTTGATTCCTGTAGATTCGCCTGATTACAAAGAGATAAAAACTCGAACAGACAAAATTCAAAATGGGAAGAAATTTAAAGGTAAAGATCTTATTATTGGAGCTACATATTTAACTAAAAATAATGAACAATGGATATATATGGGTAGATTTGATAAGTGGGAAAAACTTATTAATACTTTTAGAAGAGAATGGTATTGGTCATTAAATGAAGATAGGGATGGAAAATGGGAATTTGATTTAGATGATACATGGACATTAGTGCCAAATAATAAAAACACTGCCTACAAGAATGTTAATAAAGGAAAATATTATTGGTTTTATATCGGTCATGACAATTACAGTTCTTTTCAAAAATATCGTTTTGAGGCACAAAAAAGTATTGGTGATATTTTGATTGATTGTGTAGATGAAAAGCCATCACAGAATTATGCAGAATATTTCGATGATCTTGAAAATAACCATTTCAACTATAATCCAATTGATTTCACATCTGAAACATCACTTGATTTACCATACGATAAATTTATTGAGCGCATAAAGAAATACAAGTATACAAGTTTCTTAAATAACTATTGTAAAGAAAAAGAAGTGATTGATAAAGGTAATGGAACATATTTATATCAAAATAAAGAATATTTGCCATCGGAATTATATAAAGAGATAAAGCCAAAATACAAAATCTATAAACATATTGATGGCAAAGAATTCCATAACTATTACTATAATAACTTAATTTATTATTAAAAAGAAAGGATAAAAATTATGTCAACAAAAAATGATGAAATGATTTTACAGCTTAAGAAAAAAGTGGAAGAGCAGAAAGCAGAGCTTGCGAAATTGCCGAGAACATTACAGGCTGAGACCTCAACAGTGCTTAGACAGGATGTAGATAATTTAAACTTACGTGTAATGAGCGTTGAGCAGCTTAAGTTACTAAAAGTAAAATTACATACTTATGCTATGGCTGCAGCTGATCTTGAAATTGGAATTGATGAATTTACTATTTCAGGATTCTCAATTGACAAATGGATGCATGATATTGATACGCAGATTTCCGTATTAACTAGAGCTGAAAAAGAGAAAAAATTAAAAGAGACAGAAGCAACATTGAACAGAATGTTATCTGATGATAAACGTACTGAACTTGAGCTTCAGGAGTTGGCAAAGATGCTTGGATAAAAATTTTTTTATTCATTATGCTATTTGTTATAAAACGACTATTTTATAAAGGATTAGTTATGACAGAAGATACATTTAAAATTGCCGAGCAGATTAAAAAAGATATACAAATTTTAAAACAGTCATCAATTAGTAAGTGTGTATCAATTAGAACATATGATAAATGGGTGAATTGGGTGAATGCTACAATTGCTGAATTGGAAAAAGAATTTAAAAATTTATAAAAAGGAGATAAATCATGACAAAGAAAAATGCATGGAACAAAGTTTATGAGGAAACAGAGAAAACTTACAAGGTGAAAGGTGAAGATGGTAAATGGACAAAGGTTACTGAAAATGTGGTTGTCCTTGCACAGCCTGGAATGAAACCTGGTAAAAAAGAGATTGCTTTTGGAAGAGCTATTAAGAAAATTAAAACAGAGAAACCAAAGATATTTACTGGCGATTGGACAAAATAAAATGGATAAAAAGGAATTACATAATAATATTATTTATGCTTTAACAGCAGCTGATAGTGTCATTGAATCTATTAATATCTTAAGCGAATGCGGTATTTACATTGATAAAACTGAACCGTTTAAAGATGTTTTAGAGAAAATTTATGAAGTTTGGTAACAATGCTAGCAATATAGTGTCAACTTAAGCCAGTTATATTGGCTCATCTGTTCCTTGAAAACTAAATAGTAAAAATATACAATTTTGTGCGACAAATATCGGCACTATATACACTTGACAAAGTGGCCAAAATTTGCGGCGAAGCCTTTTGAATATACACTTTCAGGAGGTACGCTATGAATTATTCTGATTTAATTACCCTTATTTTGACACAACTGCGAACCCACGTTAATTCAGACCAGTTTCTTGAGCAGTTCCGACGCTCAAAAGCATTTGTAAGACACCGCAAGCTTACATTAAAGCAGGTAGTTGCCTATCTTATCTATTCCAAAAAGCGCTCAATGGATATTGAATTGTCCGCACTTCAACGGCAGATTCCTGACATCGAGTTTCCCGATGTTTCACGACAGGCAGTCTCCAAAGCCAGGCGCGGCATCCTGCCAGATCTTTTCAAGGAACTTTTTGATGAACAGGTTGAAACTGTATACAAACATGCCGCTTGTTCAAAAAGCTGGTTTGGATACCGTGTTTTCGCTGTTGATGGATCTACGCTGGAGATCCCATTATCCAACGACACATCCTCTGAATTTGGAACGATTACAAGCTGTAATAACCAGGATATTTGCTGGGTGGAGGGTCTTCTTTCCACTATCTATGATGTCTTTCTTGATCAGATAGTCGATGGGCAGATATATACAAAAGGAACTGGAGAGCGTGATCCTTCGAGGGAACATTGGACCAGGTTACATGAATTAAATCTTGCCCAGAATGCACTGCTCGTCTTTGACCGTGGTTATTATTCAAAAGAATTATACGAGGATCTGGTTTCTGATGGCTGTCATGTTCTGATGCGTTTAAACAAGGGGAATCATCTTACCCGGTTAGGCTCTGATGATTTTTCATGGACTGCTGCTTCAGCAGATGGCAAACCGGTCCTTTACCGAATTGTAAGAGTACCACTGCCAGAACAATCAAACGAGGAAGCGGAATATCTGGTCACTAATATCACAGATCCGTCTATTTCTCCTGCATTGCTTTATAACCTTTATTTTGAAAGATGGAATATCGAAACAAAATACCGGGAACTCAAGGAATGGTGGGAACTGGAAGAATTCACAGGAACAAGCTGTAATTCCATTGAGCAGGAATTATACATAAACCTGTTGTTCTCCAATCTTGCTGCGCTTGTTAAAACAGAAGCAGACAGCATAGTAAAACAGAAAGCATTTATCAAAAACAAGTGGGCCTACCAGTCAAAACGGACTTTCATTATCGGTGAGGTAAAAGCCCTGGTGCCACAATTACTTTTTATGTCCATAGAAATTCTGCCAGTCATTACAAATCTGATCCTAAAAGCATCAAAAAAGCGTTCACAGATTCATCCTGGCAGATGCTATGAACGCTCTAAAAAGAATAGAGACCGAAAACATCTTCGCACAAGAAAATCGGTACTCTAACTCCTACACAAGAGAAGACCATTTTTAAAGGCCTATCCCGTATAGGTCTGTTTAACTATACCATAAATCCGGCAATAAGGCGAGATACTATTTTTACTATTTAGTTTTCAAGGAGCGAAATTAAATAAGCAGAATCATAACGATTTTAAGTTGACACTATATTGCTAGCATTGAAGTTTGGTAATACATAATAATCTGGTCTGCCTTAACCGGTGGACCAGAGAAATGGAGAAGATATGATAATAATTAAAACATTTATTATGTTGCTTTTATGTGTAGTATTTCCGATTTGCTTATTTACATGGATATTAGCAATGATCTGGATGCTTACACCATTTGCTCTATTGAAAAGATTATGTCATGACTTTTTAGGTTGGCACAAGCCAAGTGGAATGTATCATCATTTTTCAAAAGGTGTTCGGAAGAAATGTAAAATTTGCGGATGCGATATTGTATCTGATGGAGCCGGTGGTTGGAGAAAATGGTAAAAGGATGGAGCTTATGAGTAAAAATAAGGATTATGAGGTTTTATACGCATTAAGAGATAAAAAAACTAAAGAAATTGTTAGAGCAACAAAATGTAAAGGTGGCTCATTTTATAAAAACCGATATATGTGCGAAAAACGCTGCACTCAGTTTAACGATGTACATAAATTAGCAAATTGTACAAATGATTTTGAATATGAAGTCGGTGAATATGCTGTTGTAGATATTGAAAAATATAAAGAATTAATTGGAGAAAAGCAGTGATTTACATAACAGGTGATACGCATGGTGATGTAACAAGATTTAGTATGGATAACTTTCCAGAGCAGAAAACTTTTACCGATCAAAATGAAAATTATGTAATTATTTGTGGCGACTTTGGATTGGTTTGGAACTATTTAGCCGAAACACCTTCAGAGAAGTATTGGCTTAAGTGGCTTGAAAATAAAAAGTTTACAACTCTTTTTGTTGATGGTAATCACGATTGTCATCCTAGACTGGCAGACTATCCTGTAAAAGAATGGAATGGTGGACTGGTACATGAAATTAGACCACATGTACTTCATCTAATGAGAGGTCAAGTTTTTAATATTAATGATTTTAGAGGCGCACATTCATGACTTTAGTCATGAGTTAGCCGCTTCTCTCACTTTAAAAAAGTTTTCGTTGATGAGTCCATTAGATAGACTGTGTATGGAAATTAGTTATTACTCATAATCTGACAATTATATGTATCAACGTAGAAAGGAGGTCTGCTGTATGACGATATATTCTACTTACAAAGTTAAAATTAAGCATTATAATCATATCTTTAAAGATACTATTTCTGTATATCGTGCTGCAGTAGATTACCTGATACATGTTTGTATTGAAGACTGGGACAATATCACCTCATACGAAAAACCACTTGAAAAACAACGATTCGTAGAGACACTGATTCATAAGACGAAAGACAATCCAAATGTGGCTTATGATTTCGATGTCCATTTTTACAAGTTTCCATGTTATTTACGCCGAGGAGCTATCAGTGAAGCAATTGGTAAGGTATCATCTTATAAAAGCAACTTTGCAAGCTGGAAAGCTAATCCGCAGGGGGAAGCTCCTTCGGTTCCAAAAGCTGGATATATCTACCCATCTATGTATCGTACAAATATGTACGAGCAAACAGGGACTTACCAAGCGCAAATCAAGGTTCATATCCGCAACACCTGGGATTGGATCACCGTTAACCTTAGAAAGTCAGATATAGACTATATCAATCGCCATTGTTCAACGAGAAAGCAATGCGCTCCAACACTTCAAAAACGTGGGAAAGAGTGGTTTTTGGATTTTCCGTTTGAGGAGAAAGCTAAACTTTGCGATACAGATGTTGATAAACAAACCATACTTGCTGTGGATCTTGGTATCAATACCGCAGCTACGATTAGTGTAATGAGATCCGATGGCACTATTCTTGGGAGATATTTCTGTCACCTCAATAAAGAAATAGACCATCTGATACATAGTATTAATCGTATTAAAAAGGCACAACAACATCATAACTGTAAAACCCCTCGTTTATGGTCAAGAACAAAAGGCATCAACCACGATATTTCTGTTAAAACAGCACAATTTATCACAGATATAGCTGTTCTTTATAATGTAGATATTATCGTCTTTGAATACCTAGACCGCAACGGCAAACTTCGTGGGTCCAAAAAGCAAAAGCTGCATATGTGGCGTAGTCAGGAAGTACAAGCTATTGTTACAAACAAGGTTCACCGCTTAGGTATGCGAATTAGAAGAATTTGCGCCTGGGGTACAAGCAAGTTTGCTTATGACGATAGTGGCATGGTTTTACGAGGTAAAGACGCAGATCTTGCAACTTATAGCGTCTGTAAATTTACTAACGGTAAAATATACAACTGCGATTTATCTGCATCCTATAATATAGGAGCCAGGTATTTCATCAGAGAAATATTAAAATCCTTAGATGAGAGTCTAAGGTTGGACATTGAGGCAAAAGTTCCTCGATGCTCTAAGAGAAGCACCTGTACCTTATCCACACTCATTAGTCTGAATGCGGCACTAGCAGCGTAATGCTAGTTAGTAACTGAGTTTAGACTGTATCTATGGAAAGGCAATCCGATTCCCCTAAAGGGAAACTGTATATCAAATATACAGCATTAGGAAGCACGCGACTTAAGTCGTGTGAGGCTTCACTATATAATTACACATGACTGTACCTCAAGTACAAAAGCTTTGTATAGCCATGGAGCTTTTAAGACAGACGAGTTAAATGCATATTTTATATAAATGTGAATTCAAGAAGTGGTTCTTTGGACACTTACATGGTGATAAACAGATAAATGACAAAGAAATTTTATTATATCACCAGATTGTGAGGATTTGGTAATGGGATATTGGAATAGAAAAAACGAGTTAAAGAAAAAGGCGAATGCTCACACAAATAAAATGGAAGAGCTATATAGCTTAGAAATTACAGAATGTGTAAACAATACAAAGATATATGACCAAGGATTCTATTGTAAGAAAGAATGCGATAGTAAACCGGATTTTCATCAGAAAATCACTGTAGAAGATATGGATAGTGTACAGGCAATATTTTCTTATGAAAATACAGGTAAAACAGTAGTTCTTAATTTTGCAAGCTATAAAAATCCAGGTGGCAAATTCTTAGATGGTTCGTCTGCGCAGGAAGAAATGCTTTGCCACAGTTCTTTCTTATATAATGTATTATCTGAATTTAATGAAGATTATTATGAATTCAATAGATTAACAAAGAACTTCGCATTATATACAAATCGTGCATTATATAGTCCTGATGTTTTATTCATAAGAGGCGATGAAGAAATTTGTGTAGATGTTATTACTTGTGCAGCACCAAACAAAACTGCAGCTCAAAAATATTGTGGTAAATCTGATTTCGATTGTAATTCTGTAATGGTTGATCGTATACATTTTATGTTTGATATTGCAAAAGAAGAGGAAGTTAATACATTAATTCTTGGCGCATGGGGATGTGGTGTATTTGGTAATGATGCAGAATTTGTTGCGAATAGTTTCAAAAAAGAATTAGAAGAATATTATGCAGATACTTTTGAGAATATTATATTTGCGATTCCTGGCGGTACGAACTATATGGTATTCAAGAGGGTATTTGGTAAATAAATAGATTGGAGATATTAAATGCTAAATTATACACGATATTTTAATGCCGGTGCTTTGCTACATAATTTCCAAGATGCAGCAAATTTAACAAAACAGCTTGGAATTAAAAATGCCATTGAATACAACGTGAATGATTTTTTATTTACGATTGGAAAAAATTATTTTGTTGATAAGATTAATAGGCTTCAAGACAAATTAATTGTTGGATTTTTTACATCATATTCTGATGATATTAAAAATATTTGCTGGTATTTAAATAAACTCGATCCAAAACTATACAAAAAATATATTGGTGATATAGAGGAATATAAACAGTGCTTTGTGAGAAACGATAGAGTTTATTATATGCTTCCATATGAACGAAAATTTGTATTTACTTGCAAAGATAAAACTAAAGTGGTTGCCAAATTAAGTAAGGGTAGTTTTTTAGATTATGCAAATATTTATTTTATCGGTCCTCATAGAAAAGAACATGCAGATTTTTTTAGAAAATTTTGCGATAAATATAATAGTAAATATATGACAATAGATACTCTGCAAATTGATAAAACAGATAAGATGACAAATGAACTTGACGATGAAATTGATGGTATTTCAGAAAACGCAATTATATTCCCAGAAAAAAATGAAATATTTAGCTATTTGGACGCATGGTTGAATTCTGAAACGTATTTTACATCGTGTGGAATTAATCACAAAATTGGCATCCTTCTTTATGGTGAACCTGGTACTGGTAAAACCACTTTTGCCAAGGTCTTGGCAACAAAGTACGACTTAACTCTTGTTAAGTTCACATTGAATGATTTATCAAAATTAATTTCAAAGAATGAATTTTGGAAAAAATTAGAAGATTCTGTTGTAGTGTTAGAAGATATCGATGTTCTAGTAAGTAAACGTGATAATAGTGTTACCTCTGCAGACAAAGAAAATTTTCAAGCATTATTGCAACTCTTAGATGGAATTAACTCATGTAAGAAAACAATATTTTTAGCAACAACAAATTATATTGATAGACTAGATCCTGCTCTTATTCGAGATGGACGATTTGACATTAAGATTGAAATGAAAAATTTTGATCACGATGAAGCGGTAAAAATGTGTAATAAATTTGAGGCAGATTCGGAAGTAATTCTTAGAGATGAACAGTTTCCAATTAATCCTGCTTACTTGCAGAACAAAATCATTACGCTGCAGATGAAAGAGATTAATGAAAAACTGAAACAAAAAGCAAAGAGAATCGGAAGTAATAAATATGGAGGTAATAATAAATGATTAAAGTTACATCTGATGCAGCCAATAAGCTGATTAAGAAGTTAGAGCAAGAAAAAGGTATTCTCACAGATAAGATTTCTAAAATGTCAACATTCATTGTGGCAATAACTGAGAATTACGACCAGATCAAAGCAGAGCAGGAAGCAGAATTCAATCTGAATGAGACTATCTCACAGATTGATGAGATTGATAAGAAAATTATTACAATCAGACATGCAAAATCTGTGTTTAATAACTCAGTAGTTATGAAGAATGGATTTACTGTCGGTGACAACATTATTAGATTAGCTATACTCGAAAGAGAGAAGAGTATTTATAGCAGACTTGCTACCAGACAGAAAAAGATAAGAAACACTTCAATAAACAAAGATATTGAATACACTTATTTGAATTATGATCTTGAGGACGCAAAGAAAAAATATGACAGTGTGTATACCGAAATTTCAGAAATTCAGGAAGAACTTAATATTGTAAACAGTTCAGCAGAGTACAAATTTGAGATTGATATTGACCTCTAATGGGAAGTAGTTAATGTAATCAATCTTCCGTATTACAGTTACTTTTACATATAGATTATTTATATAAAAGTAAATATACATTTAACACAAGTAAGTGAGTTATTGTTTGGGTTAATTGTTAGAGTGATAGTTAGAATTTTTCTTATTCATTATAGTATAAAGTTTACGGATACAAGTACAGAAGAATATTCAAATTAATTTCTGGGAATTAACAATAAAGCTTAGTAACTGTAATTAAAAACTTTTCGGTATCAAGTTCGGTTAGAGGTACTTTTTTAAAATAAATTGAATGTCAATTTAGAAGTAAATAATAGAGAGTCCAGATAAGAATGACGATAAACTTAACTTACGGTCCTTACATTAAGTAAGGTGAAGCCTAACTTAGAAAACAGAGAGTACATACAAGTGACTGGTATGGAACAAGGGCGATACTGCCAGGAAACTGTAGCAGCAGTTCATAAGAGAGCGGTTCAGAAAATAGCGAATCTGAGTGAATAGAATTTTATCTGACGAAGATATATTTGGCGGTGTAGCAACCGTCAATATAAAGCATCTTAGTGTAATGGTTATCACGGATGACCTTGGATCATCAGATGTTGGTTCGATTCCAACAGGTGCCGTTAACTCAGAAATGAGTATTTCAAAGTTAAAAATTTAAAGAATAAAATTCAATTTAAAGGAGAAGAAAATTATGACAAAAGAAACTATGACAGTACATAAAGCGTTAGCAGAAATTAAAATCCTTAAAGACAGAATCCAGAGTGAGATTTACAATTCAATTTTTGTATCTTGCAAAAAAAATTCTCAGTCAAAAATTTCCGGAATGGATGTTGATGAATATGAGAAGATTATTACAGGATGTTACGACAAAGATGTAGATCTTATGAGTAGACTTGAAGCTCTGCAGAGAGCAGTAATGCTTTCAAATGCAGTAACAAAAGTTAAGATTAAAATTGGAGAAAATGAAGAAGAACGTACTGTAGCAGAAACAATCAACATGAAAAATAACAGTATGATGTTCAAGAGACAGATGCTTGACAGAATGCAGCAACAGCTTTCTCAGGCACAGGCAAAAACAAACAAAGAGAATGAGATTCTTGAAAGTAAGTCAGAAAATTATGTAACTGGTCTTTTTGGACAGAAAGAGGGTAAAACTTCTACCGATGAAGTTACAAAAGCCAAACAGCAGTACATTGATCTTAACACATGGGCGTTGATTGATCCGATAAATGTGCAAAATAAAATCCGTGTTTTATCTGACGAAATTTCCTCATTTGAAGCTGAAGTAGACTCCGTTTTAAGCACAAGTAATGCATTAACAACAGTTACAATTGAGTATTAATAAATGGTCAGTGAATTATTAGTTAAAAATTATACAAGCGATTTTTGATCCATATAATAGCTAAATAGCCATTGTTATACGAATAGTTGTATAAAAGATTTCCTTCATTGCTTATCGAAAACCACTGAACTATAATCCTTTAGTCTTTCAGCCAGCATAGAGTAAAGTAAAAAATTAAACAAGCTGGCCTCAAAAATTAATGTAAAAAAGGTCAGAATGATAATCTGAACATTACAAAATTCTATAATTGGTAGATTATATAATACTTATTTTGGATGACTGTAAAGTTTAAAGATAGAAAGTTCAAACCTTAAAGCTCAAAATTCAAAGCTTATTTTTGATATAAAGTTCACGTAGTAAAGTTGATAAGTTCCAAAGTTTGATAAAAACCTTGAAAAAGTTTTGTAGCATGATTATATCGGCTCTGTGGTTTGTACAAGGCTGATAAGTGGTGAAGTTCATCTTATAAATAAATCAATGCGGTTATTAAAACCTTGTTTCTTAGTTCTAACAAAGCCGCAGTTGGAACGTCCTGGATAGTTAAATGGTTATAACACATGAAACTCATGTATACGCAGGTTCGAATCCTGCCAGCTCAGCTAGGTCTACTGTTTTTAGATGTATTTTCATACGACCTTAATAAACTGAATAGAAAAACACAGACTTTTAATCCTTATGATCGAATACGTTATGGTTAGTATTTCGATGTACAAATGGTTTGCCACAGCTTAATGTAGCCGCGTTAAGTGCTTGATATGTGGGACAAACTCATTAGTCTTAAAATAAATGAGAGATAGAGATTTCAGGGTTTGCTCTATCAAAATTTGGGGAGTTAGCTCAGTAGGTGAGAGCCACAGCCTTATAAGCTGTAAGCCCTAGCAAGGTCAACAACGTGGATTCGAACTCCACACTCCCTATTTCCATGCAGAAGACGAAATACAGGGAATCCTTATACTACCAAGTAGTCTAAAACTTGAAAACCATATTTAAGGGTATGGTAGAGATATGATAAGTTGTAGGTCGCGTTAATCGGACAGGGTTTATAAGCATATCAAAAGCGCATAAAAATACAAAATACAATTAAATAACATGAAAAAACCTTCGTCAAAAATATCTCAATGTGAATCCTGTGTGAATTCTACGACAGTCCGTAATCTGCGGAAACCAGATTAAGCGTAAGAGATATACGAGATCTGTTGAGTAGCAGAGATAAGGCAGTAGGTTTCTGCGAAGGTAACCTACATAAAAATCTGAGAAGAAGAATATAACAAGGATCTTCTCCTAAGAAGCAATTCGCTCACGCCACCTTGTTTGTATAAGTGAGAGTACAAGGATTGCTGGCAAGTTATACAGGTTCTTGCCAAATAAGCGGATGTGCTGAAATAGGAAAACAGACTGGATTTAGGTTCCAGCGGTTAACAACCTTGTGGGTTCGAGTCCCATCATCCGTATTTGAGGTACTGTGATTTATATGTATTGCGCTCTTGGAGCATTAATTATATCGAATCACCTATAGGGTATTAATAAAAGTTAAAAGGTTACAGTACCTCAATCCAAATTTCTTTCATTTTATATAATTGGTAGCACAGGTCGTCTAAATGGCAGGACATTAGAATATAGGTTCGAATCCTATCCTGTGTACTTGCTTAGAAATAAGCATAAACTAAACAAAAACGAGGAAGTATAAGTTATGAAACGGTTAACACTAAATGAAATGAAACACCGAATGAGTCAAATTACAAAAAAGTGTATTGATTCTCATGGCGGTGGAGAAGAATATTTCAATGAACTAGATGATTTAATCAAAAACGATGAAGATTTTCTAATATCATATCTAACACATATCTCACAATCAAGTGTAAAAAATATCATCATATCAGGTGAAATTGGAGAAAAGATTGCAGCATTGAGATTGAAATATAAATGGTTTTTAAGCGACTGCAGTGTTGAGTATATTAATGGCAGTTTGAGAAAGGGTTTGCCAATTCAATATTCTAATTGGAAATTGGATTCTTATAAGAATCAGCCATTTATTTTCGTAGATGACAGTTATTATTCTGGTAAAACTTTGAGAATAGTAAGGACATACATTGAAGAAGTTCTTGGTGGATATCTACAGGACTCATATGTTTTTTATGACGGATCAGAAGATAATCTTGACGATGTAAAAAGTCTTTATAGGTATTACGATCATTTTGATAATTAATTTCTAATTGGTGATTTTCTTCACCAACATTTCCAAAATAAAAATTCAATTTTATATGGTTCGATTTTCAGCCACTGGGCTGTTTATCTTATAAATTTCCCTTTTATTATCCTAGTGACTTACTAGGTTTAGATACAGGTTACAATTAAAAAATTTATATATATTTCAAAGGAGGTTCTTAAATTGGAGAACAATACTAAAAAACAGAGATTATTTAATCTCCCAGAAACAAAAGGTAATTTTATGATCAAAGGTGTAGTTAAGGGAACTAAGAAAGATAATTTCTACACTGAAAAGCAGACACGAACTGGTAAGGAAATGCGAATCGTAAACTTCGGTCTTGAATATGATGAAGGTCGAGATTTATATATCGGATTTACTGGAATTGAGCAGGAGAAAGTTTACTTCTATAAAAAGCCAGAAGAAAAAGGTAAAAAAGGAACATCACAGCCGGTATCCTGGGCAAACAGATTTAAATTTGCGGAAGATCCGAAGAATGAAGGATTTAGACTTATTGGTAAAAATCTTGGACTTACTAAAGTAACCAATGAAAAAGGTGAACAGGTAAATGATAAAAAAGTACTTACCGATTATGATGCTTGTGCCGAGATTCGTAATAATCTTAAAGACGGAGAAAGCGTTTTTGTAAAAGGTAGCATTTCTTACCGCAGCAATCGTGATGATAAAGGTAACATCAAACGATACAAATCTATGGAACCATCTCAGATTTCTCTTTGTGCCCCATGTGAATTTGATAATGAAAAATTTAAAGCTCAGAACAACTTCAACCAGGTAATTGTCTTTATGGGAATTGAGAAAGAAGTTGAAGACGATAAAGAAACAGGAAGATATGTTATCTCCGGAAAGGTTGTAACTTATTCCAATATTGAGGACGTTGAGTTTATTCTTGACCCTGTTGATGAGAAGCAGAAAAAACTTGCAATGACGTTTAGGAAGAAAGTGAAACCATATTGGGCACTTAAAGTATCCGGTCATGTACAGGCTTCCGTTCAGGTAGAAGAAGTTGCTGTAGATGATGGATGGGGAGAAGAGGACGAAATGGAGAAAGTTTCTACCCCTGTTAAACGTGAGTACATTGTGACTGGTGCTGACCCGACTACCATTGAAAAAGACCTGTACTCTAAGGAAGCTATCGAAGAAGCAATGCAGAAGATTAGAAACGCTAATAAAGCCGAGGAAAGCTATGGTAGCGATTCTGACGATAGCGGATGGGGAGATAGTAGTCTCGGAGAAGCTGACGAAGAGGATGAAGAGTGGTAATTGACCACTGGGAGGAATTAAATTTCCTCCCAACATTTGAGAAATATAACAAATCAATTTATATATAAGGAGCATAATTAAATGGCAAAAGGAAGAAAAGCAAAACAGGCAAAAACAAAACTTAACATGATTATTTACGGAGATACTTTCACAGGCAAGACAACATTAGCATCACAGATTGCATTTTTCAAAAGAGAAGATGGCACTCCATTTAGAGTTTTATACATTGACGCTGAGTCAGGTGGACTTGATAGTTACTTAGACAGAATGGAAGCGGCTGGTGTTAATCTTGATAACATTTATATTCTTTACACTCAGTCACTTACAGAAGTCAGACAGTATATTGCAAAAGTGAAAAATAACGAAGATCTTTATGAACTTGATGATGAAGGAAATGAAACAGATGATATTGTTACAGATGCAGATGGAAAACCATTTAGAGCTGATGCAATTGTAGTAGATGGCACAACAATTCTTAATTTAACAACACAGTCTGGATTAGTTGAGTTTTCTAAGAAGCGCAATAAAGTAAAGGCCGATAAAGCTGGATTGCTTGGAGATGAGCGACTTGTTAAGATTGAAGGTGCCGGACTTGAAATAAAAGATTTTAATGTAATAAAGTTTAAAGGACAAGACCTTATTCTCGATCTTATGTCATCTGGAGTTCACTGTATTACAACAGCCAGAGAAAAAGACGAAACAAAAAACATCAAAACAGATGATGGACAGTTCCAGTCTGTAGCAACAGGTAAGAAAATTATTGATGGATTTAAAGGTCTTGAGTACAATGCTAACACAGTAATCCGCACTTTCTTTGACAAAGAAACCGGACAGATTTGTGCTGAGATTCAGAAAGACCGTACAGGAGTGCATGGATCTGGTGAAATTGTAGAAGACCCATCATTACTTGATTGGCAAGCAGCACTTGATAAAAATAAAGGTAAAGAAGATTTTATTCTCAAGAACGACTTAACTAAAGCAGTCGAAGTTGAGCAGGACCTGTATGCTAAAGAGGTGCTTGGTAAGGTTGGCGATCCTGTTACAGAGGATACAACATCATCCGATGCATCCACTTCAACATCTCCAACGCCAGACGATCTTCGAAAAGAAATCGTATCTATTAAAAATTCTCTTTCTCCAGTCGAGAAGAAATCCCTTAAAGAAAAACTTGAAGCAAAAGGTTTACCAACTGCATACAAGAATGTAAATGATATTTCTGTATTACAGGAAGTTATTGAGACGATGAAAAACTGATTGGATAAATTATGGCACGAGCAAAGAATGATAATTTAGTTAATGAATTTGATAGAGTTTGCCATTGTTGCCAACGCCACATCCATTTTGAAAGAAATAAATCTGTGGAAAATGTAGTATTCTTTGATGGACTTTTCTATCACGAAAAGTGTTTTAAAGAATCTGCAGGATTCCACAGAAAATGTGGTGGCTGCTCAAAAGATATTATCATCGAGGATGCAGATCAGGAAGGTATTCTTGTATTTAAAAATAAGTATTGGCATGAAGATTGTTTTAAAAAGAAATATTCAGACAAACCAATATTTGTGGAAAATATTCCAGAGTACAAAGAGGATGCGTATGTAAAGATTGTAGGTGTTTTTAATGGAAGAAAAAAGGATATTACAAAGTTAAATGAATATGAGATAGCAGCTGTCAAAGAGGTAGATAGAATCTTTGATGAAAAGCTTGTTAATGATTATATCCGAAAACAGTATGATATTCAGACAGTCCCATGGGATTCTATAGCAGCACTATATGATGGTAAATATGGTGTTAAAATTCCACCAAAGCACTTATATGACATGTTTGTGCGTAAACAATCTTATCTGGATAAAATTAATGCACAGAATGTTGCAAAAGGTAAGGATATAACAGGTGTATTAAGAGTTAAATATGATTTAAAAGTTCTATACAATAAATATGACTCTTACTTAAAATTCCTTGAGAAACAGAAAATCTTAGAGTCAGAAGCTCAATCAAATAAAGCTGATGAAAAATTAATATTAACAACTGCTCCACAGCCAAAAAAAGTTGAAACAAATAATAATAGTGATGACTCATTGGACGATTTACTAATTGATATTTTTGGATAAGGAATGGCAGATGGAAGAAATTAATAATGTATGTAATGTACAATCTGAGATTATGTTCGTTGGAGCATTATATAAATCTCCGGATCTATATGTTACATATGGCAATTTTATGAGACCTAAATATGATTTTTCTGATGAAGTAGTCTATTTCTTTTATAAATGTCTTGAAACTTACTATCTTAAATTTTCCCAAACAGTTGACGAAACAAAACTGAATGTATTTATGTCACAGGATGCCGAGCGAATGAGTAACTATAAGAAATATCACGGTTGGAAGACAATTAGTGAATTTATGCGTTTGGCAGATTCGAATGACATCAAGAATTATTTTGATACAGTAAAAAAATACTCTCTTGTTAGGGAGTATGGAAGAAACGGCTATCCTGTTGATAAGATTCTTGCTCATAAGAATTTTGATAAGATGACAGCTAACGATATTTACAGGGTTATCAGAGCAAAAGCAGATAAAATTCATACTGTAATTAATGCAGGAGAGGAAGCTGTAGAGCTTACAAAAGGTAATGCTGATCAGATTAAAAGATATCTGAAGAAACCAAACTTTGGTCTTCCATATCCTTGGCCAATGTACAATGAATTCTTTCTTGGAATGCGAGAGGGTAAAACGCATTTTGAGGGCTTTATCTCAAATGGTGGTAAATCTCGAAAGCTTATTGCATTAGCAGCTTATGTGACTTTGGTACAGCATGAAAACTTTCTTCTTATGTCTAATGAGATGGATGAAGATGATCTTAAAAACTGTATGATTGTTACTGTAATTAACAATAAAGAGTATCAAGAATTGCATGGTATTAAGATTAAGAAGCCAGAACGTGAGATTGTTTTGGGTGCGTACAGAGATAGAAACGGTGAGATAATTCGTAGACATATAGACGAGAATGGCATTTACACAGAGTCAGAAGAAGAGTACATAGAAAGAGTTGAACGTGATTCAGATGAGTATCACAAAATCGTTCAAGTAGGAGAATGGATTGATGAGAATACAAAAGGTAAGCTTTTGTACAAAGATGTCCAGGACGACTACTCCATGGAACGTATTGAGTTTGAATTACGTAAGGCGAAGCTTGTAAATGAAGTAACCTATTATGGTTATGATACATTGAAGAACTATCAGGTAGAAGATTGGGCACAGTTAAAGCAGATTGCAACTAAGCTTAAAGAGATCACAAAAGAGCTTAAAATGTTTGGATTTGCAGTATTCCAGTTGTCTGATGATAGTAAGTTTACAGATGTGTTCCAGTTGAGTTCTATGAATATTGCATCTAGTAAAGGTATTAAGCATGTTACTGATACGCTTACTCTTGGGAAGATGATTGAAAAGAGTGAATACCACAAATATCAGATGATATGTGACACTCCTGGATGGGGTGATCCTACAATATCTGATTTGGATTTAAGTAAGCAATATTTTGCAATTAAAATTGATAAAAATAGAGCTGGAAGTAAGGACAAGATTATGTTATTTGAAATTAATCTTGATTACAATACTTGGATAAATATTGGACAGTTGATACAAAGACAAAAATAATTAGTGAGGTGATTGGCAGTGGATGCTAGAGAATTAAAGGAATATATATTAGAAAATAATTATGTGGAACAGATTCTTGATGCGATTCACTGCCATCATATTAAATTTCATGGAGATTATTGGACCTGCGGAAATCCAGACGGTGATAATACCGGTGCAATCGTAATATATAATACGGAAAATTTATCATGTACAAACTATACGAGACAAATGGTTGAAACTGACAGAGCTACTGATATTATTGATTTAGTTTGCTTTTGTGAAAAACTATCATTTCCTGAAGGACTGAAATTTATATGTCAAGAGGTTGGAATTTCTTATTATCATGACTTTGAATCAGATATACCTGAGAGTTTAAAGATATTGAAATTAGTTAATGAAATGTCTACAGAGCAAACTGATGAGAAAGAAGTTCCATTAAAACCAATACCTGTTGAAATACTTGACTACTATAAACCTTACGTGAATGACTTATTTTATGAAGATGGGATTAGTTATTCAACCCAGAAAGAATTTCAGATTGGCTATGATACCGAAACAAATAGAATAACAATACCAATATATTCAGAGATTGGCGATTTAGTCGGAGTGAAGGGTCGATTATTTCAAAAAGAGGTTGATGAATCTGAATGTAAATATTTGTATTTAGAGAAATGTGCAAAATCAAAAATTCTATTCGGATTGAATAAAACGCTTCCATATATAAAAAGGTTAGGAGTCGTATATGTTGTTGAATCAGAAAAAGGTGTAATGCAGCTATGGTCCTATGGATATAAAAATGCAGTATCTACAGGAGGAAAGAATATTTCAAGACATCAGTTAGATATGCTGATTAGACTTGGCGTTAAGATTGTATTTTGTTTTGATAAAGATGTTGTTTTGGATGATATACTGAGAATTTCGGATAGATTACCAGATGGCATTCCAGCGTATTATATGTTCGATAAAGACAATCAGCTAACAGGTGAGAAAGAATCTCCATCGGATAATAAAGATAGATGGGAATACTTATTGGAAAATAATGTATATCCGTTAACAGATAGGATGTGATTGGAAAGTTGAAGTTTAAGTTATATAAAAATTCGGAAAATAAATATAATGACTTAAAGAATATTCAGATTGATTTTCTGAAAAATAGAGATATTGAGAATCCAAAAGAGTATTTATCATTAGATCACTCTGCAGAGCTTGATTATGGATTACTTGATAATATCGGTGAAGCTGTTGAATTATTTTTAAGCCATTTTGATAATAACGATAAAATACAGATTCTTATAGACGAAGATGTAGATGGAAATTGTTGTGCAGCAATGAAGTATTCGTATATTAAAAGATTAAATAAGGATTATCCTGTTGGATATATCCTTCACAAGAGAACAAAAGCACATGGTCTTGAGGGATTAGATGATGATGTAATTGTTGATAAAGATACAAAATTGCTGATTGTTCCGGATGCAGGAACAAATGATGTAGAAGCATGCAAAATATTGAAAGATCGTGGAGTTGATGTTCTTATTTTAGATCATCACGAACAAGCAAAAGATAAAGAAGGAAACTTAATAGACAATCCATATGCATTAATCGTAAATAATCAGATGAGTGAGTTTTATACAAATAAAAGCTTATGTGGAGCTGGGATTGTATATAAATTCTTAAAAGCATTAGATGATTTTTTATGGTGTGAATATGCAGATGACTTTTTAGATTTGGTTGCTTTAGCAAATATTTCAGATGTAATGGACATGCGTTCACCTGAAACAAAATATCTCGTAGAGGTTGGATTGCACAACATCAGTAACAAATTCTTTCAAGCACTTATAAATGCTCAGGAATATAGTATGGGTGGAGTGGTGAATATACATAATGTCCAATTTTACGTGACACCAATTTTGAACGGCTGTACGAGGTTCGGTTCACCGGAAGAAAAAGAACTTATGTTTAAAGCATTTATCGAACAAGATGCTTGGTTCGAGTATAAGAAACGTGCAACAAAAGATAAACCTGCAGAGGTTATCCAGGAAAGTATTTATGATAGAGCTGCACGACTTGCAAAGAATGCAAAAGCAAGACAGGATAAGAGCCGTGAAAAAAGTGTACAGATGATATTTGATCAGATTGGAGAAAATCCTAATGATAAAGTAATCATGTGTGATGTATCAGAACTTCTTGATGGTGGAATGACAGGAGTATGTGCAATCAAAGTAGCTGAGAAGTACAACAGACCGTGTTTATTATTAAAGAAACATTATGATTATAAAACAAATACCATTGTATTTGGTGGTAGTGGACGAAATATAAACCATAGTCCTATTGAAAGTTTCAGAGATCTTGTAGAGTCTAACAATCAATTCAATTTTGCCCAGGGGCACAAATCTGCATTCGGTATTGAAATCCCAGTTGATAACGTAGAAAAAGCAAAAGAAATATTCAATGATGAATTAAAAGATGAAGATTTCACTAAAGTCTATTTATGTGATTTTATCATTCCAGAGTACGATGTAAATGAAAGCATCATTTATGAGATGACAAAATTTACAGACTTGATTGGACAAGGCATTGAAGAACCAATGATTGCTATTACAGATATTGAAGTAAATAGAGACGATATTACCATTCAGGGCAAGAATGAAGATTCTTATTGCTTTAAAATTGGTGAGATTAAGTTTGTACAGTTTAAATGTAAAGATGATAATTCTGTTATGGATTGGCTCAAAAATTCATTTGATAATGTTGCAAAAATCAATATTGTTGGAAATCCATGCATTAGTGAGTATCAAGGAATTAAAACATTACAGTTTGTTATTGATGACGTAGATGTTTTAAGTACTTCTTTCGAAGATATAGAAGATAACGATGAATACGAAGATGAAAGTTGGTGACTAGATGTACAGTTCGTTACATATGCACACTGCGCAAGGATCATTACTTGATTCCATTTTAAAAGTACCAGAAGCAGTAAAATTTGCAAAAGATAATGGAATGAAAGCGATGGCTATAACAGATCATGGTTCAATGTCAAACATTGTAAACTTTGTAAAAGAATGCAAAAAGCAAGGAATAAAGCCAATAATCGGAAACGAAATATACGAAGTAGATGATATGACATGGAAAGCTGATACAAAAGATTATAAGCAGCCACGTTACCATATGGTACTTCTTGCCAGAACACAGCAAGGCTATAAGAATTTACTAAAGATAACATCGGTATCGAGAACAGAAGGATTATATAAAAAACCAAGAATTGATATGAAATATATCAAAGATAATAATCTTGGTAAAGGCATTATTTGCTTAACTGCTTGCCAAGCCGGTAGACTTAGCAGATATCTGACTGATGGAAGATATAAAGAGGCAGAACAATTTATCCAGGACATTAAGGATATTTTTGATTACGTTGTTTGTGAATTACAGTCACATACTACAGAAGCACAGGCAGAAGCAAATAAACTTATCTTTGATTTCGCCAATGAACATAATCTTCCATATACTATTACAACAGATGCGCATATGTTAAGTGATTCTCTAATTGACTCTCATGCAATGTTTGTAGAAATTGGTGAAGGACGTGAAGTTGGAGAAAGTTATATTGATTGTTACCTTCAGAAAGAATTAGAAATATATCAGAAATTATCTTATCAGTTCACAAAAGCTGTAATTGATAAAGGTTTGCAAGAAAGTAATAATATTTCTTCTATTATTGAAGATATTGATATTGGGCTAAATAAAGGCAATATTATGCCGAAGGTCAAAATTGATGGTCCATATAAAAATCACGAAGAATATCTACGATATTTAGTTTTTAAAACATTCAAAGAAAAATTTGGTCATATGTCAAAAGAGGATCAAGATGAACGAAAAAAACGTCTTGAAACAGAGCTGCCAGTTTTATATGCAGTTGATTATACAGACTATTTTATTATGCTGTATATGCTTGCAAAAGAAGCAAGAAGACGAAAAATTCCTATAGGATATTCTCGTGGGTCTGGTGCAAATTGTTTGTGTTTATTTATGCTTAACGTCACACAGATTGACAGTGTAAGATGGGGGCTTGATTTTTCACGATTTGCAAACCTTGGAAGAAAGTCTATGGCAGATTTTGATTGGGATATTTCAAAGCGTAGACGTAAAGAAATGGTTGAAATATCAGAAGAACTTTTTGGTAAAGAAAATGTTGCTCCAATTTGTACATTCAATTCTTTGAGTACAAAAGTTGCAATTAGAGATATTGGTAAAGTACTTGATGAAAAAGAAGATTCTCCATACTATAAGCAGATTCCTTATAAATTGAGAGATGATGTTGCAAAAATGATTCCAACAATCAAAACACTTAATGATCTTGGAGAGGAAGAGGAAAAAGATGTTCTTTTAAAAGATATTCTAAGTAAAAATCCAAAGCTTGATGATGTATATAACAAATTCCCATTGTGGTTTAAATATGTAATGGATGTAGAAGGTCTTCCGAAATCAATGGGAAGACACGCTGCTGGTACTTTAATTACGCCAACTCCTGTAACAGATTATGCGCCACTTTGTTATGATAAAGAACGAAACATTATGATTGAGTTCGAGATGCATAATGCGATGGATGATCTTGGATTGATTAAAATGGATTACCTTGGACTTGAAACACTTGATATTATTGACGATACGTTAAATATGGCAGGAATTACATGGGAAGATGTAGATATCAACCATTTGAATCTTTCAGACAAAAATGTTTACGATCAAGTTTATAAACCAGGTCACACTGTTGGCATATTCCAGATGGAATCTGCAGAAGCAAGGAGAATGTGTATTGAAGCTAAAGCAGACAATGTAGAGGATATTATCGTAGTAAACGCTGCTAATAGACCTGGTACAAAAGATAGCTTTCCTATATACTGTCAAAATAAATTGCATCCGGAAAGTGCACAAACAATACATGAAGATTTAAAAACGCTATTTATAACAACTCAAGGAGTTTTACTTTACCAAGAAGAAGCTCTTCAACTGTTTAGATATGCAGGATTTCCAGAAGAAGACATAGACAATGCGAGGCGCGCAATAAGCAAAAAATTAAAAGATAAAATGGCTGGTCTCGAAAAAGACTTTAGATCTGGATTGAAAAAGAAAAATTGGACAGAAAATGAGTTATCTGAAATATGGCAGCTAATGCTAAAACAATCAGAGTATTGTTTTAATCGTGGTCATGCTGTGGCATATGGTTTGTTATCTTATCTTACGGCATATCTAAAGGTTCACTACACAGTTTATTTTATGGCTGCACTTCTTACGTCAAAATCAGACAAAGTAGAAAAAATTAGTATTGTAATAAATGATTGCAAACGTCTTGGAATAAAAGTTTCTCCACCAAATGTAAATAAATCGAACAAATCATTTACTGCAATTGCAGAGAACAATGAAATTTTGTTTGGATTATTGGCAGTAAAAGGTCTTGGTGACAGTATTGTTGACAAAATTATAGATTTTAGACCTTACAAGAATTTAAATGATTTCATCGAAAAAGTGCAGGACAAAACAGCGATTATCACCCTTATTAAAGCTGGCGGTATTCCAACTAAAAATAAGATGTCAACATTGAAAAAATATGCAGGTTCCACGTTTGTTAGAAAAGAATACAAACCTGTTACAACAACTCCATCTCCATATTCTAAATTAATTCCATTTGGATTAAACGTAGAAGATTATAGAGATGGCAAAAAAGTAAACAAAGAAAAACTTTTGAATGACTATAATAAAGTAAAAGAGAAAAAGTTTTTAGAAGAACAAAACATAAAATATAAAAAGCATATGGAAGATTTTCAAGAAAAATACGCTAAAGATGAATATCTATGGGAATTTGATACTTTATCAATGTTCTTAACTAATGATCCGTTAAAAGATGCTTATAAATATACTAAAATTGATTGGGACCTTGTAATGGATGGCGACAAAACAGTTTTGTTCTGTGTGATTGTTGATGTCAAAAGGAAAAAAGATAAAAATGGAAATCAGTTTGCATATCTTGATTTATATACTCCATATGGAATTATTGAAGCGACAATATGGTCTAGTCAGCTAAAAGAGTATTCTGACTATATAAAAAAAGGAAGCTGTCTTGCAATATTAGGAAGAAAAAGAGAAGAACATTTTTTTGTTGAAAAAATAAAAACATATAATATGTGGCTTGAGCAAATGCGTAAGAAAGGGGCAAAAGTATAATGAGTTATTCAGAACAATTTAGTAATGATGATCAGCAGTTTGAATTTACAGCCAGAATTTCATATGAGCGCTTCTACAGTGAAAATACGTCTTGGGGAGTTTATTCATTCAATACAACTGATCAACTTCCTAATTGTCAGAAGATAACTGTTCACAAAGATTTGTTCGGAGATGAGCATGGTGATACTTTTGTCGGAACTTTAGCCGGACGAATGCAGCAACTGTGTGTTGGTTCAGAATATAAGATTACTGCAACATATAAAGATGATAAAAAATATGGGGCACAATATGTACCAATCACAGTTTATGCATTGGCTCCGCAGACTGTGGAAGATTCTAAAGTTTTTCTTAAATCACTTATCCCTGAGAGTGTTGCAGATTCATTACTTGCTGCATATCCAAATGTTGTAAATGATGTAGCTGACGGTAAATTAGATACAATTGATTTTTCAAAAGTTAAAGGTGTTCGTGAAAAAACATGGAAGAAAATAAAAGACAAGATAATTGATAATTACCTTATTTCAGATATTATCACATTACTAAAACCGTTAGGTGTTACATTCACAATGATTAAAAACCTTCTTAGCAATGAACCAAACCCTGGATTATTAAAGCAGAAAATTGAAAATAATCCATACTACTTATGTTCTATGAAAGGGTTTGGTTTTAAGAAGGTAGATAAATTGGCACTTAAATTAAAACCTGAACTTCTTGAATCCAGAGAAAGATGTATTGCTTTTATTTCCTATTACCTTACTGAAATTGGTGAGAATGATGGACATACTTATTGTAGTGTAGATATTTTAAAAGCTGCAGTTGAAGATTCAGCTCCAGAGTGTATAGATGTATTTGATGGAGTTCTTGAAAATAATTCATTTTTACATCAGTATGAAGATAGAGTTGGACTTAAGCTATACTACAATCTTGAGATGAAGATCCTGTCTATCATTCAAGAAAGATTGAATAAACCGTCACCAGTGCCTATAGAAAACGATGAAATAGAGGCAGGAATCGTTAAAGCAGAACAAGAGCAAGGATTTTCTTATACCGATGAACAAAAGGCAATTATACGCTCTATACTAACGCAGAGTATTAGCTTCGTTACAGGAAAAGCCGGTACCGGTAAAAGTTCAATTTTACGTGGAATTATTCGTGCGTATTCTCTGGCAAATCATAATATTTCAGCCTGTGCATTATCAGCAATGGCAGCGCAACGTATTACAGAAGCTACAGATTATCCTGCAATGACGATTCATAGAACATTGGGATGTCATGGTCCAAATAAGTTTGATTATAATAAGGACTGCAAGCTTATATCTCCAGTAGTATTAATGGATGAGGCATCTATGGTAAATGTGCAAATCTTCTTAGCATGGCTTGAAGCTATAGATGATAATACAAAAATCATAATCTGTGGAGACTATAAACAGTTACCGCCAATTGGATTTGGAAATATATTCTCTGATCTGATTCATTGTCTACCAAAAGAAAACATCAATGAACTTACAAAAGTTATGCGTCAAGCAGAAAAATCTGGAATTCTTACCGATGCAAATCTCATTCGAGATAATAAAAATCCCATTACAGAAGTTCTTACGTCAAAAAAATTGGTTCATGGTGAATTGCAGGATATGTATTACATGTTCAGAGATACAAGAGACTCACTTCACCAGCTTGCATTAAAAATGTTCTTTTCAGCGGTCGAATCAGATGGTGTTGACAATGTTGGTATTGCAGTACCTCGTAGAGAAGGATGCTTAAACAGTGCTTATGAGTTAAATAAAGATATTGCAGAAGTGCTTCTTAAAGATGAAAAGAAGTCAATTTCATTTGGTGAAAAAAAATTTAAGCTTGGATGTAAAGTTGTCCAGACTGTAAACGATTATGATCGAAATGTCTTTAATGGTGAAATCGGATATATCACATTTATTGGAGAAGACATGAGTGGTAAAAAACCAGTGACTTATTGCGAAGTTACTTATCAGTCATTCGGACCTAAAATAGAAAAAGACGTTGGATTAGTTTTTGATGAAGATAACAATATAGTTTATGAGAAACAAGATAAAGTGATCAGATACGAAGGAAGTGAACTTACAGATTTAGATATGGCTTATGCTTTAACAACTCATAAGATGCAAGGATCTTCCAGGAAAACAGTTATCTGCGTAATTGATAATACTCATTATAAATTATTGGACAACTGTATGTTATATACAATGCTTACAAGAGCAAAGAAAAGATGTTTATTATGTGCTGAACCACAGGCATTCTACAAATGTCTAAATACAAGTAATAATGCAAGAAATACGTGGTTAAGCACAATTAAAAGAAAGGGGAAATAATATGATAGAACTTATTAATGATATTTCTCAGATTATGAAGAAGTATGGTAGAGAATATAAAATCAAAATTGATCCAATAACTGTTAAGGTTTATATCCCTATTTCAGAACTTTTAGGATTATATCCATTAAAAGGAGAGTATATAAAAATTGTTTATGATGGACTGATTGAAAATTGTTACATCGATCTTAAGCAATTAAATAAAATTAAAAAGTTTATAAAGAAAAATGAATATGAATATATTGGTTTATTTTTTGAAGACATTGAACCTGTTATTGAAGTTATGAAATATCTTAATGAAAACTCTAAAGCGATTAACGAGCTTCTTTATACATCAATCGACTTACAAGAGGGTGGTGATTAATTAAATGTATATCAAAGATAGTACCCTTGTAGATGATGATAATGTTTGTACATAGAATCGGTGACTGTTGCGTTTTTATTATGGATGATAACTATAAAAGCAATATTATAGGATGTATTGCAGATATCGGTTTTTGTAATAACTGTATTTCGGTTGAAGAAGTAAATAGCAGTGGACAGTTAACATTACTGTTCACTGAACATATAAAAGTAATCGGAAGATTGGAGGATTAATTTATTGGAAGAAGTAATTGAAATTCTAAAACTCATTCAGAACACATCGAGTCTGAATGAAAAGCAGCGTATCCTTAGAGAAAACAAGGATAATGAGCTTCTTAAAAAGTGTCTGGTGTTCTTACTGGACGGTAATACTGTAACAGGAATCAGCACAAAAAAGATCGATAAAATGACCATTTCAAAAGCTGCAAATTATGCAACATTTGAGCCAAAAAACTTCTCAGAAGTTATTGATTACCTAAAAACTCATAATACAGGTACTGATGTAGATGTCGCTACTGTCAGAAAGTTTATTTGCAATAATTCTAAATCTGAAGCTGAATGTCAGTTTTATGAAGAAATGGTAACAAAGAAGTTTAGATTAGGTGCAGACTCCAAGCTTATCAATAAAGCTATTCCAGGACTGATTGAAGAATTTAATGTACAGCTTGGTACTTCAATTGAAAAAGTTAAGCTGAAAGGTAATGAGCTGATTTATATTAGCCGCAAACTAAATGGATGTTTTTATAAAGACACAAAAATTACTATGGCGGATGGAAGTGTTAAAAAAATAAAAGACATTGTTCCTGGCGATATAGTTATGTCTTTTGATGAAAAAACACATAAAATTAGTCCTCAAAAAGTTCTTAATACATTTCGTAATGGATTAAAACCTAAATCTGAATGGATAAAAATTATTTCACATAAAAATTTTAATTCTAATAAAATCCATGTTACAGCAACAAAAAATCATCAATTTTTTACACCAAATGGATGGAAGTATGCAGGTAATCTAAAAGTTGGAGATGAATTTTATTATTATGATTATGAATTTTCTGAAACTCAAAAATCTGTTTTATTAGGACTTGGGCTTGGTGACGGAAGTGTTGCTTTTGATAATCCAAGTATAAATTCTGTAAGGTTTAATTATTGTAAGAAAAAAGAATTATATCATAATTTCTTTCATAAAACATGTGATTTATTTGATATATATACAGGTACATATCAAAAAGCCAAAAGCGGTTACGGTACTGATATGGAAAGATGTACAATTAAAAGTATAAATACTTTACCTGATTATTTTTACAATAAATCAAATGTGCTAAGAACTGGATATACCTTTACAGAAGAGGTATTAAATAATATAACCCCATTAGCGTTAGCTATTTATTATATAGATGACGGTTCGAAATTACCATGTAAAAAAGATGGGTCAAAAACTGCTGTGAATGTACAACCAAGAGTAATATTTGCAACACACAGACATAATAAAAGAGAAGTATATAATTTTAGTGATTATTTGGATAAGAAATATGGCATTACTAATCGTGTGGCAAGATACAAAGTTTGTTTGGATGATGCAGGATATCAGATTGAAGTAGATGCAAATGGCACAAGAAAACTTTTTGATCTAATTGCAAAATATATTCCATACGACTTACGTGAGCAAAAATTAAGTAAAGAATGGCATAAAATTCCATACGAGGATTGGACGCAAGAATTTGGTTATTTTGCATTAACAAAACAAACTGTTGAAGAAATATTATTAGATGATAATATACATTTTGGTCCTGCATGTACCGCCTATACAATGTCTTATGACTTAGAAGTTGAAAATAACCATACATATTTTGCAAATGGGTTTGCAGTACATAATTGCAGAATGGGCTTTATTGGAACTGAGTGCAGAACTAGACAGAATAAGAAAATTAATGGTGTCGATCATATTATTAAAGATCTACAAGCAATGGGCTATGACAATATGTTTGTAGACGGTGAACTTCTCTATAAAAATAAAGAAGGATTATCCGATTCTGAAGCATTTCAAAAAGGTACAGGAATCGCAAATAGCAAATCTGGTGACAAATCTCAATTAAAATTCGTTGTATTCGATATGTTCCCCCTTAAAGAATTTTGGTCTGGAAAATCTAAAGAACCATACTCCATTAGAAGCAAAGATTTAGATGAATTGGAAGAAAAACTTAAATTCCATCCAACAGACAATATTGAAGTTGTTCCGAGAGTATATCATGGTTACGACCACAGTAAAATTTGGGAATGGCTTCAGTACGCAGAAGATAATGATTGGGAAGGATGTTGCATTAATCTTGACAAGCCATATGAGTGCAAACGAACCAAAAGTCTTATTAAAGTAAAACAGTTCTATGATGCGACTTTAAGAGTTATTGGATACGAAGAAGGGTCTGGCAAGAACAAAGGAGCACTTGGATCGTTAATCGTTAAATATAAAGATGGAAAATCTGGTGTTGGATATGGATATTCAGATCAAATGAGAAAAGATCTCTGGGAAAAACGAGATGAGCTTATTGGCAAACTCATTGATATTAAATATAAGGAAGAAACAAAAGATAAAAATACTGGACTTCCAAGTTTACAGTTTGCAGGATTTATTTGCTTCAGAGAAGATTATGATAAGGTATTAGCAGATGATGAAGCTGGACTTATTTAAGAGGTAGTAACATGGAAAAACTAACTGTATATCTCGCCGGTGCATGTAGAGGAATGCATGACGGTGGAAAAGAATGGAGATTAAAAGCTGAGAATATTTTTAAAAATATTTCAGAAGCTAAAGATGTAACTATTAAAGTAATCAATCCAACACGTTATTTTGATCGTGATGGTGGCAATGCAATCACTAATAAACAAGTAAAACAATTCTATTTATCACGTATTCGAAAATGTGATTTAATCCTTGTAAATTTGGAACATACAAACACTTCTATTGGAACAGCTCAAGAACTGCAATTCGCAGTAGATAACCACATTCCCATTATTGGATTCAACGATTATGACAGTTATGAATGGCTGCCAGAAGATTGTGATGTGATTTTCAAAGGTATTAATGAAGCGATTGATTATATTAATGATTTTTATTTAGAGTAAAGGAGTGACAAAATGACTGTACAAGAATGGTTAGGAAAAGACAATAAACTGGGACAGGATATCTGGGAGAGAAAGTATCAGTTTAATGGAGAAACATTTGATCAGTGGCTTGATAGAGTTTCTGGTTGGAATGAGGAAGTAAAACAGTTAATTAAGGATAAGAAATTTCTCTTTGGTGGAAGAATCCTTGCTAACAGAGGTGTAAACAAAGATATTGATGTCAGTAACGATAAGTATGTAAAAACCACACTTAGCAACTGTTATGTTATTACACCTCCAGAGGATAACATTGAATCTATTTTTGATTGTGCAAAGAAACTTGCACGTACATATTCTTATGGTGGTGGATGTGGAATTGATATTAGCAAACTAGCACCTAGAGGATCTGTAGTAAGAAACTCTGCAAAAACCACAACAGGTTCAGTTAGCTTTATGGATTTATACTCTTTAATCACTGGATTAATTTGTCAACAGGGACGTAGAGGGGCATTAATGATTAGTTTGTCCTGCGAACATCCAGATCTTGAGGAATTTATTGGAATTAAATCAGATCTTGATAAAGTAACAAAAGCTAATATCTCTGTTCGTATTACAGACAAATTTATGGCTGCAGTAAAAAACAAACAGCCATTTACACTTAGCTTTACTAGAACTGAGACAGGTGAAACTATTACTAAAACAATTGATGCATATGAAATGTTCCATAAATTATGTGAAATGAACTGGGATTATGCAGAACCTGGAATGCTTTTCTGGGACAGAATCGAAAACTGGAATTTACTTAGTTGTGACAATAATTTTCATTATGCCGGAACTAATCCTTGTGCAGAAGAGCCTTAATAAAACCGGTAGGGGCTCTATAAAGTTAGTGAAATGCTGGAACAACTCGTTAAGTTGATAATAGGAAATTAATGTAAGATTGGTCACTTACCCTAATAATTTATCAAATAGAGTCAATCAGCAGGTTGGTCAATAAATATAAAATATGCAAATTTATAAAATAACAAATTTAATAACGAATTTAAGTTATATTGGAAAGAATGAAAATGATAATAATAAATATTATATGGGAAGTGGAATATTATTGTGGAACTCATATAGAAAAAGATTTGGCAATGATAAACTAGATAGTAAGAGACGTTCAGATCATAAATGGGTATATGAGCAAAATATAAAATATCACTATTATCAAAAAGACATTATTGCAACTTGTAATAATAAAGAAGAACTATGTAAATTAGAAAAATTTTATATAAATAAATATAATACAATTCGTCCAAATGGATATAATATTGCAGAAGGCGGTGACGGAGGAAATTTAATAAAAGGATATACTGATATAGAAAAACAAAAATGGAAAAATAAAATATCTCAAAAAACAAAAGAAGCAATGCAACGACCTGAAATAAAAGAAAAGATATCAAAAATTATAAAAACAGAAGAATGGAAAAATAATATCTCAAGATCTTTAACTGGAAAACCTGGTCATCCTCAATCAGAAAAAACGAAAAAAATCTTAAGAGAAATAAATTTAAATAATAAATATGGAATTGGTAATAAAAGTAGAACTGGTTATCATAATAGTGAAGAAATGAATAAAAAAATTTCAGAATCTGATAAAAAAGTAATACATACAGCTGAGTGGAATAAACATGTAAGTCAAAGCCTAAAAGGAAAACCTAAGTCTGAAGCTCATAAACAAGCACTTAGAAAACCTAAACCTAAATATAAATGGAAATTACCAGATGAGTCTATAAGAATAATGGACGCTGCTAATGGATCAAAACATAAAGATTGGATTAAATTAGAAAGGGTATCATAATTTAACTCTGACCAAGTTAAATTGACCAACCTCAACGACTATCTCGAAAGAGAGTACATTGTAAACTTATGACAATGGAAGTGCTAACCCTGTATTATACAGTGAAGATATAGTCTGAACTATATGGAAACATATAGCTGTTCTTAAAGAACGCATAAGGCGTTGTGAACCTTATGGAACATAATGTTACCAGCAGGTGGGAGCTGCCTTCTCGGAAGTATTAATTTAGCTGAGTTTGCAACTCCACATGGATTTAATTTTGATGATTTTAGAAAAACAGTACATATTGCAACAATCGGATTAAACGAAGTCCTTGACGAAGGATTACCATTACATCCATTACAGGAACAGAGAGATTCTGTAAGAGATTGGAGACAGATTGGACTTGGAATTTTTGGTCTTGCAGATTTACTTATTAAGATGGGTATTAAATATGGAAGTCCTGAAGCTATTGATTTATGTGATATGATCGGTCATGCAATGGCTGATGAAGCACTTAAAACGTCTGCTTTATTAGCAAAAGATTATGGTCCATATCCAAAATATAATCCGGAAGCAGTTGAGCAGTCTGCTTATTATTCAAAAAATGCTCTTGGTGAAACAAAACAGCTTGTAAAAGAGTATGGTCTTAGAAATTCTCAGCTTCTTACAATTGCTCCAACAGGAACACTTTCTACAATGCTTGGAGTATCTGGTGGAATCGAACCAATTTTCGCAAACTATTATACAAGAAAAACAGAATCTCTTAAAGGACATGATGAGTATTACAAAGTATACACACCAATCGTAAAAGATTACATGGAAAAGAACAATTTAAAAGACGATTCTGAGTTACCAAATTATTTTGTAACTGCGCAGACACTTGATTATAAGAATCGTATTTATATGCAGAGCGTTTGGCAGACACATATTGATGCATCAATTAGTTCTACGGTTAATGTACCAAATGATTTTACAGTAGAACAGGTCGAAGGATTATATATGACAGCCTGGGAAGCAGGGCTTAAAGGTGTAACAATTTTCCGTGATGGATGTAAACGTGCAGGAATTCTTACAACGTCAGATAGTAAAAAAGATGATGAAACATCTGAAAAGCCTAAAACAACTCTTAGCAGAGGAATGATTATTAAAGCTGATGACAACTGTGTTGGTAAGAAACGTACATTACAGACTGGATGTGGAACATTGCATTGCGAAGCATTCTTTGATCCAGATACTGGAGAACTTCTTGAAACATATTTAAGTAAGGGATCTTCAGGCGGATGTAACCAATTCATGATCGGGCTTTCCAGGATGATTTCTCTTGCAGCAAGAGGTGGAGTTGATATTTATTCAATCATTGACCAGCTTAAATCAAGTGGAACATGTCCGTCTTATGCAGTAAGAACAGCAACAAAACACGATACATCAAAAGGATCTTGTTGCCCTGTTGCTATCGGAAATGCTCTTATTGATATGTATAAAGAAATGCAGGATGAAATTTCTGATGATTCAGAAGATGTAATTGACACATCAAAACAACCAAAAAAGAAAATTGTTGTTGATAAATCAAAGACAGCAAAATGCCCTCAGTGTGGTGGTAATTTAGTTTTTGAGGGTGGCTGTAATACATGTAAGGATTGTGGTTGGAGTAAGTGTGATTAAATAAATAACGAGGGAGTCTTAACCGGCTCCCCTTATATGGAGGAAATTCAAGATGAATATTAATGACATTCATGATAAATACGTTTTACACATTAAAATGGATTTTAATAAGCTGCGAAATAATGGCTTTAAGATTTATGGTGACCACGCATATTTTAACAAATTTGTATATAAAGACATTGATAGGTTAACAGTTGACATTGATTTGTCAGATAATACATATACACTCACAGTTACAGATATGGACCATGATGAGATATATTTTCCTATTTACAACTGGGATTGTGGTAAAAATTATGAACTTGAAGAGGTTATCGAGAATGTCATTGCTACACTTGATTCCCTCTGCACTCAAAAAATCCTATGGAATATAGAAAAGAAAAGGAAGAAAAAACATGTACAGCACAATAAATAAAGGTGACATGGTTTATTATGCCAGGATTCAGAAAAAGAATGGTACTTATGATCTGTGCGAATTAAAAGTTCGAACAGTTGGAGAAGATTACTTTTGCGGTATGGATAAAAAGGACAGACACGTTTATCTATTTGGATACAATGCTCTTGGAGATTATGTATTTCAAACTCGTAAAGAGGCATTAGATAAAATCCATGCTGCAGAGAAAAATAAAGTAGAAGTAAGTGATGAAACTTACTACGAAGAATATTGAGGTGAATGCCTATGAGTTATTTAACACAGCATTTTAAAGGTAAGTACAGAATTGTACCGGAACTTTCACCAGAAAGTCATGATGTGCCAAGAGAAGAAGATGGAACCGTTGATAAAAGTTACGATGACTTATATATTAAATGTCAATTCGGTAATAAAATTTATTATTATGGTCGAGGTACTTTTGTAGCTTACATCCCAAGCATTATTCGTGGGAAAAATATTTTAAAGAAACTTGATGAAACAAATATTCCATATTCAGATCCACATATCTATGATAGCGAAGTAGAATTTAAATTCAAGACTGCAGATATGGACGCAGTTGCAAATCTATTAAAAGCATCATCATTTGGTGCTGATATCACGCCTTATAGTCTAAAAAATTTCCCAAAAGCAGATGTTACAATACCAACGAATAAAATAAATGAATATAAGAAAATAATCGCTGCTATTCAGAAAGAAGACTTATTAACTTTCTCAAGATTTACACAGTCATTTTTATCTGATGTTCTTGCAAAAAAGCTAGGTCGTAGAAATAAACCATTTGATTATAAATCTGATATGAAAAAATTAATGATGGCACGTCAGACTAAAGAGTATATCTACACTAAAAATATGTGGGACGAATATTTGAAATATTTAGAAGAAAAAATTAAAGACTTATATAAAGAGAAGGAGAAATAAAATATGGATACAAATTGTATTGGATATAACGTTGATGTATCTGGATGTAGTCCAGAGGTTATTAAAGCTATTACACAGACACTTTCAAGAGTAAAAGAAGATTTACAGAAAGTTGCAGATACAGATAAAGAAGAAAATAAGAAGAAAGAAACTAAGAAACGTTGGAAGCCAAATTTTGGTGAAGATTATTTTCGTATTGATCCTTTTGGTAATATAACTTCTCTCAAATGGGAAAACGATGTTTTTGATAATAAATATTATAACGCTAGAAATATTTACAAGACAAAAGAAGAAGCTGAATTTGAGGTGGAGCGTAGAAAAATAATGATAGAACTTCAGAATTATGCAGACGAACACAATGGAGAAATCGACCATCCATCAGATGCACTCTGGATTGCATTCGATGAAGATGACATGTCAATTACTGTTGAAACGGAGTCGTACTTACCACCAGTCGGTGCTGTATTGTTTTCTGATGGAGGTACAGCTTACGATGCGATTGAAACTATTGGTGAAGACAGAATTCTTAAATATATGTTTAGAGTTAATCCAAATAAAGAATTGCATTGCAACGGTGATTGTGAATGTTGCGATGAATATGATCCATGGGACGAGGAGGATGAAGATAAATGAAGAGGGTAGCAAAATTTGAGAAAGTAAGCTATAAGCAGTTTGAAAAAGATTATTTAGATACATTTGGACTTGCAGGTGATGATACATCTAAGAGACTCAGACAAGAAATTGAAAGTATGTATTATGGATTAGAGTTACCTACAAGAGCTACAAAGTTTAGCGCAGGATTTGATATTAGAACTCCATTTTCATTTACACTAAAGCCAGGAGAAGTAATTAAAATTCCAACAGGTATTAAATGTCGTATGAATACAGATTATGTTCTTATGATTTACCCAAGAAGTGGACTTGGATTTAAATATCAGTGCAATCTAGTAAATGGAACAGGAATTATAGACTGCGATTTTATTAACTCTGACAACGAAGGTCACATTTTTATTAAACTTGTAAATCGTGGAGATAAAGAGTTTTCAGTAACAAGTAATGCAGCTATCGCCCAGGGAATTTTCTTAGAATATGGAATTACAGAAGACGATCATGTAGAAGCAACACGTAACGGTGGTTTCGGATCAACTGACAACTGACAAGAAGGAGTAATAAATGGACACATTTTATTATTGTGCATTAGATGAAAATTCTAAAACATGTCCAAAACAGAACACTTGCAAAAGGTACACTCATAAAAAGGGTGTACCTGCTTCAGAAGATGCAAGTGCAAAATTGTATAATATCTGCAATGATAAATATGGATATAAATTGTTTTTAGAAGATGAAGATATAAAGGAAGATGAGAAAAATGACAATAACAAAGAAATTTAGAATGAATACGCCAAGTGATGCAGAATTTATTGCGAAAAAATTATGTAAATATGATTATGATATTGATGCGGTCATTGGAAGATACGTAATTGATGCTAAATCACTTTTAGGGTTGCTTTCTTTAACACCTCCTAAAATTATTGATATCAGCATTCATACAGACAATGTAAAAATTGCAGAGGAAATTTTTAATAATATTTCAGAATTAAAGGAGACCGAATAATGGAATATGAATACGGATTAATGACAAAAGCCGATAAATATCTCGTAGAATCTATCTATAATATCCTTCAAAATGGTATTAAAGATGAAAATCCTAGACCAAAATACGAAGACGGAACACCTGCACATACCTATTTTGTGACACATCAAATGCGTCAATATGACCTCTCAAAAGGTGAATTTCCAATCTGTACCTTACGTCCAATTGCATGGAAAAGTGCAATCAAAGAGATGTTTTGGATCTTCCAGAAAGAGTCAAATGACCTCAAAATTCTGAACGAAATGGGCGTGTCATATTGGAATTTGTGGGATATTGGAGACGGTACAAATGGATATAGATATGGTCATACAGTACACCGTTATGACTTGTTTAGAAAACGTGTTTTAGATGATATTAAAAACAACCCATATGGACGTTATCATATCTGTAATCTCTGGCAAGAAGAGGAATTTAAGGATGAACCAAACGGATTAAAACCATGTGCTTATGAGACCATCTGGACAGTACGTGGAGAGTATTTAGACCTATTTTTGAATCAGAGATCAGGTGACTTATTAGCTGCAAGCGGTGGAGGTGGAATTAATGAAGTACAGTACGCTGCACTGCTCATGATGGTAGCTAGACACGCTGGATATAAACCTGGAAAATTTACTCATTTCGTGGCAAACGAACAGGTATACGACCTCCATATTGACCAAGCAAAAGAGCTAATTCATCGCGCAAATGAGAGACATTTAGTCACTTTTGAGGCGTTAAAAAATAGTGAAATTGATAAAAATTTGATGCCAAAATTGGTATTAAATCCAGAAAAAAATAACTTTTACGACATGACAATTGATGACTTTTCTATGGAAAATTACAAGCCAATGAAGCCACAATTGACACTACCGTTGGGTATTTAAGGAGAGAAAATTTATGTTATCAGCAATCGTTTGTATGGATAATTTTGGTGGAATCGGCAAAGATGGTGACTTACTTTATAAGATTCCAGAAGATATGAAAAGATTTAAAGAGCTTACTATGGGCAGCTCTGTTATTATGGGAAGAAAGACATGGAATAGCATTGGTAACAAACCGCTTGTTGGGAGAAAAAATTATATTTATAGTAACACATTAAACTATTATTCCGGACTTGATAATAGCGGTACATTAGTATCTACATTAAGCAGTGAAGAAGGCTTTTCTACAGATGTTCTTAAGTATTGTTCGAATAAATATTTTGCAATCGGTGGAGAAAGTATTTACAAAATGTTCTTACCTCATTGCGAAAAAGTTTATGCTACAATCGTTAATTTAGGTGATAGATGTATCTCTACAGCAGATGTATTTTTCCCAATTGAGTACCTTCTAAACAATTTTGATGAAATTGAATCTATAGATAATACACACGGTAATTTATCATATAGTTTCAAAACATTTGTTAGAAAAGACAATTGCAAAACTGTATCCCACGCTTATTCTGATCCAGTTTCTGGACATAATGCAGTAGATAATCCGTCTCATTATTGCGGAACAAAATACCAGGTAATTAATTTTATAGAAGACTGGGGACTTGGTTATTGCCTTGGTAATGTAGTTAAATATATCTGCAGAGCCGGTAAGAAATATGTTGGTGACAAGCAAAAAGAGCTTCAGGATTTAAAAAAAGCTAAATGGTATCTTGAAAGAAGATTAGAAGAGCATAAAAATGGTGTTGAGCTTGACTCTGATGAGCTGAAAATGAATATATCTATAGACGATTTTGCAGAAGATCAAAAGCTCAATTATATTCGTAAAAAAATTATTAAAAATGTTACTGATTGTATTTATGAAGAAATCGACACTAAATTTTATACTGCTTTAGAGTTGCTTGATACAGAAATTAACAGAATGGAGGATGAGACTGCATGATTACACTTGGTATTGGTACATTTATTTGTATTGTAGGCTGCACATTTGTGGTTGGTGGAGTAGTTGGACTTATTCTTACAGCTTGTCTTACTGTCGGAAGAAATAAAGATGATGATGATATTGATCAATATCCGTAATATATTAAGCAAAATAAGTAAAATATTGCGAAATTGGGACTCGAACTATTGCAAGAAATATATAAATTTCGTATAATGACTTCAAGGTCAGAAATACTATGTTCGAGGGCAATAAACTTTAGCGTAAAATGGGGCAAATTTTTTAGCCTGAAACATCAAATAAAATAGTTTACTTACTAGGAACTTATAAGAACAAGAACATAGAAAATGACCTTTGATATTTTTATCCGAGGTCATTTTTTTGTGCAATTTGACGAAAAGTTCAAAAAACAGCCAAAAATAGCTCAAAATCGCGATTTTTCCAAAAATCGACTTTCTAGAAGTCAATAAAAATAAGGGATTTAAGTGGGTCATTTTCCCGATAAAATTGTGATTTTATTGTAGTCAAGTTAACATGCACAAAAGAGGAAAATCTTGCGTCAGAGCAAATTTTGACCGGAATAAAAGAATAAAATTTTTGCCTCAAAAAAGGCTAAAAGCAATTGCCCTTCGACATAGTATTTTTAACCTCGTTTTTAGGAAACGTTTTTAGGAAAATCCGCAAACCATTGATTTTACTGGGTTTGCGAGTACTTTATTTTTCCTAAAAACGAAATGCTAAAAATGAAAATAACCCTAAAAATGCGTTTTTAGGAAAAAATCATTCGTTTTTAGCAAAAAAATAGCCGTTTTTAGGAAAAACCATTTCAAAAATAGGGGGTAAAATAATGCGGAATAAAAATTCAAAAGTAGCTGCAACAAAATTATATTTATGCAAATGTGATGGCGTATGCATAACCTACAGCAAGATTCAATATGCCTATGCAATGAAACTAGAAAAAGATCAAAGCATAATCAGTATACGAGTAAATGTAGATCTTGATGGATATAAGGATAGTAAGTATCCAGAAAGAACTTACACATCAGACTTTGTATGCGTAAAAGATACAGGTAACCTAATGGTCCGTGAATGTATAGAAAGAAAACTATTACAAAAACCGATGACTATTAGATTACTAGACGGTTCCAGAGAGTACTGGAAGACGCATGGTGTGTCAGATTGGGGGATTGTTATTGATGAAGAATAAATTGTATAAATACAAAAATACAATAGTAAGAGTTTTAAAAGAATCTGATCAATCAGTTTTTATTATTGATTGCTTAAAAACCAAAATGCCGTATACAGTGCATAAAATGGATTTTAAGGACGCTATTTTGTGTGATGAGGATTTACTCATGCAAGAGACAAATGAGCCTGTATTCGACATATCAGAAGCTTCGGAGCATAATAAAAAGATAGCATATGAACGGTATAATATGATCGCTCCGTTACTTTCATTTATGGATAATAAATATAAACGCACCTCGTTGATTAATCAGATATGCGAAGAGAGAAATATAAGCAAACAAACACTTAGAAACTACTTTTGTAAATATCTTATTTACCAAAATATTTGTGTACTTGCACCTAAGAGTAACATTACAGAAAAATCACTTACACAAGATGAAAAAAATATGAGATGGGCTTTAAATAAATATTTTTATAGTACAAACAGATATAGTTTAAAGTCTTCTTACTTATTTATGCTGAAAGAAAAATATTGCGATATAAATGGCAAGCTACAATCAAATATTCCATCTTTTTATCAGTTCCGCTACTTCTATAGGAAAACAAAAAATATGCAAACTTTTTACATCACAAGGGATGGTTTGAGTAATTATCAAAGAAATAAAAGACCATTATTGGGAGATGGAATACAAGAATTTGCACCTGCAGTTGGAACAGGATTACTTGATACAACAGTATGTGATATATATCTTATAGATGAAACAAACAGTTTAGTTGGAAGACCTATATTAACAGTTTGTATAGACGCATATAGCAGTTTTTGTTATGGCTATGCATTAACTTGGGAAGGTGGCATTTATAGTTTAAAGGTGCTTATGCAAAATATGGTATCCAATAAAAAGAAACATTGTGAAGAACTTGGTATATTCATAAACGATGATCAGTGGAACATATCTGAAATTCCAGGGACATTTGTTACTGATATGGGGAAAGAATATGTATCTGAGAATTTTGAACAAATAACTGAGCTTGGAATTACATTAAAAAACTTACCTCCATATCGCCCTGAATTAAAAGGCGTTGTAGAAAAATTTTTTAATATAATTCAAGAAACATACAAACCTTATTTAAAAAATAAAGGTATAGTTGAACCTGATTTTCTTGAAAGAGGCGTACATGATTATAGAAAAGATGCATGTTTGACAATAGAAGACTTTGAAAAAATCATAGTGCGATGTATTGTGTATTATAACTCGCAGCGTATTTTAAAGAACTTCCCTTATACAGAAGACATGATAAAAAACGATATTAAGCCATATGCAAATAATATTTTTGAGTACAGCAAATTATCTCCAGGAGCTAACTTAATACCGGTAACATTGAAACAAATTATGCTTACATTACTTCCAAGGACCACTGGCGTATTTAACAGATTTGGACTTAAAGTGAATAAAATGAGGTACAAAAATGAGAATTATGTTGAAAAATATTTGGTTGGTGGGGAAGTAACGGTTGCTTATAATCCAGATAATGTAAGTTATGTATGGCTTATAGAAAATGGGTGTTATATACAGTTTAAATTGATTGAAAGTAGGTATAATGGAAAAGAGTTAACTGATGTAGAATTGATCGAAAAAGAACATCGAAAACTCGTAAATAATCATTGTAATAGTAACACTCAGGCACAAATTGATTTGGCAAATTCTTTAGAAGAGATAGTGGCTAATGTACAGAAACCTCAAAAATTAAATATGAAATGTGTTACATCTGTTAAAAATAGAGCTAAAAGAAAATGTCATATTGATTTCATGGAGGATATCTTAAATGGATGATTATACAAAAATATTACCTAAAATGTTATCAGGAGATGGACTTGTAAAAGCATTGTCTGTTGTTCCAAAATATGATGAAAATAGTAAAAATATGGATGTTGGAGAGAAACTGATTGCTTTATCAAATCTATATGATATTTATATTCCATCTAAAATGTCCATAGAGATTTATAACAAATTATATTTGTCTTTATATCACTCACTAAAAAAGAAGAGTTCAAAATTGGCATCACAGCAAAGATACGAAAATTACAAAAGATTTTTAACAGGAAACTCTAATAGTATAATTGGCGGATCTGATTCATTTACAATAATAGGGAGTTCAGGTATTGGTAAAAGTACAGCCGTTAACAGGGCAGTAGATGTTATTGTTGAAAATTGTAAATTTGATTGCAATTTATTCTCAGATATAATTCCATTTGTAACTGTACAATGTCCATTTGATTCATCTGTAAAAGGTCTTGCGATCGAAATTTTGATGAAGATAAACAGTATGCTTAAAACACAATATTTAAATGGAAAAATTATTGATAAATGTACCACAGATGCCCTCATAAGCCAAATAAGTACAATAGCAATAAATAATATAGGTGTTCTTATCATTGATGAGATACAAAATGTTGCAAACTCAAAAAACGGTAAAAATATAATAGGATTTCTTACACAGCTTATCAACAATAGTGGAATAAGTATTTGTATGGTTGGGACTCCGGAAAGCGTGTTATTTTTTGAAGGCGCAGAGCATCTTGCCAGAAGAACTATGGGGCTTAAATATACGACACTTTCTTATGATGAGTACTTTAAAAACATATGTAATATATTATTTAGATATCAATATACTATAAAAAATGCAACAATAAATGAAGAGTTTTATAAATGGATATATGACCATTCCTGCGGTAACATTTCAATTGTAATATCATTATTACACGATGCTCAGGAAATTGCTATAATGTCAGGAGTTAGTAAGATTAATATTAATATATTGAATGAAACATACCAAAATAGGATTGAAATGTATCACAAATTTATACAACCAAGCATGAACAAAGTCGATAAAAAGAAAAATAAACACATAGTATCTGATAGAACACATAATATCACACAAGATTGCGTAATAAAAGAGTTTAATAACATTGAAACGATATTGAAAATATCTAAGGAAAAAAATATTGATTTTATAAAACTGCTTAAACAATCAATTATAGTGGAGGAAATAAAAATATGACAAACAGATTTCCTAGCATCTATGATGACGAAACAGTTTATAGCTGGTTCTGTAGATATCTTATAAGTAGCGGTATATGGAGAGAGCATGAGATTGCAAAAGAACTATTTGTAAACAGTACAAATGTTATTAGTAAATTATTTATTGGAAATATTAATAAAGATACCGAAAATAATATTGAGAAAGTTATATCAATAGAAAATCTGTTAAAACATCATACAATGTTTTATGTTTATACAGGGTATTGTTCAAATGACTATGCTAATGAATTCCTTTATAATTTAAAAACGGACTGCTATAAAACAGAGCTTAATATAAGAAGACCACGTAGCGAAAATAGACAATTGAAATATTGTCCAATGTGTATTATTGAGGATCGTAAAAAATATGGAGAAGCATATTGGCATAATATACATCAAATACGAATGCTACCGATATGTCCTATACACAAGTGCAAATTGCATAATAGTGAAATACGTTATATTGGTTATGGAAGAGTAAGAGAAAAATTATCTCCACTAGAAATGATGAATCTTAACTCTGATGTAGAATATAACACAAATGAAATGCTTGATAAAATAGTTGAATACGCAATTGACAGATATTATAAACAAGACATAAAAGATATTGGTATTGATTATTTGTCGATTAGAAAAGAAAATTGGGGATTAAGAAGTAACATAATTAGTTTTTATAAAAAACATGGAATAAATTTTTGCGGTAGAGAAATAGACTCAATGGTATATGACAATAGAAAAAATTTTTATACAATGAGCGCCATATATTATTATTTAAAAATATGCCATTAATTTCAAAATTATCTTGAAACTTTAGTTGTTATGGAGTAGTATAATTATAAAATTATCCAATAGGAGGAATTTTATTATGGCAGCAAGAACAAGACGAACAAAAGAAGAAGTGCTTAATTCAAAACTTACAAAAATTGATGAAGAAATTAAAAAATTAACTGAGAAGATTAATGTATTATCAGAACAGAAGAAAAATATTGATAAAGAACTTGCTATTTTAAAAGCCCAGAAGTCCAAAGCCGAACGTGCAGCGCAGCTTACAGAACTTGCAAATCTCATGGATTCTAACGGTTACACAATTGACGAACTGAAGGAGCTTATGTCCAAGCCGAAGCCAACGGTAGATTAATAACACACTATAAAGCCTGGGTGAATGCCTGGGCTTTTATTATGGTCATTAGACCACATTGTACATAGAAATATACAGTAAAATATAGTAATATATTAGTAGAAAAGAACAGATTGGAGGGTTGACAATATGGACACATATACAGAACAAGACAGATTAAATGATTTCAAATATTTTGTAAGTATATACCAGGATCTATATAATAAATATGGAAAATCCTTTATAGCACTGAAAAATAAGAAAATTCTTGGAGCATTTAAAACAGTGAATGAAACAATACAAGCTCTCTCAGACAAATATAAGCTTGGTACATATATTATTCAGGAATGTAACGGTGATGAATCAGGGTATACAGCATCTATTATGACAACATTTATAAAAGAATAAGAGGAAAATATGAGTCTGGAATATGATGAGGAATAGTAACAATAAAAGCCCAGTTGTCCGTGTGGATCGCTGGGCTTTGTTATATAGTTTAATATAAAAACAATACAAAAAGGACACCTCGTAGGATGTCCTTTTTGAAAGTGTTCTTTCCAAATATAGGCTGGCTCATTTGCTCCTATACCCAAAAAGCACTTTATTTAGTTTTCTCTAATTTTTTATATATTGCAGTATATAACTTTTTATCTTGTTTGTCAAGAAGTTTTTGGATTTCTATATTTATTATATAGATCATCACGCATTTTTGCAATATTAGGTTTGAAAAAATCTTCTTCTTTGCAAATATAAGAGGTTTTTACTTTATTAGGAGAAAAGTATGGAATTTGTACTTTTAAGTTCTGATTATTATAAGGACTATTCAAGTTGCGGAATGAATAAATTTTACATATACAAGACTCCAGCGCGCAGGCCAATTTAAATCGTGCTGGAGTCTTATTAAAATTGAAATGTTAGTTACAAATATGATAATACCATACATAGCAGCAGAAGTATAGAAAAATCATGGTAAATAAATTGCAATAATTCGACATAAAGCCTTGACAATCGAACGTATATTCTATACAATAACATTTAACAAACAATTGTTCGATTATTTACAATAGGAGGTCGATATTATGATTAATCCAATACCTGCAGACGAATATATATATGAAAATGAAAATGCCAGAATAATTATGAAAAATCTTATCCAGAAAATTCCAATCAAAAAAGATACTGTGATAACAGAAAAAATGGCAATTCAAATATATGATGCACTCATCAATAATTATCCAAAACGGCTCGAAATCAATGATCAGGTATTTGTTCCAATATATAATATATCATGTAAATAAAAACGCGAAAAAATGGGGTAGTAAGCTGTATAATAACAACTTATTACCCCATATGTATAATTACTGCTTAAAGCTTTTTTCCATCAGTTCAAGGTATTTATTACGAACAAATTGCATTGATGAATTAACCTTTCCATTTTCGAGACCATTTTCTTCTAACACACGTTCGTATTCTGTGTGTGTATCAAAAATATGATCATAAATTTCTTTATTATATACTCTACCGTTCATAACAGCATTTGAAAAGTCTAAAATTTCCCAACGCATGTCATTAATCTCTTTGTTAACTAACATTTTCCTTAAATTCTCAACTGAATTTTGTAGTAACGTCTGACTGTCGGTTAATTGTTTCTGTATATCAAATGACTGCTCTCTATCATGGGTTCTATTATCCTTAAACTGTTGAACTTCTTTCTGTAAATCTATAATTTGATTATTCAAGTCTTTGATACGTTCCTCTTGTGCCTGTTTAGCTAAAGCAGATTTTGTAGTAATTCCAAATGTAGAAACAACGAAGTCTTTAATTTTTACGCATAGCATTACAATACCTATTGCAATCAAAACTCCAATTACAACGGTCCACCAATCAAAACTGCGTACAACTTCTACATTCTCTTTAATCCCACCAAACTTATCCATTTAAATCACCTTATCCTCACTCCCTTTATTCATTGTGTGCTGTACTATCATTTAACAAGATACCTACTGGAAACAAATCCAGGTGTATCTTTGTATGTAACAAGATACCATTTGACTCCATTGACGGTAGTGTAGTATCCATAATTTGCAACAGATTTTCCATTAGGGATTGTAATGATAAGATTTGAATTGGATGTATCTCCTGGTTTATAACGAAGATTAAGACCATTAGATGCTTTAACCTTGTAAGTACCAGCAATTGATTTATTAAAGGACTGTGCAGAAGCAACTTTAGAAGATGATGCAATAGATGGCTTTGAACTTGGTTTTGGAGCCGATTCTGCTTTAATTTTAGCATTATATAAGGTTGTAAGTTTAGCTTTTGTAGCCTCACCATAAAGACCGTCTGCAACAAGCCCATTATCACGCTGAAACGCTTTTACAGATGCTAATGATCCTGATCCAAAATCTCCATCAGCACCATATTTTCCACATGAATAACCAAGTTTAATAAGCATTGTCTGCATTGTTTTTACTGCATCACCTTTATCACCCATAGCAAGATAATTTTTTGTAGTTACAGGCGGATTACCATCAGCTGCTTCAGTATATCTGAGAACAACATTCCATGGATAATTTCTATAAGAGCGAATTAAGAATTCACGTCCAGTCTGGTCCCCAGGTTTACCTCCAGTAGCTCTACCATTTTCATTGATAGATGCTTCAACTTCAAGTCCATTACCACAATACATTGCAACATGACGTTTTTCATTAAGTAAAATATCTCCACGCTGTAAACCTGCTCCTGTTGCAAGATTTACTTTAGAGGTTACATCCTTAAATTTAAAATGTGTAAATACTGCTTTCATAACACCAGTATAAGCACAGCCATAAGTTTTAAATGAATAATCTTTTACAGGAATACCTGCATTGACCCATGCAGTGTAAACAGCAGAAGAGCAGTCATAATCGCCTTTTTCGTTCCAACGAAAAGTCTGATCATATCCATGTGCATCGTTTCGAGCTGTTGCTTCCATCCACTGAGTAGCTTTTTCTGTCTTTGTCATAAGATGTGACTCCTTTCTTAGAATTGAATTTAGAGTTAACTTTTAGAAGTGATCAATTACCATATATTTCCAGTGAAATATTTAATTAAAATTGGTATAATTTAAAAAAAATAGAAAAGGATGGTAATAAAAAAATGGCAACTGATATGAAAGAAAAATTTGAAATCAAGAATTATGTTAAATTGATTTGCCTAAGACTTGATCATTATGAAAGTTTTATAGAAGATGAAGTGAATACAGACTGTATCTCAGATATTAATAATTTTATACTTAAACATAAAAATGAAGAGGGAGTTAAGATTTTAATATTTGAGATGAAAAATATGAGAATGACTACGATTTCTCAGGCGAGAGAATATATACAACATTTACATGCATTCGATTACATCCGTGGGTTAATTGAATCCGGACATGATCTTATTACTTCTGATCAAGTTGATAAAATGTCAATAGGTGAAATAATTACATACATGCTTGATTACAAAAAAGAATAAAAATAAAGGGTGGTATAATACCACCCCTATTGATTATTTAAGCTTAAAATTGTAATGTGGTTCATCTTCATTAAAGAACCAGTACCTTAGATAATCGTCCAAGATAATTCCAAATGCACATACCGGCAAAAAGAGTAATGCAAACTGCCAAGAAGTCTGTCCGAGAATATTTCCAGGAAGATTACTATAATCCCAAATTCCAAGACCGAGCCATAAGTTTAAAACACATCCTGTCAAAAATTCTGCTATTAGTACAAATGCTTCAGATTTTGCTAATTGCTTCCAAAACGGATAATCCCATGAAGTTTTTTCATTTTGCAACCCACAATAAATGAAACATATTCCACCAAGAATAAACATACTTAAATAGCTATATCCTCTGAACAGGACTTCTATGTAGTAATAGATAGAACCACCCATGTAAAACAAAAATAAATATTTAGCCCATGGCTTTAATTTATTCATTTATATCACGCCTTTTTAGATGATTTTTCTGTAGCTGCATCTTCTATATTATCTGTACCATCTGTAGTATTTTCTGTGTCCTTAACATCTGTCTTAGTTTCTGGTACTGCAGTTTCAAGATACTGCTTTACAATACCTTCCATTACAGCATTTCCCTGTGCAATTACGGTATCCATATTAGTCTTAATTGCCTGATCTGTAATTTCCTGACCATATTTAACAGCTGCAATCTGTTCTTTGGTATTAAGTCCTCTTACATATGTATTCAAAGCATTACAATAAGATGTCTCTGCAAGAATGAGTTTCTGAATCTCACAGTAAATTTTAATAATATCCTGATAGGTATATACTTTGCACTGTGAGCCATCTGCATGATATGGAAGAGATACCTTTGTTGCCATGGCAACATCAGATAAAGTTTTAATATTTGCCTGATCATCACCTGTGGCAGAGAAGTGCTCTGTTCCATAACTTGTCTCTACATCAGTACCTGCATAAATTTTGTCCTGGCATTCTACACCATACTGTTTAATTTTGTATGCTCTGTACTCTTCAAGAGACATACTTGATTCGTCAACAGTATCTTCACCCATAGCAGCTTCAATAGATTTGATTTTTTCATTGAGATCAACAGCCTTGAGACGAACGGTAATTACAGGTTTCATGTTGTTCTCTTCATCCAGATAAAAGTTATATTTTATGGTAGAAGATTCAACGCCGCAATAATTTGTGATAGATTTGATTGCCAGACCATACTGATCCATTACAATAATAGACTTCGCACTATTAAACAGATCTACAATTGCTTTTTCATCCTCAGACATGATCGTTACATAAAATGGCTCATAAGAAATCTCACAATACTTAAATACCTGGTCATCAACTTTAATTTTGCCTAAAATAATCATAATATATTGCTCCTTTCAAATTTTGAGTAAAAAAATAAAAGGTCACTCAATTAAGAGTAACCTTAGTTGCACATATTTAGTTTTTGTTTGAGTCGTTTGTTTTCTTGTTTCAGATCTGAAACCTGAGAGCTTAATTCTTGAAGTGCTTTAACTATATATCCTTGAAGATAAAAACTATTTACAGATTTAACATCTATTCCACCATCTTTTGTAACTCCACCACCTTGTGAAAAATTAGGGTCAAGTTTTTCTAGTTCATCTGCAACGAATCCTATTGACTGATGTATATTTGTTTCCTTCCAATCAAATTGTCGTACTTTAATTGAATTAATAACAGAAAGAGCATTGGTAATTGATGTATTGTTAATATTTTTTTTCAATCTAATATCTGAATTAGAATATGTACAATGATATGTATTAAGCCCACATCTAACTTTAAGATAATTTGCATTATAATTTGATATAGAATAAACTCTATTATCATTTGAATCAGATACTACCACATATCCTCTTGCTGTAGACATACCATTATCATATGGAGATTTTTTTACTTGCCATTCACCATTTGGAGTGAAAATTGTATAATTGTCATTCCATCCACCCCATGGATCACCGTTCCCGGTCATCATGAAATAAACATTCGCCCCATCATTACGTATAATGAAGCCGTATTTTCCTTGTACAGCTCTAAATCCGTTTGCTGCAGTTGACTGTATTTCTCCATCCATTCTCAATGAATGACCTGGACCATATATACCACCATGATATCCATATGTATAATCATAAAATCCGAACCAGTTTTGGTCACCGGAACCAATAGCAGATCCAAAGCGCCAGTCTCTATTTACTTCTCCACCTCTACAAGACCGATATTCAAAAGATGTGCTAATTAGTCCACTTGCGTTTGTATTTACACAATTAACCGTATCAATATATGCATTACTAAAATACCATGAACTTGTACCTATTCCGCAATGTCCTGCACCGGCTCCGCCAGACTGATACGGTATAAGACCAGCTGTTGTAGTACGTATCCAGTCTGATGTATTACCATCTGGTCTTGTCATACCATAGTAACCGTTTGCTGATACTGCACCAAGTTTTGCTCCTAACTTCGTATTTATTTCTGTTTCTGTATAGTAACGATCATCATGTGTATGTGACGATGGAGTATAACTAGATGGTTTACCACTTACGTTTCCCCATGCTACGGAACCGGCAGAACCAGCGCTTGTAGCATATTTTACAGATTGAGATCCAATTGTTGCAGAAGTAATAATAGTTCCTTCTTGCACTGGTAAATACACTGTTGTAGCCGAATTTTTTCCGGCATTATAATTTGTATTAGAAGTATAGCTAAATGCTAAATTATCATTTGACGCTAAGTTGCCAATTGTCCAATATCCATTTGGTGTAGCTTGACCAACCACAGGATTCCATGAATCTTTAGTAGTTGCAGTACCACGAACTGCTACATTATTTCTAGCTGATATCCAACTTCCTCCACTACTACGTATTATACTACCTGTAATTGTGCCTCCAGATAAAGGTATATATGCGTGTGTATGTGAAGCCGGTGTGAAAGTAGAGGGTTTACTGGTTATTTCACTCCAACTATATGAAGGTTTTGAGCTTGCTTTAGCCCAACTGTAAACATCTGAAGCAGGACGAGCATTAGACAATCTATTATCATTACCTGCACAAGCTGTATCTGCTGTTGTACCGAGTGGTCTCCATGTGTTAGTATCTGTAAATTTAGCACCAGATGGAACATCGGAATTTACAGTATGACCATTAACTTTAGATGCATTGGATGCAGTAGCTGCGTTACCAGTACAAGAACCTGCAGATCCTGTAATATTAATACCCCAGGTTCCAGAAGCTCCGCCACCAGTTTTGGTAACCGTGTAGGAAGTGTAGTTGCTAGAGGTAAGTATAGTTTTCCAAGCTGTTGCTCCAACACCTTCACGATAATATAGATTTCCATTAGAACTAAATCCTAACTGAGATGTATAATCACCGGCATTTCTACTAATACTAATTATAGCATTAGCATTATTACTAGATGGCATATTATTTGCCAATCCATTATTTACATTATAATAGAATTCACAAAATCCATCATTTGCTTTCCCTGGTACTGCAGATGTGCTACTAGTACCTTGAATTACTGTATGATTATGGGATGATGGTGTATATGTGCTCGGTTTACCTGTAATTTCTCCCCATGAATAACTTGGCTTGGATGAAGCTTTAGCCCATGCATAAACGTCTGATGCTGGAAGACTGGATGGGAAGTCGGTGATCTTACTTTTGGTAATACTAGGAATATCAGCAGCAACTAATGCTCGAAAAGAAGCAGAACCAGCTTTCCCATTTGGAGCCGCTAATACTGTATTTGCAGTACGTGAAATTGTAGCATCATAAACATGTGTACTAAAATCACTTATTTGTGATACAGTATGTGTATGACTGCTTGGTGTATATGTACTTGGTTTCCCAGTTACACCGCTCCATGGAACAGATGATGCAGCAGTAACAGTATCGCTTGTAAATGCAAGTTTTCTCCAATTACCCCAATTACTAGAATCAAATACACGAATATAAATTTCTCCACTCGTCACAGTAAATTGTTGATAACGCCATCCACTTGCATTACGACCTACATATAATTCAAACGCAGCAGATTCAACAGGAACGTTTGTACAAGTGTTACCTCCACCTGCATAATACCATTTACCTTCAGTCTGTAATGTATTCAAATCTGTGTTGGTAAGAGCAGTATAAACAACAGTATTAGAACTTCCAGAAGATCCTGCGTACTTAACACTTTTATCTATATCTGCGGTATTATCTACGTTTCCAAGTCCAACATCACTTTTACTGTGAGTATGCTTTGCCGGTGCAAATACCGCTATATCTGAAAAAGCCGCAGATCCAAGACCTGCGACTTTAATATTATCCGTTGTCACACCATTTACGGTTATTTTTACCGTACCATTATTTGTACCAGGGGCGATTGTAATAGATTGAATTGCTGAATCTGCCTTAGCTCCCTGCGCAGATGTGGCAAAAGAAGAAGCATTAGAAAAGGCTGCACTCTTCAAACCATGCACAGTAGCATTTGATTCAATTTCATCCACTTTTAATGTAATTTGACCATTATTTTTACCCTCAGATATGCTTATATTCCGTGGTGGTTTGGCTAATAAAACAAACGATTTATCGGAATCATTCCACCTATAGATTGAATTAGTTGATGTATCAATGTAAATATTATTTTCGTCCCCAGTTTTAGGAAACAAGCTGAAAGAGGCTCTTGGGATTATCATCTTGTGTTGTGCAATACATAATTTTATATATGTTACAAGCTCTGTCAATCCAGATAAATTAAGAAATTGCTCTTTCATATTTTTAATCACCCCTTTCATAAGTGTTTATGTTTTTATATTATATATTTTCTGTGATCGTGTTTAATATTTTCCTTACTTACTTTTGCATAAATGAGAGTAGTGTCTAATTTTACGTGACCTAATATTTCCTTTATTTCTTCAACAGGCATACCACGGTCAATTGAATTTGTAGCTGTATCTATATAGATTCCGTCTATAATACCTTGTGAGGGGAACGATCCTAAAGAAGCATAAGGAAGAATTTCTTTATGGTCGGCAATACATTTTTTATTAAATTTACGGCCTCCCCTAATCCGCTATAATCAAGAAATTGTGTTTTCATGTCCATTATGCCCTTTCAAAAACGGAGGGGAAATTCCCCTCCTTTATAATAATTACTCAGTTACTTTAAAGAGAGCCTGAATCTTTTCAGATGGAATAGCTTCATAACCATCACCAACAAGTCCTTGTAAGGCTGCAATATCAGTTGCATTTTTTGCAATCTTTGGTTTCTCAACTGCAAGATCATCTTCAATAGCTTTGATTTTGCCTTCTACGGTTTCAACTCTAGTCTTAACACCATTAATGGCTTCTGTATTAGCTGTGTCGGCTGCTTCAAGAGTAGGAATTTTCTTCTCAATAGCATCTACTCTACCTACGCAAGCCTTCAGAGCCTCAGCTGTTGCATACTGAGAGAGATCAGAATCAGCAAGAGCTTTAGATACGTACTCAGCAATGTAGCTTACAATATCTTTAGAGGTTGCTGTGTCAGGTAATGTACCAATCAAAGTTTTCAGATTAGCAATATCTGTTTTGTTTGTATTAATCTGGCTGTTCATTGTAGCAGCATCTGATGTATGATTTGTGATCCAATCAGAAATTTCTTTCAGAGTATCATAAGATTCTGGAGCCTCTGCTACGATTTTAGCTACAGCATCGGAAACGGCTTTCTTTACAGAACCATCGCCTGTTCCGTTCAGGGTATCAATAGCTCCTTTGTTTGCTGCGATGTCTGCTTTAATCTGCTTGTCATCGTAAGCACCGGCAGTAACAACTTCTTTAATGTAGTCAACTACGTTCTTAGCTGTTGCATCGGCTGGAATAGTACCAACTACACCTAACACCTCTGCTTTTGCAGTATCTGCAGCACCAGCAGCATCAAAGTCTGTAACAGATTTTCCGGAATCTACAAGGTTACCATCTTTGTCAAGACCTGCTAAATGTCCTGCGACAGCATTCTTAACTTTATCTGCTTTTGTTAGTGGACGTGGAAGAGTAATAGTAAAAACAGCTTCATCTACTGTTACTGGAGCTGGTTTTGTGTAAAAATAAACTATATATCCGTCATCGGACTGTGATATAGTTTTAATAGAATTTGCAGTTGCATCGGAAATTTTTTTGTCAATCTGTACATTATGAAGAGTTAAAAACTCACGAAGATTGTCAATAGTCGTAAATTGTAATTTAGCCATTATATTTGTTCCTCCTTGGAAATTTAGTTAAATATGTTTGCAATATCAGTGGATTCAAGCCCACCGATTTTTTTATCTAAAGCTTCATCTATCTTTTTATCCACAAGCTCTGACACAGTCAGCTCAAGCTGTTCCTGAATGAATTGTTTTGCAGAATCCGCAGACATAAAATTCTGATCATTTACCCATTTTTCAGTTACATATTTGTCCGTTACGTAATCACCATCTTGTTGGATAAAGTAGAGAAGTATAGAATTGCCTTGGAATTGAGTAATAGATGTGCCGTGAGTATCTTCATCATGTGAAACTAAAAAGAACACTTCATCTGCAGAAGAGTGAACGGTGGTGCTATTACCACCAATAATAAATTGACCCTTGATTTTATAAATTCCATCATCAAGAGTCGAAATTGTGACCGGTACTGTAAGAGATCCGATCAAATATTCAATTGGTTTATCTGTGAGCTTTCTATAAGACAGACTGTTAATATAATCTACAACAGTTTGCTTATCTTCGAGATTTCCAATAATATTATCTAATATAGTAGATAGCTCTGAGGATTTTATATAACTATCAAGCCCGATTTGTCGTTTTACTTCATCAACAATATGGTCCTTGTCCTCGTCTGTCATGGATAGATCATAAGAGAAGAGTAATTTCTTTTCATTAAAAAACTGAAGATTTGATCCAGAAAATCTTACGTCAGTGATTTGTTTATCACCTTTTGTATATCTGATCTCATTATCTTCAGTCATCCATGCAATTACATTTCCGTCTTCTATATAGCAAAGCCCTGGATATTTTAAGATACCTCGCTGAATTGCTTTTTCAGCAATCGCTTTTGTTGAGGCAGTAAAAAATACTGGTAATTTTGCCATGTTAATCTACCTCGTGTAATTTTACGTCTATTTCTTCGTATTCTAATCGTGAAATAGGCTCAATTTCGTATATTGTGTTATCAAGTGGGAAATTATACAGCCCTTCAATATGCCAGCCTTTTTTACCGTCAGAAGACAATATAGCCTGTGCAATTTTGATGTCACATAAAATCAGTATTTTATGTTTCTCTTGGTACTGTATATAGTGAATTTCCTTAATGACATCCACAATATCTTGCGTTGTTGAATTAGTTACCTTGTAATACATGTGAGTTAGCTCCCTTCGTTAAAAAGAGAGGTAGGTTGCCCTACCCCTCACAAGCTATACTAAACATTAAAAGAACTCCATTTTCCTGTCCCGGATAAGAATATCCATATGTATCACCTTGCTCACTTACAGAGTAAACCCAGTTAGATACCTGGGCATTTGGTGATCTAGTCCAGTAAGACTCATAAACATCTGGACTTGAAGTTCTTGCCTTCTTCCTTGAATCATTATCAACATAGTATGGAATTGTCGCATTTGTTTCTGAGCTATACGGATCACTTCCTGCAGAAGCATCAATGTCATATAGCGCTGGTACATAAAAACGACAGTTAGATGTTGATATTGTATTTGATTTATTTCCTATAGAAGAATTAACTTTAACAGGCTTAATCAGAGCTTTCCAGAGTGGTGATATAGCTTTCGTTATACGAGTGTTCATCCACGTATTAAGCGTAGATTCTGCCCATCCACCAGTATTTGTAGACTTATTACTATAAGCTTTCTTAGAGCCAAGAAGATTTGAAGCAATAAATGTTACATTTGCTCTCTTAGAAGCTACATCTGACAAATAGTATGCTTTAAATTTAGCTACTTCCATTGGAATTGTTTCATGAATCCATGCTGCAATGTCCGAACATTGTTCTTCACCAAGGTCTGAATACCACAGTTTACACCAGTGAATCTTGCCTTTTGCATAGTTTTCATAAGCACCATCATCTGCCTTTGAGCATCCAAAAACAAGAGTTGATGGAATTTCGGGAATACGAATTGCCTGAAGAGTAGTAGTAGAGATTGCATTTCCAGACATATTAGAATTGTATATATAGAGCTTTTGACTTCCTGCCTTATGACGAATTACAATAATTTCACGTCCACCGGAGCTTGATGCATTCGTACTATCGGTTCCCCATGAAAATTTGTAACTCTGGCTATACCATAAGCGAAATCCGTTAGATCCATCTCCCTGGAAGCATTGTGCCAGAGTAGCACCTGTTGCGTTCTCGTTGTCAAATTCAAAGTCAATCGCAAATGTGAAATCCTTATCCTTATCCATAATAGAGATTCCAGTATCAATGTGGTTTGTTCCGTCAAATACTGTTGTGGAAGAGATTAATTCTTCTTCCTCAATATCGTTGTAATGGAAGTCAACTCCAAGTGTAAAATCAAATGAGTCTTTCAGTGACAGAACTTTCTGCTCAAGTCCCATTTTCATCATTGCATATAACTCAACCTGAGACAGGTCTTTGAGATCTTTATCATTGAAGTATCCGTCTACATATTCACAGGTGTCAAATACTGCGTTTACAGTTTTATCACCGTTTACATATCCGGACTGGTCCCATCCTTTAAATAGATTATATTTATAGGCAGCTTCCTCGGCTGTGTATACAGGAGTATCACCCTCGTATTTAACATAAGTTCCATATGGGGCTACCGTTTCCTGTAAGGTTAAACCTTTAGAGTTATACTTTACGGTATAATTTCTGATTGTACTTGTATAAACTGCATTGATAACTCTATCAGCAAAAATTTTATCTGAGAGAATAGTGTCCCAACCCTTAAATGTAAAATCATTTTCAATGGTACTTTGTTTTATAGGTATAGCTATAGGATCATCCTGACGAGTTGTAGGATCTACAGCACATGAGCCTTTATCAACATACTGAATATCTAATACAGTTTTATTAGAATCATCATTCAAGAATGAAACTTTAAACTGTGCAATCATAGAATCATATGTGATTGTAAGGTTTGTCCAGATACCTGGCTCGTCATCAGTTCCAACAAAGTCTTTATACTCCTGTTGACGCATAACTGGAATGTGAATAGTTCCTGTTAATACAGACTGGTCAATGGTAATACCATTCTCATCAATACCACTAAGTTTTGCCAATTTCTTTAAGAGATCAGTGTTTTCAAGGTTCCAATCAATACCTGTGATACTTACGGTCTTAAGTGTTGAAATGGCAGTTTTTATAATTTCAAGTGCATCCACAATAGAATTCTGGCAAACAAATGTCTGCAGATTATCATAAGATGTTACATTAAGATTTGTAAGGTCTTTCAGATTTTTAAACGTAAGAGTATTAATTGTTGCAGGTAAATATGCGTTCTTAATCTTACCGTGATTAGCAAGCAGGAAAGAAGTAATAGCAGTATTCTGTGCGTAAAGATTAATAAGATTCTCACATGCAGAAAGATTTACAGATCCTGTTAAGTTTGGACAGTTCTTAATATTAAGAGTTTCAAGAAGTGTATTGTTACCCATGTTGAGAGTTGTTAAGAACGTATTCTGATAACCGCTTGTTTCATTACCAATGATAAGAGTTTTAAGCTTCGATGCCTTAGAAAAATCATTGTCGTGAATGTAACAAGCAGACAAATCATTAAGTGCCTGTATTCTTGACGCACAATAAATAAGAATAGCAGTATCATCCATATTAGTTAAGTTGGTTGTAATTTCATATTCCTGTCCAGCTTTTGCACGAACCTGAGTTGTTTCCGGTGAATTACCATAAAGTACAGAAATATACATGTCTGAGTATGGAATAATTCTTAATGTATAATCTGGTTTTACAACAGCTGTCTTAGGAGTATTACAACGGAACATAATCTGATCAGACTTAACATCAGTATGAAGGAATTTTGTTCCCATATATGCATGTTGATCACGTTCCCACTGTCTGAGATGATACATTCCTCTACCATTCATCATTTCTTTTACAAATCTTGGTATTCCTTTTCTATATGTTCTAAAATATAATCTATCGTAGTGTAACCTCCAAAGCTCTTCTGGAAATTGTTTTTGCCATGTTTCGTACTCATTAATTAAATGAGTATCAGACCAACAGTTTGAATCTACTGACTGATACAACGCAGAAAGCTGCTTTGGCATTAAATCACGAATTCTACACCACAATGTACTTTCGGCAGCATTAAATACATAGCCAGAACTTGGATTTCCATCTTCCTTATAGTCCGTGTCCTCTTTTCCATAAGGAAATACAAGCTCTCCACTGTTATTACAATTCTGTTACTTTTATGACCTATAATAATTATAGGCGGAAATGGTTCTTCCAAGCTGGTCTGGTTACCAGCGACCATTTCTCTCACGTTTCTTTTTAGTAGGATTATTGCGTGAGTTCAGACTGTTGCATCACCTATGAGGCTATAGGCGTTTCTTCGTTCAGTCGTTGTTCCTCTATATATTCATCTTTATATCTAAAATTATATTTTGGATGTTCCCAAACCCTTTTACAAGCATCTCGAACTGTTTTTCTATCTACATGCATATCCCTTGACGCTTGCACTACTGATACAAATTCTTTAATAAGATTGTTATCATCGTCTAATAAAACAACAGCTCTATACATTTTACTTGGTTTCCATTTATATTCTTTGTTTGGATCATAATCTTTTTTAAATACCCATAAGTAACCATACGAATGTGAATTTACACCTTGACATGTTAATTCGATATTAGGTACATTAAATTCTGAATCTCTTCTTATATCTGCTAAAGAATCCCAAATTTTCACAAGTTTTCCATCAAGAGTAAGTTGACAAACGGCAACGCTTGTCGGATTGTCTTTACCTTTAGGCTGCGCAACTCCACATCCAGTTTCACCACCTAAAGTCTTATTAAACCCATCGTTATAGCTATTAAAAACTTCTATGTAATGAATCTCTTTTTCATTTAACTCTTCTTGATTCATTGCAGTATCAAGAACTTCATCAACCTTAAATGCATCGAATCCATATTTTTCAATAGATCTTAACAGATGTGCATTATAAGATTCACCTACACGCTTTTGGTACATATGAAATTTATAAACACGTTCAATTCCTTCTCCAGAGTGATAGTATCTTCCACGAAAACCACGTTTACTTCTAGTTTGTCCAATATAACATTTATTATTAATAGTATTTGTTATTTTATATATAATTCCATAAACTTCTTTTCCATCTATAGTAATCATTTTTTTTCACCACCTTTCATTTATTTTTGAGCAATAAAAAACTCATGCCATTTAGCATGAGAATAAAGTTGAATATATAGTTGGAAGGCGTTATCCGTCCTACCGGATTTTCGCCGTATATTAGAAGAAATTTTTTATACTTGGCACTAACACTTTATGCCAAGTTGGGTATCCATATCGTATGCCCAGAGATCAAACCTATAACCGTTACGAATTGCTGCTTTTTTATCATCAATTATATAATATGCAGCTTTATCACCCATTTTAGCAGCTTCTGCTTGACTTATATAATATTTTGCGTAATGTGGAAACACGTTTTTGGCTCTGTTGTCTATCATACTATATCTAGTTGTAACCAAATAGAAATACAGAAATGCATTTTCTATACACCAATCACCTAAATGAGAAACAAAGTCTTCATTAGAAGACGTAATTACAAATTCATAAAAATCTCGCCAAATCTGTCTATTTGTTGTACGAATCTTTTCTTTTGCTTCATCAGTTGATGTAGGTGATCCGTCTTTAGAATCCCCACAGCAATCATATCTAAATTCAAATGAACCATCCCAGTTGTTATACAGGTTATCATAAGCTATATTGCCAGCTTTCCATTCATCTTTAGAAATGGGGTATTTCATTGTTCCATCAGGATTTGTGGCACCAGTCTGGAATGCAGAATTTGGAAGAGTATTGTCGCTGATTTCAATACAGAACTCATTCATGTCATCAGGATCATAGGCTCTTGTAACATCAGTTTTCTTTGAGTCACCGATATTGCCACAACAGTAGAAGTTGTAATCTGTATTCTGAAATTCTCTATGTGTTGTAAGATCAGGATCATTCTCTTTGACGAATACGACACAGTTTACAAACTCCATAGAGTTTTTAATTTTAGAATCTCTACGTGATGCAGGAGTTTCGTATGGTAAGAAATCATTATATCGTTTCTGTCCCAAAGCATTTGTTGCCATATTAGAACTTGCTACGTTAGTCTTGATATTGAACCAGTTGTTTGGAACTGAATTCCTGGTAAGAGATACTTTACCAGTACCATCTTCATATTTAGTTCCATCGCCAAGAACTACTACAGATTTATAATTTGGATCAAGTTCAATTTTACTATTGATCTTATGAATACCGTCTGCGCAAAAAATCAAATCCATATTTCTTGCAGCAGCGCCATATTCATTAGAAGTAGTACCCTGTCCAGCCACATATCCATTCAATAACTTCCAATTATCTAATTTTGAATCGCCATTCACATGAATACATTCTACATTTGTATTTTTTACAAAATCCTTTTTATCATTTGTAAAATGTGGACAATCAATTTTAATAATTTTTAAATTAGGACATGCTTTTGCAACCGAATCTGGTGTAAGAGCATTGTTTTCGTTATAGATCTGATTTCGGTTGTATCTATTGATCATATCATCAGAGTTTCTTGCGTCTGCAATGAAGTTAGATAATACGTCAGAATCTGTTAGAGCTGCACTATAAGCTTTTATCCTGTAAATCAACACATCACAGTCTGGAGATCCAATAGAAATTGGAGCAGGAGTGTACTGATGTAATCTATGTGAATTATCATAAATAATAGGTCTTCCACCAACACCATCTTCATACGTCATGATAATAGATGTTGCTGTTGTATTCTTGGTATCAATTGAGTTAATATTATATTCATACTCAATAATATCTTCTTCGGAATATGGGAAATAAAGATCGTCTGTAGAAGTATAAATGTTTGCCTCATGTACTTTCATTTCAAGGCCAATGTTAGAATCTGCCAATCCATCGAGACATGACAAGAAAGTGGCAGAAGCATTTCTTACATTTTTAGTATTGAAAATAATCTTAAATTCAGCACCAGTTTGTTTTGGGTCTTTGGCAAACAGATTATAACTAATAGAAGCAGTAGTACCTGCTTTTACGCAGAAATACTGATTTCCTTCATCGTCAATCTGATAACCACCATTCGTCCAGTCAAAATTATCTGATACAGTTAAAGCAACTTCTGGATGATTTTCATCGCTCCAAAGTCTGTTCTCGTCACCATTTGATAAACCAACTGGGTTAAAATCAAATGCAAGATTTGTAGTAATTGGATTTACATCTATATCAAGTTTTTCAATATGTGCGGTAAGAATTTTTGTGATTTTCTGACATGAAATAGTAAGATTTTTCTGACCAACCTCAGAAGATTTAAAACTCCATACTTGCGCAGTTCTGTCAACTGTTAATGTAGAAACTGTTTTTCCATCAATAGACAACTTAACGGTAGCAGGATTATGAGCTGGGTCATAAACAACATATTTAATACTTGTAGCCTGATATTGTTTTGCAGTAAATTCTTGCTGTGAGCATCCGATAATAGGAGTTCTGTTTGACGGATCAACGCATACAATATCTTTATAGATAGTAGCAGAAGTAATATCTTTATTATTTACTGTTGCTGTCATATATACTTTAAGGAAATGAGCACCATGTTCCTGTTTTGGAATATTGTATGATATAATACGACCGGAAGCCTGTGTTGTTACGGATTCTAATTCCTGTCCATCCAAGATAAAATGAATGGTCTTATTTACATTACCATAAGGTGTATATCTAAATACTACGTCTGTATCAGTGTAAATCAGTGTATCATCAAATGTACTTTCAAGCTTAAATTCTACAATAGTAACAGTCCAAGTTTTATATGACATTGTTCCAAAGCTATCCGTGATACTAACTCTAATCTGATTAGAGCCTACTGATAAATACTCTGTTAAATCAACCTTATTTGTTCCCTGAGAAGCAGTGGTTGTTGATACAATTGTATTTCCAACTTTCCAAATTGCTGTACCATCACCAGTTGTATCGCCAGTATTATCAACAGAGCTAAATGTGTATTCGATTTCTGCTTTATCTCCAAGTAGGAAAATGGCATCTGCAGGAGTTACACGCTCAATTGTGATAGTGGAAGTGTCAGATCCACTACCGCCTCCACCTTGTATAGTAAAGGTTTTGAGGACTTCGCCATCTTTTATCCAACTAAATGTAGTTCCCTCATAATTTACATCATATTCAGATGCAGCTGGATTCTTTTTAATTTCATCAATATCTGCCTGAATATTTGTAATGTCACCGTTGATTGTATTAAACTGTGAATCATAGTCGGCAACATTCTGCTTTAAAATATCCGCTGTATTTTTTGCCTCAGATGCAGTTGAACGAATTGCTTCGTCTGCTTTCTCAAGGTCCGTTGTCTTTGTTTTTAATGCTGTAATATCAGAAGTATTTGTTTCAACCTTTTGGGAAAGGTTAGTTACCGAAGATTCCACAGCATTTACCTTTTCTGATACAGGACTGATTTTTGTATCAACACTTGTATTAATTTCTTCTTTAAGAGCAGCTGTCCATTGTGCAGATGGCTCAATAGAGCTAAGTTCTACAGACTGGATTTCTGTTTCACCATTCTTAAAAGTAAGCTTACCCTTGCCACCTTCAACGGTATATGTAACTTTTAGGTTTGATAAACTGTTAATGGTGATAGTTGTCAGAATAACAGTACCATCTTTAAATACAAGCTTTCCTGTTGTATTGTCGTATTCAACCTTAAGATTCTTTAAACTGTCAATATTACTGATCGTATCATTGAGTGTTTTAACCTTAGTATCAATCTCTGTTTTGTTATAATAATTTTCTGCAAGATTTGCGTTCACATCTGCTGTTACAGATTTTTTTACGTCCGCCTTAATAGTATTAACATCTACGGATTCTGCAGAGGCTTTTGCCTGATCAGCATATTTCTTAGCTTCATCAACATGTCCCATTATGGTTGCTACAAATCCTGTGTACCAATCCTTAGACGGTTCAATAATACCGTCATAATTTAACCCTTCAAGAACAGTAAGTCTACCATTTGGTCTTGTTCTCCAAACATATGTATTGCCTTTTTCATTTGTTCCGGTTGCCATAATTTCAAATCTGACATCTCCGGCGATAGCAGTAACATTCTGATCAACTAACCATCCAAATGTAATATTAGTTGTACTTGATGCAACATTTACAGCAGTAGATACTTGTCCTTTTTTAGTAGATACATTTTCATATCTAATTTGAATCAGCATCTTCATCAAATCGATACCGTCCCAGTATCTTGGAATACGGAATGGAATATACTGACTATTTGTTTCCTGCACAATATTTATTTGTGAAGAGTCTACTGTTACATTTTTTAATTTGTCTACTGTTGAATATGAATTATCATAGTATTCATCATAGATAACATATCGTCCATCTGTGCATAATACATATTCATCGTCAACAACAGCAGTAGTGGCTAAATCAGCCTCCATGGTAGAGATATCACTATCATCGGAAGCTGAATTAGCCAATATTTGTGCTTTTGAATCTTTAAATGACATGTTCTCCCTCCATCTTTTATTTTAATAATTCATCAAGACTCTGTACGCCTGTAACTTTGTCAATATGTGTAACACCATCTTGAGTGCCATCTGGATCTGTACCTGTAAGTTCTTTTGCAATAGAGTCTGAAAGGTCTGCAATCCCAACACCATCACCTGTATTTCCATTAGCGTTTACAAGAGTCAGTTTCTTTGCTTCTGAATCAAGTTTCATATCAATTGGCATATTGTCATAAGTTGCCTGACCAAGTTTCTTAATATCTTCAGCAGTTGCCATAAGTGCAAGAATTCTCTGGTCAAGTTCAGTTAACATTTCACTTGGTTCATAACTATCAAACTGTGCTAATTTTGTAATGTGGATAAGTCCAGATTCAGTTTTTCGAACATAAGAAGTGGTAGTATCAGATTCTTCATCATGAACAAGTTTTAAGAAAGTAAATGATACCTCGATATCACCTGGTTCTGCAGAGATATTGGCTGTCACAGGAATAGTATATAAAATATGACTCTCATCAGTTGTTGTATCTGCAATGAGCTGAGTCATCTTAATTTTCTTTGTAACCGGAAGAACATATTTCATATAAGCAGTAGTATCTGTCATATCAATTTGTTCTTTATAAAGTTTATTAATAATAATCTGGATAGAGTTCACGCAATTACTTTTCTCCATCAGACTTTCTTTTACTGTAGTAATAACATTATTGTCATCTGTAATTCTAAGAGTGTACATTTTACACCACCTTTCTAACAATAATAACAAATATATAATTTACGAAATAATAGCCATCCAACTAACCGTCAGTTTTTTATCAACTCCATTTTCATTGTTATAAATACAAATAGTGGCACCAGTTTGACTTTTATTTGTTATTGAAACGGCATAGTTTTGGGGATCTGTTTGATTAGTTGTCGCGAATACGACTGGAATAGATTTGAATTTATTTGGGAATGTTAAAGTATAAGTTTTTGCGCCAGCTGTAGATCCAGTTGTAAATTCAAAAGAACCAACCTGATAACTGACTACAAAATCTACATTATTTATATAATAATAATCTGATGGCTTTTGTCTTTGCTTTAGTGGAATACGAATCTGTGCGACTGTTTCAGAAGTGCTATTTGATTCAGATATATAAACATATCCAATAAGAGGGTATGGCTCTTGAAGCAATGAGTTTGGGACATCTACATAAAATTTATTATTTTTTAAAGATGATTTAACTTGAAGTGCTTCTTCACTCATTCTATTGCACCAATGAATCACAGGCGGAGAAGTCAGACCAAATGTTTCAAAACATATGGTCTGTCCTTTATCCCATTGTGTAAGATGATTTATTCTAGTAACACCATCAGACTCATAGCAAGTGATATCAAGTACACTTCGCATATGTGCCTCCTTAATTTATTCAACTGCAGCTTCTTTTGTTTCATCAGGTTCTGTATCTGCTTTTTCCTCTTTCTTTTCTGGTTCCGGTTTCTTTACAAGAAAAGCGTCAATAATAGCATAATCATTCATAGTTGCGTTAGGTGCATCAACCTCATAAAGAGAATCAAATTCTTCCTCGGTGAGCTGTGGAATATCTACATCAATCTGATACAGAAGGATAGGAGTGAATTTAGCCATAAATTTCTCATAAGCTTCTTTGTCATCGTTAGGAATAGCTATTCCACCTTCTACCTCTTTACCATATTCCTGAATTAATTTATTTTTCTGATCATCACAGTCTTTAATTTCATCTTGAAGTTTACGAAGTACACGGAAGAGTACGAATGCTGTTTTGCCTTTAGCGTTACTGAATTTCTTAGTTGCCTCAATAATATCGTAAATAGCTGCGTTTGTGATTTTCATAGTAGTTTTTCTCCTTTTTATCTTAATTTTTAATATAAAAAGAGCATTCCTGTTATAGAATGCTCTTAGTTGATTTGTTGCTCTAAATATTCAATTCGTTGCTTTAATTGCTTGTTTTCTGCTTTTAATTCAGCATACATTTCTTGGATTGATTTTGTAATAAGACTTTCCATATAGAATGTATTTACACCATATGGTTCATTGCTTTCAGATGGTTTTATTACCATGTTAGGGTTTATATCTTCTAATTCTTGAGCAATATATCCTAAATCTATATAATTATTTGATTCTTTCCATATAAATTCTCTATGATTTATTTTTAAGATTTGGCTTAATGCATTGTCGATATTGGTGTTTTTTATATTTCTTTTTAATCTCCTATCAGATGTTGTAAGTTGAAATGTTCTTGTCTCAAATTTTTGATAATCCCATTTTCCACGAATTGTAATTTTATTGTCTACGTTAGTTCTGATAATTGATACATAATATTTTCCACCATCATTTGTTGATGTACAAATTGCAGGTCGATAACTTGTTGACTCTGAATTAATTATGTATCCATTAACATTACCACTAACATCTCCAGTAACATTTCCATTTAATGTCCCTTTTATAATACCACCAGATATAGAAACGCTTGTATATGGGGCGACAGAATAAAAATACAAATATGGTTCATTATTTCCATCGAGGCCCATTAAAAGTTTTGGCAATGGTTCTACGTCACTTATTCCATAATCATACTTCATAGATAATTGTCCATTCCTTAATTCTGTTATGGTGTTGTTTCCCTTTGATGTTATGCCACCTAAAATATCTGCGTTTGAGCAATGCATACTACCATCTTGATTTACATAAAATGCTCCACTTCCAGCCCAGAATGCATATTTTCCAGAAGTTACACTAAGACCACAACTATCAGAGCCACTTCCTGCTGTGCCGTATGGTTTATTGTAAATAGAACCATCATTACTAATATTGAAAAGCCCAATCTTTCCAGACGATGCGGTGATTGTTCCTGATATAGTAGCATCAGTTGCGGTCATATTACCTTCACTATCAACAATAAATTTATCAGATATACTTAATCCAGAATTACCAAAATATGCATTACCAGGGCCGCCTATGTTATATCCACTTCCCTTATAAATAGCATCAGAATTTATATTCCACGGACCAATACTTCCTGTTGATGCAGTAATATTTCCACTAAAACTTCCGGTAGCTGCCTTTAACTCTCCTGAAAAGGTTCCGGTGGCTGCCTTTAATTCTCCTTTAAACCATCCAGAGCTTGCATATATTGTTCCGTAAATTATTGCATTACTTGCTTGAAGAAGCCCATTTGTAGATACTTTTATTCCAGTTTGACCATCAACAATGGTTCCATAATCTTTATCTTTTTCAAAATATACAGACAAGGATTCTGTTTTTGCATACGGTCCAAGATCTACTGTTCTTACATATCCATTAAGATCTGATGATTTTGCATATTCTCCAAGACCGCTTATTTTATCGGTAGAAATATCCACTCCGTCACCAAGAGTTAATGAATTTGCTATGATATCTCCAGTAAATTTTCCTGCTTTTGCATAAATAGTTCCATAAACTACTGCATTTTGTGCAATCATTAACCCATCTGTATTTACAGAAAAATAACCTTTCGTATCATCTGGATTAATAGTTCCATCAAACTGTCCAATAGAACCATTTTTCTTGACAATAAAAGCAAGTCCTTCATTTTGCATATCGGAAGTAGTTGTGTAATCTTTTAATTTTCCATCAAGCCCACTGGTTGTAACATAATTTTTTAAATCAGAAATGTTTTCACTGCTAATATTTACATTTTTACCAAGTGTAAGACTATTAGCAATAATGTCTCCACGAACAGTAAGAGTCTGTCCGTTCCACGCCATAAGTCCTGCGGAATTGTCTTCTTCTGACGCTTCTTTAATACCTACATAATTTTTAATAAGATTATACTTTGTTGTACGTTCTGCATCAGATAGAGTATTGATTCCAAACTCTTTTTCAAGATCTGTTCGAGTCATCTGATTTAATGTACTTGCAGATTTACTTTCTTTGTAAATTTTGTCATTTACATTTAGCCAAATGATATAGTTGTCCAATTCTCCAAGGAATCTTATTAACGTACTTTTCTGTAATGTAGTTAAAACTTCACTTGAATCAGTAGTATACGGTTTTAACTCTTCAATCTTACTTTTCAACTTTTCCTGGTTTAATCCGATAGGTGAAAAACTCATAGATTCTTTATATCTTAAATCATCACCGCTAGTTCCTCTTGGAGATTCCCACGAAGATATGTAATTATCAAGGAGTTTTTTATCCTTATTTATATCACCAATAATTACCTTTTCTGATTTGCCATAGAAAGTAAAAGTACCGGAATGAAGATTAATCCATCCATTTATACCACGTAAGTCATCAGTAGTAATTTCAGATGCAGTTAATGAATTTGCAAGAATCTGATCGGCAGTAATAGTATGTGCCTGAATATTTTTACCACCCATGTAATACTTATCATAATCTTCTGGTGGAATGTTCTTTGATTCAACAGCTCCAAGACTTTCATTAAACGAATACATGATAGAATTCTTTTCACCACGAATGATAAGTCTATCTACAGAAAGAGTACCTGCAGATATACGTGTCGCATTAATATCAAGTGCAAGAACGAGTTTAGATGTGGTCGCATCAACATTAATTGTTTCAAAAAGACCACTGTTTGCCATCATATCTCTAGCATTAACCATTTTTGATATAACCTGTCCGAAAGCACCTGTATTAGCATTTATTGTATCAAACACACCGTTAGATACCGCATTTGAAAATCTGGTTGAACTCACCATTGCCTTAATAAGTGCATCTGAAACTTCAATTCCGGATGTATCTAATTTGCTTTTTACAGATCCTGTAATTTGGTCTTTAGCTGTGCTTACTGTATTATCAAGTAAAACAGCAAAGTCATCACGACCACCGTTATAACTAATCATGTTTGTGAATTCAATTTGAAAATTATTTTCAATAACGCATGGATTAAAAGTGAGAGATGAGATACGAAGTTTTAAAAAATACTGATCATCTTTATCGAATGAGAGATGGATAAAATTACCTATATCAAAATTTCCTTGCCATTCTTTAAATCCAGGAATAGCAAAAATGTTATCCATTGTAAGAGTGAATGATAATTGTGGCTGACACACCTTAGAAAGCTCTGTTGTTGCATCTTGGAATAATTCGTATTGAGTATTGATTATCTCTGCTGCAGTGTTTGTAGAAATGGTGATAATATTATCATTTACATAATCTGTCTCATTGTACAGTTTATTTAATGTTTCAAGATCTTCCTTTGTAAATATGCCGCATTTTTCTTTATTGTTAATTGTTGCAACTTCGGACATATTTTTTGAAAAACCATTCATTAAATTCTGAATATCATCATATTCGCCTTGTCTTTGCTTAATGGCACCAGAGCATCCACCTTTTTCTGGTTCCGCATATAAGTTCCCATTTTCATCTTTTCCGTATTCGTATTCCCAATACTTCAAATACTTATTATGAGAAATATTATAATTGGACTCTGTTAAGTGACCTTTTTCATCTTCACTTAAATCTTTCCATGCCTTTTTATAAGCTTTTAAAGCATCAATATTATTCAGATATGTTTTCTCTTTTGTTTTTAACTCTTGAAGACCAAACAGATCCCAATTTGTATTCCATTCTTCAATCAAATCATCTACTTCATTGGACTTTTTATCATCCTGTGTAGGATCTGTATTATTTTTATATTCAATGGTTTTGTCGATAATTTCAAGAATACCCTGATATGCAATATAATCTTGCTCCGCACCTTTATTAAGCCACTTCTGATTTTCTTCATCCCAGTAACCAAGTTTTATATCTTTCAGTGCATCCATATATGTAGTATACTTCTTTTTTATGGTTCCGAGGTCTTCTACGGTAAATTGTTTCCAATTATTATTCAATCCATCATTCGGAACTCTAAGATTGATTTCATCACGCTTTTCCATATACAAGCTGTACTGACGATTGTAATACATATATTTTTTACGTGCTTCGTCAAGCTTAGATAACCATTGATTATATCTGTCAATTAAGCCTTGGCTTACATGTTTTGTACTAAGATAATAAGAAAGATTCTCAATAGTAGAAGAACCAAAATTGACTGCATCAATTGTAAGGTCATCTCCACCACGTACTTCAAATCTTGTCATAATATTATCTTCTTGAGCTGGTGCATAATTCAACGTCTGAATCAAATTACGATAAGAGATAAATACATTTGAATCCTTACCGTAATCTTTTACGCTATATACATTAATTGTCCTGGTCATAATATTAAAATCGAAAATACATTCGAATTTCTTTGATACATCCTGCGTTAGAAATGCATATACATTTTTTGAGTCTATATCAAATGACCGCTTAGAATCAACCATTTGTGAAGTAGTAGTAACAGTTCCATCATCGTTTACTTTAGTCTCTATAACCGTTGTTTCTCTTATTGTCTGATCAACCCAACCAATTTTCCATCCAAAAACCTTTTCAATTGCAATATCAAGCAATGAAAAATCTTTGTACAGTTCATCATATAAAATAATGTTTTTAACTGCTACTTTAACACCTTCATCGGTTTCTTTTACATTGCCATTAATCAAATATTCACGGCTGTCTGTCTCTCCTGTATTGATTTTAAAGTTCTTTAGTGTTTTCAATGCAAGCTCACATTCACATGACTGAGCTGTTACCGTTTTATATTCATCAAATCCATCATTTGAAACTTCCGGATAGGACATACGAAAATATCCAACACCATCTACCAAAATATACATTGCTTCATCAAGCAGATCATATCCGTTTGATTCTTCTCCGTTTATATACTTGTGTACATCAAATTGTATCGTGTCAAAATTATTTAACTGCCGTGTATAAGATACAGTTGGCAGATCAATACCATTCAATTCACAAATTATTGTATTATCTGTTTTACACAAATAAATTCGTGCCGGTTCAGTAAGCCCAAAGTAGTCATAATTAAAAGTCATTAATAAGCACCTACCTTTCTTGGGCATCTGAATGTCATTTTAATACTGCATCCACCTGTTATTTTAAATTTGTTTACACCAGGAACTAACCTAACCCAATATAATCCCAAACTACCATTATCTAAATTTGTAAGGTTGTCAGATGTAAACCCAAGATCGGATAATTGAACCGGAATATTCTTTTTCTTTGTATTACTGTAATAATAAATTTTATGATTTTTTGAATCTATATAAAGTGGATTTGTGTAATCAATTGCATTTGGAATTGTAAGAGTAAGACTATGACTTAATAAATCATTAGTAGAAATTTCGGAATAATTATCAATTGTAATTTGCGTACCTGCATAAGAATAAATTGCTATTAACGGATATGTAAAATCACCAATCTCATCTGTATCATTGTTCACTTCAAATAATTCTGCGTTTTGAATTGTTACCTCAACACTTTTATTGCTTACGGATACATTTTTATCATTTACTGCAAGTAAACAATTCTCTAAGTTGTTGTAAGCAAACTCACGTTCGTTGCTCCATCCATATGGGGAATCAGCAGTAAATGTATATGTAAGCATTAAAATACCACTGCCATATACGTTAGTTACATCTGTAAAAACTCCATAATAATTAATAGGGTCAAAAGCTTCATCTTCAAAAAATAGAAGAGTAGGTGTACGTGGTCCTGTTAACCAGGCGTTTATATCTCTAACTTCTTCTCTTGAAAAAGCACGATTTTCAGGTTTGGTAATTGTTACTTCAAATGTAAGTACATCTGAATATTTTGTATTATACCAATTTGATACAGGTCGTCTGCTTGTAATTTCACCTTTTAAAATTTCTCTTGTTAATCCCATTGGAATTGATTCTGGCTGTTCAGAGGCACAAATAATAACTCCAAAATCATCGGAAGATTTTCCGTTATATGTAAAAGAAGAGCCAAATATAGCCATATTAATCACCTACTTTCTATTCAGACTATTATTGACAAAAATTGTTAATTGAATCATAATGGATTTTATATATGTATTTGAAGGATGTGGGGAGAAGATGAGTTTAGTGATTGCTGCAATTTCGAAAGATAATGATATTGTTGTATGCGCTGATTCCAGAATTGTGGATAAAAATGGTAATATAGTTACCGAAAACGAGAATAAAATTTACCAGATTAGTGATAGAGTTGTTATTGGTTATGCTGGCAGTAAAAATGATTTTGATTGCCTTAAGGTATACTTAGAAATTAAATCAATACTATTAGATATAAATGATGTAGAATGTATATACGAAGAAGTGAAAAGTTATGAAGAAAATCATGCATCAAATGATGGGATTCATTTACTTATTGCAGGATTTAATAAGTGTGAAATACCACAAATATATCTTGTAGGTACTGAAAAACATGAATGTGGTATCAGTAGACTATTATCTACAGACTATATGGCGATTGGTGATTATGGTTTTGATCTTTCTCTAAATACTCAAAAAGAGCTGACTGAAATCATATGTGATATGAAAATAATAATAAGTAATAGAGCAGAAGTGAATAATTGTATAAATACAAATATTAATACAGTTATTTTAAAGTCCAAATAATCCACCTGGATGACCGCAAAAGTGATATTTGCCTTTTATAAAAAGCCAATCAAAATATTCTTTTACATCCTGTGGAGAAAGTGATACTTTACTATAAAAACTACTTATTTCTTTGCCATTATGGTATTCTATAATTTTATAATTACCTATTATAAATGTATGATCAAAAATTTTAACATGCATAATTAGTCCTTTTATTACATAAAAATTAACATATTGTTCCACCATGTGCTGTTCCAACAAATTTATTATTAAAAAATAACCATTCCATAAAATTTTTTACATCACTTGGAGTTATTCCGTCACAACATGACATACCACCAACATCTTTTTCATTTTCATATAAACGTACAGATGTATTATTTATTTTTAACATAAAATTAAAAAAACTTACTTTCATATTATTACCTCTGTTCAAAATTAATAAAAGAGAGCATAGCTGTGACACTATGCCCTCCTGTGTTTATCTGAGACTCTTAAAATCTCTGACTTGTTTCTTGTCATGGTCTCTAAGAACCTGTTTCATAGTTCCGTAAATTTCGGTCTTAAGTGCATCTATATCTTTTGCACCATCGATATAGAAGTTGACTGTCATATCACCAAAAGATTGATTATTTGTGTTGGTAATCGCATTCATAAGTTCCTTATACATTTCACCAAATTGTGGTTGGCTACTCTGTGTAGCGATACCTGCATTATCAATAAGCCTCTTAGTAAAGTCTGCTGTAAATACTTTATCGCCCTGATTTAAGAATGTGAGAGTACCGTATTTTCTTGACAGTACGGATTCCATACCATTTTCGTTTACACGGTACATTCCAGACTTAGGCACATAATCAGTTCCGGAAGCATAACCGGTAAGTCCTGATAATGTAGAGCTAACCTGTTCGTCTGTTAATCCAACATTTTTCAGAATAGTAGAAAGGTTATTAAGAACCTGTGCATTGCTAAGAGCAGAATTTGAAACTGCTTCATTAATAGCTTTACTCATCTTTTCTACATTAGAGCTTATGTCGTTAGACCATTTGTCAAAATCATCACTCATATCTGAGGATAATTTATCAAGCGCATCACTTTGCATACTGAAAGCATGATCTGTCATAGTATCAGAAAGATCTTCTCTCGCATCTGCTAATTGTTCCTGGATCTTTGCCAAACGTGCTTTATCTTCAGCATTTGTTGAACCCTGGAGAGCTGCCGCTTGACGTTCAAGGATCTGAATGTCTTTGGTCTTATCCTTTAAAGTTTTATCGTAATCGTAATAGTCTTTCTTTGCGGAAAGGGCTTCCTTACGCTTAGATATTACTTTATTAAGAGCATCAAGTTCTGCTTGAGCCTGATTTTTGACAAGAGAGAGCATATCATTTTGAAGAGAACTATTTGATGAAATTAAAGAATTATATTTAGACTGAATGTCTTTTATATATTCATCATAAGTCTTTTCGCCAAATTCAGAAGACATATCTTCGCCATTAGCGTATCGTTTTTTCACATCATTTTCTTTTTCAAGAAGCTTTTGTATTTCTTTCTGATTTGCAGAAAACTGATTTCTATTCAACATTACAGAAGTAGCTCCCAATTCTGTAAGTAGTCCAGTATTCTTATCAACTTTCATATCATCAGAGATGATTTCATTTAGTATATCAATACGGTCCTTGAACTGATCAATTTTCTCTATTGCACGATCAAACTGTTCTTCATAATAAACACCAATTTGTTGCTGTTTCAGATTTTCAATACTTGTTTCGTAATCTGTTACAGCTTTTTTTGCTTCTACAATCTCGGATTTCATATTAATCCATTCCTGAGATCCTTCTACAATTGTGCCATTATCAACACCTTCTTGAAATCTTTTCTCAAGCTCATCAACTTTATCCTGTGCAATATTTCTCAGACTTTCAGTATTTGAGATCTTGATCTCATAATCAGAAGAACGCTCATAATTTCCATGAGCATTGTATAAATCAATGTTTGCTTCTTCCATTTCATTATACTTTTCCTGATATCCTAGCAATCCTTCATAATACGTCTTCGCATTATCAAATTTACTTTGAATTGCTTCAACTGTGGCTTTAGCTGCTTCTGTCTGTGATTCCGCTGCATTAGCTGCCGCTGTTGATTCTGCATCTGTTACAATATTTAATTTCTGCTCTGTTTCGGCTGCTGTAGTAACATATTTATTATATGTAGTGAGAGCCTTTTTAAGAGACTTGTCTTTAATATTATCGACATTTATTTCCTTGCCTGCTGCTAATTTCTTTTTTTGGTTGTCACTCAATTTACTACCAAACTTTTTCTTAATAGCCTTAGCTTTTTTACTAACCTTATCGTCTGCTTGTTTCTTGGCTTTCTCCTGGGCGTTAAGATTTTTCTTAGTTTCCTCCCAAGCCTTGTTGTTAATATTTGCAGCTTGCTTTGTCTGTGTCACATTCTGATCAGTTAAGGAATCCATATAGGAAAGTTCGTTTCCTTCTTGATATCCGACGATTGCTGCTTCGGCATCTGTCTTAAGAGATGAAGAATTCTTATTTGCAGTGTTAAATTTAGTTTGAGCCGTTTTCTTTTTAGAATCTGCTTTCTTTTTATTTTTAACTGCAGAATTATACTCTTCGGCACGTTTCTTCGTAGTCTTGTTAGTAATCTTACTGGTATCAATAGTCTTTCCGGATTTAATAGCTTTTTTCTGCTCATTCGTAAGACCTTTTGATTTAAGAAGTGCTTTTTTCTTTCTATTTACAGCTGTAGTTGCCTTATCTGCTTTCGCAGTTGCTGTGTCAAGATTTGATTGTGCTTTTTCTGTAACTACCTGTGCTGATTCGTAACTTGCAGTAGCAGCGTCTGCTATAGCTTTTTGTGTTGATCCACCTGTTTGAACAGCAGATAACCTTGACTGAGTTGCATTCAATCCATTAAAACCATTTTGTAATCGTTCCAATGCCTGTTCAGCTGTTTCAGTTGGCATATTAGCCCATTGCTCAAACAATTCCATTTGCTCTTTCTTCAGATCAACAACAGCCTGTTTACAATCCTGTGCCTTGTCGTAATATGTTTTATACTGATCAATAGCCTCTGCCAGAGCCTTACCTTCATCAGTGCTAGTGTCCATGTCTTCAATACGATAAGCACCTTTTTGTACAAGTTTCTGATATTTTTTGGGTACATTGGTTTTAATCTCTTCGCCATCACTATTATAATAAGTGTACTCGTTTGCTATAGAGTTAGCCTTTTTCATATAGGTTTTTGCACCTTTCTGATTAGACCCAATCTCATAGTTCATCTTACGAATTTGCTGTTTGAGCAAAGATGTTTTAAGTGACTTCTTAATATAATCAGTGATTTTATCAGCGATTTTCTGAACCTGATCAGACCAATGCTTAATACGGATTTCTACCCAGTCATATACCTTAGTAGATTTCTTTACCTTTTCGGTATTGTCATTTACGGTGTCTGTATTTTTCTTAACAGAAGTTGTATTTTTATCGGTAGTTGTGGAATTGGAGGAAGATGAGGTTGACTGATTGCCAACTTGAGTACGATTTTTATCCCAGTTTAAATAAACACCAGAATTACCTCCTGCATAAGCACCAATAGTACCATTTGCATAAGCTCTAGCATGTCCACCTCCAGATGTAACATGTCCTGAATTGATAAGCTCGGATGTCTGCTTTTTATTGAAGATTAAGTCGCCTTTTTTTAGATTTTCAAAATGTGCACCACCAGGAATAATCATCCATTTACCATCACGCACAATTGATTCAGCGCCAATGCCTTCTTCGTTAACTAAAGCAGTTTCATCATGTGAAAGTGTTACATTTCCGCTTGCATGAGCAGGAGTATAATTGATAACATTATAAGCAGTTCCATCGGCATGAGCGACACGAATCATAGTTCCTGTAGACTTACCTGTTCCACCACTAACATGCGTAGACACATTTGCGGAAATATTAATAGTATGAGGCTTTGACAATTCAGAATTAATAGCACTTGCCATACCCGATGTGTCAGCATTAACCTTAATAATTCCAGTCATGTTGTTGATCATCTGAGTAGCAGAAGTACCTTTATTGATAGCAGGATCATTGTTGCCATCAATTTTCATTTGAGGTTTCTGACTTTCTGCATAGTTCTTAGCTTCATCTATCTTTTCTTTTGCTTCTTCATTGTTTGCCGTAACATCAATAGAAGCGTTCTCACCGTCACCTAATAGCTGATTAAACTGTGTCTCATCCAGTTTAACAGTCATATCAATCTGAGCATCTTGATTATCTTTAATATATTGTAGCTCATCCCTAGCTGTTGATAATTGGTCAGCATTATTAACATCAAGGTCAAGTGTTGTGGCAAGTGTTTTATCATCCATTGCAAGAAGCTCGTCTACATCACCATCTTTTTCAACTTTTTCCTGTACTGTAAGCGTAACAACCTGGTTATCAACAGAATCTTTTACTCCCTGTAAAGATGTTCTTTGAGAATCAGAAAGAGATGCGTTATTATTCAGCTCATTCTGAATTTCTTGACTCTTTTTTTGAAGTTCTTCTTTACTAGAAGTAGAAATATCAAAATCTAAATCAACAGTAATATTGCTATCCTGTAACTCATCTTTTGCATTATCAATCTGATCCTGAACTGTAGTTAAGTCAACTTTAGGAGTTGCTTTGATTAGCCCCATATCAGAAAGAACAGCTGCTAACTGTACTGCTTGATCTTTTGTAAGACCAAATGTGCTAGAAAGATTGTCAAGTGCTTGTTCGGCATCCTCAAAACCGGCATCATACTGTCCATCGGATAAATTGATTCCACTGAGCTGAGATTCAGAATATTGGCTTAATACTTTAAGATTTTCCTCAAGAGAAGATGTTTGTTCATCTGTCGCATTCTGAATCTTCTTGATGACTGTCTCATAATCACCAAATTTAGTTGGATTTGTGAATTCTCTTGCTAACGGATTTTCAATAGTCCCTTGCTGAGTTGGGCCTTGTGGCTGTTCTTTAAGAATATATCCGTTTTCTTTTAAATATTGATCACGAGTTTTTTCAAGAATTTTGACTAATTCATCATTTCCTTCTGCAGCTGCCTGATTAATTTCGTCCTGCATCTGAGAGATAACTGATTTAGCCTGTTCGAGATTCTTTGCTTCATAATAAGTTGCTTTATCCGGAAGCTCTTCAATTCCAGTTTTTGTATTTTCTACTCTCGCATAAAGTTCATCTAAATCTTTATTGAGAGAATCAATAGCAGACTGATCGCCAGCTAAATCCGGATCTGCTTTAATTTCTGCAAGTTTTTGTTTCTTTTCCGCAATCTGCTGATAGAGATCAGATAAATGCTGTTGCCCATCCTCTTCTGTAGTGAAGAAGTCAGTAGTAGCACCATAATCTTCGAGACGACCAAACATCATCATAAATGGTTCAAAGCCCATATTAAGTCTCTGTGCAGCGTCTCGCATTTCATCAAGGTTATTTCCTAATGTACTGGTCCAATGACCACTTTCATTAGAAGCAAGGTCAAGCTTCTGTAGATCTTCTAAGAAGTTCTCAACACCAGTAGATGTATCCTGGAAGTATCTTTCAAACATTGCCTGATTCTCACCAAAGTTTACTGCATCAGATACACCTGTAGGAGAAATAATAGAAGCAAAAGACTTAAAGTCATCTGTACCAACTTCACCTTTTTCCCATGCCTCTTTTGCGGTTTTATACTGAGAGAGAAGTTCGTTGTAAAGATCACCCTCGTTTGAAGATTCAAGAGCTTCTTTAAGTTCTGCGTACTTAGGTGTAGGAATTTTAAGACCTGCGATCTTCTGATAGGCACCCTCGATATCATGGGCACCATCTAAAACAGCTTCAACATAAGATTGTAATGCACTTGCATCTGCATACTGTCCGGCATCCTGAAGAGCTTTAATAGCATCTGTAAACTGGTTAGTTACATCACTGTCCATAGAATCCATCAGATCATCAATGGCAGAAGAGAGTGTTTCAGTGTTTCCTGCATACTTGGCAAGATCTGGAAACTTGTCCAGAAATGTCTTTTTGGTAGAACCAGTCATTAGACCGTTCTTTAGATCTTTCTGAGCTTGATAGAGTGACTGGTATTTATCCTGATAGTCTGTGAGCTGGGATTGGATTGTTTCATTATTAATAAAATCTGCTGTAGTTGGAAGGAAATTCTGAATTTCTTTTCCCCAATCGAATCCAGTAGAAGTGATATTTCCAATATTCTGTTCGACTGCTTTAAGCATTGCTTGAGCGCCTGTATCAGATGTCATATAGCTTGAATAAGAATTGATAAATCCTTTTGCCATATTTTCTGCAACAGTCTGTGGCGCAGAGCTATAAGCATTTTTGAACAGTTTTTCTATTTCCTGTTTCGCTGTAGCAGCATCAATATCAGACAAATCAGCTTCTTTTAGAATACTTCCTTTAAGAGCTTTAGCATATTCCATCTCTTCTTTAGAAGCACCAACCATCGCATCATCTATTTTTTTCATAGTATCTGTTACTTTAGATACTTTCAAATTAGAAATAGATTTCTGTAAGTCATCTGTACCAGAAGCCAATTGTGGGAACTGTTGAATAAGGTCAGTGAGGTCCGAATCTTTGAATTCACCTGTCTTAAGAGATTGGAGAGCAGTAGACAATGAAGAAATATCTGATTGTAAAGAATCAATGGAAGATGAGACTTCATTATCAGAATCGCCAAGAATTGATGAGAGAGTTGGACCATCTGTGGATTCTGCTACGGTTTTTTTATATCTTTCAATAGCAGAAACTAATCCATCTGTGCCTTTCTCAATATCAACAGAACCATTATCAATTAACTGTGCAGCAATTGATAAATCGCCTGTTTGCATCTGGTCAATAAAATCATTGGCATTTGGAAAATCTACATATGCTTCTTTAAGACGTTCTGCGTTATCTTCCATATCCTCAATAGAAGAATCAATTCCATAGGCGTTTTTAAATCGCTCTTGAAGTTCTTTCTTTTCTTCTGTGTCGTTTCCAAAAGCATCTTTAAATGCCTCATCAACCTGTGATTTATATTCATCAATAGTTAATTTAGAAGAATCAATTTGTAGTGCTTTTGCAAGACTTTCTTGTACATCCGTACTAAACTGAGACATTGGCCCAAGAAATTCACCATACAGAAAATCAAGTACCTGTCCTTTATATTCACCATCAGGATCATTTAATGCAGTTAAATCAAGATTTGAAATATTAGCCAGAAATGCACTTTGAAGACTATCGTCAAGTTCATTAAATGATTTTGATGTCTGAAGATAGTTTCCAAGAGATTGTGCCATACTACGCCATTGATCTTCAATCATTAAGTCATAGGAATTAATTTCGCTCTGAAGTTGACTTCTCTGAGATTCCAATGTTAAATAATAGGATTCCATACCAGCTGTAATCTGTTCATTCATCCTATCTATTTCTTGTTCTGACTTGTCAGCAAGACCTTCAGCATAGAAATTCCAGATGTTTCCGTCATCACCAGTATTCTCTTTGTATAATCCGTTCTCTTTTAGAACATCGGTAATAACATTTTCTTTATCGCCATACAAATTCTGAACTTCAAAATTGTTACTTCCATATGTTAAAATACTACGTTTGTTCTCAGAAATATCAGTATCTAATTGTTCTAACTCATCACGTTTTTTCTGAATATCTTCAGCATATTGACTTGTCTGTGTAACAACACCGTCATACGTTGCTTGCAGATTTTTACCCATATCAACATTTGCAGAAGAAACTTGTGCCTCATATAAGTTACGAATACTATCAGCAGCCTTATCTGCATTGGAAGCAAGGTTTAATACAGCATTACCCTGACTATCATAACCTGCTACCAGACCAGGAAACTGAGAGGCAAGCTTACTACTGAGATCAATATATTGCTGATACTCGTCTGTAGATAATGATACATTCTCGTTTGTATTCTGATTTACTCCCTTACGAAGCTCTACATATTTTTCGGCAACTTGATCGATTGCATCACCGGTATTTTTTATCTGCTCTGTCTGATTGCCAAATGAAGAGCCAAGGTCCATGATAGACTGCTTACCTTCTTCGAAACTTTTAAATGTACTGTCAATGGAATCTTTTGCTTCTTGACCAGCCTTAATAATATTTTCGTCATAATGAGCAAGATAATCAATACCTTCAAATACTTTACCAATTGCCCAGGATGCTGCTGCGGCTACAGCCATACTTCCAAGTGTTGCAACAAACGATTTTGCAATTCCACTAGCTGTTTTCATCACCGCACTGAATTTTGTGGTTCCTTGAACTACTTTTGATTGCGACTGAACAAAACTCTCTTGTGAAATTTCTGCAACTTTAGTGTTTTGAGCATATTCTACTAAAGCACTATTGGCCCCAGTAAATTCCTCGAATACGTTAGCAATACGTTGTCTATTTTCTTCTGAATCATCTGAAAGCTGTGCCTGAGAGAGGCGTTCTTTTATTGCAGCAAAAGCATTTTTTTCCTTTTCACTTATAGAATATCTTTGCGTAATATCCTGTTTCTTAGTAAAGAAATCTTTGATATCTTGCCAAGACTTCTTTAAATTCTCTGAGTTTCCACCTAATTTACCAGATTCTTTATCGTAGTTAAAGATCAAATTGATTATAGACAAATACAGTGTTATACTTGCATTATAAACTATATTTGGAGGTATACTTATGGTAAACTTAGAAATATGCTGTTGTAGAAAATGTTTAAATGACAAGAAAAACGAAATCCATGAATATGGAGATTATTTTAGCTCATTATTAGATTACAAGCTTCCAGAAGATGATATAAAATTTTATAGAGGTGTTTGCTCTCCAAAGAAAAATAAAAATGGTAATTGTATTTGTTGTGGCGAACCACTAGAGAAAATGAATATAAACGATCATGAATTATTCATTATCGCCAATGTAGGATCTTCTGACCCCGATTATCTACTTGCAATGAATGATTTAAAAAAAAGAGATATAATTACATATACTTCTAAGTTTAACGAATTACAAGAAAAATGGAATGCAAAATTAAGAGCAAATGATGAAGCCGACAGAGTTAAGAGAGAGACTGAGGAAGAGGAGAAGAATACTGTTCGTTGTCCTAAATGTGGTTCAACACAGATAACAACAGGACAGCGTGGATACTCATTATTCTCTGGTTTCTTGGGTTCCAATAAAACTGTCAATAGATGTGCTAAATGTGGGTATAAGTGGGAACCGAGAGGATGATTTATTTTTTATATTTACACATAAGCTCCTTAACAATATCATTTGCAGTATTGTGAATAATTTCATCAATGTCATTTTTAATATTGAAGTTAGGAGTTTTTCCTGTTGCTTCAAAATTTTCAATATCATCATATGTAAGTTTTTTAAAATGATTACACACTAATGTGGTAATTGTTTCAACATCACTTACATCAGTGCAATTATGTTTGTATAGCAAATTTATTATTTCTGTTGTAATTGTTACTATTTCATTTTTTGACCATAGTACCATATTACACACCACCTTTCTATGGAGGATTAATATGATTTTAAACACTGATTGTGTACGAGATGTTCTTCTTTATATTGAAGAACAAGATAATATGGAATTAAATGGAAACTTAAAACGAATCAAACTTGAGAAAATAAAAGAACATTTTTCTAAAAAATATACAGAAGAAGATGTTCAATATTCCGTAAAAAATTTATTTCAAGGAGGATTTTTAGAAGGTAACTATAACGAAGATGCAAACCATCATTTTACAGGCTGTTACATTTATGATGTAACATATAATGGGCATATATTTGCAGACTCAATTAGACCTGAATCTATATGGAAGAAAAGCAAAGATAAAATAAAAACACTTGGTATCTCTTCTATAAAAATGCTTTCTGCCGTATGTGTTGAAGTTGCAAAGGTAGCTGTTACTGATCCTAAATTTATTACCGATATTGCCAATGGAATATATAAATAAGGCTAAATGTCCAAAATGTAATGGTACTAACTTTACGCCGGTCCGCAAGAAGTATGGACTATTCATGGGATTTGCCACAAATAAAGTCGAGTTAGTGTGCAACAACTGTGGTTATAGAATGAAGGCTGAAAATTAAAGCTACTACACCCAGTTCATTCTGTCGTCAATTGCATCCAAAATCTCTTGCATATCTTTTTGAGTTTGTAGGAGATTTTGGTACTTTTTGCTGTCGAAAATTCTATAATATACTTTTTTAATTGCAAACTTAATATCTACTTTTAAACTCTTAAACTTTAGATATAATATATCACGTTTTAATCTAATAATTAGCATTTTGTTTTTTATCATAATAATTCCTTTCTATGCAGGAGATAAAAATGAACAAAGAGTATCTTGATAAAATATTTAAGGAATACAACGAGTTATATTATGAAATTCCAGAAATACAAGAATATATTGAAGTTGACAAAAGAGATTGTGCAGCCGCACAATTCAATACATTGGAATTGTATAATCAAAAATATATACTAAAAGTTAACAAACAATTAGATGAATCAAAAATATACAAAGGAATTTTCTTTCACGAGTTCACACATGTATATGATTCTACTCAGTTATTAAATTATCCGCTTGAAGATTTTATTAAATTAATGTACATATATTCTGAAGTTCACGCTTCAGAAATTGAAATGGATATACATTTAAAAATAGAAAATTTCTCATATAAAAAATATGTAGATAAAGGAATAGTAAATTTAACTGAGAGTTTTATATTACCAAATGATCCTATTTTAAAAGGTGAGGTATATTGTGACGAAAGACTTTTATATTATTGTATTGGATATTTGATATCACTTAAAAAGCATAATATCGAATATGTTTATAGTTATAAGTATGTACCAGATGTGTTTCGTTCATTATTTATAGAGATAACGGAATATTTTTTGTCAACAACAAAATATAATTATAATGTATTACTTAATTATCAAATTAAATTACATGATTTAGTCAAAACTATAATAAAGGAACATATAGAAAAATATAATAAACCTAATACAAATTAATACATGAATCCAACCAAGTTCACTGTCCTCGCTGTGGCTCAACGCAAGTTGGAGTCGTAAACCGTGGCTACTCATTACTTTCTGGTTTTATCGGATCTGGTAGCGCTAGGAATGTATGCCAGAATTGCGGCTATAAGTGAAAACCTGGGAAATAAGGAGAAATTATAATAGACCAGGAGAGTGTTAATTCTCCTGGTCTAAATTATCATATTCATTTAAGAAATTTGCTGTTCCAAAAGATGGGATTCTAAATGAAAAACTTGTTTTTCCATTTAAATTTGATACTGCAAAATCACCTTTTGAAATAATATCCATACCAATAATAATATCAAAAACATCATGTTTTTCAATTTTTAATACTCGCAAGTTATTAAAAACAAAATCGTCTCTAAACATTAAATCAATTGAATAAATATTTGTTAATTTTGACTCACGATGACCTCCAGTATAGAAATTTGATTTTCCAGTTGAAGTAAGATTATATTTTTCCACTATATTGCTTGTTATACATGAGACAGAAGCACCTGTGTCCCAAATACAAATAAAGCGATTTTTATCAATTAAATCATCTTTCTCTTTTCCTACATAAACATAAGAAGTAAGTTGATTCATTATCTTATTTGAACTATATGTAAGAACTCGTATTTTATCCATATCTTATTCACTTATAGAAATCCATTTATATTCTGGTATACGAACATATTTTTTGTTAAAAACACCGTCACAATGATATATATTAAATTCACCTACATCATAATAGAAAAGTGTTTCCCTTAATGCTTCTCTATATGTTTTATATGATCCAATGATAATATTATCTAATTTTCTAATAGACAGATAACATTCTCCATATTTTTTATATAATTCTTCATGATGATAATAAAACCAATCTGTAGGGTGATTTGGAATTTCTACAATTTCCCCTTCATAATAATGTATTTTTCCCATATTAAATATTACCTCTTATCATATCATAAAATAGATTAATTTCAATCTATATAAATAAAAACACCACGTTTGCAAGCCGTGGTGAGTGTGTGTAGTTAATGCATTTCAGGTAGTAAGAGAGTAGTAACCTCACGGTTCTATCCATACTATTCGATCCATCATGCTACCCAGGCTTTCCCTGGTTGGACTGTATATTGTACTATATGTTGTAACGCCACACATAATACGCCTTGTCAGCCTCTCGCACGTTAACTGTAAAACTACACTTTTACATGAAAACACATATGTTCTGGATTTACAAAAATGGACAATTATACTACAATCAAAGTCAGATATACTTGTGGTCACAGGTCTACATTGTGATCCGCTGCACGACAGTATATCTGACAGTCGTCATGTAGTACTGAATTAATGGTACGCAATTTGTACCAGAAATGAGATTGTCTAAAATGAAGTACTCTAAATATTATATTCATTTCTATGGGATTCTCCCCAACATCAAATCTCTTTCTTGATACTTTCGTACAGGAAGGAGGTGAGATATGGAAGATGTATTTCTATTCGTTTTAACTCTTGTAGGATTATTAATCCTATGGTCGTTAATCCGAAGAATACCATCTAAGAACATGAAAAACTTTCACATCCATTTTGGATTTCTGAAAGGATTTGACATGTCTGGAGAATTCTATAAGGATGACACCCAAAATAATAAATAGTTTAGTTCATATTTTTGTAATCTCCTTTTAGTCTTTTAAGAGAGTGGAGAGTTGTTACCTGCAACTTTCTGCTCTCTATTTCTTTCTTCCTGTTATAATTGCGTTTTATTCGTGAATTTTATCATCCACTTTTGTAAATTTAAACATATGTGTTTGCTAACGTGTCGGAACTACCATCTTCAATATATCCCTTTCATTCATTTTCAGAACTAAGGTACCACAGTGATGTGGATTACGGCTTCCTCCGATATTCGGCTTTATAGCTCTAAGGCTAAAGGTCTGTCAATAGGTGTCGAATCACCATCTTGAACAAGTTCTATACTAACTGTCGCGATTATGACAGCAGCATATCAAATGGGCATCTTAACTACGATAAAATTTTGAATTGAAACTAGCTTTATGGTTTATGTTAAGCTGTTTACCCAGACCTGCTTGTGAAAGTTTAAATCCTGCGAATCCTCCAATTGCTGTTGAGAGCAGTGGAAGTTTATCCAGGATCTGAGTTACGATGTTAAGAAAGGCAGTTGCTGTATCTATTACGCCTTTAAACATATCACTGTTGATTGTTACTGTTGCAAGCTCTTGGAGCTGTGTTTGGAGCTGGGCTATTTTCGCCTCCGTACTCTCAAGATACTTCTGGTTTTCTTCCAGTGCCGAATTATCTGAGTGCTCAGAAGTTTCTTTTACCTGTTCAAGAAGAGAACCATTAGTAAGCAGGCTACTTAAAATATTAGACCTGTTTTTACCTGCAAGTTCTTCGATAAGAGCTTGTGCACGATTGGTACCCATAGCTTTATCTTGTTTCTGTATTTCACTATATATTTCAGAAATATCCTTTAATATAGAATATGTGTTACGATAGTTTCCATTTTCATCTAAGATGTCAACGCCTTTACCATTATTTGAAGGTACGGCTGTATAATCTTTAATTATCTGTTGTTTCTTTGCTTTGGTAGCTACTACATAATCATCAGTTTCCTCGCCAAGTTCTGCTAATTCCTTTTGCGCTTCTTCTGTCAAGCTGTTACTTTCAGGCACAAAAACCTTACTGACCATATAAATGGCGTACAGTTATTTCTAGCTGTATCTCATATTTCATTTTGTTATATTATGAGTTCAGACTGTATATTACATCCTTATGATATTGGATGGATAACTTCAACATATGTGTTACCACACACATCCTGCAGTCGTTACGGTTTCCTATATAAAATATAGGTCTTACCTCGGTATTACCTGCTTCCAGGCGTTCACCGATATAGTTATCTACTGATGAACATAAAGTCCATCCGTACCTTCCGATACGTTTAGGCCGAAAACCTACAATACGAAGCGAAACGGTCTTAAGTCCGGCTGCAACACTATTTACCAAATTTGTTACTTCTATAAAAAAGAAGGATAGGTCATTTCTGCCTATCTCCGTAACTTCGTTATTAAGTTATAATTACGGTTCAGATCATACCTTCATCTCTTCGAATAAGAGAGCCTAGCATATGCCTAATCGTTACCTTTTAGACTGTGATCGTTACAGGATCTCAAAAATATTGAGTCTTACCCACGGTATTGTCTTCTTCAAGAGTTTTACCGTTTTGAGCTAGGTTGAACATTACATATCACTATGTAAGTGGACAAAATTTATCCTGAATCGTTGCATTCGCACTTGTTATGAGTGCCGCTGACTCATCTAATGAGTTGCCCATTAAACTAAGAGTCGCACCAGCTTTTTGTAAACCAGTTGCTAACTCATCTGTTGATATAGAGAAATTATTCAAGCTGTTACTTTCGAGTAATATCACACTCTACCGACCACACATAAAAATGTATGGCGCATAGTCATTTCTGCCTATGTCTCACGTTTCTTTATTGGGATTATTGCGTGACGATTATATTAAAAATATAAAAGAGCCTTTCGGCTGATCGGACTGGATCTTCATCCTATAGAATAGGAGAGTAGCGAAACTTCATTTGCTTACCAAATAAAGTGTTACAGTCTCTCGGGATTTTATAATGTACATTTTTTATTAATTATTTTGTATAACAAATTGTTTATATGTATTTACTTTTCTATTTTGATATGGGATTATTATTTCAGAATTAATAGACATTGTGTTATCTTCATTTAGATGATAATTAAAAGAGTTATAATTTAAAAGAATTCCTTTGTTTCGAATATATAATTGAATTAATTTCTTACATAATTCTTCATTCTTATATAAATCATCTTCCCATAAATATAATATTTCAATATTATATTTATTTTTTACATATGTATGCTTTGACTTATCTTTAGATATTCTATCAAATTGATTTTTTCTCATTTTGTCAGTGAAAATAGTAGGATTACAATGCCAATAATCACCTTGAACTTCGATCATCAAATTATAATCCGTTAAATAATTATCAATTGCGTAATATTTTATATTTTTTTCACGCTCAAATTGTATATTTAAATTGGTTAAAATATCATCAGTTATCTGTTGCGGCTTAGATTGTGTTTTCCCAATTGCACCACTTTCAAATTCTTTTAATATGCGTTCTCTGACTTTTTGTTTATAATCAGGTTGTTGGGAATATACTTCTCTAAACCATGATTGTCTACATTCAGTAGAACAAAAATGATTTATTGTACCATTTTCTAATTGAGAAGGTTTAATATAAAATTCACTACCACAATAGTCACATTTTATTAATTTCTGAGTGAATTGTGAATTTAACACACCAACTCTTGTTTTTAACCATTCATTATTACATTGATGAGAACAAAATCTTTGAGTGGATTTTTTATAACATTCAAATTCTGTTCCACAAATTTCACATTTTCTAATCTCATAAGCTTGTTTTCTTTTATATTCAAAGTTACATTTTGAACAACAGAATTGATTCTCTTGTTTGTTTATATGATAGCCTCTACGATAAAATTCTTTTCCGCAATTTGTACAAGAAATTATTGTTCCTGTTTCTTTCAGTTTATATGAACATTCTTTTGAACAGGTTATATGCTTAACTTTTCCATCTAGTAAATTCTGATATCTATCTTTCTTTATCCTAATTTCTTTTCCACATGAATCACAATTATAATTCATATACTTTTCATTACGTTCTTGATTGCATTTTTGGCTACAATATTTAGTTTGTTTTGATTTTAAAACAGTAAATTCCTGTCCACAACTTGGACAAGTCTTCACAATCCATATTCCAGGACGCGATTTAGTTTTAATATTTGGCATATTACCAACTCCTATTTCATATTTTTATTTCTCATATAATGATAAAATTCAATTGCTTCATCTAAATTATCAGACTTAAAAAATCTCCAATTCTCTTTATTTTTATCATTTATATAACTTTCTTTATTGAAACCTAATGAATATAAATATCTCATCAATCTTACAGATGAAACATTATAATATTTATTTTCCATTTAATCCTCATTTCAAATGTGCATTATAATCTTTCCACGGTCTTGGCTTTCCCATAAGCTATTGACCGTTATAGCTACTTGTTGAGATAATGTCCCCACATATTACTATGTGTTTAGGCATAATCACACACCTACGGCATTTAGGGAATCGATAATTTTTTCCTGTGATAAATCACTATAAGCTGCTTTCATAGAAATAAGAGCAGAAGTTGCATCATCAATATTATCAAATTCCGAAACATTCTTTAAAATATTAGCGTTCACACTGGACTGTTTTGCCTTTTCCATACTCTGTCCCAAACGCATGAAATCTGCGGTACTATTCTGAATCTGCAGAGCAGTAGTACCAACGCTTTTTGCCATATCAAAGCTTTCCTTCTGGAATTCTTTCAGCTTACTGATCGGCTCATCAGATACTTTTCGCATTTCTGTAAGAGCAGTATCAAACTCTTTAACTATTTCCAAACCTTGTTTGAACGTATTCCAAACTTGATTCATTGCCTGGAATGAAGTCAAATACTGAGCAAGGTTTACCATTTTTTCTTTCCAACCTGAGAAGAATTTACTAAGCCCACTTTCAACAGGTTTTACAGAAGTTCCAAGATTTTTAATCTGTCCATTTAGTGTATTTAATTGGACACTTAAAGTTTGCGCTTCACCGGCACTATCCTTAAATGTACCTTTGAGTGAAACAATTCCATTTTTTTCTGTAAATCCACTAAAGGTAATATCCTGTACATTGGTAAGCTCTCTTAGATAACTTTCCAATTCACCTTTTGCATCTGTGATACTTGCCGGATCAATGATTTTACCAATACTACCAACAGATCCACTTAATCCACTGACTTTCTTCTCAAATTCACTAATGCCCATTTTGCCTTTTGCGACAGCAGTAGCCCATTTATTTATCTGTTCCTCACTAGATTTAAATACATCTTCAATTCCAGCGATGCCACTTTTGTCTACTTTTATCTTGTCGAAAGCATCATAGGCGCTCTGAATTCGATTTCCGTATTTACTAAGATTGTCTGTGATAGTCTTATCAATATCATCAAATCTCTGCTTTGCATTTATTTCAGAAGTGTTCTGTGGTGTTTTTGCGTTTACTCTTGCCATAACTTTATTTCGTTCTTCTATGGCGGCTTGAGCTTCTGTTGTATTATGTCTAAACGTACTAAGAGTATGAACAAAAGCTTCATTATCTGCAAGTGTCTTATAATCACCAACATAAGACTGGTCAGTTACATATTTTGGGGTTTTAGTAGAAGTGGAAGACGATGTGTTATTTGTAGACTTCTTATTACTACTTCCAGTTGCTTTTGCAGCTTTATTTAAATCTTCCTTGTTGCTTTTCAAAATGTTCGCAAGATTTTGTAACTCATCTTTTTTCGCCAACATAGCATCAATCTGAGTCATTAATCCGGAAGTAACTTCTGATCCTAATGTTTCTTTAAGATTCTGAGCAGAAGTAGCAATTTCATTCATACTTGATTTAATAACATCAATAGATGCTAAATCTAATAAAGTAAACTGCTTTGAATTTCCTGAGACAATGCTTTCTGCACCTTTCCCAATATTAGTTAATGGCTTTCCAGCACCATTAGCAGACTTCTGTAATTTATCAATCTCTTTAGTGACATTCTGAATGTTTTTTCCTGCATTAGTCAATCCAGAGAAAATATCACCATTAAATTTTACGTTATTAATTTTCTGTAAAGCTTTCGCTGTTTTTTCAAGCTCATCAGCAATACTTTTTAATTGGCTGACTTTACTATCATCAACCTCTATACCAGTTTTTATACTAAAATCTTCATTAGGCATATAAATTCACTTCCTTTCTTACCATTTTAGATATCCAATAAACGTACTCCACGTAAGTTCCTTAATTGGATCTTTCTTTTCACTAATGTATTTCTGCATAAGCATATAAGCAGAAGTTGTTTTTGGAGCAGGTCTTCCCCATTCTGAAAAATTAAATCCTGTTCTCCAATATGGAGTTCCAGGAGCTGGATGTTCAGGACCATCAATGGCTCCACCGTGATAACCTTGTTTAAATATATACTCATAAATGTAGTCATTACCTACTCTATGTCCACCTAATTCATCAGAGCTTAAATTAACATTAATTTCCCCTGATAATGGCTTTACATCATATACATTTAATAGAGATTCAGTTCTTTCATAGTATTCAGGATTGAATGACATATACCAATCTTCAACTGCGAACCTGCTTGCACTTTCAATCTCAGGAGCAGCCTTTTTAGGTATTTCTTCATTTGTTTTCTTTTCTGCAGTCTCAATACTATCAGCTAATTTTCTAAATTTTCTAGCCGCCTTATTGAGATCAGAGGCGTTAATTTTTAATGAAATCATATTTTAACTCCTATTCAAACTGTAAAAAGCTCCATGACCTTTGACAGCCATGGAGCTTAAATAAATGTTCATATTTTATTTTGAAGAAATCGCTTTAACAAGCTTTATAATATCTTCCTTACTAATATCCTTCATCGCTTCAGCAAATACTGGTGCGAGAGAAGTACCAACCTGTTTCAACACATCATTCAGTCTGGTAACCTGGTTCTGAATAAATGCCTGTGTTCCATAATGATTAGTCATAAAATCCTGTGCAGTCATTTCCTCAATAGCTGTAAATTCTTTGACATCATTACCAATTGCTTTAATAAGTTCTACGACAAGTCCGTCTCTGTTAAGATAGTCATAATCTTCAGCCATAGTCTTATTGTCCATATGAATATATGTATAGTTGTTAATAATCGTGTACACATGAAGTACATGTCTAACTGGAGAACTTACACTTACAATATCCTTCTTCTCAATATCTTTCCAATATGCGTTCTCAACAATTTTTTCAGCAAGAGTCATTTTTGTATTAATCGGCATATACTCAATTTTTACCATTGATTTAATATAATCCTGTTTCTCCTTATCGGATTCCTTCTTATTATATGTATTAATAAATTTCTGTACGGTAATATCTTTCATAGTTAATTACTCCTTTTCAAACAATTTTTCCTTTTACTCATAAACAGTAACTTTCCAATAGTTTCCATCGGATGTCCAAATTTCTATACAATCACCATATGGATTATATTTAACTCTGCATACCTGTGGTGATTCACATATTTTCCAATAAACATCCGATGGAATTCTATAGTTACTTCTTGTTAATAGTTCACTAATCTCATAAGAGTACATAATAATTTTTCCAATATTTAATTTTTCATTTCAGAGTATTTTTCACATACATAATCCTTGATTTCCGGTTGAACCCTTCCTTCAATAGCTTTTCTTAGTAAACTGCAATTTCTTGCATAGCGTTTACATGTCTTACACTTATCTTCAAATTTCACCTTATCATCGTCATTATCAAAGATCCCAATATATTCAACAGGATAAATAATCAGTTCAATTCTTGGATTATCCTTGTCGTAGTAAATTCTCTGAGGGCGGAAGAGTGCTACATTATCATCCTTCCATATTAACTGTGTTTCTGTGATTGTATCATCTAAGCATTTTTCATAGTTTGCACAATCTTTATCAATTCTGTCAAAATAAAAAACAGCATCTATAAAAAAATGCTGTGTATCATTTACCTCTCTGGTCCAGTTCTGTTTTTTTACTTCTTCCTCAATTATTTTCTTGAATGCTTTTTTATAATCCTTCGCTTCTTTAGTCTCATATACCATTGAAAGTGGTCTACCATTTTTCATTATGGTACGTACAGAAGTATAATGGTTAACTGATGGTGGTATAGGAGAGGTCAGGTATAATTTTTCTGTCATAAATTTCCTTTAATCATGTGATTTTAATTATTTTTACTCGTATAATTAATAGAAACAAAACAAATTTTACTAAGGAGGATTTTGATATGAGAAATTTTAAGGAGCTTAAAGATAATGAAAAAGAAGAAATTGCTAAACAAATTGCATTGCAAATCACAGAACGAAATCACAACCACGATACAAGTAATGTTGCTAATACTTTTATTGATGCTTACGATTTAATCATCAATGAATTTCTGCAGCACTAATCTACATTGACTGCATCTAATATAAGCTCTTTACATCTCATTAAAACAATTTGGGCTTGCCTCATAGTGAGTCCTTTTGTTTTTAATAAAGAAATAATTTCAGAAGTTATTTCAAAAAAATCGTTTTTATTAATTCCCCAGAAATCATAGAATGTATTTAATTCATATTTATAATTATTTCCTGCAATCCATTTTTCATGTTCTGATTCTGTTCTTTTCTCAAATTCCATATAAAATCATCCTTTTACTCTTTATTTAATCTGTCCAATAAACTGTTTTACTTTATCAAAACCAACCATTGCACCAATACCACTTAAAATTCCAAGTAGCACTGCACAAATAATATTGTTTACATCAAAAGCAATACCATATAACTGGTAATATACAAGTGTCCCTACAGTTCCGATAACAATTGCAACAATAAAAGCAAGTAAATTGGAAGCATATTTTCTATTTGCTTCATCAAGTAATTTTTTAATTGTCTCAACTACAAGTCCTGTTGCAATACTATAAATTGCAAATAACATAATAAAAGTATTTGTATTCATTCATTTCACCTCTTTAACCGGCTGCTTTATTTTCTTCTTCATTATTTAAGTCTAAAGTTACAGATGGAGTCTCTATCGGATTTTCAAACTGTCCCATTTGATGTTCCACACGACTATTTTTCATATAACTTAAAACAGTTGGAATTAATGAGGCAGGAATAGCGACAAGTGCATACATAAAACTTGTGTCACCTGTAATAGTTGCCATATGTTCTGTAAACCATAAAATCTGTATACAAATAGCAATCACAGTCCATAACACCATCTTACTTGTTCTTAGTTTCTTAAACTTAGGAAATCTGCGTTTTGCTTCTCTAAGTTCTTTTCTCATTTCATATTGACGCTTTTGCTGTTTGATCTGAGTCATTTCTTTTTCAAATTCTTTTTCTGTTAAATATTTCATAATGTATCACCTATAATTCGTGATTTTTCCATTTTTCTCTAAGTCTCTTATGATCACTGATAAGGAATGCAAATACAAATCGTCCTGGATTTCTTTTTGAATCTAAGACTGCCTGTAGTTCTGCATTACCGCGAAAAATATAAGCATTACTCTGAAGAGCATTTTCAAAGAATACACATTTTTCAGGATCATAGTATTTATTCATTACTTCGTTATATTCACGCATAAGCATTTATCCTTTTGATCATATAGAAAGGCGAAAAAATGAGGTAAGAATGATTTTAAAACGCGAACAATGCGAATAGGTCATATTTTTCTTACCTCCTTAATCACTCTTCAAAATTATTTATTAGTAGCTTTATTAACTACTGGTTTTACTGTAGAAACCGGTTTAATCTTTACTGCCTGTTTCTTTTTCTCATCAGCTTTCTCAAAAACTTTGTCATTTTTAAGAACTGGTTCGATATTTTTGATTCCATCCATTACCTCATCAGAATCATCAATTTCGTCATGAACTGTTTTTAATTCTTCATCAGAGATCTGCATGATTTTATCAATATTTCCCTGTACAGATGAATTGAACGGAATATTTTTAATATTCATTGCAAGAAGTTTTTCTCTAGCTTCTTTCTGAGTAAGTCGTTTACCAAGCCAATCACTAATAATGTAGTAAACATCCTGGCACTCAGCTCTATCAAAAAGAGTTCTCCATTTTGGCTGACGTTCATATTCCCAACAATACGGACAGTATTCATACTCAGTCTCACACATCAAACATTTTCTTTTCTTAGACATGGTATCTCCTTTCCTTCAACAAATCCCATGGACCTGTTAGCCCATGGGATTAAGAAAATATCAGTCTTCGTCTGCCTGTACATCATCTTTTGGGAATACCATATAGAACAGACGTTTCTTTCTAGCACAGTAGTCAGACTGAGCATCACCCTTGTAATCAAATGTAGAATCATTCTTCATAGCAATTGTGGTCTCTGGACTTGGCTGGAAGCTTGGGAATACAATGTAACCAAGACGTAATACGTCCTTTTCACATGGGTCACAATATAATCCAACGATTGTAAGGCGAACTGTTTTAGGGAATTTATTTGCATGATTCTCAATAATAACAGTGTCTTTGCACTTGTACTCATATTTAACGAGCAGCTGTACGATTTCAGTATTACTCTTTACACCAGTTGGGAAAGTAATCTTCTTTGTTTCCAGTTTGAATTTTGTATTCTCGTCAGCCTCACCATCAGACAGAGTAAAGGATTTACCTGTACCACCATCTTTATAAATTGGTGTTACACTAACGGTACCAGTAACAGGCTCATCCGGAAGATCGAATTCTGTCTTACTTGGGTCTACAAGAAGCATTTTTGGAGCTTCTGTTTCACCTGCAGTATCAACCATGATCTTTTCAGAACCAGTTGTACCTGCATAAGCACCAAGCACAAGGTGAGTATTTGTCAGAGTAACAGTTGCAGCTTTAGCTGTATAGGATCTCTTAATAAGAGCACCATCTTTATCAACAGAGTCCTTTGTATCTGCAGAAATGTCGATAGAAACATCACTGATATCCGGAAGTCTGTAATAAACTTCTCCAGTGTCTTTATTATCAGCGACAGCATGAAGGGCTGAATCCCAAATTACACCATCAAGATTAAACATGTGTGTATCCTCCTTTAAAATTTTTGCATAAAAAAAACAGACCTAAGTTTGGTCTGTGCTACGTAACCAGTTAAATGATTCCTGCTTAATATTTTTTGTATCCATAAATCCACTGTAAGCTCCTTGTGTAAGAGCAATAGTAGAAGTGTATATCTGTGAACGCTTAACAGCATCCATGAATTCATATATTCCGCATTCTTTTAACTGATCTTTACTATATTTGAAACCAGGATAAACAAGCATAGCAGAAATCAAATTAACTAATTGTGATTCATACGGCTTATTTGCCTGAGCTTTCATTCTATTTCGGTCTCTTTCAATGACCAATTTCTTTGCAGTTGCTCCTTTTATAATCTTAGTTCCTGTATAAGTCATGCCATTAATACGTCTTATATAAGAAACTATATGATGATAAATAAAGGAATCAATTGCAAAATCAAGTTCTTCATTATAAAGAACTGTTTCGCCTGTTTCATTTTTTGTAGCCAAGCGGAATTTACTAAAATCTAAATCTCCAAATAAAATTCCTGTTTTGTCTGGCGTTAAGCTTGTAGCAAAAACACAGAAAAAATCAAATTCACTAATCTTATTCCAATCTTGCCCATTATCCCAAAGCATTACTTTAAAATCAGATGGTGTACCACATAGCAGTCCAATCATCTGATAATATTCCTGTTCACCAAAATTAATAATATCCTGCATAGTCGGTTGCGAAATCGTTATATAACTGTTCAGTCTATATGGTTCTCTAAATAGAAGTTTGCACTCATCATATTTAAAGATTGATTCATCAAACTCTAACTTGTCCATGGCTGTTTATTAATAACCTGTCGCTTTCCATTTCGAATACCGGTGATATTATTTGTGGTTTCCTGCTCAAGAACAATAGTGCGAATAATATAATTTGAATCTGTAAAAGATTCCTTATCACTTACAATATAGCAATGTGCACCAAAAATATTAGACCAATTAAATCTTTCACGAAGAATTGAGCCAATAAGATCATGCCGTGTAATTCCTGTAAGTGGATCAATTGCATCACGTACATCTACCATTACTAAAAAAGTAACATTCATATAACACATGATTTGGTTGTACTTTGGAATGTCTGTGAATTCAGTTTTAAAACAAAGATGGTGCCGAACTTTATCTTGTGTATTAGGTAAATAAAAGTGAGGGTGGATATTCCCCTCTTCTCCATAATACATAGACCAATCACCTGTGTAGTTAATAGTTCCGTCTGGATTAAAAAGTTCAGTATTTTCTAAGTCTAAATTATGAAATGCATACAAGAGTTCTGGAGATTTTAGTAAGGCTTTTTTAACCTTTTCTTTTAGATAAATATTATTATCATCAGGAACGCTCGTTAATGCTGTAAGCTTTGCAAGAAGTTCCTGCTTTGTTTGAAGCTTATCCATTTATGAGCCTCCTTTATAATACGGATGAAATTTGAAGTTGAATCTCTCCAACAATATTTCTTCCATCTTTATTTATAGAGCATTTAATTACAAGAATTTTCGTTAAATACTCTTTATTGTCTGCTATTTTAATTTTAATTTTGTTGCTTTCTTTTTGCTCTAACCAGGTGATTAAATCAGTATTATCCGTGACTTCGATTTCATCTGGATCTTCATGTCTGTTATTTTTTACATAACATGACCAGCTGCTTTTTGCTAAATATGGAATAAATTCATCTGTAATTTCACTTCCCTGTATATTAAAGAATTTTGCAGTAATTAACTTATAACTACCGCCAATCTTAATCTTATTAGCATTGCATGATAAATCACAATGAATAGTATCCATTTTTATCTCAGTATCTGTATGGAATGGAGTATCAGTAGGTACTTCATTATCAAACAAATCTGCATACATAGCAAAAATGTCGCCTTTGGCAATTTCAACATCATCTCTACCATCTGTATAAGGATCAAATTTATCCTGTGCAAAAGTAAGTCTCTTCAGTCCAAATAGTGGAGCTGTTTCAACTTTACTTACCTGGAATACATTTGGTTTTTCTACAGGTGCAGAAATAATTATACGCATATTTTTATTGTCTTCTTCTACATAGTAAATGTCTTCAGTAATTGGATTCAACGGAACGATTGCCTTAAACTGGTTCTCAGTGGAAGTAGAGTAATACCTTATGTTACTTTTACAGTTCGTTAAGCTGCAAAAGAGCACGAATGCTTTTCTCATATTTTCATATGAAGTGCTGACTATATCTTCACCATGCCTTACGGTTTAGGTGTTCTCCATTTCGGACACTTGTCCTACATAATAGTCGATGAACCTTACTCTGTTCGAGTTTTGGCTGCTGATTGTCTAATATTTGTAATTTTTAACATTCACGATTAGCTATATTTCATTCTTGCGTTGTAGTTTACAAATCTCTAAAGAGTTTCCAGCAATTAGAAGAATTTCACTGCACAGTTTCCAAATGCAGTGGACAATTACTTATCAGTCCATACAAATGTGTTACTTATTTGATTCGTTAATTCAAATAAGACCTTTCGGTTTTCTCTTTCTTTCAAAAGAAGTTCAGACTATATCTTCATCCTTTCGGATGTCCTCCACAGTACCTACTTAGGTAACTTAGTCGTTGAACGTTCCTCTATTCGAGGCTTCGCTGCTGATTTCCCATTAAAAAAGAGAACAGGGGATTTAACCTCGTTCTCATACAATTAATTTTTTCTGCTTTCGCCACATTCACGATTAGTTATATTTCATACTTGCGTTGTAGTTTAATTGTCTTTAGGAATTTCCAGCAATTCAAAGGATAGATTCCCCCTTATTTCTAAAAGGAAGGACCATGTAACAGATCCTGAGTTGTACGAGGATTGTGTCCTCGTCACTCCCCAAATTTTCCGTTTATACCGTTTACCGTTTTTCTTTACAATAAAATGAAACCAATAATCACATGGAAGAATATTATATTTGACAAACTGATTTGCTATTTCTTTTGTACAGATAAGCCATCTATGATAAATACCTTGATCATCAGGCAAATCACAATATAATCCTACAAAATCGTCATTCGAGTATTTTCGTCTGTAATCTGTCTCAAAATAATAGAGTTCATCAGTCGGTTCGAATTGTGTTTTCTGGCTTGGTTTAAATTGTAGATAATACTCAACCTGGTCTTTATCCAGTGAGCTATAAGATTTGACAATAAATTTTGCATCAATGCGAGTTTTGGTTGTATGTGGTCCATAGGTAATATTTCTATTCAAAGTAGGAGAGTCATCATGATAATAATCATAGATATAACAAACCCTTGATGCGATAGAATTATCCCATGTTGCTTCCATAGCATCATCAGATTGTTTTTTAATCTGCTGACCAACTGTTCCAATATTCGCGTATAATTGTTGCATTTCTCTAAAGGTAGGCATAATCAATCCTCCTTTATTTTAAGCACTGCAACACCGGCATCCAAAATGAGTTTTCTATAATCCTCAAATTTAGAATCCGGCTTATTGTATGTAACTCTGGCAGCTTCCAATAATTCAATCACAGGAACTAACTCGACAGGGTAGAAGAGTAAGCTGTTCAATCCATCTAAATCATACTGAATATTCTGAAATATTTCATTTACGTCTTTACCTGGGTATTTACTTGAAGTATTAGGATCTGCACATTGTAATAAGAAAAAAATAGAACCTCGTAATGTCTTCTTAATTTCCGACATTTGCATATCACTGAATTTTCCGTAACGGTGTTTCGTCATGACGTTTCACCTCCGGAGATATAACTGTTATTTATATATCCATCATCACGGATAAATTTTCGAAGATTACGCTCTAAAGATTCGAGTCGTTCTATATTCGTCTTATAGTTAGATTGGATGTTCTTTTCTTCCTTACTACCAATAATCCTTGCTGTATTAATCGCATTATCAACCTGTGGTTTTAACCAACCAATCACCATATATTGAGCGAAGATATTTATAACAAAATCATCATCTGACTCCTGATCTGATGGATTATTAAGAGAGTAAGTTAACTCCAACAATCTATCATCTAATTTTAGCTGAGAAAATTTCTTCCTAATATATGGCTTTGATGCAGCGTCATGTAACCATGAACGCATACGATCATACGCAAAATCCTGTGGTAATTTATAAAAGTTTGGATCATCCATTAGATTATAAAATCTGTTAAATATTTCATCGTAGGTCATATAGTACCTCCGATCCAAAACATCAATACTTTAAATCAAAGCGTGTACCACAGACTTCATCAATGATTTTTGCTTTGCTTAAGTCGTCAAATGTTCCATTTTCAATTTGTGTTGCATATTTTTCAATGATAATTTTCTGTACAACTGCAGGAACTTGAGTAAATGCAACTTTAAAGTCTGACGCTCTAAGATTCATTAGTTTCTGAATATCGTTTTCATCAAACATATTTGCATATACATTCTTAACATCAATCCAATGTTCATCATTGAGAAGATTGTCATCTTCAATAATAATATCTGGATTAAAAATAGAAGGATAACCTTCAAGCATTGCTGCTTTTAAGTCCTGATATTCTACGTTTCGTCTATCACCAGATCCAACAAACTTATATGTCATTCCGCTATGAATACCATAGAAATGTACTACACCTGGAAAGATAGAGTGACATGGAATCATTTCATCCGGACGATAATCCGCATCAGTTTTCACATTTTTTTTCTGTTCTTCCTCTTCTTTAATGTTTTCCATTTCAAGATTAAGAAAATCAACCTGATCTTCGGTAAGAACAGATGTTGCTACATACTTTTTATCATCATTATTTTCATTCATTAAATCTACCAGGACCTTACTTTTTACTTCAAGTTCTCTGGCTAACTCATAAATTTTCATAGCAATTATTTCCTTTCAGTCAAAACAGGTAGTAACATAAACTGCTACTACCTGTTCATAAATTCATTTATTAGGCTTCAAACTTCCATACACCAAATCTGCGGTTTACGATTGTCTCAACCCCGAAAGTTGTCTGGAATTCGTAATCCATAGTATCATCAGCGTTCTGTCCTAATGTGGTACGCTCAACAATCTGATCTGCACCCTCATAATACAGTTTTACGAACTGATCAATGTTGTCTGGCATGATGAATACAAAGTCATCAGCTTCAAGGTTCTTGGTTTCATCATTGAAAGCAAATGCCTGTGGAAGCTCAACAACTGGAGTTCCTTCAAATGAACCAAGACGACCTGTATGATAAACATCAGATTTTGCTTCATTTGGCATCCATGTAACATCTGCGAATCCTGTAAGTTCGCCAAGAGCTACATCTGTACCCATAATCATTGCACCAGATCCGTTTGCACGTTTAACATCGGCAATAAGAGTCTTGAATGCTTTCTTTGTTGTAGAAGATGGGAGACCTTTCTGGTTCCATTTTGTCTGTACAGGAAGTTTCTTAATTGCGCCAATAACCTGATCATGGATCAGAGTATTAACATACAGAGTATAAGAGCGAGAGATTGCATCGATCAGCTCATTCCAGTCCTCGACACCCTGTAAAAATCTTGAAAGTTCCATGTAAATTTTCGCACCGTATCTGGATGTACGAACGGAAAATTCTGTTCCCTTACTTAATCTGGAGCGCTCGATATTGTGGTGACCATCAGCAATCTTAGAGATGTTCAGAATAAGGTCATTAGATTTAACATAGAACAGGTTTTTATCACCAAGAGCGAGTGTCTTAGTCTCTACGTATTTCTTAAACCAAGGATCATTTGCCCAACCTGTAATAAGAGTCTGGTCAATTGTCTCCTGGATAATTTCAAAATAAGCCCATCTTACATTTGGATTCTGAAGAGCACGTCTAACCTGAATGTCGTTTGGTTTTTCTGTAAAACCAGCAATATCATAGAATTTCTGTAGAATTACAGAGTTTCCTTCTGCCTGGGTCTGTCCCTGGAGTTTATTTCTATATGTATCTAAACAAATTTTAGAAAATGTACGTACATCATGTACGTCTTTAAAATTCTCGCGAATTCCCATACTATATTCATTAAAAAACATTTTAACCATTATAGTCTGTCCTCCTTTCCATTACGCTAAAGCTTCGTTTTTCTTAACGAAGACATCAAAAGTTCCATTTGGGTTAACCTGAATAATCTGTCCAACAAAACCATTAGTTGCACTTGGATCAGATTCTTTGGTTGTAAGTTTAAAGGAATCAGCTTTTACACAAACGTAAGCACCTTTCTTAGGATCTGCGTCCTCTGCAAAAGCGTCCTTATTCAGAGAAAATCTATCTGTCGGATAAACCTCATAAACTCTCATTCTCTCGCCTGCAGCATTATAGAAGTTTCCTTCATCTTCCTGCATAAGTCTTGTGTACTCCTGATAGATTTTTACAGGTGTCAGAACAAGTGCAATTTTGTCAGTGATAGCAGGTTTCACTGCCTCAAAATAATCATTTTCTTTCCATTTCTCTGGTGTTGGATACTGAACAACGCTACCGTTATCAACGTCTTCGTCAGAAACCATATTATAAAAATGTCCACCACACTCAGTAGCAAGCATGAGTGTACTTTCAGCGACACCGTGACCGCCATAGGAAAACTTGTCAAAAATACTAGCCATAGTATGTAATTCCTCCTTTTAATATACTTTTTAAATAAATAAAAAAGGGCAGAATAAGCCCATTCAATATCTTAATTGTCAATATTCAGTTTTATTTTCTAAGAGATTTAAAATAATCTCCATAAGGTGAATTCTCATTATCAGCTTCTGGTTTTTCAGAACCAACACCAAATGTCATTCCACCATTAAATTTCTTTTTGGATTTTGTTTCAGAAGTGTGTGCAGAAAAAGTTCCTGCATTAGATGTGATAAAGTCAGCAAAAATAACTTTTGCCTCTTTTTCAAGATCAACAAGACTGTACTGGTCCATGTTCTCAACAAGAGCTTTGAACTCATCTGTATCTCTTAGATCGTTGTATTTCTCAGCATTAAGAATTTCTTCTCTCTGTGTATGAAGTTTTGCAAACTCTGCATTTTCTTTGTATTCAACAAGAGATGCATAATTGCTTCTCATCGCTTCAACTTCATCTAATTCCTCTTTGGTAAGATATGTAGCATATACTTCTACACGATCACCGGTGAGAGAGAAGTTATCTCCATCCTGAGAATATGTCTGCTTATAAGCAATGCATGTCCAATAATCATACATAATAAGATAGTTTTCATAAACCTTTACAGAGTACCAGCAGTTATCTGACTCTCCATACTGAGCATTTACTAGATCAGATAGTGCCCAAATTTTCTCATCGAGAGAAACTTCGAAGTTGGCAGATTTCTCACCAGTAGTGATAGAGTATTTCCTTTTCTTTTTATTATCTGCTCCACAAGCCTCTTCCTCAACTGGATTTTCTTCAGACCCATCAGATGTTGTAACAGGCTCATCTTCGGATACCGGATTTTCTTCCTGGGTTTCGCCAGCTCCCTCTTCATTTACTGGTTCTTCTACAGGATCAGCGTCACCATTACCTTCGTCTGCATTTTCATCAGAAGTAGGTTCTGGATCAGAGTTACCATCAGTTGTACCTGCATCACCGGTTCCATCATCAGAAGCTGCGCCACCGTCATCATCAAATGTTTCTGTAAATTTCTGTTCAAGCTCTTCGTCAGATAATCCATCGTAATCAAATGTAATATCATCAACTGTTACATTATATTTCTTAAGTAATTCTTCAAATTTCACCAGATCATTTCCTCCTTTCTGATTAATTTGTGTATTATTATTGAAACAAACCTTTTCTAACTTAGATTCAATGTTAGAAAGTCTAGTCTGTAAATCAATCAAAACTGAATTATGTGCTTCACTAAAATCAACAATATCTGCTCTGGAACCTTCCATGCCTTCTCCTATTTCGGTACCATCATAACGAGATCCCAAGAAAGTCGAGGCGTTTAAATAGAAATCATCTAAATCAAGAACTTTCTCCTTTGCATCGTAGGATAATTCCTCAATAACAAGCTCACAACTATTTTTAGTACCGTTTTTTTCTTCAAGTATAGAAGTGGTGCGAGTGTAGTCTTCAGCAATATAAGCATAAGCACATACAAAGTCTTTATCTAATTTATCATCATGTTCCCAAAATGCTGGTTCAGAAGAGAATGATCCAACTTGGGATTCGATATATACTGTTTCATCTTCACCAGTTTCTTCGTTTCTAACAGTTGTCATTTCGTGACCTTCAAAATCCCATGAACCATCGTCAAGCTGATGGATAGCGGCGAGTACCGGTCTATCAGGAATTGTTTTCATTGCACGTTCTGCAGCTTCTTTAGAAACACGAGATTTATTTCGATTTACTCCAGTATGGAAGATTTTAATTTTAACTTTTTTCATACCACGATGATTTTCATCAACAGAGTCTTCTGACTCAAAAGTAGTAGGGACTTTTACTGCAAGTTTATATCCTGTTTCATTTGAACTGAATTTTGCAAATTTCTGTTCCTCACAAAATTTGACTAAATCATCAATGGTGAGTAGCGTTTTGTTTCGCATATTTGGTATTTACCTCCTTTCCAAAAATTTCTATATAATAGCCCTTAGAAAAGAGGACTAAACACACATAATATTTGTGAATTTTACTTTAGACATATCAATGTCATTTTCTGCAAAATTCATCTTATTATTATTTACAAACATATAAAAATGAGCAGGTGTCTGAACCTCTATATAACCTAGAGTGATCAACTGCTCACGAACTTCTTTATCATATGTAAAAATAAATTTTTTATCTTTCATTATTTATCACTCATTTCATTATGGTATTTCCATAAAAAACCTTTTGCAGATTTTCTTTCTCCTCTACAAACTGCGGAAATAGAACAACCATTTTTATAACCCACATCAGTTGCTGCAGCCTGAGAAGAGGGATATGTTTTTACATACTTACCATCAATTGTATATTGATCAACTGGTTTGTCGGAACCGCCTCTCTTTTTATAGACTGGATATTTATCAAAAGAATCGCCATGATATCTCCATACATAACCAAAACGAATTGGTGATTCACCGTCACAACATTTTTTAATGTTACAACCCTGATCCAAACGTTTATTAAGATATCTTAAAGCATCTTGAAAACTATCAAATGTATTTAATAGTTCTCCATCCTCTGAATATTGATCAATCGGAATTCTAAGCAATCTAATCTTTTTATTATTTAAAATAAACGAATCTCCTTTAAATCTCCAGATATAATTAAATGCTTGTGTAGCAACTCCCTTACAACAATATGAAATTGCGCTAACGCCTTTAAGCGTATTAAACATATCCATTGAAGCATCTGATATAGAAGAGTATGTACAAATATAATTGCCATCAAAATCATATTTATCTACCGGCATACGATTTCTATAATTTTCTAAATTAAAATTAAAATTTTTATCAGTAGACCAATAATAACCATAGGCTGTTTTTCTATCACCTGTTGCTGCTTTATTAATTGAAATATGACCATTTTTATCTTCTGTAATAGCCAATGCAGCTTGCGTAAAATTATCATATTTTTTTATAAAATTGCCATCTAAATCAAATTGATATACAAATGTACTTCTTTTATAATGATATAAATCATATTTATCGAACGGTTCGCCTTTGTATCTGAACACATATTTCTTTGCGACAACTAAAGCTTTCCCTTTGCAACATTTTTGCACTTCAGTAATACAAATTTTTAAATCGTTTGCTGCATCTGTTGTACTTTCATACGACCTAATTAATTCGCCATTTAAATTATAAGCATCAACAGCAAAAGCCATACATGTACCTATATTGGAATTCCCGCCAATTGAAATATTATAGCCAAAATCTGGATTTGTGCTATTATATTTAGCAATATAATATATCTCTTTCTTATTTAGAATTTGAATCAATTTTTCTTTTGTTTTTCTAGTATAATGAGATATTTCTTCTATCTTAAAATTTTCAATTCCATATTTATCCAATGCACTATATAAATGGTTTCTTTTACTTCTATATGTTTTGTGTTGTCCCCACCTATGATCTATAGTTGTAGTTGTTTGACCAATGTACACTTTTTCATTAATTAAATTTGTAATTTTATAAATATAACCAGTATAAGTTCCATCTTTATTTATAGCCATAAATTACCTCCATAATATAATCTTCTAAAATATAAAAAGAGTGAAGATTAATTTTTCTTTAATCTCCACTCCGCTAATAAATCATTTAATAATTCAGAACTTTCAAACACCCAATATTTTTTATGAGTTTTCTCATGAACTGATTTTGTAATATATTTTAAATTGTGCTTATTTAAAAAGCCCTTTAATGGACCACTGTAGCAATAAAAATATTTATTATCCAAAATATTAAACCTCTAAATTATTTATTTTCTCTACTTTTTGAGCCTTTATCAGTTAAATCATCGGTATCTTTTTCTGGTGCACCACCTTTAATTGGATCTGTTCCAGATTCTGGAGCGTTTCCTGATTGAGTATAGCTTGTACTTAAAGGATTACTCATTAAATCAACAAGTCCTAAATCTCTTTCTAATTTAAGAAGTGAAATCTGCTCTAATGGTGTATTTCCATCAAGAATTCCAATTGACATTCGAGAGAATCCATTTTGTGCTGATTCAACTAATTCTTTGCGCTTTGACTTTTTGGTATATGGGCTAACTCCATCTATATATTTAAAATATCCATGCCCAGTTCCTATAGTGTAGTTAAAATATAAATTCAAGTATCTTTGAACTTGAGGTAATAAAGTACTTTGACCATATTTCATGTCTGCTATAATTTGTGCCTCGTAAATAGTTGTTCCTGACTTATCTGAATTTAAAATAACACCACCGATATGTTTAAATATATTTGCTATTGAGTTAGAGATCATGTCACTGTCATCAGTATTATTTAGGTCTTTAAATTCAATTGTCTCAATTGGTAATGGTGAAATTGCAGCATTTACACATTCTGGAAGATTAGCTTCAAGTTTATTGTAATATTTTAATGCCGTGTCTGGGTCAACCTCAAAATCATCTGGTTCGTCTGCACCTGTAAGTGGTTTAAGTCTTGCAACTAATAATTTATAAGCACTAAGCTGATCTTTTACTGACTGAATACCAAGTAAATCCACGGCATTTATCAAAATCTCAAATAGGGATGAAAAACTCGGATAATCCATAGTCGGATCATCGCTATTTACCTTAAAACAAACCTGTCTTTCAGGTTCAAGTTCCTGCCATCTTAATGTAGAATCTTTCTGATATGCTTCATATTTAGACTTGAATTCAGAATCCCAATATTCAAGATATGCTTCATGTGATCTGAAATAAGAAAAATCAAATGCAAATCTGAATACACCTGCTTCAACAGAAGATACTCTACAATAATCTCCATCAAGAATCTGATAGAAACAAGTTCCACCTTCCTGATCAGAATCATCATAAACATATGCGTACACAGAGTCTTCACGCCAAGCTACAAGAAGTAGTTTTACAAGTTCACTGGCAAAATCCATACGTTGCCAACGAATCATAGTTTCATACCAAGTATTAGTACGTTCCTCTGAAGTCATTTCCTGTGTAGGATCGTCCAATGGGATAATATTGAACGCATCTCCACAAATCATAGTCGCATAGTGTAAGCAAATACGTCTGTACTCATAGCAAAGTCTGTACAGATACCGACTTAAATTACGAAGCTGAGACTCATATGATTTTGGTGATTTCATATAAGTACGAAGTGTCTCCCTGGAGTAAGTCTGGAAAGTACGCGATTCAGTTTTAGACAAATCAGTAAGTTGCAATGCGTCTATCATAGCCTTTGTAGTTTTTGCCATTTCAAGCACACGTTCATGCTTTGTAAGTGTTGTTGACATTTCAGCTACAGTTTTCTTCCCTTTTGGTGTATCAATAGTTGGAACAGTGGCTGATTTGTTTAATAGTAATTTATCAACTTTATCCAGTTTCTTTGTTGGAGTTTTGGTTGTGGTTGATTTTGTATTGACTGTTTTAGTTGTTTTAGGAGCTACCTTTGACTTCGAAGTAGAAGTTGAGGCAGCTGTATTAACGGTTTTATTTGAAATAGGTGTACCGTCCTGCACCTTTGGCTTATTTTTACTACCTTTGGGTCTACCCATTGGTACACCTGCCTTTCTATTTATTGTTTTTAATTTGAATTGGTTGGAATTTATTTTAAGAAGTAAGAAGTGGGAGAGTAGTGGGTATTGGAATAGATTGGAATAATAGATTGATTATTAATCGAAATAAGAATGACGCTTCGCTGTACGAATTGGTAGGCGATCAGCGAGGTTAGTAATGTTTTTTTTACGTTTTTTATTTTTTATATGTTCAAGCCGTTTTTCAGATAAAAACCAGCCTAGCATTGCCAGTACATACGCATGATCATCATGCATAGTAGCCTCTGAAACACCTGTGTCTGCATCTTTATGAGCTGGTAGTCTAAATCCGTCTTTTCCACCATCACGTTTAATACGGCAAATATTAACGATTTCTTCTTTCATAACATCAATTTGAACTAATGCAGCTTCTTCGTCAATAGATAGTTTTCGAATTTTAGTTTTTGCAGACTCAATTTCAGACAATCTTTCTTCAAGCATTTCTTCATATTCGTTTACATCTAAATCTAACTTATCCAATTCTTTTCGAATCATAGCTTCTGATTTTTGCATAAGTTCGTTATCAACTTCAAGAATATTAAGATAACCTTTGTTATCATATTTTTCAGTAAAATGTATCTTATCTGCCTCGACCATTTTAATCAAAGCTTCATACATTTCCGATTTGTATTTCGCTGGTTCAATCAATTTTAGTTTTGGTACAGCATCTGGATATCTTTTAGAATAAACGTCACCGTTTGTATATTCTTTATCAATCAATCCACGATGAATTTTTCCGGATTTATCTTTCCAGTCTTCAATAAGACTATCTCGAACCCAAGAATTACCACCACCACCTGAACCTGCATCCGCCATAAAAAGCTCAATATTGTCATAATCTAAAGCATCACCATTATAGTCAAGAAGTATTTTATGAATTTCTTTAATTTGTTCTTGTGTCATCATTGGAGTTCTTTTTCTTAGCCCCAAGTCTGCAAAAGATACAACATTAACAATATCCATTGTGTAGCCATTTTCTTCATCGTATAATAACTCTCCAATACCAATAACTGATAAGTCGGTTGAGCGAGCTGGATCATATGCGAGGACGAATTTTCTAATGTTTGTATCATTATAAAGAACTGGTGGGCGATTATATGAATTACGAACAATCAAAGCCCTTTTAATAATTTGATTTGCGCCAGCATCTTGCGTAAACTGGTTATAATATTCTCTGTTGGCTTTTTCAGGATTATTTCGAATTTCATTATCAATAGTTTCTCTATTCAATAATGAAGCTGGGTATTTTTTTCCATGAAAGGTAGAGTTAATAACAATATCACAATTAAGGTCTGCAACAAAATATCTCGGATCTCCTAATAACATTTTTTTAGAAAAATCTCTATATTTTTGATAAAAAGCAGTATCTACAGAAGATGCGGAAGAAGCGTATAGTAGTTGATGCGGAAACTCTTTAGGAATAGTAGATACATTTAAATTACCACCTAATTTAAAGTTCGCATCTTGAGCTGTAAATGCGCCAATTACATTAAATTCTTCTTCTGAAAGCCAACCTCCCTCATCAAAATAGACTGCTTCACATCTTTTACCTCTTTTTGCGTTTATATTACTATTTAAAGTTTTTACAAAACTTCCATTATAGAGTTTATATGTAAACCCCATTGGGTTGTGAATGAATCCATTTGAATTTGCCTGTCCAATTTCTACTTCATTTTTAAAAACATCTGTTAAACCAGTCATAGAACCTATATTTTTTAATGCAATATCTTCTATCTTGCGAAAAGTTTCTTGCGATTGGTCAGCTGTTCCAGAACATATATAGATTCTGTATGGTAAATCTGCTAACAATCCCCTTACCATAGCAAATAAAGCAAGTTTTGTTGTCTTTCCGGCACTTCTACTTTCAAGCCATAAAACAAACGGAGTAATCCAGCTCATCATAAATGTATACTCTTGTGAATCCAAAAGTTCTACACCTATAAATTCAGACATAAACCTGGTCGGATATTTAATTCCCCATTGTCTTATTTTTGCAAGTTTTTGATATCCCTCAAGTTTTCTTTGCGAAATTTCTAATTCAGTAGGTTTAACATAAAACTGATAATTGTCTGGTAATATAATTCCTGATTTTGTTTTCATAATTTATCACCATCCAATTCAATACCCTTATCTTTAAGAAAATCCTTTATTGCACAATTTTCTTTTAACAAGAGTCTTGCCTTTTCTTCATTATCATCAGACTTCTTCTTATATTTATTAATAAGATCTCTTTGTTGAACAATCATGTCATTATAATCATTTTCGTCAAGCCTAATCTGTTTTATAATTGCAGCGTCACTAATTTCCGCAACTTGCTGTAATCCCTTCGAATATTCAACATCATATAGATTAGTTTCAATTTCTTCCAGGTTCATTTCTTTTAATTTACGAACTTTTCCAGTCCAAGTATTTTCACCCTTAGAAGAATTGACAGAGTGTTTTAAACTAATGCCATTATCTTTTGCAAGATTAAGAACAGAACTTGTTATTTTGTTTTTTGTGTCTTCAAGATTTTTTATAGTAGAAATATTTTTTTCCATATTTTCTATATCAGACATAAGAGTTGTAATAACATCATTTATTTTTTCTATATGATTAAAACTTTTTACAATTTCGATAGAAGAAGAGGTTTTTAATCTATCTTCGTTTGCATCCTCACTTGCATCAAGGTAACCTATTAAGCTTGAATATAAATAAGGCTGATCCGCATATGCTTCTTTTGCAAATGGGTCATAACCAAGTAATCGAACAACATCTTTTTTATTCTGTACAAAAGATTCAAGAACTTCATCATTTAAATTTGGTGTTAAATCAGTTGATATAGTTTCTGTTTCTTTTTCTATTCGTATATCATCAAAGTCAGAAGACATATATGTTTGACATTGATAATTGATCATACTTACGTTTTTTATATATGAATCATATGGTGTTCCGCGTTTTTTTCCAGAATTTTCATTTGCTGATTCCTGAACACTTGAATCCCATAATGAATTTAAAAATGGCTTATTTAGGTAAAACATTGCAAGACGTGTGTCTTTTTTTGTAGAATATTTATTCCCATCATCATCATATTTGATTGCCAAATCTTGTGCACACTTTTTACAAATTGGAGTTACGCCACTTTTATTTAGTGGGTCTGTACTTTTATAAAATTTTTCTCTAGGTTGTAATTTTCCACATAAACAACAAGTAAAATAATTTGTTTTCAGCTCCTCAATTTCAGATGTCAGTCTTTCTATTTCGGCTTGCGATTCATTTAATTTTATTCGTGCCTGAGAGACTGTCATTTTTGCTGGAGCAACTATTTTTTTTACAGCAGCTATAACAGTCGCCTCCTTTTGTTCATAAAAATAAATTATGCATTCATCTTCAAATCGAAGAGAGTGCTTTCTAAGTATTCAATATAACAAATAAAAGCATCCACAGAAATGTGGGTGCTTTTATGCCAAATGCATGGCTACTAGCACTTAACGCTAGCTTTACCGTAAAAAGATAGGGCAATGGTGCGAGTATCCACCTTTTTCTTATAATGATCAGTTATAAGATCCCTACCTATTAAATATCTACTACAGGCTTTGAACCTGTATCTGATGGCACAAAATGTCCGTCCGTCATAACCATTTAGACCAAGTAGACAAAAACTCATTTACAAAAACAATAAATCTGTGATAAACTAATATTTATATCTACATTAGTAGGTATACACATCAAAGCACCGTCAGTTTCTCCAGTTTTGAAATATAAACACGAGAGGCAGGTGAACTACATGGCATTTGTACCGACAATTTTAAAGCCTGTACACGTCAGAGCATATTGGCGCTTCCGTCTTTTTAGGTGGGAGTTTGTTCATGAACACTGGCGCAGTCTTCCTAACCGATAGGAAGAAATAAATTTGTCACCTGAGTCTGGATCGAATCTCTCTGATAAAGATTTTCTTTTCTTACTCAATTCTAGGTACCTGACGGTGTTTCTTCTAAAATTAATTCTTAAATGCAAGCGGATAGTACGACCATCTATTTCTCTTATTACCTACTCACAATCATGTTATCCATGGTTCATAATTGTTTTCAGATCTGGACCAATCCAGATAGCTTCAATGCACTTGCCACACAAAGCAAGACTTGGTGTAAACACCATTTCAAGTAAAAACCTCGAAGGTTTTTGTTCACAAGCTCAAATCTGGTTTACTGCACGCAACGCCCCAGTAAAAACCTCGAAGGTTTTTGTTCATTATTTTTTCCTGTCACCGGTATGCGAAATCTACACCATGCCTCCGGTGGAATACTATGTCGTAAATAGGAAAACTGGGATGGTGGGATTTGGACCCACGACATACTGATTAACGGTCAGCCGTTCTACCAACTGGACTACATCCCAAGACACTGGACCGAAGCCCAGCTTGGAGAAATAATCATGAAAACGAAAAATACAAAGAAAAGAGAAGAATAGTAGAATAGGACAGTAGTCCTATTTAGTGGATGGAGAAGGATTCGAACCTTCGAAGGCAGAGCCGTCTGATTTACAGTCAGGAGCGTTTAACCACTTCGCTATCCATCCAAATAAAATTTTATACTAAATAAAAATTGAGTTGTAGGGCAGTGTACCAGGACTCGAACCTAGAGTCTTCATTTATATGTTTACAAGTATTAAATATGACGCTTTACCAATTAAGCTATACCTGCCATAGCAGGAATATTACCCTGCGATCAAATTGGTTTTATGTCTCCATTCCGACCATTCATCACTCGGTCAATTTTTATTTTAACTTCCTGTCAGAACCGTCACAGGATGCATTTCACTAACTTTTCTTTATTTTACCGAGGTGATATAGTTAGCAATTACACCTCATCATCAATTTTGAATCGTCCACTAAAGCAGGGACTCTCTGTTTGCGTAGTTATTTCGCTGTCCGCCAGCTATCCTGACTAAATCAGGAAGAGTATTATTTGCTTCCGCTCAGTCGGAAGGTTCCAGTCCTAACACTGTATGATGATTCACGGATTATTTTACATCGGCTACGCGCGAATAACTTTGAGGCACTTGTCAACTATGTCATTCTCCGATGGCAGACGCTCCTTATCTGCGTAACAGAATATTTCTATTCTGGGTAATATAATAGAAGAGAAGTTATTTAAACATTCCGGCTTTTCTCAGACGTTCTCTTGCAATATTTACTTCCTTTGTGTGATTTCTTTTCGGAGATTCTGCCTGCTCTATCATTTTCTTTGCAGTTTCTCCATGTATAACCATAATAGGGCTTTGTTGTCCGTTGAACATAATGAATTCCCTCCGATATAAAGTAGAAGAGAAGATAACAGTCATAATTCTCTGCTATACCGCAGAAATTCAAAAAGTTATGTTGAGGTCACAAACTAAAATAGTTAATAACAAACGTATTACCTTCTCTATTATGTACTTCTAAATTAAATTTTGATTGAATCCTTAATTTTTCTAACCTTAGAATGATCTACCTTTATGTAATATTTCTTAGTAACATCAGTTCCTGCATGATTAAGCATTTCTGAAACATCTTCTAAACTTGCCCCATTTTCCTTAAGCAGACTAGCATAGCTATGTCTCCAATCATGACAATGTAATGTAGGATGCCCAATCATATTACCAATTTTTTTACACCATTCATTTAGAGTATCATTACTTACACATTGTTTCTCATTTGTATAAGCCGTTTTGAACACCCAACCATAATCATCTATATTATTGTTTTCTCTATATTTACGTAATTCATTCATATAATCGCGAGTTTCTTCACTAAATGAAAGCTCTACAATTTTACCTTCTTTTTCAAGTACATCAGAGCAAATACGTTCTTCCACATTGATTTGATCCCATTTCAAATGAGCAATTGCATTAACTCTAGCCATTGTAGTGAGAGATAAAAAAGCATAAACCTGTAACTGAACATCACCATATTCAGAAAGTTTTTCTCTCATAAATTGCACTTCTTCCTTTTTTAAATAAGTTTGTACAACAACAGGTTGTCCTTGTTTTGGTCTATCAATAAATTCCATTGGGGATTCTGTAATGAGTTTTTTCTTACGAAGAAATTTATAGAAAGCGGAAATAGAAGACATGACACGTTTCTGACGATTAACATTATTACCTTGCTGTTTTCTCCAGAAATAATATTCTTCAAGATCTTCTTCTTTTGCTTCAAGAACAGATAGATTAAATTGGTTATTATACATATAAATGAACCACTGCATTAAATCAGAATTATAACCCCTAATTGTCTTTTCTGATAGGTCTCTAATTGACATATCAATTTGATATTTTTGAAACAATCTTAATGTTTCCGGATTAACCTGTTTAGCTTTTTCTGCGTCATATAATAATATAGGTTTACTTCGTTCAACTGCCATTTCTTCATCACTTCCTTTTATCAAAATATTTCGTTATCTTATGTGAGATGACAGCATCAGCCATCACCTCTTCAGAGAGTTTTATAATAATGGGCGAAAAAAGTAATTGCCTCACGGCAAATCACCACACATAAAATAACGATTTTATATTTACCACAGGACTATTACAGCCCTGTGGAATAGTTTTTTATTATTTTTTAGAAACTGAATTGTATTTTTCAATCCAATCTTTATAATTATCAATAATCCATTTGCGACCTTTTTCAGTCCATTTTAATACCGGTTTATATTTTTCTTCTTTATAACTTTCATAATCTGCATATCCATCTGTAATCAGCCATTTATATTCTTCATAAGGATACCAATTACCATTCTTAAATAAAATACGATTCACATGCATAATTTCATTTAATTTAGCTGCATGTAATCCAAGATCTTTTGCAATAATACTTGTATTAATTAATCCATTTTTCTTAAGAACATCATCATAATATGTAGCTTTTGGTTTTAAAACTGCATTTTCTTTTTCAAGTTCTTCATTCTTTTCAACTTCTACAAGAAGCTGCACTAGAGCTTCTTTGTAATTTACTGGAAGTTTTGGCTCAGAATGAGATGATAACTGTTTTTCCATTTCATTAAATGCTTCAATATATTTTAATTTCCATTCAAGAGCATCTTTCCCAGTAAACCCCATCGCCAGAAGAGAAAAACCATCACGATTAATGAGATATTCGGTATAAGTTCGTCCTCTTGAATTCTTATATTCTGAATAAATAAACATATTTTTCACGGCGGAATTTTCCGCTGTGAGATTTCGTATTGATTCAAGAACATCTTTATGAGCTTTATTAAAATGTTCTGCAATTTCACGACTTGTTGTTAATACTTGTCCATTTTCAATAGAAACTAATTCATTTTTAATCATATATTCACTCTTTCTGCACTATTTATATGCTAAATATATTTTGTTGTTTGCCGCAACATTTACCTTGTTTCCTTACGTGAGATGACTACGGCAATAGCCATCCCAATATGAAAGAGTGCTATGATAAAAATATCAAAACAGAGGGTTAATCACCTCGCGTAAGAAAACAATGTTTATATTCCCACAGGACTATCACAGCCCTGTGGTTTATCAAAAATGAAAAATTCTATTTATCTAGCAGCATCCTTTACAGCTTTTGCCAGTTTTGCCTTAACAGTTTTATGAGGTTTAATCATCAGATCTTCCCCAGTGAGCGGATTGCGGCCTTTTCTTCCAGCTACATCCTTAACTTCAAGACTTCCAAATCCTGGTACTCTAATATCCTCGCCAGCTTTCAGTGTCTCCATGATAACTTCCTGAAGTGCTGTTACGATCTCACCTGTCTCCTTAATTGTCTTCTCTGCTTTAGTTGCTGTTGCTTTAATAAGTTCAGTTTTAGTCATAATTTTGTTACTCCTTTGATCATTTAAATTTTTATAATTTTATTTTTTGTTTTTATTTGTACGTGGGACCGCCACGCTCGGCATGTTATTCAGTTGTCTATATTCGAACTGATTTTCATCAGTCAATAACAATGTTATTAGTTCCTTTAAGACCTTTTTCTTTGTCCCAAATGAAACAAATGCATTTTCTTACAGCACCAACAAATCCGGATTCGTGACTCCAGTTATCCTCGCCTGTAACAGATGGGAGATTACGAATGATTAAACCACCAAGTTCTTTAATTACCTGTTCCGAATGAAGGTGTGCGAGATGTGCTTCATGGTATTTTGTTCTTCCAAATGCTTCTCTGGCTTCAACCTGCATTACTTTGTCTACACGTTTACCTTCTTTATCTCCATGAGCATACATAATAAGAGAATTGCCCCATTCAAAATATTTTCTTGGATGCATGTCTACATCAACAAGTACATTTGGATCTTCATGAAAATAAGCCCATAATGTCATAACTACGTGCCAAGAGCTTAAAAAATCATGGTTTCCTGGGACATACATAAGTTCAACAGGAGCAAACTTAGATAGCGCAGTAATGCCATCAATGAGCATTTCTACACATCCCTTAAACATTTCCTGATGTCTCATATTTGTGTCCTGTGCAGTGCCACGAGTAGTTGTTCCTTGTACATTGTCAAAATGGAGAAGGTCGTTGCCGATTGGCATAAGAATTTTTGCGACTTTTCTTGACTTAATGTCTTCAATAGCCTCAGTTATAATCGTATTAAAGCATTTCTCAGCTATAATATAATCGTATGATCCGTTTGTAAGATTTCCTGATGCGAACTTACCATAGTGTAAATCCATAATTGGAATCTCATATAAAACTCCATCATCAACTTTAGGTTCTGTAAAATAATCTCTATTTTTCGGATTATAATTTCTAACTAAATCTTCGTAAAACTCTTCAATTTCAATCTGAGAAATTTCAGTTCTAGGTTTTACATTGATTTTTCTTGCATACAGATTTTTAACACCAGATTTTCCACCTTGATTCCAAATAGAGTTTCTTGCAGAGACAAGTTCCCATTCAAGTGGATCATAACCATGTGCGTTAAGTAAAAATTCAGGATTTTTCAAGTTTTCCTCATTAATCTCAATAAGTCGATCACTTGTAAAAGAGCCATCCTTATTTACATCTGTCTGTTCTTTATATCTTGGAAGCGAGAGAGGAGCCGGTTCGTCTGTAGTTGGTTCACTATTTACTTCCATTTCTTTTCTTCTTTTTTCATCAAAATATTCTTTTACGAATACGCTGCCATATACATTGCTACAAGCGTTCCGAAGAGTATTGCGAGAAAGTGGAATAGAATATTGATCAATAATTTCAGTCCAATCTTTATCTGAGTTTCCCTGTACTTTTGCAGTTATTTCGGCAAACGAAGCCTCATACTGTTCAGGTGTCATTCCATAATCACTTATTCTTTTTTCGAAATCCATAGGATCACCTACTCTGCGTTATCTGCATCCTCTGCAGGAATTACATCTAACTCTTCCTCAGTTTTAATCTGAGCAGTCATCTCGATATACTGATTTTTCATAGCGTTAAGAAGATCTACAACAAATATTTCTTTTTCGTCACCATTTTCATCTGTATATGTAATTGTGGAGCAATCATCAGAAAGTGTTCCTTTAATAGATAATTTATCGGTTGTATTACGTTTGAAGCTTAAACAAGACCTCATTTTATTTTCTCCTTTTAATCATAAAATTTTTTTAAATAATTTCATCCAAACTTTTAATTACTTTCTCTGCGACACCATATTTAATAGCTTCACTTGCAGATAAGTACCAATCGTTATCAAAATTTTCATAAAATACATCTTCTGGAATTTTTGTTCGTGATAATACAAAATTACCTAATTCCTCAATCTGACGCTGATAATTCATAATTGCAGCAACTACTTCATTATAATTACCTGCGAATGATCCACCACCTTTGTGAACAAGGAATTCTGCTGTTGGGAATGTGTATCTTTCGTGACAAGAGAGATAAATAAAACATCCACTTGATGCAGCGACGCCAACATTAATTCCAATAACTTTTGTTGTACTAAGCTGAATCGTGTCTACAAGACAGTTGTTTACTTCTAATTCACCACCTGGACTGAAGAAAATCACTTTAATAGGAGTACGCTGATCAACATGGATATTATTTTTCTTATCTTCAAAATTCCACTGCATAATCATTTTTGCATATTCAAGCGTCATTGAAGTAATTTCATCATCAATCCAAATAATTCTATTCTCATAGTTTTTATAAAACTGTAGAAGTGATGGATCTGGTAACTGTAAATTTTCAGCATTCTGCGGAATAGCAATATCTAAATATGCCATTTCCAATTTCTTTTTATCCTTTTTTTTATTCATAAGCATTACCTGCTTTCCTTTTAGTCTTTTATTTTTATAATCTCAAAAACATATCTTTAGAGCTACATAATACTTTATAACTCTTGTCATTTTTTGAGATTGATTTTTGTAAATCTTCCTTAAGCTCTAACTTTGATTCCTCAGAGCCGTGGACCAATATTAATTTTTCAGTTTTTAGACTTGATCCAAACTTAACTAAATCATCATGATTTGCATGACTTGAAAAAGTATAGAGTGAAATACAGTCTGCTTTATTTTCAACCACAGTATGGTTAATTTTTAATTGTTTGAAGTCTTTATAATTCTTGATTCTATATGCCAGATAACTTGGATTATCACCACAATAACCACATAAACAAATCATACTGTTTTCATCGGCAATATATTTTTCCAGGTATTTTAAAATTCTACCGTTAGTACAAAAACCGCTGCTTGAAATTACAATCTTAGGCTGATCATCAGCTACACAAGTATCTGATTCTGCTTTATCAGAGATAAATCGTACATTTTCCCATTCTGTTACTTTATTCCAAAGCTTTAAATTATCTCCAGATAGAATTTCAGAATAAATATTAGAAATTTCACAACTGAGCATAGAATCTACAACTACTGGTGCTTTAAATTTAGTATCACTACCAAAAATCTCATATAAAACAGTAAGAATTTCCTGTGTACGTGAAAATGAGAAGCATGGAATAATAACACTACCATTTCTTTCAAACACAGTCTCAACAGCAGTTTTTAAATGTTCTTTATCAAATTTACGTGTCTTTTTACTGGTTCTTTGTTTTGAACCATAAGTTGATTCCATAATTGTATAGTCGTTGAAACAATCCGGAATTTCTGTTTGAGAAAGATAATGATTTACTGGATTTATTGCTCCAATATCAGAAGTGTATAAGATTTTCTTACATCGTTGCTCGTCTTTAAGAATAAGCTGTAATTGTGCAGCACCAAGACAATGAGAATTTTTGAACCATTGGAAACTTACGTTATCATCTAATCTAAAAACTGTATTGTATTGATCATAAACATAAAAGAAACCCAATGTTCTTTCTACATCATCCATTGTATAAAGTGGAGAGTAATCACGATTATATCTTTTGGATAATATACGTGCTTCATCTGCTACAATAAATGCACAGTTTCTTAATAATGCTTCGGCAATTCGTGCTGCTTTATCTGTGAGGATTATTTTACCCTTAAAACCTTCTTTTATAAGACGTGGAAGCAGTCCAATATGGTCAATGTGACAATGTTCTACGAAAATATATGATATTTCGCTTGGTTTAAATGGGAATTTCTTGGAATTAATTTTATAAGAATCAAGATAATCATTAGAAGATGCCTGATATAATCCACATTCTAATAGAATTTGTTTACCGGCAAATTGAATATGGTAGCATGATCCTGTGACTTCATTTGAGGACATGCCAGCAAAAGTGATACCATCACCTTTTTTCTTTTTAGCCATAAGCCTTTCAGCCTTTCAAGTTATTTTAATTTTTCCGCCTTATCAGCGTACCAATCTTCAATGTACCTCTTATTTCCACAGGTTTTATAATACCCCACATGGTACCCTCTGGAATTCATATACCCTCCTGAGTATGGCTTTAAGATTTTTTTATCAATAAGGGACTGGATACCCTCTTTTGTAATTGTTTTAATAACAATACACACCTTTCGTTCTAAATTTCCTCGTAAGAGAGGATAATAATTGCAGGAGACAGATTTGAACTGCCGATCTTCAGAGCATGAATCTGACGAGATACCAAACTTCTCTATCCTGCGACATTCATATTGCAAAGGGACCGAATATATATCCAATCCCTCTACAATATATGAATCAGAAATTTCTGGCCGTATACATACGTGTCTCGGCTCTTGGACACGGGAGCTTAATTTCGGAACTCTCCAATTTCATCTAAAAACTGTTTCCACTTTAAACAGTACGAATGGTTGTGGATGCCATTCATCTCTCTCCATATATGGGAAGATATTCGACATTAAAAAAAACCATATAAATAAAGGGGAAAACGAACATTATTGCAAAAGTTCTTGTTTCATTTGCAAATAACAAAGTTGCTTAAAAATTTTTCATGATTATATTGATATACTGTGTTTAAGATTTTTCTAGCATATTTTTGTGGATTTTTTAATTTAAAATCTCTTCCAGCATATTTTTTCCCAATTCCAAGTGCAATCTCTATCAAACGATTAATTGTTTTTTTATTTCCGATTTTCATATGTGATATTTGATCCAATGTATTCTTAGCAATTTCTGCTAATGAATCAACATATTCATCACGCTCAACTGATAGGCTGTTTAATGCTTTTATAGCGTTATCATACTCGTTTATAATTTTCATTATTTTTGTTACTTGTGCACTTGATGCTGTACCATCCATTTTAATGAAAAAATTTTCTGTTGGAATAGTAGTAGTTTTGCTTGCCCCCTGTATTTTATCTAACCACTCTTGTAACCAATTCATTGGACAAATTAAATCATTATTAATACGACCTTTTAATTTATTCCTTGATTCATCAATGTCTTCAAATGGAAGTTCCTTGCCATCTTTTGTTGTTTTTATTTCTCTTGTATACTGCATAAATTGTGGAAAGTCACATTTTACTGTTTTTACATTCCCATTTTTATCAATTACTTCTTTTTTCATTGACATACATGGAAGTTTACTAATCCTATCAATCTCTTTAACACCATCAATTTCATAAAGCCTCTTGCAGCTATCGATTATTACTTGAGCAAGAACGCTTAGAATTACGAAATTATCTGACAGTTCATCAAGTCTTTTTGGATCTGGATTATCACTCTGTAACTCACTCCAGTAATAAGTCATGGCAAGCTGTGCCAAATTACTGGAATATCCAATTCCGATTCTTGATTTAGAAAATGTATTGTCCATACGTGCATATTCTGATTTGTTATTTTTATAAACGACACCACTTTCTTTTAAGTCATTGACAATAGTAGGGTAGTGTTTATAGCAATAAGCTGCACACTTAACCATTGTCGGCTGATTTGTGGCTAGAACGAAATCCGAATCATGATCGCTTCCGTTACTTCTTGCTTGAAAGTCAGTCTCAATATTATTTACAGCAATAATATTTTTTGAAAATTCAAAGTATTTTTCCATCTCGTTACTATATACATTATGAAAATAACAAATATTATTTGGGGAATTGTGAGGATTACGAAATGCACATAGATGTTCGTCATGTTGAAATCTTGTAGTGTAACACTGAATTACACTATTCTCACTTTTTAGAGTAGGATCTTTTGTAAAATCCTCACCAACAGAATAGAGTAGAAGAGCATAAGGGTTTCCACATGTTGTTAAATTGTCACCATTTACAACAATCTTGCCTTTTCTAAGCTTGTATACATATGCAGAAATAATTTTTGACTTCTCATGTCTGAAAAATGTACTATTGCCAAATTCATGGTTGTGATCATATAAATCAGCCATCATCTCATAGTGGTTTACCTCATTAGCATTTTTTCTTAAGAATTTCTCAAACTCATTATTATCCTGCTTCAGTAACTCCACATATTCAATACTGGTGCTTGCAATATCCCTTACATCATCTTTGGTACATGGGAGAGTATTAACCATCTGATAACTGAGCTGTTGATATTCACCAAGTTTACTAGGATGATCGGTTTTTACAATACCGAACACGCTGCCATCTTCATTTACCTTATTGCACCAATACTCATATGCAGATTCTAATGAGCCGCCCATTAAATCTTTGAATTTTTTCCATTTAATGGCATTGTCAGTAGTGATAATCTTAATGTCTTTCAAATAATGCCAATGACCAAACATATCTTGAACTTGATATGTTTCGTAATCATTACCGGTTTTTTCACACCAATCTTTAAAAAATAACTGTATATGAGATTTAAAACCACACATCTTAAATAAATGGTGTCTCATCAGAGCCATGCCGTTGATTTTAACAGTCCATTCCGGATTATAAGCATTTCTGCAATCTTTAAAATAATCAGCTTCGATCAATCCCATACCATCCCAAAGTGTATTCTTGACTTCGGTAACCTTCTTGTCTACGACACATTTCTTACAAATTCGACCCTTAGAGTCCACGTAATCTTCTGCACGAACAATGTTAGCCATTGTCTTAAAAAATGAATCTTGGTCCCTAAGAATGAGAATATCCTCTACAGGAATATACTTAGTTCCAACGATGGTAGACGTAGTAAGTGGAGCATAGGCAGATATCTCAACAATTTTTGCATTGTCATCTGTCATTAGTTTTCCAAGTCCGATAGTTAACCATTCGTAAGCCACTTCATAAAGTTCAGAGTTTATAAAGATAACCTTTCCAAGCTTTGCTTTAGCACTGGTTCGAAACAACATCTCATAGTGAATTGTTTCTTCACTTTTAATAGTGTCATCTTTATTCTTAGTTTTATAAGTAACATCTACACCTTCGTTATAGAATTTATCTCTGATCTGCTCACGTTTTTTTTCATCATAGAGATCTTTGTTGTTCTCAACTTTCTCTAATGTGTATTTAAGACGTTCCTTTAATTCGCCATCAGAATTTTTATATAACTGCTCAATTCGCTTATGTTCATCCTCATAAGATCTGGTTCCAAAGTCAAAGTCTAAGCAAATAATATCTCTAGTAGATTCACCTTTATATACATTAAGACCATTCTTTATAAGAAAAGCAGAGAATAAACTGTTATTAAGCATTGCTTCAGTGTAAGAGAAATAATCTCTTGTCCCTAAATTAACATCATATAATGTACCGGCACTGATATTTTTAATTTTAATTCCAAACTCACTAATGATAATCACCACCTTACATTATTGATGATCTTTCTTAGTAGAATTTTTAGTTGATTTAAATTTATATTTATTTCCATTATTCTTATTATTACTCTTTGTCCATCCAATAGAAGAAGCTGCAGCATTAATATTACAACTAGGAAATGGAGGATAATCAGTCTCAAAGGCATATAAATTTAATATATTTGATGCATAGCGATGAAATTCTTCACGAGATGGTATAGCAGGAAATGTACCTCCTGTATAATAATTTTTAGTAGTTTTAGATGATAATCTCTGTGTAAGTGCAACGTTGTCTGTGTTTACTTCTGTATTCATATTTAGTATGTACTCCTTTTAACATAATTAGTATTAATCCTTTCTGTGCGAGGTTGATAAGTTACATAACCTACTAAAAATGTGAAGGGTTGAAGGGTAGTAGGTTATATAAAATTCTTCTTAATAGAAAAATTTTTTATTCACAAAAAATGCAAATGTGTTATTTCACATCTGACTATTAATTTCTTCTCTATTTGGTTATAAGTTATATTGGAATTTATTTATCTGAATAGATAATGATAATAAATAATGACAATAATAATATAAAATCAATTAGAACGAAGCTAGATGTTGAAGCGTAGCGAAACATATAGCGTAGTGATGACAAATGAACGTAGCGTAAGCGAAGTGAGTGCGGCAGCCTCTGGTGGAACACCAGTAAAGTATAATCAAAATTTTATAATAAATATTTATAATCAATATTTCAAACTAACTATCCTGTCGTTCCGACAGTGCTTAACCGCATTCACTTCGCTAAAGCTTCGTTCATTTGGAATCACTTCACAATTTTTCGCTAACGCTTCAAAATTGTTCGTTCGAAATTGATTGATTGTATATTTTTATTGAAATTTTTCCGTTTATAATTGGAACATCACGAGAAATCCTATATAAAATAAGGCTAAAATGTAATTGTTACAAAAGTGTTAAGCTTGTTTTCGCCTTATTTTATATAGTGAAAAAGCGTGTCAAAAAGTTGTCCGTTTAAACTTCCCTATATAAGAGAATATATATAATAATATATATTGGAATTATAAACGGACAACTTTTGATTTTACCCTTATTTTATATGGCGAAAAAGCCTTATTCCTAGTAATCTTGTAGACATTTGGTTTTACTATATAAAATATGGTTAAAATCTAATTTTCAACTTTTCTAAATTTATATCAAAATGAAAATTCAGGATCATCTTCATTACTTTTAATAAAATCTTCTGCTGAAAACTCTAAATCTTTATGCCCAATTTTTATTAATTCATTTGTCAAGATAGATTGTGCAGTAAGATATGTATCAGGGATTTTCCATATATTTTTATTATTCTCCATTGAGAATGCAGGTAACTCACCCCAATAATCTTCTTCATTTCCAAATACTTCTTTATTATATTTTTCAATGCATTTATCATAATATGACTGTGCATTTTCATTTATACAAGTTACTACATTTTCATTTAATAACTGTTTTTGTAAATAAATTTCTGTTTCTGGAAGTGCTTCTTTAATATCTTCTGGTGTATAAATAATTTTTAATTGCTTGTAACAATGATCCCATCCAAATTGATCTAATAGAAGTTCATTAACTTTTTCATAATATTCTTTTTGTCTGCCAGATACAAAAACTTGAAACATTTTTTCGTATCCCATTTCAGTATGTAATACATAACGTTCTGTTTGAAGAATAAGTTTCTTTTCATCATCAGTAGCAATAGAACTTATCTCATTTCCATGGTTATCATATTCTACAATTACAGTTTCAGGTTCATAAATAATAAGTTTTCTACTTTTTAGATTATTTAATGCAGAAAATAAAATTTGTTCAAGTCTTTTGTTACAGCGTTGATAAAAATTTCTTACTTCAAACGATGTTACTGTTTGATCTAATTTTATAAGATCTTTTTCACTTGTTTTTCCATAATTATGATTTGTAATACCTAAAAGTTCCCACCAGTTTTTCTTTGTTAATGTACTTGTAAATCCATCTTGTTTTGATAAATACTGTAATAAAATAACTTCAATGCAATGTGCATATATAGAATTATTCCCAAATTTTCTTTTATCATCTTTTTCAAGCGGAGTATCATAAATATCTGTTATAATAAATTTCTGTCCAGATTTCTCCCAATCAAAGTAACATTCAAATTCTTTTAGTTGATATTTTTTTGCATTTCCAGTTGTAACCTCTTGTTTTAACAATTCACAAAGTTCTTTATAATTCTTTACAGTCATTCCAACTTTTAACTTTGATGTATTGATTTTTAATGGTACTTTTGGTTTTGTTGCTTTAGTAGTTGACGATTTTGTGGTTTTCTTTTTAGTTGTACCTGATAATTTAGTTTGTTTATTAGTTTCTTTTGGCATTATATTATTTTGCTCCTTTAATTGGTTCTTCTTGTTTTTATTTTTAGTTATTCTGAAAATATGTTATTTCAGTTGTGCATTTATTTAGTTCCAAATATTTCTTTTAAATTACTTCTCTTTACATTTTGAAAAAATACTATTGTATTCTTCTTCAGTTAGTGGTCTTTCTAAATCATATTCGTATTTAGGTTCAGATGGTTTTTGTGGTCCATTTGGATTATCTGGATCAACTGGTTCACAATAGAAATATTCTTCCTTACGTTTATATGCCTGTTCTGCTAACTCTGTCATATTAGGTTTTAAGTAAGGTTGCGGTCCACCGTAAGGACATGTTGAGATGTGCTTATTAGAAACCTGTTTCTTAAATAGTGATTGTAAATCTGATAAAGACTTTATTTGTGCCATGATCCTGTTAACCTCATAATATATTCTTTGTATAATGTTGGCGATGCTTCCTTTAGTAATTCTTCTAATTCTTTAATAGGTTTGTTCCAAATACATACGGTGAATGGTGCTTGACAACCATCGTAGTATTCTGCATAAAATTTTACTTTTGAATCTGGGATTACTTCGATTCTATCATAGTTTGCCCTTGCTACTCCAAATGCTGATTCACCATAACCAGATTTTGAAATTGCCTCTTCAAATTTATCAAGTTCATCATCTAATGATGAATCCCCTTTGTACCAAAGCTCAGATAATAGTTTAACTAAAACTTCAAAATTATATTTTTCATTCATTTTTTATATTCCTTTCTTGAGATGTGATTAGTGGATTCAATATAGACTTCTAAATGGAATTTTATTTTATTCTTATTAATTAAATTCGATGCAAAATGAGAAGTGTATTAGTTTAATGTAATTTTGAGTTAGATTTGAGTTAGATTTGAGTTATTATATTAGACCTGGATGGTAATCTGGGTAGTGAGTGTAGCTGAGATTAAAATATACCCCATAATGGGAGAGTAGATGAGTTTTTGATGGTAAATTTCGATGAAATGGTGATTGATGGTAAATTGATAGGGTAGAGGTGTTTGGTCGATTTTTAGGGTGGAATTTTGATGTAAGGTAGGTGTAGATTATAGATGCGTTTGAAATATTGGGATTTGAGTGAGTGTTGAGTTAAAAAATAAAGCAGCATATCCGGATTGGATGGCTGCTTTTAAATTTTTTAGTTAAATTGTGTGAATTAAGTTGTGTTTTTTTGATACCGAGAGATAACAGTATTTATATAGGAAAGAATGCGATTGGTGTGATGAGTAAAATGGGATTTGAGTAGGGATTTATTTGGATTTTATCGAATGAGTGTTTTGGTAATAGTGAAAAATTGCTAGTTATGCTAGGAAAACATTGAGATTTTGGTGTGGTGAGTGATGTATTGGGTATTGTGGGAAATTTGGGTAGCTGAACGGTATCGATTGATGGCTTGAATTTATTTGGGTTGGGATAGATGGGTGTGTGATTTTGGAGTGATTTTTGATGTGATTTTTGAGATGGTGATGTGAGAAGTGGTAGAGATTTATTGGGATTTTACGATACGGTGGTCGATACGATGAGAGAGTGATGGAGAGTGTGAGTTGGTAGGGATTTATTGGGATAGATGCATTTTCCAGTCAGTTTAGAGATTGACCTGCTTATGCTGCTGAGCCGATCCTGGATCTGCTCCAGGATGGAAAGTACCCCCATCCCTTATTTTCCATGACTTCTAATAGATATTAGAGGACGTGAAAATATACTTTCTGAATAGAAAATATAGAAATTACTATACAAGGGATGTTTGGCAAGGGCTTTAAACTGGTAATAGTAGGAACTTTTCAAAAAAATAGGGTAAAAAGTCGTAGAAATCCAGTATTTTCAAGGGTTTGAGGGCTATTCATAAATGATAATTTTTCACCAGACGGCGTGGAAAAAAGTGTTGCATTTGCAACACTATCGCATTTATAGATTTTATCTATAATAAACGATTTATCTATAGCTTTCACCTATAGCACGCCTTGCCATAACTATAATCTATATCAAACAATCCAGTTATAACTTTCACTTATACCAGACTCACACACTATTATACACTTTGCACAATGCCTTTTCCGATTCCCTAATTTTCACCCTCAAAAAGACACTTTTCACTCCACATCACCCCCCACATCACAGCCCACAACCCCACTAAATCAACCACTTTGTGCAATATGCCTATACCGCAGCTCAACTCACTGCTTACAA